TATGATTAAAAATAAACAAAAAGAATTACAGAAAGCATTCTTGAAATATTTTCATGTAGATTATGCCGATGGTATTACCAGTGCTTATGGAGATATAGCTGATGAAGATTTAAAAACATGGTTGTATGCAGTAACAACCGCAATACAGAAAAGCTTTAGCAAGCACGAAGCAATAAAAAATTATTTAGTTGGTGAATTTATAATAGGTGGACAAAAGATAGAGTTTGCTTTTGTTAAAGAGTTTAAAACAGGCCCTCATGCTATGCGGTTGAAAGCAGAAGAGGAAAACATCTTATTGAAAAAAGAAATTGAAAGATTACAAAAGTTAGTAACAAGGTATGAAAATGATTAAGAAAAATAATAAGCGCATATACTGTTTACCTGATATTTGCTATAAAAAATTTACTAAAAGTGATGTAGTAGGATATTTGATGATATTATTTGGAGTAATAGCAGGTATATCAGTATTACTTGCTTTTATTCTAAAAATAATTATAATGGGAATAGTATCTGGAATAGGCATAGCTTTAGAATATGGTTGCGCCATCTATCTATTTTATGGAGATAAAAAGAAATGAGTACAGGATATTATCAAGACAGTAACAGTTTAATAACTTTTTGTGATGGCATATTTACTCCAGAGCTACATTACACTAAAGAAAATGAGAATGATAAAGCTTTTTGGCTTTGGGTAAATACTATGCTTAAAATAAACGATAGAGAGGTAAAGAATGAAAAAAGAAAAACACAATGGCATTGGTAGTAGCTTTGATGACTTTCTGAAAGAAGAAGGAATTTATGATTCATGTATGGAAGAAGCTATTAGAAAGGTAAAAGAAGCAGAAGAAAATGAAAGACTAATAAATGGTTGGAGCAAGGGTGACAGTACTTCCATTATAGATAGATCTTCTATTATAAAGGATAATCAATGACCGCACATAAAATAGAACTACTGGTACTCAATCAAGAAGACATGAGTATAGAAGATGTTAAAGAATGTATAGAAAACAATCGATACTTAATTGTAAATGTTATAAGCAGTGTATCAAAAACTATACCTGATTATGATGACGATCATCTGCTTAATCAAGGTGCTACTACAAAAAAACAAATAGATGAATGGTTTAATAAAAATGATTCAAACATTATAGAGCCGGAATAAATGAAATATAATAATGACCCTCATCTTGATGTTGAAACTCTAGCTAATAATATAAAGCGATATATAGAAAGCGGTAGTGAAGCAAAATATGAAAAATCTATTTATAGTAAGTTATTTTATGCTTTTGATCAAAGTGATTATTTAGATTTATTTCATAAAGTATTTGATGTTTTACCTATACCCCATTTTTTTATGACTGCTAGTAGAGATACTTATAAAAATCGTGATTATAGTGCGCAAGTATATCCGATAGAGGGTATAGATATATTAGATAATCTTGTTTCATTAGATAAAAATACTCGTATACTTTTTATTTCATTTTTTTATAAAATATATTTAATAAGAAATTTTAAAAATTATGAATATATAGGAATATTTTTACCATTTGTTGATGATGCATTAAATAATAGAGCATGTTCTATGATACATATTAGTAAGGAATCAAAAATTACTATTAATCCAGCTATAGAAAAAACAAACTTAGCTATAGCGCGTTATAACTCAAGTGTAGATTATTTAATAAGGTTGCTTGAACAATTTAAATTACCTAATGATTCAAGTTTCAAACAAATGATCACTGTAAAAAAAGCACTACAAAGAAATTCAAGTGTATATAGTACTTTGTTAGTTGATATAGATACTTGCATAGAAAATAAAGGGAGCATATGAAAAAATTAACTCGTAAACAAGCAATACGTATTATCTTGAACTTAACCTATCAAGATGATCCATTTTGGGAAAACTTAGTAGAAGATTTTTATGATGATACGGATGATACTATGCCTACCATAGATGATGTATTAAAACCATTAGGGGTTAGTAAGAAAGAGATAGAAGAGTATGAGAATAGCGATGATGAAGATGATGATTAGTAATTGATTAAAGTAAAACAATATAGTAGAATAACACATTAAATAAGGAAAGGTATAAGTATGGCAACAAATGGAATGACGAAAGAAGAGAAATTAGAAAAGATTAAGAAGATGCAGACAGAGATTATTAAGGAACATGGGGAGGGAGTTATACGAAGAATGGGAGATGAGCCTATTGATAGAGTAGAGTTTTTATCAACAGGAATTCTATCCATTGATTCTGTTTTAGGTGGCGGGTATGCCAGAGGCCGTATCAGTGTTAATGTTGGAAATGAAGCAAGCTCTAAAACTACTTTAGCTTTGCATACTATTGCAGAGGCTCAAAAGAATAATGGAATATGCGCCTTTGTGGATAGTGAAAACTCGCTTGATCTTTCCTATGCTGAAGCACTTGGAGTAGATATAAGTTCTCTTTGGGTATCACAACCAAAAAGTGCTGAAGAAGCATTTTCAGTTATAGAAAAATTAATTGCTACTAATGCTTATGATATTATAGTTCTAGATAGTTTGGCTGTTTTATCAAGTGAGCGAGAGCTAAACGGAGATCCGGGCGATAGCAATATGGGAGTTTCAGCAAAATTAAATTCCCAATTTTTTAGACGAATTTCAGGAATTTTAAATACTTCAAAATCAGCATTTATAGTAATCAATCAATATAGATCCAAAATTGGAATTGTTTTTGGCTCTCCAGAAATTCAATGTGGAGGAAATGCCTTGAAGTACTATGCCTCTCAAATGTTGGATATGAGAAAGTCTTCAGTAATCAACGGAAAAAGCGAAGATGAAATAATTGGAATTCAAGTAAAGATAAAATGCATCAAAAATAAAGTAAATGTTCCTCTACGGGTTACGGAAGTAAGTACCACGTTTGGAAAAGGAATAGATAAAATTCAGAGTCTTATTGATATTGCAGTTAAAAATCTTATCATTGATAAAAAAGGTTCTTGGTATTCTTATGGAGAAACAAAGATTGGACAGGGAGCAGATGCAGTAAAAGAATTTTTAATTAATAATCCAGAAATCGAAAAAGATATTACTGCAAAGTGTAGAGATTTACTTTTCAAGAGATTAGATAATGAAAAGAAAGTTATTGAAATTGAGAAAGAAAAGACAGCAAAGAGAACACCTAAAAAGGCAGAAGAAGTTTTTATTTCAATTCCAGAGGAAGATACCAGTAAAGTAGAATAGTATTAAAAAATAACTATTATAATAACCTAAGAGAGAATGGTTTCAGCCATTCATAGTGTATGTTTTCAACACTAAAATCTCTTAGGCTTTTTTATATCTAAAAATAAAACTAACTATTATAGCATAGTTGCTGAAACAACTTAAAAGGTAAAACTTATGAAAACTCAAAAAAGTATTGACTTATCAAGTTTAGTTTTAAAATATGGAAAGCTTATAGACTGGAAAAAATCCATAGGAAAAGAAGTAAGCTTTAGCTATGGTGAAATTTCTGGAATTATTAAATTAATAAAATATTTAGATTATAGAAAAATAACAATATTATATAATGTAAAAGAGTATATAATAGATATACATGCTTTAAGCGAATGTAATTTAGGAAGGATACTTCTAAAAAATACTAAAGAGTTTAAGGTAGAAATAGATTCTATATTTACTGATGAACATAGATCATTAAAAATTACAGATAGATATTATAAAAAGACTAAAAATGATTGGGAAGATAAATGGTATAAATATACTTGTTTAAATTGTGGTTGGACAGAAGGAAAAATTACTGAAGGACATTTGTTAAATGATAAAAACGGTTGTAGTTGTTGTTCGAGCAATACTATAATTCCAGAAATAAATTCAATTTATAAAACCGACCCTTGGATGGTAAAATATTTTCAAGATCCAGAGGATGCTAAGTTGTATTCTAAACAAAGCAGTAAAAAAATATATTTTAAGTGTCCTGATTGTGGAAGAATAAAAAATAATAAATTAAGTATTTCTAATTTATATACTTCTTTAGGATTCAGATGCCCATGTGGAGATGGCATGAGTTATCCAAATAAGTTTATGTACTTTATGCTTGAACAATTAAATAAAAAGTTTATAAAAGAATATTCACCTAAATGGGCCTCAATAATATTTGATAATGAAATAAAACAATTTCAATATGATTTTTATTTCAAACTAAATGATAAAAAATATATTATAGAGATGGATGGAGGCTTCCATAAGAGAGAATACAAAGGAGGTCAAAAATTAGAAGATACTATTTTCTTTGACTATGAAAAAGATCGACTAGCTAAAGAAGATGATCATATACTTATTCGCATCGATTGCGAGCGTTCCGAATTTAATTTAATAAAAAATAATGTAATAAATAGTAATTTATATAACCTTCTAAAATTAGAAAACTTTGATTGGAATAAGTTAAAGACAGATACTATGACTAATTTAGCTAAGTCTATATGTGAATATTATTCAAGTCATGAAAATTTATTTACTACTGATTTAGCTGAAGTATTTCATATATCAAGATCAATTATAGTAGGTTATTTAAAAACAGGAACAGAATTAGGATGGTGTAATTATGATCCTATTTTAGTTCAAAAAAGAAACGGAACTATTATAGGAAAGTTTGGATTAAAAGGAATATCAATATATAAGTATCCATCAAAAGAGTTTATAATTTCATTAGAAGATAAATATAAGTGTGTTGAATATATAAAGAATACCTTTAATATTGATATTGATGCAAGATATATAAATAGATGTGTCAGAGGAGAACGAAATCAACTAAAAGGCTTCACCTTTACATATACTAATCCCTAATTACTAATTGACATATCACTCTTTACCTGCTATAATCCTACTATATGGAACTACAATTCTTCTATCGTTTTCTAAACCAATTACCTAACACTTCGGGTATTTCGATCTATTTTATAGAAACTGATCAACCAGACATTAGTTGGAATAGCGCAAAAAAGTGCATAGAAAAACTATGCGATACTCATACAGGGTATAGAAAGTACAGCTTGTGTACAGTAAGGGATTTAACTATACAAGAAACCGAGGATATGGAGTATATGGTACTACATAACTATTTTATTATATCAGAATACTTTATGTATCAGAATAAGCGAGTAATCTTGCTTAATGGATTTAATTTACAAGGAGTAAATAATGAATAATGAAAAAGAAGAAACTGATGGAAATAAAAAAAGAAGAAATTGATGTAATAGTAAATACTATTTATAATCAAGGTATTGTTTTAAACAAAACTGAATACAATATATCTTTGTTATGGCTTTTATCAAAGAGAACTAATAAATGGTTTTTTAAGTCAGAAAAGGAATATAATTTCTTTATTTCCAATATTCAAGAGCCAGAAGATCAAAGTTTGGAAAATAGAATTAACTATTTCTGTAAGTTTTTATCATCAAATAAAAAAGAATTAAATATCGAAGAAATTTAAAAGGAATTATATGTTTATACACGCGAACACAGAAGAAAACTTTATTGGTATTAGTTACACTGGCCCTGTAACTCATGAAACACTACCTACCTTTGGCATATGTCATTTACTTGAACATATGATATGTAATAGCTATAAAGAATATGAAGAATTTTTTAATGAAAAGTGTTTGTATAATAATGCTTACACGAGCGACACAGAAGTATTTTTCTTTCTTAGCGGATTAGCTTCAGAACTTGATACAGTTAAACACAAGTTTGTAAAATGTGTGACTACCTATATTCCGAAACTGGAAGATTTTGAAAAAGAGCTACCTATTGTAAAGCAAGAAGTAAATGATATGTTTTCAGATAATGATAATGCTTTATATATGAATATATGCTTACAAAAGTTTGGTATAGTAAGTTGTGCTGGTATAAAGGAAGCATTAGATAATCTAACTTTTGATATAGTTAAAGAGTATTATAACAAATATTTTCACTATTATACTGTAAATGAAATTTCAAGTAATCAGAGTTTTAGCAATTCAAGAGTAGCTCCTACTGATTATGATCTTTCTATTATTGAAAAACAACAATATTTTACACCTATAAAAATTGAAGCTATTGACGATAATTGTATAGATGTAAGCTATGTAAGTAATGCTATAACCCCAGATAAGTTATACATAGCGCAATTTATTGCTGATATGTTGGATGATGGATTGACTAGTCCTTTAGTTAAACTTATTCGAGAAAAACTTGGTATTGCCTATTGGGTGCAAATGTATCCTACTTATTTTAATAACAGAGTTTTCTTTAGTATAACTAGCTCTGTAAGTAAAGCTAATGTAGATATCTATTTTAGTAATTTAAAAGAGTTTACAAGCAACCTATTAAGCTACATTACTGAAGACCGGTTTAATAAAATCAAATCAAAGAAAGAAATAAGTTTAAAGTTAAAGAATATTAATAATGTAAAACTTAGCTATAATTTTGAATACAACAGGCGTAGCGAAGTAAATGATTTAATGCATCTAGATACTATTACCTATGATGACATAATTGAATTTGCTAACACACATGTAACTACTCTTGACTGGAAAGAATATTCTGTATATGATTTTAATAAATAAGGAACTAGTATGGTATCAAAAGATAGACTGACAAAGGTAATAGACTTTTTGTATAATGAAAGAAAAACTTTACCAGAATATAATACTTTTGGCGAATCTAACTGGATTCAGTTAGATAAACAGCTAGTACTATTAGAATCAGCCCTAGCTGGTATTAAACCTTCTTTTAATGAGTTAAAAGACTGTATCTATGAAGATGTATTTCTATGTTATATGTGGATCAAATACGGAGATGCTAATACTTTTGCAAATATGGTAAATGATTTCTGTAAGTAATATTATTCGCGAAATTCTTTATAAATAAGAATCAGGGGTACAGAGTTTTTTAATTCCGTACTCCTGATCTATTTTATCAAAATGCTTATCTGAAACGGTCATAGCACCTACCATAATAGCACTATGATGATTAAGTATAGTGCAGATATCACTATAGCGATAATGATCAGAGAAAAATCCATAGTCTACTATTTCAGTATCAAACTCTGATACCTCAACAGTACCATTAATTACATCGAATTGAATTTTGTGAAACATATTTACTCCTAATAATGATCGTACATACAGAGCATACGCTCTTGAACTATGCTATAGTCAGGACACATAATATCACTGACTATATCTGCTACTTGCATTGCACTACTTTTTCCTGCTCGTTGAGCTATGCATTTACCTGATTTAACTACATCCCATTGATCGTCAGATATTTGAACTATAGTACAATTAGCATATTCAATTATAGGTACATTGCATCTTTTATATTCTTTTGGCTCATTAACTCTAGCCCAAGGATTTAAGTAAACAATGGATTGAATAACGTCTCTATGTTCAGTGTCACTTTTCATAGTATTGTTTTTCATATTTCCTCCTATACCTATAATAGATTGTAATAGACTAATATAGGTATGTCAAGGTATTTTTTTTAATAAAAAAAAGCGATATTTATTATGACATTATATGTAAAAGTGTCTTAAATTATACTAAAGTAGCTGAAGTATTTATTAAAAAATAATTACTAAAATACCACTTTTTTAGTTGACAGTAAAGTAATTAAGTGGTAGAATTACTATATCAGATGGGGGGGGAATAAATGAAAGACATTCAGAAGAAACAAATAAATACTAAGGAACAGATGATGGAAGCTTTTAATGAAGCTATCGATCATTATATTAATAAGAATCGTGGTGATTATAAATCATCTGACTCCGCTGTTAAAGTGAAGCAGTCTATTACTAGCTACTTCAATAAACACTTTGAAATGGGAGAAAAAGAATGATCGTTATTAAATCAGTAATTTTTTGGTTTACGGCAAAACCTTCTTTTGGAAAAGGCTTAGTAGGATATGGAAGAAATAAGCCAAGCTACCTTTATAGAATAGGATTTATTTCTTTTAAAACAAACTTTCGATAACCGAGGAGATACTATGATTACTTTTATTACCAACTGGCAACCTGAAACACGCAAAGAAATGGATATGATTGATGCAAAACACAATGAATTATATGACACTCCTTTTAGTCATGCAAATATCAAAACTGGTCGTGTTGTAGAGCGTGAAGTAGCTCGTGATATCTACAACAAAAAAGTAACTTTTATTAGCAGTTCTATTACTCTACACTTTGCTAATGCAGGAATCACTGATAATGCAGATCTTATTCGTTGCAATATGTTTGGTCAAGCTTTGGCAGATATGGCAATGGACAATAATCTTACTATGGATAATGCTTACAATGACTTGAGCTATTCCTCCCTTCCTTGTCATATTGATACCCCTTCAATGCAGGAAATCATTGACAAAGTAAACAAGCTGAAGGAAATGGAAATATGATTTTAAAATATGAAAGTTACTTTGAAAAAGAAATTCCTTATTCCATGACACTGAAGGAACTTTATCAGAGAGGTATGGTCGGATATATAAACTAAATAGATTTTCTTGCTTATGTACGAGAGCGAGGAGAAAATTTTACTGTTCTAATGCCTTTTAGAGTTACTAACATTGATAATCCTTATCACTTTCTTTATGAAGAAAATGTAAGATGCAAACTTTATAATAATGGAAAATATAATATTTTAATTTCTAATCATCATGAAATTAAAGACCATTGGTATAATAATTATATAATTGAAATGAAGTCAGTTGACTATGGAAATACACATGTTTTTCTTGTAGCTGATTTTCTTAATCATATAAACAATGGAACTATAATGATTGTTGAAGAAGTAGATAAAAGTTTACTTAAATTTGATGAAGGAGTACAGGAATAACTATGTGTGAAAAAACTTGTGAAAATTGTGGTACAATAAACACACTTGGATGTTCTGCTCATCGTGCAGAAGATTGCGGAACGGACATGAAAGAATGGACTCCACAATCAGATATGACTTATCAAAAAGCTGTAGAAATTATTAATAACCTTCCCGGTTTTTTTGTAGAGGAAAGATTTGAAGAAATCTATGTTCCACTGGCTTTTGTATTGGAAACATATACTGACGATATTAAAGAAGCTTTTTTCTTTCTACAATGTAATTATGGATATGTACTAAATTAAAAGGAGATTTTATGACAAAACTTATTTGTCTAAAAAGCACAGATTCATCAGATCGATTTTATACTTTTTGCTCTGATGAAAAAGAGCTTGCTATGAGCGTTGGAGATATTATTCATTATTCTTCTGGTATTTCATACGAAATACTTGGATTTGTTGATGCCAATGATGACGAAAAAGCTCGAAGAATATTGTATCCAAGCATTGCTGATGAAAACATTGCATTAGCTAATTACATTCACGACATTGCTGAAACTCTATATAAGTAAGGAGAAACTATGTGGCCCGAAAAGTTTGGTGAATATCGGTGGTTTGGAAAACATAAGAAAAACGGGTATTCAAAGCGGAAACAATCAAAAGGCTGTTCTGGTAATAAACGAAATGATAGTAACCTGATTAAATCAAAGTAGGTAGTATATGTATATACTTGATAAAAACAAAGACTATTATGATTATTTTTCTCATATCTATGGTGAGGACAAACTAATAACCTTTGATCGGCGTGGTAGTATTATTTGCACTGACAATAGTTTTGTAAGTTATGAAACAACTCGTCAAGCTGAACACACTAGTGGATATAAAGATATTGAACAATTTATTATACTTGAAACAGGATATGTTCAGTACTTGATTAAAATGTTTGATTTTAAATTTGATAAGAACAGCTATAATGGAAGGGATTTTATTTCATGTTCTATGAAAATAGTAAATACTTTCACCAATAATGAAAACAAATTTGGTTATCCTATCAGTATTAAGTCAGTAAAAATTCCTTGGAATGGTTTTAACTGGAGGAACAATAAAAATGATGAACCTGACTATTCATCCTATACAGTTGAGGAAGGTATTTCTATTGATTTGCCTATACTTTCTGGTACTCAAATTACTCACTTAATTAATCCTGAAAATATTTGGAAGGATATTTCTACTTATATCTCTTCACTAAAAAATGATAAAGATATAGCCTATGTTCCTGATATTGAGAAAGTAGTTAATCATGGGTTTAATAAACGAGAGAGTTTTAGAAATATCAAATAAGGTATATGCTTATAAGGAGTAAGTATGAGAACGAAAAAATTTAGTGCTTTTTATCTTGCATGGAAATTTAGTACTGCTACATTCTTTGGAATAAACTGTGTATATCTTTTACATTTTTCTATTCCTATTTTTATGAAATTTTCAAAATTGGGCTGGAAAGAAACGATCACAATTATTCTATTTGCAATATCTATAGTAATTACTATCATCAGTAGTGTAAAAGCAGCTAATATGAGCTTCTATAATATGACTATAGATAATGAAAAAGAAGAGACAGATATTAATGTCCATAAGGAGTAACTATGCTAAAGTTTTTAGGAAATAATGCAGGTAAACTTATCATGGCAGTAGGACTTGGTTATATGATATTTTTTACTATTCTGGTTAGTGTACATTAAGGAGATACTATGGCAACTGTTTATAAATTTAAGGTTTCATGCTGTTCAGCTTTTTGTGCTTATCCTGAAGAGGATATTAAAAAGCTGATTGAAAAAGCACTATGGGATTTTGTTGATCCTGATAGTGGTTTAACTCTTGAAAGTGTAGATGTAGAACACTATGTAGAACCATATGTAAAGCCATATGTGGAGTTTCATAATAAGTCATGGTTTGTAAACGCTAACAAATGGTACTGGAAGATTACCAAAATAAATAAGTATGGTGCTAACCATGCTCATATCTATCGTTGGCTAGGCTTTGGATGGATCTATAATAATTAAAAGAGGTTATTATGATTTTAGCAGAAAAGATTTTAGCAGAAAAGAGAATACAGAGAGATAATGACTTTAACTTGTTTGATAAACAACTAGATTGGCTTAATAAAAGACTTGAATTTCATAATAATCTTTATGAAGACTATAAAGTATGCAATTATACAGAGAGTATGACTAAAGAAACAAATATAATTATTAAACTTCAAATTAAAAGAGGCATTGTCGAGGAACAACGAAAAAATTTAGTTGAAGGTCGAAGCTATACAAATATAGATTTATATGAGGTTTAAAAACAAAGATAGTTATAGTATATCTGTCTGTTGACAAAGTTTAGTAAATAGTTTAGTCTTAACTAAGGAGATAATATGAAAAAGTTTTTTATTATACTTTTTGTTATTTTAGTCACTGGTTGCAGTAATAAAATTACTAATACACCTAATACAGAAGTAGTCAATACCTTTACTTATATTTTAACAGATAAATATTTTAGTAATTGGAAGTCTGTTTTTGAAGCAGACATAAATGAAAAGCTTATTAAGGAAAAAAATAAAACTCTCTATTTTAGAGTAATAATAGAAGATGTTTATTTACTTAATAACAAAAGAATTGTAAGAATTTTGGATTCACCACTGGGTGCAACACTTTTTTATGATCCTGATAATCTTACTATAGATATGCAAAAAAACTCTACAGTAGATATTACTTGTAAGGTACAAAGTATCTCAAATATAGAAACAAATAAGGTAAACATGACCAATCTATTACTTACTGCTGATATTATTAATGTTACTCCAATAGTTTATTGACAAATAGTATAGCATAGATTATAATCTTTATATGGAGATACTATGAACTTAATTATTCAAAATCACAAAAAATACTCTAAAGTATTAAATGATCCTAATTCGCAGGGTTGTAATTCTTGTGACTTGGTTAGTTACTGTTCAAAGATAAAAAAAATATTTGATGTTAAAGATCAAAACTTATGTGATTGCATCTGTTATAATTACAGTATAAATCCTAATGGTATATACTGGAAAGATGTAACAAAGAAACATTTTAAGATTCGAGCAAAATATTTCCATGAAGATTTTTATACTATAGAATATGCTTACTACAATATATTTCCTAAATGGCATGTTTTAAAAGAATGGAAGCTAAACAGTTATACTGACGTTTTAGTAAAGGACTTAAATGTACACGATTTTTGTTGTAAGTTTAAAGAGTATTCAGATATTGAGAACTTTAATAGAGAACAACTTTTTTTAGAAAAAACTTGTAGATATAATGCTAAAACAAAAAAGCATAAAAAGATAATTTATTTTTAATATAATTTGATAATGAGCAATCAAATGAGCAATAGCTTCATTATTGATCATTTCAAGGCTCAGTATGATTAAAGGAAAAATTAATGAGTGATAAGTTTAGTATTAAAATACAAGACAAAGATTTTACAGTAAAAGCAGTGGATGTACCTGAATTTAAAACAGATTATGATGTTCCTACTTTCAATATTGCGGTTGTTACACTTACTAAACCATGGCAAAAACTTATACCACGCTGTTTATATAAGCTGTTTAAAATTCCTTGTACTATTTATTCTGGTTGTAAACTAGCAGGAAAAGATAATACAGAAAGTAATAGTGATCCTTTATCTATTGCTGCTACTTTTAAATATAATGAGGCTATATCGAATGGAAAAAAATAGCCCTTTTAATTCACAAGAAGAATTTGAGCGTGCTTATGATACAGTGTTTAGTTGTAGCTATAAAGAGCTTCAGCAACGTTGTAAAAATGCAAAAGAATTTATAGCTGTACATCCTGAATATAAAGCATTAGTGAATAATTCAGGAGATAGCTTAATCGGATTAATTAAAATAGAGAAAGAAAATGACTGTAGTGTAATAACTGATTGCATAGATACACTGACTTTGTTCACTGATTTTAACTTACTTAAAATGGATATGAGTTATACTGCTAATACTTTTAGAGGAATTAAAATAATTGAAAACAAGAATTGAAGAACGCATTAACTATTTAGTTTCTCTATCTGAAGAAGATGAAGAAATAAATAGTGCAAAGGCTAAAGAGAATGCTATAGTGCTAAAAGAATTACTCGATACCTTACAAATAGAAAGTAATCCACTTATCGGTTTATCAGATGATGGATTTTTTGAATTAGAATGGCGAACAGAAAATAAATTTTATATTATGAAAATTTGTGGTAAAAATGATATAAAATTTTTGGCTATTGATATAAAGGATAAACATGAAAACTAAGAAGCTATTCTGTATATTAGTACTTGTTATATGTACCTCAAGTATATTTGCTTACAATACTTTTTGTCAGTATATCTATGATTGTTTTGATCATCATTACAGAATTCAAATTGGTTTATCAAGTGATACAACTAATTCATGGCAAGGTAATAAAGGATACATAACGGGTGTTGGCTCTGATGTTATAACGTTTGAGTCAGATGCAACTAAAAGAGTTATCATTATTAAAATTAGTAGTATTACTTATATCTATATTATAGAGGAATAGTATATGTATACTTTTAAGAAGATGTCATTAAATAAATGTCCTCAATTAATTAATTGGTATTTATGTATTGATTCTAAATGGATGCTTCAACAGCTTTCCATGAACGAAGTAAGTACAAACTTAATATCAAAAGCCTTTGAAAATTTTTTAAAAGTTGAGTCTAAGAAAGAGAAACATTTTTCAAATACATTAGCTATAGCTTTTAATCAAATAGCAGACATTAAAGGAATTAGTTTTTCGGAAGCAATATCTCAAACATTAGTATCAGTATCAAAAAAGCAAATGGAGTTATTAGAAAAAGGTAATACAATATTATTTCAATCTAATTTAACTTCATGGAGTTATGATAAAGAAAATGAATTTTATACAACATTAGATGTTCATATAAGTGATACTTTAGTTTTTCCTGAAAACTATAAAATAAATATAGTACAGTTTCCCGGTGGAAGTCATTACTATGTTGAAGTAGGAAGCATTCAGATAAAAGTAGATGGATGTGAAAAATGGGATACCTATGAAGAAGCACAAAAAGTAGCTTTGGACTATGTAAATAAATCAATAGGGAGATAGCTATGCATACTGAAAGTATTTTAATAAAAATATTTGATAGAGGTGACTATGTTTTAACTCCTCATGGAGTAGGCACAGTAATAGCTGTTGATAATCCTAAAGAATATATGTGTAAGGCTAGAAGTATTCAAATAATGGTTCAACATAAATTTGGTAATGGGGATAATCCTTCTAACAGTCCTCTAATTATGAGCTATGATGTACCTGTTTTAATTACTAAAGAAGAATATGATAATCATAACGTTTAATTATTAAGGAGATAGCTATGATTTATGAAGACTATGGCGTTGATAGTGAACAAGAAATGGAAGATGAAGAAAATCTAGAACTGACTTTCTATCAGATTTGTGTAACAAAAGAACAGATAGAATACTTACTTGTACATGGAAATGTTGATACACAACCAATTGAAGTAGAATGTAATGATTGTAGTACAGAAATAACAATATTCCCTACACTTATTCTGGACAAATAATATTTTATACAAGGAGTAGCTATGAAATCAATAACTGTTACCAGAAAGTTGAAGGTATTTTCTATTGAGGATATTGTAGAATCAATTACATACATTGGTCAGCAATGCTATTTTGCTTCAACTATAGACGAGTTTCAAAATCCTGAACTTAGCTTATATGAGTTTGAAAAAATAAATATTGATGATTGTAAAGATGTATGTATATTTCAATGCCCTGATAGTGACTATCCTCTAATGGCTGTAATCGAGGAATAGATGAAAACAAAGTATGACTCAGAGTTTATAGAAACATATGTACGTCCTTGGTATAAAAGCGTAGCACTTTACTTACTTATATTTATTGTATCTAGTATTATATATGGCATAATGAATTATATACTATGTGGTATTCTATCTGGTAATTTTAATAAAATTGCTAAAGACACTATATTTGGTGATATACCTTATTGGTGTGTTATTTGGTTTGCAATGATAACACTGAATCCGATATGTTGTATTCCTTTATTTTTTGCTTTAGTTCCTCGAAAATATGAAAGAGAATGGAAACAAAAACTTATTCCTTTTAATTATAAAAAACAAATTATGGAATATCCAGAAAAAATAAATGGTCATGAACCTATTTGGAAACCTAATTATACTTTTACAGCTACATTGAAGTTTGTAAGTATTGATAATTATAATCATTATAGCTTTGCTAAACTATCAGATGAGTCCAATACTTATTTAATGTTTAGTTCGCGCTTTAATGAACTTGCAAAAGAAGCTGATGTAATGCATAATACTTATTATGGAACTTTTACCTTTGATACTGATTATAGAATTGTAAATATAAAGGAAGTATAGCATGGCAAGTATTGATAAACTATTTGGAAGTATGGCTCAATTTCATGAGCTGTATAATTGGCTAAAGGATAACAACAAAAGTTTGTTAAACTCATTGTATTTGGATATAAATGATCCACCTCCTGATGATAACAGTAGCGAGTTTACTATTGCTAATTTTAGCAGACATGAGGATGAATGGCTTTATACTCATTGTCCGCTTGTGTTTGTAAAACAAAGAATTAAAGAACAGTATAGTAAAAGAACTTTATTTAAATGGAATTTTATTTATTATCTTTGCAAGGTATGGAAATAATGAAAGCAAAAATTATTAGTTGTAAATATCCTAATTATTGGTATCATGATAAGATCGGTACAATACTTTTAGTAAAAGAACTAGATAAACAAGATATAATTAAACATAGTTGGTTAGCAAAATATTCTTTAACAGATTATTTAGTATTAAATTATCCTGCAATAGCTTTGGGTCTTATTGTTAAAAATGATTGTGAGACTATAAAGGAATAAACTATGGATGAGTTTGCAAAAGTATATGGTGAAATACTAGAAATATATCGAGCTTGTGATACTGATAGGGTATATGAAAAAGATTTTATTGAGCTACTGGCTAAGTTTGCTAGTTTGAATTATATGAATGGTCAAAAAGATGCAACAGAAGATAAAGAAATTTTATGAAATCTAAATGGTATTCCAAAGATGTAAGTTGGTTCTCATCTAAGTATAAGAAGCCTATTGCATATAGCACTATAGCTACATCTGATTTTATTACTATGATAAACCAGCCTAATAGAACTGCAAAAGAACTTCTTACTTTACTTCAATCAGAAGTGTATATACATAATGATGAGGCTATAATGGTTATGCAAGCGTTTATAAATAAACATTTAGATAATGAAATTATAATTACAAGGACTTAAAAAAGCCGGATAAATATTATTAAGTTTAGTAATTGACATATAATTATTATAGGTGTAAAATACTATTATGACAGAATTAGAAACAGCTATTGATATATGTAAATGCCTCCAATCAGAAAATCATATAGCTGTTTTTGCAGGCGGCTATGTTCGGGATACCTTGGCTAATAAACCATGTAATGACATAGATATAGCAACAGATTGCTTAACTAATATTAGTATTCCAATCCTTGCTCATTACGGCTATATAGTGAAATCTGTAGGTAAATCTGTAGGTAAATCATTTGAAGTACTATTAGTATCAAAGAATAACTTTACTTTCGAGCTGGCTTGTTTTAGAAAAGAAATCGGTTGTGACGGTCGCCATTTTGATCATATGGAATTAGCTTCAATAGAAGAAGATGCACAGCGTCGAGACTTTACTATTAATGCCTTGTTTTATAATCCTATAACTAATCAGTACTATGACTATGTTAATGGAGTTCGCGATATAGAAAATAAAGTATTGCGATTTGTAGGAAATCCAGAAGAGCGTATTAAAGAAGATTATCTTAGACTATTGCGTTTTATTCGCTTCCAAGTACATGGATATATCTCTAATTACTCACCTGATTTTATAAATAGCTTTTCGTCAGAATTTAATAATCATGTTGCCAAAGATAGAATCAGTAAAGAACTTACTGAAAAAATATTGATGTCAAAGGTAGGTGATTTTATGAAAGTATTGACTGGCTATAAAGATTTATGTAATGTTATATACCCTGCCTTGTATAAGCATGAAGTAACTGATGCCTATACACTTAATCTGTTGATCGATAGACTGCTCCGTGCTGATAAATATAAAGTAAATTACAAAGTATATTTGAGTTTGATGTTTATCAATATGGATACAGATATAGTAAAAGAAGAGTTAAGTACTTTACGATTTAGTAATGATGACATAGAATACATTTGTAATATAATTAGTAATTATAAAAAATTATATAGTCATATTGATTTAGCCACAACCCGAACTTTAAAAGCATCTAATTTTTTTGATGATATGCTTATTGTCTGTGATGTAATGATTTCTGATAATGAAAAGTTTATTTATGATATAAGCTTGTATAATTTCAATAAGCAAATTGCCAGTAATTATACTAACCTTCCTGCTCCTTTTATTACCGGTGATACTTTAATAGAACTTGGTTATAAACCTTGTCCAGAGTTTAAAAATATATTAAATACACTGTACATGAATCAATTAAATAACCTGTATACAAGTAAAGAAAAAGCAATTAATATATTAAAATCATCTACTTTTGATAGCTTAGAACATCGTATGGAAAAGGAGTTTATGTAAATGATAGTGCAATCAAATATAGAAACCATTGTAGCTGGTTTACGCTATGGACTAGAAGCAGTAACTTTGAAAAAGTGTGAAAGTTATATTTATGGAAACATAGTTGATTTCAACGATTATAAGAATCAGGAAGAATTTATAAAAGTTTTAATTGAAGAGCTAGAGGCATAGCATGGAAGAAAAACAACAGCGTATGATTGACATAGTAAAGCTTATGAAACTATATGTGGATACCTATAGTAATCAGAAAAATTATTATGACTGCTCTGATGATACTTTTATTAAAGACATGCTTTATGGAATAGGTATTGCTATTGATTACGATACCTATAGTTATGAGGATGGTTATGAAAAGTTTAAAAAAGTTTTAGCTAATGTGTTGCGCGAAATATAATATGCGGAGATTAGCTTTATATTCTCCGCATTTAGTTATTGACTTATAATTTATTTTGTTATACTGTTAGTAAATTTCTTATAAAGAAATATTTTAGAAGGTTTTAAATTTCTACTTTTGTAGATGAATTGATTTCTTGCGAGTATTTAGAAAATTAAAATTTCTACTTATGTAGATAAAGGATGTTATATGTGGAATCAAAATGATGTTAAAGAAAATCTGGATAAGGTATATCATTGCGTAAATGAATATACTTGTATTTTTACTGGAAAGAAATCTAAAAATGTAAATGGTAAATATTTACCTGCAACAAAAGAAATACTATTAAATAACCGAAATTTCAATGATGACAATAATCTGCTCTTTTTTACAGCACTGCATGAACTAGCTCATCATGTAGTGTATGCAGAAAATAATCGTAAGGAAGGACATACCAGTTTCTTTTGGTCTACCTTTTATGATCTAATTACTAAAGCCGAAAAACTCGGATTTTACACTGTAGTTATCTCTGACAACTTGAAAGCTAAAATTGATAAGGTAAAAGAACTGGATGTACAAATTAGTAAGCTTACTTCTGAAATGGGTACAGCACTGATTGAAGTACAGACTATCTGCAAAGAAGAAAATGTACGATATGAAGATATTACAGATCGTACTATTGGAATTAAGCGAACAACAGTAAAAAAGACTGTTAAGATTGCTACTCGGGGTATTCCTAATGATATTAGTTCTGATGCTAAAACTTTTGTAGCACTTACTTCTGATCTGGATAAAGCACAAAAGGCACTTATTTTGCTTCAGCAAGGAAAAACTATTGATCAGGTAAAACAGATTATTAAAGAACCAATGGAAGAGCTTGAGGAAATAGAAGAACTTGAGGAAAAGAAAAATAAGCTGATTCATAAGATTGAAGTACTTACTATTCAGGTTCAGCAATTGGATGAAAAAATTAATGGTGGAAAATAGATAGTTTGAAAAATAACTAATACATAGGTTATAAATAGTAGGGATTTTTATAACTTATATGTAATAAAAGGAATTTATGGAAACAAGTATAGTGGAAAAAATTGAAAGTATTCCTAATTATCAGCGAATACCTGAAGTAGCTTTTCAGTGGACTAAATCAGGTGATAGTGATCTAGTTACAACTAGTCGAGTAGAACTAATCTTTGATGTACGAGATAATTATTATTATGTAAATCATTTTGATAAAAGTTTGTATTTGCCTCAAGGATGGCTTGCAAAGGATATAAATGGCGATATAGCTCAGACTAATGGAAGCTATTTACCTTTTAGTATGTATGAATTGCATAGTGGTAAGCATGAAACAATTGATCCTTCTACAAATGAGTTATGCTTACAATATGCAAACTATGAAAAGTGGAATCATCTACCTATAGCACATAGTTATTTAACTAGTGATAGCAATAAATGTGTTGTAAGTGGAGACTGGATCGTAGTAAGTGTACTTGGTGAAATAAATGTTTATAATAATTTTGATTTTAAAAAATTATACAAAAGGATAGAGGAGTAAAAATATGGAAAGTAAACCATTAGTAATAGTAGAGGACTTAAATCAGAGATCTTTAGATCTTTTTGATGAAGTCATGAAAGCATATTTACTGAACTATGATGAACATGGATTTAATTATAAAGATACTAAATTATATAATTTGATTACAGAATACGGAAAAATGAACCGTAAGTTTGGTCAGCAAGATATAGATAAAAAGGTAGACTAACATGGATGAAATAAAATTACGAAATCAATTAGATACTATTAGAAGTAATTTACACTTATTTGATACTATTGTAAATATAGATTATGATAAATCTTCTGATAAAGAAACACAGTATTATATTACTAATAATCAAGCAAACTTAGTAAAAGATTTATTTAAGCTTTTTGAACGTCTTAATTGGCAAGTGGCTTTAAACAGTTATAAACAGCTAGAATATAGTAAGGATGAACCTATTGATACTCGTAAGTGTGGCACACCTGTAAAAGTTTGTCCTTGCGATGAAAAATATGGTAAAAAAAACTTATTTTGGAATACTGATAGGCGATATACCACTATGTCTTAATTCTTCAATTATTGAGGATACTATAACGGTAAATCGTTCTATGTATAATCCTGCTATCTTTGTTCCTGAACTAAAAGAAATTATCTATGGTTGTGGTTCATGGTGGGGAGAAATAAAATCAGAAGAAGAACTAAAAGAACTTATTACTGATAAAACCATCGAAGATGTTTGGTATATAAAGCTTTTAAAAGAAATGAATAGGGGATAATATGCTTAGTAATAACAATAAAGAAGCAAAGTCACAATTAGATAAGTTTTCAATAGATGCCTTGCAAGATATAACTAATTATCTTTATAAAATAAAAGATGATGACAAGTTACATGATTCTTATATTGATACACTCTGTAGAAAGATTACAGAGTATGGAATTATCAATTATCGGGCAGGGAAACTTGAGGAAAGAATAAACAGTGAGGAATATTTGTGAGTAAACAAAGTATTGAAAGTAAAGCAAATAGTTTATTTGCAGAGATATCAGATTTTTTAGACAACATGGATATGGATACTCATGATATTAAAAATAAAATTATCCAGTATGGAAATTATTGCACTGCTATAGGTATGTATGAAGAGCGCGAACAATCAGGATTAGAATAACCTACTTTACTCTTTGTACTGTAACTATCATAGTATGGATACAGTAAAACAGATTCAAGATACCCTTACGTCCTTTAATGACATCCTCAATTCTTTTGGATTATGGCAATACTTCTTTATGTTTTTAATAACTATGGCAATGGTCTACTTGTTTGGCAAGATGTTAAATATTGCTAAATCTGATACTGCTAAAAATAGCATAGCATTTGTTACCTGTATACTTTGCAGTGTAGCTAATGTTTATTTTAAGCTTAATGATTTTAGTAAGTTCACTCTACTAAACTATCGTGATATATTCATTCAAACTTGTGTAGGAATATTATTGTATGTATTGCTTGGTTTTAAACTCTTTAATAGGATAGAAGGACTGCTAGATAAAATAGCTCCAGATCGTGAAAAAAAAGAGCGGTAAGAAAAAGTAATAAGACTGATAAAAAGAATAGCAAAAAATAAGGAAGCATATTTTGACACACTCCTATGAATCTTTCATTGCATATTTTTATAAATACAATCAATTTCCTGATAACAGTTATATCAATAAAGAAAAGAAATATAACGATAAGCAACTAAAAACTAAATATGAAAAGTATTTAAAGAGCTTGGAAAAGCGTAGTGATTCTGTAGCGCGATATAGTGCTAATGCTAAAAAAAGAAGTTATGATAAAATAAGTCAAAAGGAATTTGCTAAAGGAACTAACACTGATCCTGAATGGGTAAAAGTATGTAGCGAAGTAGACATACGAGATAAAAGTTGTGTACTGATTCAAACACTTAATCCTGATGAATATGCAGAGCTATGTGATAATAGTGGTGGGTTTCATAATCAACTTACCCACGCCCACGTATTACCAAAAGGGGGAAGATTTGTAAAGTTCTATTATGAAAAAGATAATATATATTTACTAAATCTATATAGTCATGGATTACTTGATAGTGGTAAAAACCCAATAACAGGCGAAGCAATTTCCAAAGAAGAGCAGTTAGAATGGTGGGATAGAATATTAGCACCCTATAATTTAAGTCATGAAAAATTAGTAAAAATTTATAATGATAGATATAATAATAGTAACGATATAACTATTATTATATGAAGATAACTGAAACCTCTAGTGTTGAATTCTTTAGTCATTACGATACCATGTATGTACAATACAATGGCAAGCATATGACTTTAGAAAAGTTTATTAAAGATGCCCGTTATGATACAGATATTGCAAAAGCGCTTAGTGCCATAAAAGATAAGATGCAGTCATTAAAGTTCAAAGGAACTATTATTGATTTCATTTATCTTTATTTCCGCGATAAAAATAGTACTCCTGATGTTATGATTCATAACGGAACACAATGTTATTATACTAAGCATGATCCTGTAGGTGAAGAAGAGTTTGTTACTTTTGATACAGCAGAAATTGCTAGTGCAGAAAAAGATTTGAATGAAGTAATACTTGATACTGAAAAGTTTATTAATATGTTGATATAACTAATTGATTAAACTTTTACTATATGCTACTATATGAAAAAGGAAAATATATGTTATCACAATCTTTACGACCGAATAGACTTCAAGATGTAATTGGACAAACTGCCAATGTAAATATTATTAATAATTGGTTCATTGAAAAAAAAGTCCCTAATGTTATATTTCTAAATGGTGAAAGCGGTAGTGGAAAAACCACGCTTGGATATATTATAGCAATGCTATTGCAGTGTAAACATACTACTATTATTAATGGTGTTATCACCCCATGTTTGGAATGCGAAAATTGTAGAGACATTCTTACTCGTTCATTTCAACTTGATACTACTTTTGTAAAATCAGGTGAGAGTGATAAATCGGATATTATAAATATTTCTGATGAAATTAAAAATCAATCTATTTTTAGTGATAAGTCTGTATATATTATTGATGAAAGTCAATCACTTGGTAATAGTAAAACAAAAGGTGCTTTACTTAATCTTCTGGAAAACGATCTAAGTAGCGTTTTTTTCATAATTATCAGCATGTGTGATATCAGTAATGATGCTACTATGAAGAAAGCACTTAATCGGCGCGTTCAAAAACTGAAGTTTAAGAAAGTAGGCAAAGATGTATTAAGTGATTACTTGTTTACACTACTTGAACAGTTTGATCCTGATGAAAAAATTGATATAGAAACTTTTGGTAAAGTATTAATTGAAATTTCTAATCATGCAGATGGAAGTGTCGGACAAGTAGTACAAGACTTCGATACAGTAATGAGTGCTAAAGCCTATACAATTGAAGAGGCACTACCTTTATTTGATTGGGACAATGATCTTGCTATTATGGACTTGTATAAAAAGATTATAGGCAATGATATAAGCTTCTTTACTTCTTTTAATCTAAATACTGATATTACTGCAAGTAGCTTTATTAAATACGGTATAAAAGTTTTTTCTGATTATGTTGTTCGTAGTCACACAAATGATTTTGATGAATATCAGCTAAAGAACTATAAATACTTTTTTGATAATATCAATAGAGTAGAAAAACTGCTACGTCTATTACTTGATTTTGATAAAATTTATAATTATGATGAAGGAATTACTAAAGCTCGATTTATGTATGAAATACTAAACTTTATTAAAATAGATAGTGTTAATAATCTAAAGAATGATGCTGGTACTCCAGTAGCTAAACCCACAAGGAGACTATTAAAATGAAAGCACCCTATCAATATATCTTTGTAAAATATCTACCAAAAGATAATTCAATTACTTGTTTTAATGTAAGTACTATTGAAAGTGTTACTACTATGAATAATACAGTAGTAATTTATTTACAAGACGATGAACCTGTTACTGCTTATTGTTTTAATAGCTTAGTTGCGCGAATTGTAGCACGTAGAATTATGAAGCGCAAAGATCGCATAAATAATTTTAACATGTGGCTTAATTATAAACAATTAAAATTGGCTTCTAAGAATTTTAGCAATGATGATTATGAAACTTTAAATAGTTAGGAGATAACTATGGATACACAATTTTTAATATCTTGGTTTATATGTGGTGGTATAGCAACAATACTTTATATAATAATTTGTATTACAGAAAAAGAATTTACTTTAATAGATATTGTAACATGTATTGCTTATTTATTTCTAGGATACCTATCTTTATTTACAGTATTATTTGGATTTACTATTACTGTAGTACTACCTAAACTAGAAGATATAAAAATATGGAAGCATAAATGACGTATGATTTTATTTGCTTAATCGATACCCTTATGTGTCACTATATTGATCCAAACAGTATAGTGCAACATAATCTTAGACAGCAAGGAATGCAAAGTAAATATGCTTCTACTATTGGTTCTAATATAACTAACATGATATCAACTAGTATAGTTGAAGATTTAATTAAAGAACTTACTGCTAATAGAGAAAACTTAAAGAAGCCAAAAAATATGAGTGAAGAACAATTTTACGCATGGCAAGATGGCATTACTCATGCAATGAATGTTATTAAAAAAGTATTGGAGTAAGCATGAAAGAAAAATTTTTTAATGCAAAAGAATATATTGATGCTGTAATAGAAAAATCAGATTTATTTTGTCCTGTACATCATAATGAAAAAATGAATTTGTTTTCTAAGTTAGATATGTCTTCAGGATATATAGATCACTGTGTTGCCTATGATCTTAGTTATAAGTGTCATTATGGTTGTACTTTTAATTGTACAAGTACAGAGTTTATTAGTCTACCTTTAAGAGTAGATAAGGAATAAGTTAAATGACTAAAATAGTAAAACAATTATTTGAAAACATAGCTACTTATTCAATTAACAGCTATAATGCTATGATTCCTATATGGTCGCTCGATACTCTACAACAGTGTCAATTTGTAGTTACAGGATTAATTGATGGAGACAACAGAGTTACTAATCGCATTGGCTATTTAGTGCAGGTGCGATTACATAGTAGTTGTTTCAATAGTGAAGTATTATTGCGCCTTGCAGATGGAAGTATTTCTGTAAATAGTAATCAAACATATTATAAAATAAATAACGAAAACACTTGTATTTTAATGGAATATTTTAAAATATTACCTTGCTTTGATTTACTCAATACAGAAGGATATACTATTGGAAATAAATATTTAGAACATGATTTTATTGTGAGGCACTATGAATAATAACTTAGACTATGTACCAATGTTTCGTGCATATGATTTAGATGAAAGAAAATATTTTTCTGTTGGTTTACTTGAATGGAAGTATGACTCTATTTCTAAAGTTTTACGTGATAGAACTATTGGTTGGTCTGATGATTATATTCATAATTATATATTAGAACAATTTATAGGATTATATGATTGTGACAAACTTCCTGTATATGTAGGAGATAGGTTACAACTAGGTGACAAAGATCAGTATGCATTGTGGATTGTAGTTTTCTATAAAGGAAATTTTTGTGCATATAATGAGATTAACCCAAGTAATATTTTTTCCTTATTTGAAGCAGGTGTAGAATTAAGAAAAATAGTTGGAACTGTTCATGATAAAGGAGATAATAATGGTTTATAAAGTAGTAAGTAGAAATTGTTTAAGTCATAAGATTATTAAGAAGCGGGTATATGCTAATCAAAAAGATTTTGATACCTATGCAGAAGAAACTATTAAACGATATAATACTCATGCAGATGTTGAAATATATAAAATGAGTAATGATGAATGGGAATTAGATTATAAGCTAGTGTCACTTTGTAATAAAAACTGTAGTGCTTGTTTGAACTTTAGTAATTATAGAAATAAAATTACTTGCAGAAACTAACTATTAATTTATGCGATATAAACTATTAGGAATACAGGAAAAAGAAACAGTATGTGATTACTGTCATAAACGTGCAATAACGAAAGCTTTTACAGTGCTTGATACTGATACAGGTGATACTCTTGATTTTGGCTCTCAATGTATTAAAAAAGCATTAGGCGTAAGCGTAGTTACAAAACTTAAAAAAGATTATTTTGAACAGTTACAAAGACAGGCAGAAGAACGCTATGCAAAATCCTTAAATCAAGTACGCTATCTTCGATCTATTGGAAAAGATGATGAAGCAGATAAATTAAGGAAAGAAGCAGAGAAGCAAGATACAGAAGACTATATGTATCGTCACGCTATTATTAAATAAGGATATGTAATGAGTGTAGAAGTATCAGAAGAGTTTTTAGAAAATGTATTATTTTTAAGTAGTGTTTATTTAAATGAGTCCTTTCTCTATAAAGCAACAGCTAATAAACTTATTCAATCAACAAATGATTATTTATCTAAAGAAGTTACTATACCTGTATCTGTAGAGTTACTTACTCGAATTAAAAAGCAGTTACATACTTATGATGCACTGGAAGTATGTAATGATGTGCGTGGATTAGATTCAGTAATAAAAGAAGTGGATAAAATAGTATGAGTAAAGAATTTTACTTATTTCTAAAAGATTTTAAAACATTAATGACTGCTTACGGCGTTTGCTTATTTAAAGATGACTGGTATCACTTTAATGAAGAATCTTGCAATGAAGAACATAATGAAATAATTAAAATTTCTGGATGTGATCAGTGTATAAGCATAGAAGAGTTATATGAAAGATTGAATAACATATAACTCTTCTTGCAGGATATTAGCAGAACATAACCTCGTTTGGACGACCGCTTGATGCATCACTGATATATTGTCCCTGACTTAGTTTAGCAGGAGTTACACCCAGTATTTGATAGGCAACTTTTTGAGTAATAGCAATAGCTTTTATGTTACCATCAACATATTCATGTTCTTTGACCCATACATCGCGCTCTTTTTTTGAGTCAAACATAAACACTAACCAGCACGGACTGTCAAAAGTAAAATTAACACCCATGTAACTATAACCTGCAAAAAAGTTTCTTTTAATCTTTTACTCCTTATTTTAAGGAAATAAAACTATTATTAATTTCATTCCTTGCCCAGTTAAATCTCTGGATTGTTTGCTATATCAACTCAATTTTTGACGGGACACTGTAGTTGTATTCGTCAAGCTCTTTTTCCTCGCCTTTGGTTGCGCGGAACATCCAAAAAACTACATAGTCGTTACCGGCATTATCATTTGCAGGAGCGGACATCTCAAAAATGTACTCTTCACCCTCGATTGCCTCATGATACGGCTCGTCAGTCAATCGGCTTGTCATACCGGCATCGCCGGTAAGATGATACACTTTACCATCAACCGTAATGTCACCGTAGGAGTTTGTTGTATGATCAATGGGAGGATCAACATACTCGATCAAAACACCCTCTTTGATGTATTTATCAACTACTTGTGTGGCGGTAAACCTCTCAAGGCCAAGCTCTTGCAACTCGTCTACAGGCACAGACTCGATCCATCCATCACGAGTGTCCACTGATCCAGTCTCTTTATGCATATACTTCATCATCTTTTACCCCTTCAGGTATCAATCACCTTATATACAATATATCATATTATTAGTTTACTGTCAAGTAAATATATTACTTTTTTATAAAATAAATGCATTTTTCTTCCATAGAATACCTCTTTTTAACTTTAACTATACTAAAGATAGTTAAGTATATGTTAAAAAATAATTACTAAAATAGCACTTTTTTAATTGACATTAAAGTAAATAAAATGTATGCTTACTATACAGCTGATCTAACTATTAGAAAGGAGTAATAATTATGAGCATCAATGAAGGAAACATCCGATTAATAGAATCAAGTTTAAGCCGAGTCTGGCAACACATAAATAATCCCAATACTACCTTTGGAGTAGTTTCTGCATATAGACAGGATCTTTTTTCAGAAGAACAAAACCTAGAAAGGCATGAAGAATTACGAAAAACTATCAGAGGTCTTCACTATGGCTACATTGAACAGCGTTCAGGATATAGTTATAAAGATATAGATACTGGTGAATTAGGAATACGGGAAGAAAAAAGCTTTTTTATTCCTAATATAGATTTTGGAGATATCCTATATTTAGGAAAAAAGTTTGATCAAGAGTCTGTTTTATTTAAGGATGAAGCTGGCTTTGGACTATTCTTATGCAAGAACGGAAAAGAAGACATGCGCTTCAAAAGCCATAATGATCTATACAGCTTTAAGCCTAAAGATGTCGAAATAGCCTACTCACAATTGATTAGTGCCAATCAAAATCAAAAGGTTAAGTTTAGTTATATAGCGGAGCATCATATAGCTAATAATACTGATGGCTATAAAGCTATGCAATCACATAAAATAGCAGAAAACTATTGGGCTTGCATGACTGATCTGTATCATCTTTAGTTTAACTAAAGTAGCTTTAGTATTTATTAAAAAATATTTACTAAACTATACGTTTTTTATTTGACAGCAAAGTAAAATAATGATATGATAATTAAGTGAGGTAAACAATATGAAGGTTGAGCTTGAATCAGGTGAAATTGGTAATGTATTTGATGACTATATTTCTGACTGTGAAGTTGGAAAAAATACATGGATTAATGTTGATATTGAAAAACCTGATGGAACTCCTTATTATTTAAACGGTATAGTAAAATTCATCTTCATTGAAGAAGGTAAAACTTACCTTACCAAGTCTCGTGGAAAAGTTCGTGTAAAAAAGTCAAACACTTATAAGGGATATCATTATAAATTCACTGTTGATCAGTGGATTGATACTAATGATACCAACACTTCCGAAGTATGGTCATCTCGTGGTGAAGCATATCACTATGACTGTGGATACAATATTGTAAAGGAAGTCATATGAACGTATTTGAGCTATCCAAACAAATTGTTGGTTTGGGAATTACCTTTGTTGAAAATAAAATAAACTTTAACTCTACAGAAAGAATTGAAGATGTTTGGTGCTATGCCAGTAGTATTGTAAAGGATTATATCAAAGATCATCATTATCTTATTTGTCGTAATGGTGAATATCTTATGGCTGATATTCCTAATCCTAGTTGGAGTGCAAGCATCAGACTTGCCTTGCAGTTCACAGAAGAGGAAATAGCAGAACGGCAAAAATATTTCAGTGAATATACTGAAATAGAAGTGATTGATTTATACAAAGGACTGTAATATGAGCAAATGGATGCATACACTTAATATAGCAACGGAATGGAAAGCCTCTAATGATGATGAATCATTGGTTTACAAAACCGCTGAAGCAATCGTCAGAAAATTGAAAGCTTTTCATATTCAAGATGATTCTGCACTTGAAGCAGTCATTGAAAACTTTGATGACATTGCCAGTAATCCTGAATCTGGCTATGATGAATTTAATTACTGCATGACAGGATTGTATGATTGGGCTGATATCAAGCTTGATAATAATTGGAATGGTAGAGCAAATTGCTGGATAGAAAGGGGTTAATATGTCTGATGATATTGTTTACATGACTTTTAATGTTGCAGAATCAATGTGTTATGAAACCTTTAACTCACTCTTTCGAGGTAAAGGAAAGATAATGCAATATGATTTTCGTTTTGATCATACTTGTTATGATGCAGATGGAAATGATATTGGACAAAAAATTAATTTTCAAATTCGTTATAGCTCTAATGAAGGAAGCCGTTGTGTAAAAGTAGAATGGCGAACACTCGCTATTGAAAATTTTTTCAAACCTTCAGAGTGGGAAGAGCTTGTTAATCACGATAGTTGCTGGCATATGTGCTGGTCAGATATTCTTACCCGTTGCAGAAAAGTTTTAATTGAAGACTTTCAGGTAACAGGCAATGAATCTTGGTATTTCAATTGTGAAAATATGACTGTTTGTGAAAAGGAATAATTATGAAAACTGATATTCAAGAGTCCTATCGAATATATAAAATCTGGAATGAAGGAAACAGAACTACAAACCTTTCCAAAGAACAGTATGAAAAAGAATATACCTTCTTTGATAACGTTTATTCAATACTCGTAGAATACGGTGGCGCTTGTGAAGTAACTCGTGGTGATTTTATTTATGCTCACCTTTCTTCTCATAGATATCCTTGTACAGAATGGCGCTTCAGTGGTAAGTTTCTTTTTAGTGGAAAGTATCGCAAAGAAACAAACTCGATTGACTACTATGCTGAAAATGAAACACCTGAATTGAATAATCTTCAGGATAAAATAAACAGAAATTTAAGGGAGCTAAAATGTATCCTTTGTTAGGTCAAGTAAGTCAGGGTATACTTGTAGTATTATTTATTGCAGGTCTTATTTATTGTGCTACTCATTGGAAACTTTTATTTTAAGGAGATACTATGATTAAAGAAATGCCTAAAAATGGGAACTCCCGTATTAAAAAAGGTTTTGCCTTGTTTCCTGTTAAAGCAGGATGTTACAAAGTATGGTTTCAATTATATGAAGTTATTCAAATATATAATACGCTTACTCTCAAATGGGAAAATAAAGATTTCTCATATCAAACTTTTATGGATTGGACTAAAATTTAAAGAGGTAATATGAAAAGCAACATATCTAAATACAGAAAACAATTATTTAGGTCACTTGATAGAATAGATACTATTTGGTTAAATCCTGATCTTAGTTATCATAATATTATTACTCATTGCATTGAAGACAATGAACTTAATATAAACAAAGCATTTACTATAATTACAGGTATTGAACAAGGTATTGTTAAATATACTCGTAACAATAATGAGTTTACTTTTTGGAATATAGATACAAAGGAATTTATATGAACAAATCTTACCTATTTTATATTAAACTTTCTAACATAAAAACACAAATTTTATTTAGATTGTTTAAAAGAAAATGGTGTATTAAAAATTGTTTTTGGTATTGTGACAATAAAATCTGTAAAGCTACAGATATAGAAATTAGAAATTGCAGTACTAAAAAAATAAAAGATACAGAACAAAAATTTGTAATAAAGGAGTTTACATGAAATATACTGATACAGAAAAACGGCAATTGCGATCTGCATTAAACATACTAGCTTCAAATGCATCGGAGAACGATAATAGCTTATCTAATTCTGATTTATCAAATATAGGTTTTTCACCTTACGGCATTATTTCCATAGATGGTGCAAAACGGAAAAGTGCAGATATACTTTATGACTTACTTACTAAGGAGTAACTATGAATGAAAATGATATAATTATAGAAGAGTTTGAAAAGTTCTCAAACCATACAATACCTGATACTGTTTTATTTTTAGCTTGTGATATAGCTACACGCTATCCCGGTAATTATGATATGGCAAAACATGAAGCATATGGATTTATATCAGGATTTCGCTCTGCGGAGTCTATTGTTACAACAAAGCTATTAGAAGATATCATGAAGCTTGCAGAAAGTAAAAGTTCATCGATTAATGAGATTTCAAACATGCTCATAAAATCTAAAGAAGATCTATCAGAAGTTAAGACTTTTCCAAAATCTGATGATCAATTAAAAGATGAGTTAAATACCTGTGTAAAATATTATTGTGATTCATATGATTTCATGTCTCGTTGTAGCTATTGCTTAACTGAATCAGAAATTATTAAGTGTATGGAGTTATGCTATAATGAAATAAAAGAATCCGTAGATATAATGAAAGAGGCTATTAATAAAATGAATTCTCATTTTTCTACTTTTAACAAAGATATGAAAGTAGTAATTGAGACTGCTCCTGATCTTACAAACTTTAAATTTACTGATGATATGCTGTAAAGGGAGTTATGAACCATACACTTGCAATTAGAGAAAAGGCAGAACTAATATATAAGCGATTAAATGAAAATAGTGCAGAGCTAATTGATACTTATATTAATATAATTGAAAAAGTACTACTTGAAATATATTGTACAGAAGATGTTAGAGCTACAGATACAACAGTAAAACAATATATTAACGATTTACTAGAAAAGCATTCTACTTATTTTAATGGAAAATAATTTGTTTGTCCTAATTGTGGATGGAAATCTGATTTTCCTATAGAGTTTATTGAATTGTATAAAGCTAAATGGAATAAGTAATTATGATTAGTAATCTTTTACTTTTTTAAAAGGAGTTTACATGAATATATTTAAAGGTTTTCTTATTGGCTTGGCTTGCATTGTAGGATTATTTGTAACCTGCTGGGCATTTCAAGGTAATGACTTTTTTATGGCTAAAGTATTTATGCCTCAGTATGAACAGGTAAGGAGGGATACATTTAAGCAGAGTCAGGCTTATAATGAAGGTATGGCTCAAGATATCTATGATATGGAGAAAGACTATATTAAAGCTACAGACCCTGTAATTAAATCTGGTTTGAAAGATTTAATTTTGCACAAAGTAGCTGGATATGAACTGAAAATGTTTCCATCTGATTTGAGAACATTTATTATTAACTTGAAGGAAGAGTAAAATGAAATTTAAACTTATCATGGTTGCAATATTTATCGGAATTCTATTTACATCGTGTGACTACACACCTACATCCGATGATGTAGCAAAAGTACAGCAAGAGAAAATACTTGCTGAAGGTAGTTCTGAAATAGGTATGCCCGCTATTACCGAATTTCGTGAAAAGAAAATGTTAAAATCAATTCTTGAACTACGGGATAAATCAAGTTATATTACCTACAGTTATCTATTTTCTGATATGACAGGAAAGTTTATTTTTGTTGGCAATACTATTGGATATCCTATTCCCTATTCTACCCAATATACTAATCCTACAAAGAATGGTAGTGATCATTATGCTTATCCTTATGTTATAAATCAAGCAGATCCAAATGGACTATTTTCTCCCTCTTCGTCTGCGGGAACTTGGCTAATGATGATATCTCCTAATGGTAAAGCCATTCCTGCTTATTTTGAACCAAATGTAGTTTGTTTACCGTATAAGCTTCCATCAGAAATGCTGGCATACGTGCCAAAGGGTTATTAGTTTTATAAAATCTATACTGATATAAAATGTATATCAGTATAGTTTTATTTTTAAATAGGAGAGATAAATAATGTATTTTCTAATACTTAATATAATTACTATTCTTTGGAGTGCTAAACGGGATAAAACAAAGAACGATATATTACTTCGTTTATTTATTACAAATATTACTAATATTCCCGTATGGGCTATACTTAAATATGTTTTACATTTAATTGATTAGAGGTAGTTATGCATTTAGTAAAAATTTCTGGAAGTTATAATGGAGTTACAGGTAAGCTTGAAATAAACCTGTATCATTATCCTGAGTATACTGAAACAAAGGCAAGCTATGTATGGGATAAAAAACGCATAGCAAAAAATAAAATTGGTGTAATTGATTCTATTACATATAATAATTCATTAAATTATCAGAATTTTTATATACTGTCATTAGAAGATACTGTGTCTATTGAAGATAACAAAGCTAAATTAAAAGATTATTTTGTTAAAAGACTTACCTCAATGATTGCAGAGCAAAAAAATCTTATTACTACAGCAGAAGCTACTTTAAGTAATCCTATATGGATAGAAAAAGAATCACGATATGATGATATTTAGTATAAGGAGATTATATGAATGCAGTTGATATTTTTGCCGCAAATGAATGTATAAAGCGTAATAGAAACAGCAGTGGTGGTGGAGGTAGCAGTAGTGATAGTGAAGACGATCACTCCATTGGATTCACATTTTTAGTAATTATCTTTTTCGTATCAATATTTGTAGCCGGTTGTACTTTTGACGAGCAACATCCGAAAGCTTATACTATGACTACGGTAGATATTCTTCCTTATGCTTATAATTATAAATCAAGTGGCTATGAAGGAGATGGAACACTAATTGTGTCTAATGGAAAGAAGGAAGTTCAATTATACGTTCATCATATAGACGGGTATAAGCTTTATGAAAAACAAACATGGATATTATATCTAGCTGATTATTATAATCCGCAATTTATTATTATTCTATTAGTAAGTTCAGTAATATTATCACTTATTTTAAGTTACTTTATTATTTGGATTTATAGTAAATGTTGTGATAAACCTGTAAAAAATAATAACTAAGTTTATATAAGGAGATATTAATGGAAAATACTATTGAAGACATTGATACAAAACCTATTACTAATATTGAAGATAATAAAAAATATGTAGTAGCTTGTATGCGACATACTGGTTCAGGTGATTATGCTATTTGTTTATGGGGACCAAATAGTAGTGGATATACACCAAATCTTTTAAAAGTGGGTATTTATACTGAAAAGGAAATAACTCGATTTACAAGTAAAGATGATTTTCCTATTGAATTAGAATATGCAAAATCAATCAGTGTTGAACGAGAATATAATTATAATAGTTGGGAGCTAGGACGCTTTATTTTAAATGATGAACTTTTTAGAAATACATTTAGTTTGCCTAAAAAAGCTCATTACAAAAGTCCATCTGATAAACAATATTTTAGATATAAAGGAAAATAATATGGAAAAGGATCATATGGAAGTAGGTCATTTAATAATTGCTGAAAAAATAATTAAACAAGGTAATTGTGACTATATTGCCTGTCTTGAATGCCCTGTAAATAATTTAATGCAAGTAGATCCTTCTTCAACTTTTTGTAAATGTTTTAGCTCTGATGAAGAAGCTATCTTGTTTTTTAAAGAGTTTATAAGAATGAATAATAAGAATAAAAAAGTAATCTAAAAGGAAACTAACATGGGTGATGAATACAGACTAATTATAATGGATGAGTTTGACTTTGAATATCAAAGCTGTCATAAGCAAGATATAATTAAGTTTATTCAATCTATGGAGGATGTTTCAATAGAAGCAATTATTCCTTATATGATTATTTTAGATATAGGCAGAAAGGATTATAAAGCTGTTATTGGATATCTACTTTATAATAAAGTTCCTATAGACTCAGCTTACTATCAAGTAAATAATGGAATGGATCTACATAAACTTTGTTTTAATAAAGACACATATAAGGAGTAATTTATGACTACTGAACTAATAAAAGGTTTGATTGATAATAAAATTCCAGAACAAGCTTCAGATGAAGAACTTGACTTTGGAAAGCAATTTGCAGAATATCAGCCGTTTGCTCAAGGATTTTTTTCTGGTTGTAAAACAACAGAACCTATAGCAAAGAAAGAAGCTCTGACAGATTTATTAATTTTTATTATTAATTATAAACCTACTATAGAAGAAATAAAAGAGTGGATTAATAGTTTTATTCAGGAATTATAATGTCTAAAAAGAGAAAAATAAAAATAGAAGGTATAGAAAAAGGTCATAATGTTACTAAAGAGTATTGTACTTTACATAAAAATATAATTACTAAAAAAAGAGTCAGTAAACAACCTGAAATAGAGTATATCAAGGAGATACAATGAATACTTTTACAAAATGTAAACTTCCTACTACAGAAGAAATGGAATTATTAAAATTAGTAATAGATGAAACTTATTGCCACACCTGTAATATATCTTGTACATGGGAAGAAACTACTGGTTGTGCTATGGGATGGTATTTATTATGGAAGAAAGAAAAAGAAGAGGTTCAGTAATCACGAAAAGGATAAATGACTTGCTGGACGTATACGTATTCCCATTTTTAATAAATCATCTTTAGCTTTATTAACAAGTACTTCCTTTAGTTCGCATTTGCTTTCACTGTCTTTCCATACCCATAAACCATCAGTATACTCACCAAAGCGCATAGCAATACTAATGCTTGCGCTTGCGCTATCTGAAATATCCTTTGCATACTTACCTAAAGTAGAGGTATCCCAATTAGTATTTGCTTCATCAGTAACTTCACCAATTATATGATCGATCTTTGGCTTCTTTGCTACTTTAGTTTCAGAACGAATAAGTGATTTTAAATTATTTTTTAAATAAATATTTTTACCACTTTTTATTCTGCCTTGAGCCATTAAGCTAACCATATTTAAATATGGTGACATATCTGTATCAACTGATATGTGCTTTACAGGTATTCCTACACGCTCTAAACTTTGTATTGATTGCTCTGACTGGAAGTGATCATAGCTAACCATTACTACTTTTATTCCACCTAAGGTAACTAAATCTTCTATAAAACATTTTATACTTTCAAGATTAATCTTGCTTCCTTTTGGTTCTATTGCTATAGTAAAATCCAGAATATAGATAATGTCACCATGTTCATTTACTTCCATATGACACATACTAATACCAGTAGTATCTTTTTTATAACTTTGGTCAATAGAAATATATCGAGGTGTATTATTATTTCTATAAAATTCATAGTGATCTTTTACATAAATAAAGAACTCATTTTTTATTTGATCCCATATTAATCGCTCTGGTATACTACTACTTGGCGCGGTGATATAACTATATTGATTGCGTAGATTACCTACAAATATATTTTCTATATGTTCTATATTCTCTATTAATCTTCCTTGTGCATTAGAAGGAATACCTGCTATATCTTTTAATGACTTACAAATATTTTCATAAAACTTATTATAGAAAAACTTTGGAACCATTAAAACTTCTTCTAAAGAAAAGTTTTTTATTTCAGACTCATCTATTATGCGAGGTTCTTTAGAGCTTCCACCAACAAATACAGGAAATCTATCTTCTATATTAGGTACACTGTTTGGCATTATGTCCCAAGCACTACCACGGAATATTAAGTTTTCTGGATTACGATCTGCTTCACCACTATAAATATATTTATCAATTGGACTATCCCAACTATTAGGAGAGCTATCCATAATGTCTCGCGCCCAAAAAGTAGTTGATGGAGAAAATATATTATTATCTTTATCTTTATATTTTTGCTGTTCTTGATTTGGAAAGCGACTCAAAATTCTCCCGGCTCCGTCTTTAAATAATCTGTCAATGTATTGTGGAGATTTTCCTTTATCCAAGAAGAAACTTAATTCTGTAAATATAGTTTGTACTAAAGTTAAGCCTAATAATCTAGCAGGATCACTTGCAACTTTTAAATTTATATTTGCTGTATTTAATGGATTACCAATAGTCAATATATTTGTTTCTCCTGCTGTAGTCCAAGGAATAATTGCACCCTTATGTTCAGTTGCAAATTTATTCATACCCTCAATTGTTTTACATTTTTTAAACTTAGGCTTTGAGCTTGATTCTGATGTCATTAAAAATTGTTTGAATGGTTCTATTAATATTTCTGTTACTTTATCAATACTATAGCTTACGAAAATAATTGCTATAGGTGACGCTTCTCCTAATATAGAACTCATTGTTTTCCAAGGATTACGCATCAATGCTATATTAGTTCCTGCAAACAAACTATTCAAAACCGAAAAATAACTTTTACCCATACCAATAGCTGTACTTAAATAACAGTGTCTATATCCTTTTTCTGGATTATACCATTCACATAACCATTCACGTATATGAGGACGAATAGTATCACTTGTCGCGCCTAACCATTCAGGAGATAAAAACTCTTCAATAGTAGGAGGCTTTTGATAATAAAGCATTCTCCAGCTTTCAGATAAAAGATTAGAAATTTGGTCATTAGAAAAATTAGGATTATTTGCTAATACACTTAATGCTTTCTTTAATTCAAGTATATCTGCTTGACTAAAATCATCCAGTAAAGCGACATCCATATCACCTTGCAAAAGATCATAGCTTTGATCTACAAGATTAGCTAATTGTTTTGAGTCCAGATTTCCATGAGGTACAATTATATTTGAAGACATTCTATATTATTTTCCTATATAGTAAAACTATTTCCTTATATAGTAATAGTTATTAACTATTATAATATGAGTTTAAAAGAAAACGATGATGAAGTTATTCAAATCTATAAAGATGCTATAGATAATTTTACACTAAATAATGATAAAGAAAATAGAGATAAGTATACAGACCTGTTATTTAAAAAGTTTCATGTACAGTATGAAACAGACATGACAGAAAAAGATCCATCCAATCATTATTTCTCAAAAGAGTTTATTTCCTTTAGAGAATATAACAATTATTGTGAAAAAAGATATGAATGGAAGTTCCATACCTATGGTATAAAAAAATATGATAAGCCTTTATTTATGAATATTTTAATAGATGATACTATTATAAAAATACTTGAAAGTTTTGGAATAAGTATAGTTTATAAAAGTTTTTCAGGTACAGAGGAAGCCCGAGTTGTAGGTACTTCTATAGATGAAATTGAAATTAAAAGAGGATCATATATTTCTTTTTTTTACTTTAGTCCACGAAATAGGTCATTTATTTGATAATGAAAATAAAGAATATAAAACGCCTTGTCATGACATGGCAGAATCACCTTCAAGTTATGGAACTTTAAATGGAGGTGAATGCTTTGCAGAACATTTTTCTTATTACTTTTGTAATCCTACTTGGTTAAAGCATATTCATCCAGAAGGATATGACTGGATGAATAAAAATATTACTTACAAGTATAATCTATTATTAAAAAATCTTATAAGATCTATTTAGAGGTTACTTATTGACATTATTTAATTACTTGTATATACTCTGTTTATAATTATATGAAAAATTGTTAAATGATTTATAAAATAATTTGAGTTAGTATGAAAATTATTGATCCATCTGTTACCTATGTTCCTAATACAGTTCCATATAAGAAAATGGAATATGCTGGAAGGTTATGTTATCGTTCTGAAAATAATATTAAAGAAGATAGTTATATTCCTTTTATTAAAAAAATAATTGAAAAAGGTCATTTATCAATATTAGAGCATGAAAGTATTTCAATGCTTGTGTATGATAATGCTGAAGACATAACTAGAAAACTTTTTAATATTATTCCTGATAGTAATTTTTATGCTGGATTTTTTAATATAAGTAGTATATTGAAAGATGGATATTGTTATAGTATTATTAGTGCTAATGTTAGAGCTTGGTATGAATTACTAAATTATATTTTTAAAAATTCTTATTATTCTTTATTAAAATGTGGAGAACAAAATATTTATATACAGTTTTATAAAACATGTACTATTCTGTATCCTATAATTTTTTCAGAACATATTGATGACTATGTTGATTATCTTTTTCCTATCCTTACTATATCAGAAATAAAAGATCTTTTAAAATTTATTCCTAATGAAAATAGTAGAAACTATGAAATTAATAAACATTGCTACGAATCTTTTGTATTTACTACAAGCAGATCAGTATCACATCAATTAGTTCGCCATAGAAAGAACTCAGTTTCGCAATCCAGTCAAAGATACTGTAATTATAGTTCAAATAAGTTCAATCATTCAATTGATTTTATTCTACCTTACTCAATCAGGCAATCAATGATTAATGCTGATATATTAACCAGTACTACTTTAATAGCTCCATACCTTACTGCTTATTCTCAAGCGGAACAAGCATACTTTGACTTAATAGATATAGGTACTTTACCAGAAACAGCACGTGAAGTTTTGCCAAATGGAACAAGTACAACTATTATGAGTACAGCAAATATAGAACAGTGGAAAAAGGTAATTGATTTACGTTGTGATAGCCATGCACAAGGTGATATACGAGAATTAATTACTATTGTAAAAGAAAACTTAGAAAAAGAATATAATTTAAACTTATAAGGATGAAGTATGAATAATGCAGTTATTGATAAAAACGAACAGGCTAAAGAGTTAATACGTTGCTTTAGTTCAATTGAAAAGAAGCAAGACGTATATAAGTTATTTAAAGGTATTATTACTTATATTGCTATTTGTAATGCAGGTAATGATGAGATTGTATTACCTGATATTGGAACGCTTAAACTAAAGATAGTAGAAGATAAAGTGTATATGAGTATTTATCCTATCCCAGAATTTGAACAGTATATATTGAAATGTAAGCAAGCTGAAGATAATGAAGATTATAGTGATAGTCCTTTATTTAAGCAACTTCGGAGTGAAGTAAATATGAGCTTAAAAAGTAAGTTATAGGTCTTTATTTATAGCATGATACACTTTATCTTTTAATTGTATCATGCTATGGTTTATTGAAAATAAATAATAAAATGTATTTATGGTTTTTTGAATTTTAGATGTTATTAACATGCTATCATTTTCTGTTACTACTAAGTTTACAATAATATCTTTTAATCTTTTGTTTATTAAATCATTTTGATTAATTAATGCTAATAAACTATCTGTTAATTCTTCGCCGGATAGTTTATCTATGATGCTTGGTACAGCATACTTTTCTTTCTTAAAACTTTGCATAACTACATATCTATTAGTTTCGGGATTGTATTCAGCTATACTGTATAAGTTCTTATAATCTTTGTTGTCTTGTGTTCGACAATGAATTTTACTTTGTGATAGAAAATTCCAATGATCTGCACAACGATAGAAGTAATCTTGATGAGTATCGTCCCATGACTTATCTGTTATATCATAAAAACTATAGCTATAGGGGTGACTTAGAAACTACTTTCCAGCTTAAAATAGTCTGTCTACATTCTAATGGCATATCATTAGGAAATTCTTCCGACAATAAATATAAATATTTTTTAATATTATTATTTGAAAAAGTATCTCGTTCTGTCTCAAGTAAATGATCTGTTTCAAGTAATCTCATTATACTCTATCTACTATTACTTTTGTAAATTCAGGTGTTTCTATTTTAGATAGTATTTCATAACTATAATTATTTATTATTAAATATTTCTTTAACTTTTGATCTGATAACTCGGCTAAAAATTCTTCATACTCGAAGCTATCTTCATCATTGATGCACTTCAAAAATACTTTTATCATATTATAATAGTTATGAGTTACTAACAATATATTGCTTTACAGTATTAAGAAAATTATCTTTATAAGGATTATTTGCTAATCGTATAACTTGTTTATGCTTTCTAAACAATTGTATCTGTTCGCCTGTTAATCCTGCTAGATTATTTTCGATTAATTTTATTGCTTTCTTTTCTCCAATCCCCATAAGTCCATGTAAGTTATCTGATGTATCTCCCATTAAGCTTTTAAAAACAGCTATATCATAATCAGGGATAGATTTAAAAGTATTTTTAATATGGGTATATACCCCTTTACTTAATTTCTCCTGAACTATTTGAATCATATCATTATCATGAGATAATATATAATTTGAGTTACCCGTTTCTGTCATATAGCGACAGAGTGCATATATAGTATCATCTCCTTCAGCATTTTCCACTTTTATATTTTTAAATATATTATTATCAGGAACATAATTTAGACATTCATACAACATTGGCTCTTTTTCTTTTCGTGTTCCCTTGTAATCAGGAAATATAGTTTTACGCCATGCAGTACTATTAATTCCATCCCATGCTACATAGGTTGCATCACATCCTAATTGTTGTTCGATCTTACTTACTCTATTATTAAAATAATCAGCACATTGCATAGGTATAAGTTTTTCAGGGTAATTTTTACTTACAAAATATCCCGCGCATACAAGATTATTTCCATCTACAATTAAAACTTTCATATAAGTAACCTACTCTGTTATTCTACCAATTTTCTTGATGGGAAACATCTATATCTTTGTTAATTAAATCGCTATGAATAGTTACACCACATCCAATACTGTTAGGTCTAAAAATAAAGGTATAACCACCATAACTTCCCATTAGATCCTTTATCTTTTCTTTCCACTCATCAAATTCTTTCTCTTGTATTTCATCTAACTCAAAAGTATATTTAGCTCTACCCATAATATTTATTCCTTTATTCCTTTGCTTTTAAATAGTCTTCACGTATAATTTCATATACTTGTTTATCCACAATGGAGTTATCTAGTAGTCTTTCATCGTCTTTAAAATATCCAACTATCTTTCCATTATAGCGCTCAATGAACTTATTGTAAACCTTTATAGCCGGATTTCCGATATATACACTCCAATGTATTTTATTAAACTTTTTATATACAAATAAATAATCAATAAATTCTAAAACATCTTTTGTAAAAGTATAACTAATTTTAGGCATTTTAAAATAGCAAACATACATATGATTTACAGAATTAATAGCTTTATTTAAGGATACACCAATATATCCAATTACTTTTCCATCACTATCAACACTTACTCGTGATATCTGATTATACTCTGTTTCATCTATAACGAATAACTTGTACCAATAATCTGCACTAATAAAATATTTATATATTTCTTCTTTTTCCATTAATTCAATATTTATTTTATCTAGTTCAGCTTTATAAGATATAGCAGGTCTAAGCATTTTATTCCTCTTTCTTAAAACATTTAAGCTTACTAAAAATAGTATCTTCGCACCAAACTACTATAGAGCTATAAACTATTCCTGAAAAGAATAATAGATCATTTGGTGAGCAGGTTATAAAGAAATAAGCCATAAGTCCATATAAAGCGATAGAATACAAATATTTATTTATTACAGGTAAATAATAATTAAAACCTATCTTTATTAATCCTTCTTTTGGAAATTCAAACAATCCGTTGTCTATTTCAAGACATACACTTTTAGTAAAAACTTCTGTTACTTTAGTAATTTCTCCACCATGAAAGGCGCAAGTCTTTCGTATCTTTACATTATCTCCGATCTTAAATTTATTATTCATTAGTATCATCCTGTGTTTCAATATAAGTTCTAATTTTGGCTATTGCTATATCAGTTAACTTGCAATCATCAATATCTACATTACATGATTCATTATAATCATATGCAGGACATGTAGACTCATCGGTTACACCACAATGAACACCATAACAATTACCACAAGTAAGCATGTTTTTTAATACTTCTTTGTCAATGTATTCCATAACTTTTTTACTCCTGATTCTTTGTATGAAAATTCAAATAGATTATTATTAGCTTTTACTATAGAAATAAAATAATCAATAATTGATAACTCTGAAATATATTCGAGGTTACAATCATAACTACAAGTACAACTATTTAAAAAAGCATCTGCATCTATACAATTAATAAAATTATTATAATACTTAAACTTATATTTTTTATTATTATAGATAATAATAGCAGTATTGTCAGAATAACAAATTATTTTACACCTAAAAGTATTCTTTATTATAAATAAAAATGTTTCAAAGTTCATGATTTACCTTTTTATATATTTCCCAAAAACTTTCTGGCATATATACATTAGGTAATTGATAACAACTTTTAAATAAAGGTGCTATATCTTTTGGTGTATATCCTGCATAGCCACATCCAATTTGAGTAACATAAAAAATTAGAGTAGGATGATTTATTACTTGTACTTCAAAAGCTTGAATATATGTTTGTATCTTATCTAAAGGAAGTGTTTCAATATTCTCGTCTTTTGTAGGAATGGCAAAACTTTGACCAAACAATCCAAACCCTTTACCCCATACTGCACCAAATTCATTATAAGCTAATTTAGCGGCACCAAGTCCGTGGCGACCTTTTTCATTTGAGCCGAAGCAGAACACTTCCTTTGGTTTTAGTTCTGTTATTCTTTCAGGTGTTATATTCATTTATTAGTAATCCCTTTCTATAAGATATCTTAATCTATTTAATTCACTTATTCTTTCACAAAGCATCCAATACTTTATCATAGTATTATGATATTCGGACATTAATTCTATACCTTTTCCACCTGTATTTTCATAAGTATCTATATCGACAACAAGACTTGTTTTTTCTTTTTCTAATTCCATAAGTCTATTATTAAATATATCCTCATATTCTTTATTCATTATACCCTTCTATCATAATATGATCTTCTGAAACTTCTTTACTATTAAGAACTAAACTTACACTTAATCCATGCTTACAATTCATTGAGTAATATTCATTAATCTGTATTTTAATATTTTTCTCTATATAGTCTCTAATTATGTCTTCGTCCATATTCTTCCTTAAAATACTTTTGACAAGCTTTATTTGATTTTTCAATAGTATCTTTTATGTTATTTCTTACTATTTCCATTTCATTCTCTTCATATTTTTTAAGTTCGTTAATAAGATAGGTATGAGCTTCTGAATACTTTTCAGAGAAAAATGATTCATCAGTAAAAATACACATATTATCTTTAGCTTTATCCTCTACATCATAACAAGTTACATAGTTACTTATTATTTTTTGTATTTTTACTTTTTGAATAATATAATCAATTTCTGAACAACTTATATTTATATAAAAATATTCTTTACCTTCTTCAATGTTCATTTTATTCTCCTTAATAATTTTACATCCTTTAACATGACAAAAATCATCTATATGACAATCATAGCAACAAGTAAGATTAGGGCAATTTTTTTCTACTATTTCATATACCCCATTACCAAACTTATTATACAGTTCATTCAAAACTTCAGTAACCATTCTACTATTAGGTGATTGTAATAGTATACACTCATTACACTTTTCATCACATAGATAGCTTCTGTCCTGTTTCACAAACTACTCCACTTATTATATACTACACTCATAAAATCATTAATTTTTCCATCAAAATAATAGCAGTCTATATTTGTTCCGCGCAAACTATCTGCAAGTACCGGATCAATTGTCATAACTGCATTAAAAGTAGCTTGACCTTTTCTTTCAAGTTTAGAACTCATATGATGTCTAAATGCTTCATCAAACTGCTCATATATTGTTTTATTCATTTTATTCTCCGAGGTATATTATGAAGAGTGCTATATGGATCATCAATAATCCAAAAGCCTACACTTGTGCAATTCTCTTTTATTTCAGGTGATCCAAATTTACCTAAAGTATCATGATGAAAATAAACACTTAATTCTCTATTACTTAAACCTGATAATTCCATAGCTTGCTTTTTAGTGTAAGCTATAATAGCACACTCTTTAGTATGACTACTTGAATAATTAGGATCATTATCAAAATATCTACCAATCCACATTTTAAGTTGTTTCATAAATTATCCTTTTGGAAATGGAACAGGTTTATTATTTATACCATATGCAACACTTAGTTTACCTTTGTACATTACGTAAGCAGATTCTTCATAGAAAGTCATAGTATTATAGTCAGGTATATATCTATTTTTTATTTCAATATCTTTTTTATCAAATCCTGCTTTATGTAAAAACTGTGTCCCTACAGGTGTTCCTAGCCATTGAATAACAGATGCAACTATCTTTAGTTCTCTTTCTGATAATGTATCTAATGGCTCCTGCCTATCTGAGGCTCCAAACAGATAATCCCAAAAGTTTCTATTATGGCTGTAAGCCATATACTCATTAAATAAACTATTAAACAAAACTTCATCTTCAAAAAATGAATCATCTTGCTGAAGTCTAAATATATTAAAACCTACAATTTTTTCCATAGATTATATTATTCTTTTATATACTTTATGTCAATTACTAAAAAATACTAATCATAGTATCTATATAAAGAAATAACGGAATCATCTTTATCTTTTGATCCATCATAGCAAACTGCTACTTTTGATATTGTAGCATTAAGCTTATTTAATTCTTTTTCAATCATAAAGCGAGTAGTACCAGAATAATAGCTATCATCAATAAACATAAACTTCCGATTAGTAATTGAATTACTAAAAGGGGATAAATCAATTACTTTTGAATCAGCAAGTCTTAGTCCACCATTTGCTACAATAATTGTAGCGCCATATAATTGAATATCAGGAATTTGACTAAAGTATAAACCAAACTTTCCTGATACAATGATTGCATCGACATCATTAGAAGTTGTAAACATGGAAAATAATTTCATGCAAAAATTTGAGTTACATACAGCCCTGTCCAGATTATCAAAAAATCGTTCTCCACCTTTATGTAACAGTATCATTTGTTTTACAATTTCATCTAACTCTTTTACTTTTGTATTCATTTAAAAAATCCTATTCTAGTCTTTATGTTTTAATATAAGTTCAATGCAGTTTTTAAACTCTGCCATTGAAGATAAATATCTATCAAATAATTCATCGATTTTAATCGTATATTCTTTTGATAAAACCATTTGCCTTTCAGTAAGTAAACAATCAATATTAGTATCACAATAAGTAGCATAGCACTTTAAAAGTTTTGTTATATCTTTATTCATAGTCAAACAAATCCTCTTTATACTTATCCATTAAATTCATGGTTCCATAAAATGTTCCATCATGCTCTTTCTTTCCATAGATATAAGCATTATTCCACATAGATTTTATTTTATTATCAATGTCTTTTTTTTGTGCTTCAAAAGGAATATCTTCAAGAGTATCACACATATGACGTGCATCAGAGGAACTTAAATAACTATAGCAAATTTCTCTATAATCAATTGATGGAAATTTAGATTTACTATGAATATCTTTCAAAGCTTTCTCTATATAAATATCCAATTCTTCTTTTCGCACATTATGACCAAAATATCCAAAAGATTTACTTTTAGTATATTGCTGTGTTTTTTCATAATTCCATAAGTCATCAGAAAAACCACCTTGCGCTAATTTCTGATCATACTTCCAGTCTACACTGATATAATAAATATACCCTGCTTGTTTTCTTTCATCTGCTTTTATTTTTTCTTCATTTAGCTTTCTAAGTTCATAACGATCATTATACGCTTCTGACTTATTTCTAGAATAGCCAAGTTCAAGAGTATACTTATCAATCAGCATTTGCATCTCAGCTAGAGTAGCATAGTTTGTAGGTATGCTTACATTATAATAAGTAGTATCCTCAATAAATATTTCAAACAAGCCATATTCTGTATCTTCAAAAATATAGTCACCAGTTACAGAAAGTTTTTCTTTATCAAACTCTGATTTTGATATTTCTTTGTACATATAAATATCACGAGAGGAAAAGCTTGCAAAGCAAGCATGAATCTGTAAATTAATTACATAGATCGGATCGTACATAGTATCTCCTTAATTATTTACTTTATTGTATTCTTTTTCAAACTTAACAATTGACCATATATTTTGAGTACAACAGCAGGGACAAACTACTGAAGAAGGTTCTACTATTGGAACTTTTTCTACCCAAGTATGGTTACATCTATCACAAGTTATGGTCCATTTTTTCATACCAGAAAAATGATTATAAAAACCATTTGCTTGTATTGCATTAGGTGTTACCTTTTCCATATTATTTAATCCGTTTACCCTTTAATTTTAGAAAATCTTTAAATCCTTCCATAACTTGCTCTGACATTTCTTTAGAAGAAATACAACACTCACCTGTATCATTATCAGATTGTGTTTCTATAAACTGGCTAATCAACTCTTCTAATTCTGTATTCTTTATATTCATTCCTTTTACTTTGAACATTCTATAAACAAATTTGCTAAACACTTATTCCATTCACCTGATAAAACAGTAGTTCCTAAAATAATACAGTTATCGCAATAACCATGCTTCTTTCGATTGCAATTCTCACTAAAGTATTTTTCAATTACTTGTTGATTAACTTTAGATACTTCAGCAATTTTTTTTGTTTTCTAAAGATTCTTTATATTCCTGTTCATTAAAAATATATTCCATACTTATTTCCTTACTCACCATTAAAGCAATCAAGTATCTGTTTTCCAAAATAAGAAAACTGATAAAACTTATCATTCTGTGTTTGTTTATATAGAATATCCGACCTATCAATAATCTTTTTAATAAGTTCAATATCGTAACTATCCATGCACTGTTGTATATCTTTAATTTCTTCCTTATAACAGTCATAGGAATAATCTCTAACTAGACATTCTATATCATCGCAATTTGAACAACTTGACTCAAACATTTTTACTCCAATAAATATTAAGCATCTATAACTTTAACAGTACATCCTTTAAAACACCATTCATCATGTTCTGACAAGCCAGATCCAACAGACCGAGTACCTGTAGTAAAGCTAAAAGATTTTATATCAACTTTTTTATTTGTTTCTTTTTCAATATAAGCTATTACCGCTTTCTGAATTTCATCAGGTTCAAGACAAATTATAGCAGTCATTTTCATAAAAAACTCCTTTTATACCTTATAAATAAGTATCTTATCTAATACTCTATAACACTCTGGACAAAGTAATAAAAACTTTTTCCCATATGCTTTTGCTTCATCTTTTGGCAATTCCACATTTCTCCATCCTAATATTCCAGCATGATAAGCAGAATAAGCAACACTAGATATTCCAGCATCACATCTTCTATTACCACATATTGAAAATTCATGTTTATCATCAGCAATATTTATTAGCAATGTTGATTGAAACATAGTATTACTTTAAGATCTTCTTCGCTATATCCATTGGTTGAAACAGTCATATATTGATTATTGACAAACTGCTCATAATAATTACGATCCCAAGTCAAGGAATAAAGTGGAGTACCATCACAGTCACGAGTATGCTTACATACCAACAAGCGAACACCTTTATTAGGAGCATCTTCATAATTAATTTCAACTAATGACCACAAAGAAATTTTATGTGTAATTTCAAGATTTTTTTTCTTCCATGTTTTTCCAATAACATCAGACGGAAGATCATGCGCCATTTGTATTACTGCCATTGAATTTACTCCTTTCAAATCTTTTAAATCGTCTTCTAAATTAACATCAGGTTAAGGCAGTTGTTAGGTTCTTTTTTTTCGCTTTTTCTTCAATCGCTTCCCTAACCCATGCCGCTTTTGGTGCCGGGATAGCGTCCCAGATTTCCTGATTTACCCGTATTTGGGTCAGCTTTGTTTTTTCAAAAATAGGGCGGCGGCCCGCCCCATTTCGCTTGCCGCCGTGTTGCATCAAATAACCTCGTATCCGTTGATTTCCCAGTCTATCGCCGAACCATCTGCGTCTGCGTCTGCAATTGTCTGCTCTTGCTCGGGTGTTGTGTAGTAGTAGGCAATAAGCGTTTCGCCGTTGGCGGTCTTGAGTGATGCGGTGTACTCGGTTGAGTCGTCGCCGTCGCACTGTAACCGGCTTGTGGGTTCGCAGTTAACATAATCGAGCTTTTTGACGATCTCTGATCCTGCGATTTCGATAGCCTGTTCTCTGGTAAGTTTTCCGTGCTTCATTTGTTTTTCGGGTTTACTGACCAGCCCGTAGGTCGTTTAGATTTGGTTGCCTTAACTATCAACCTTGATTAAAGCATACTACAATCAAGATATTATGTCAACTAAATAATGTAAAAAAAGGCAGAAAAATGCACTTTTTCGCTCTTTTTTGCGGTCAATCCATATAGCAGCTACTGGCGCTATATGGATTGAGCGTCAACCTAACACTTGGTTCACCTGCAATCCGCAAGATTGTCAGGTGGAACCAGTTATTAGAAACTCTTAATTCTGTTCAAAATATCAGGATAATATTCGAACTCCCATTCCGTTCGTCCGAAACCATCCGCACTTGAACCTGCGAGTGAATGAGTTCGTATGTTTTCACGTGGCCATCTTCCACCTCCGAGGTATCCATATACAGGGCATAGCGGTAAATCATTATGATAAATATATGCGAATACTTCTTTGTTTGTAAGCAATGATAATGGGCGACAAGTATTTTCTGAAAAGAAGCCGTATTTTTTCCAGTTCAATAATCGACGCCCTGATTCATCGTTTCTTATTCCGGTAATTCTATGATGCCCATATTTATTAGCCGTTTCTTTCCAGTGCAAATCTTTTGCACGAACGCGTTTATAATCAAAATATTCCTCGTGATAATCAATATTGTATTTCTTCAGAAACGCATCGCGAACTAATTCACAATCTGGATTATCGCGGTCATTAAAACGTACATATACAACCGGATATTTTAATTCCATTAGCGCGACAAGATGAAGAAGAATAATCGAATCCTTTCCCCATGACGTATATATAACAGTATCAATATGTTTACATGAAAACTCATTGATAGATTTTTTTGCAAGCTCTATTTTCTTTTCAGAGTATGTTGATATTTTATCAATCTCCTTATACTCTTTCCAAAGTTTCAAATCTTTTTCTGTATGACGATCTGTTATTATTAACACCTACCATCTCCATATGTACTGTTTGTAGTTTCTCTCGTTAACTGTTTATCTTTTCGCGCTCGCGCTTTCGGTTCTTTTAATTTTTTATACCTCACAAAAATACTTTTACTTCTCTCACGTATGTATATTTCTTTCGTGTTGTTGTGGACGTTGTATGTCCGTTCTCTATCGTTTGATCTTATCTCGTTTTCTACAAGATATTTATTTAGAGCCGCAACACATAAATATAATTCTTTCGTATCCGTCCCGGCTCTAAATATTATCTTCTTGTCAATCAACATGGAGAAGCAATCTCCCGATAATTCTCCGGATGCCAATACGGCATATTCGCCGCGCCGAAAGAATGTTTGTATCCAGTCATATTTTGACATTCGCTTCCGAACGGAATTATTTTCATAAGCACCGGCTTGCCTTGACGTAATGCAGAGATGGAATAATCTTCTTCAGTTTCTTCAAACGTCCAATCTTCAACCTGACCATACCCAATATTACGATGCTTCCCAATCGCATAGACTGATTTTACTAGCTTGTGTATTTCTTTTCTATCTCCACGTACAAACCAGCATACGCAATCAATAAGGCGAATCCGCTCAGGAACATACCGCATCTTATACGGGCCAGATGCTACAAGCAGAGACTTGCGGAACTCAGGCGCAAGAAGCAAGGCTATTTCGTCGGTGTCAATCCGCTTTGATATTCTCTCAACCCATTCATCATGAGGCTCGGGAAGTATCGGCGCTGAACAGCAGAACACGTCAACGCCTGAAATAGTACGCTGCGCAAGTGGGATCGGCGGATTTTGAATATCGCTCAACGGCGTATCTCTTGTAAGCTTTCGGCAATGTTTATACCCAAGCCGACGCGCAAGTTCCCATCCGAGTATTGCGTCAAACTGTGGGGGTTCTCCAGCCAAAGGGCTGGAAAGCCATGCGGTGACTTTCCAGTTCTTTATCATAAGCCGAGCGCTCCTTCAGCAAGTTTTTTCGCGTCCGCTTTTTTCCCTTTGTTCGGGAATGTATCATCGAGCCATTGCGCAATTTTTTCTGCATTCGCGTGTACGTGGTCGATATACATTTTCACGATATCAGCCGGATTGAGTTCATTTCCCATGAAGTCGTCTCCGTCCTCGAAGAAAATCGACATCTTGAGTTTTCCATGTCCTATGCGTGATTGACCTCCGATAAATCCGCCCGCTGCATCCCACTGAATAAGCGAATGGAGCAATGCCCCTACTTCGATCGGTGAAATATTCTGTAAGGTGAACCCATGATAGAAAACAGAACCGGGAATTACATCCTGTCCGTTGTAAATCATAAGATTTGATTTTACGTCATCGGATTTTTCTTCAAGCATAAGATCAGCGTCGTTCCGTTTTTGCGCATCTCCGCGGGTGTACTGATATTGATCGATGAAATCTTCCGCCGAACGCAATGCCTGTTCAGGAAGTTCGTAGCCTTCTGGAAGTTGTTTCTGAATCTGGCTTCTGTTTTCCTCGCAGACCAAAAGCCCTCGAAGAACAAACAGAGATCCACCGATAACCTGATTTCGTAGTGATCCTCCGAGCAGTCGGGTGAGCGGCATGAGTGTTTGCATTTCTGCAATACGCCCAAGGTTTTCCGTTGTCGAAGATTCTGTCAGAGAACCGCCATTCAGTAGGTAATTCGCTTGATCGATGTTCAGCTTCCCGACAAGTCCGCACTCTTTGATAAGGTAGAGGCCGCCTGGATCGCGTATCATCTTGTGACGAATTGCGTTGCCAGACAGAACCGGAACCTGTCTGATTTTATTTTTGAACAGGACTGATTCGCGGTTGATGACGGATTCATTCCCAGAGGTTCCCATCATGTGCGTGATCGGAGATAATGCCGTTGAAAGGCAATGTATTTTGCAGTTTTTAATTAGTTCCATTTTCTGCACCTCCGGTCAAACGATCTTCTGCATCGGGATTGTCCTGTGGTGTTTTTCGTGAGTTCCAGAGCATCCGCGCTTTGACGCAAATGAACATATGCTTTGCCTCGCATTCGCGGACAAACTGCTCTTGCCATTCTTTCGGGCGAACAAGCATCTCGTCGATGAAAGCCGCAAGCCCGCGATTCGCCGCTACTTTTCCCGGTTCTGCCTTAATGTATTTGAGCATCTCATTGACGAACAGCTCCCAGTCGCCGCCGCATTTTGCAGCTGCGACAATAAGGCCGTTTCCGATACGCTCCCATAAAGTTTTCCGGTCAAGGTCTTCGCCGAACACCTCAGCCAAGATCGAGCAGAACCTGACCGCCTGATCCTTGATTACTCCGAGTTCCATTTCTGGAATCGTCCGGCTTTTGTCCACTAGTCCCGCGAGTTCCTGCCGGAACTTTTCCGCACTCAATACTTGCATACTCATTCTGTGCATTCTCCTTTGATAGCGATAACCACGCCGCAAGGCGCGACAAAGGCTGGTCACGAATGGCCAACCATTTTTCAAGAGTTTCAATTTCACCATGATATTCGTTATATCGGGTATAAGATGAAAAAGAGATTTCTCCCTGCAGTGCAGGTTTGCCAAGAGCCGCGCAAATCGGTGTACACATTTCAAGGCGTTCTGCAAGCTGTTCGGGAATTACTTCGATACATTCATCTTCAAGAAGAATTGAAAAACACTTTTTACTCATTGCGATAGGTGCACGGAATATCAACTGCTTCTGCCCGGAATCTGCAAGGATTACTGCAAATGGCGGTTCGGGAGGATTGGCTAAAAGCTCGCGCCATTCTTTTATATGGGCCTTTGTTCCGGCGAGCTTATGATCTGTAAATAAAATCCACGAATACATTCGCGGGCACATACCACGCGCGTTCTCTCTGACTTTCACCGTCCCGTCGATGAACGGCATTTTGTCTTCGCCATTCCCTAGAGATTCAACGCAGCCGACACAAACAAATTGCGACTGTGGATATTTCACAATATCGCGATTGGTAAACGTATCTTTTACGTAATCAGCGGTTTTATATTGTTCATCACACGATGCACCACAGTAATAGCAGTTGTGATCGCCGTGATTATGTTTATTCCCAGAAAATAATTCTGATGCTGTCAATCTTCCCTCCTTTTCTTCCCGCAAATTATCCGTGTAGTGGCCGCAAGGCCGGTACACGGTTGTTTGTCGTTCTAACATAAATTCCACTGTTCAGTATAAGATCACACTTTATACTAACATTACTGCAAGCACAAAGCGTTAGTATCTGGCATATAATCCTCTTCATCTTTGGTCTTCTCTCGCAGTGCTTTAATATCTTTGTATTTAGAGTTTATTAAAAAGTTTTCTTTAATAATTAAAGAATCATTTTTAAATTCTATAATTTCTGTTTCTTTCATACTGCCACCTTTAATTTGTAGTTACTCGGCATATCATTTAATGTTCGCATATAAGCTATTCCTTTCAATGCACAATCAAAATGTGAAATAGTGGAATAGACAGGCATAATAAGCTTTTCTGTTTTATCATACATTGTCCCTACAAAGGAATCATTACCTTTTGTATCTTTTCCTATAGTTACATATACAGTAAAATCACCTTTCTTAAAACCCCGATTTTTCATATTACCTCCTTACAGTCTTTCAATAACATCTTGCAATGTTACTGTATCTTCAATTACTAAACTTTGAATTCTGAAAAAACGTTCAAGTGTCTTAATATTAGAGTCATTAGTAATTGATTTCCGATAATATTGTACTTGTTTATTCTCTATTTCGGGGTAGGTTATAGTAGCCTTATTTTTTGTATATATTCGCAAAGTATATTGTACCGATTTCTTTTGTATAACTGTAGATATAGTTAATCTCTTCATATTCATAATAGAATTATATACCTATAATAGATTTATGTCAACTAATAATATGAAAATATTAAATACAACTAAGCTGAAAATAGCTATTTTGCTGTGAAATATTTCACAATTACAATAATTTTATATAGATAAAAATCTATAGACCTCTTTATTATTGTTATCTGTAAAAGTAATACCATCGATAGTAGTGATAATATCAAAATGAGTATGCCCTACTATTTGCTTATAGCCAGTCAATTTGTCAGACAATAATGCCTCTGGACGTATCCATAAACAGCTATTGTCCTTATTATTTCCATAACCTTTTGGATCATAGCCGTTCCAACCAACAGAAGTTCTATATTCATTAAATCGATTATTAATATCAAGTGGATTAGTAAGATTTAAAACTTTCATAAAGCTATTACTGATTCCAGCATGAGAGATAAGTGTATCGTCAATTTGATATACTATTTTAATTAAGTCCATATTAGCTTCAAGTACTTCTTGTATATCAAATCGAGCAGAAAATTGAGCGCCACTACAACTTAAATAATAATCTGGTTCTAGTCCTCTAAGATATTGATGGCAATGATTTCCTAGACAAAGATGAAATCGTGAATCTTTTCTGACTACTTTACAGATTTCTCTAAAATTTGTAATTTGATCTATAATAGAAAATCCATCTCTGGAATCAAAATAATCTCCTACAAAATAAAAATTATCAAATTCTTCTTTTATATATTTCTTCCAATCACTGCGACCATGAATATCGCCAATTACTATATTTTTAAGCATATAAAAACCTCAATATTATTTTATCATATGTCTACAATGCTGTCAATAATAATATCTATTTCCTTATCAGATAAGTCTATTTTATTTATTTGTTCTAATAAGAGTTTTATTAACTCTTTATCTTTAGAAAGTATTAAGGAAGAAATTATTTGTTTAATTTCACTTTCTGAAAGATAAAAAGTATACATCACTTGTTATACAGCAGTCATACTTAATTTATATCTGGTTGTTCCAATACTAAAATATAATCCAGAAGAGGTAAATTCAAGAACTCCATTTAAATATCCTAAAGCTAAAGCAGTATTAGGTAGTAGTCCTGCTTGAGTCCTAAACTTTATAGAAGCCATATCAAAAGGTAAAGGGCCTAATCCATTATTTAAAGTAGCCGCTCCTCCACTTCCTGTACCTGCATAAAAAGCCGCCGCATACGTTAATAATCCTGAACCTGTTATAGCAGGTGTTGAAGTTGTTGTAGTTACAATACTTGATAGCATACTAGGCATTGTAAAAGTGGAATTATGTACTAAAGTAGGGACACTTAAAGTAGTAACAGTTAACATAGCCGCTGTGAAATGTGAAGTATTAGCAGTAACTACTTGTCCTATTATTGCATCCATTGTATGAGTATAGCTAACTGATCCACCAAGATAAATAGCCACATGATTAGGATTATCTACTAACTGAACTGTAGTATTTGCCATTATAATACTTCCAGCAGAACCAGCTACAACATTTAATGCTTTAGCCGTTGTAGAAGTATAAGTAGTTACTACACTATCAGTCATAAATAATTTACTGGATGCATTTGAATTTGAATAATTAACAGCATCATATCCATTTCCTGTTGCTGACTCAAAGTTACACATTAAAGCCTGTATATTTTGAGCAGTAGTTCCACTAAAATTTAGAGCATAGCCAGTTGAATTTCTAAAAATTATTTTCTCTAAATAAACTGTTCCTGTAATTCCAGTAGAAGCAGTTCCTATAACTGTTACCGAAAACTTTGCAGGAGCTACTAAGTTTACTCCTGCTTTTAATGCTAGGTTTTCTGTATAAGCTCCCGGCCATACAAAAATAGTTGTACCTGCTGTAGCTACACTTATTGCTTTCTGAATTGTTAAAAAAGGTTTCTCTACTGAACCATTTCCTGCTGTATCACTACCATGCTTTCCTACATATAAATAATTAGTAACTAATGAAAATCTATTAGATAAAATAGCCCATCCTGTAGATATTTTCAAAGCAACATCATTAACATTCCAATTTGATATAGTTCCAAGAGTATGAGTGCCAGCCGTAGAAACTATATAAGCATTTCCTATTGTAGATACAACATCTAAATTAGGAGAATTAGTATTTGCGTTCCAATTTCCAACTATTGTATAATCTAAAGAGCTATTCCCTGCATCCCAAAGTCCTGTCATTACTACCTCTAAATTACTTAGCTACTTCTTTTTTATCTAAACTTGTATCCGAACTCTTTTTATTTGAACTCTTTTTATCTAAATTTTTATCAGTTTCTTTTTCAGTATTATCAACTTTTTCTATATCCTGAACATTTGATAAAATAACTTGTACTGCAACTAAGTTCTGAATTCCGCCTGTCTTTAATGCAATATCACACAAGTCCTGTAATGCCTTTTTCGCTTCACTATCTACTGTAAACTTCATACGGTCTCCTTAAAATACTTATACTATAATAGTTAAAAACTAAAATAATTTAATAAACACACATTAACTGACCAGTCGATGTCCGGTAAAAGGCTCCGGCGGTAAGGCCTCCGGTGGTTGCGGCGGCGTTGTCGGCGAATACTGAAACACCTATGACCTGTAGGGGCGAAGTGGGGGATATAGTACCAATCCCCACTCTGCCATTATTATCTATAACTAATCTTGTTGCTAAAGCACTGGCATCATAAATACTAAACCCACTTTGACTTACGGTATTAATCCCAGCTACTAATTCAAAGGGTCTTCCACCATCAGCACTATTGGTGTTTTGAATTCTTATTCTTGAGTGACTTTGATCGGCCCATGCTACATGCAATGGCTGTAATGGACTATTTGTTCCAATACCTACATAACCAGAATTATTGATATGCATAGCAGAAATGAATGTTTGAGTAGCACTAGCAGACACGGATGGAGCAACTTGAAATTCAATTTGCCCTGTACCTTGTAATATTGAACTTGCAGCACCAGTACCTATTGCTTTGCTTGTTCCATTATAATATGTATTGTTTGCCCAAGCTGTCTGGCCATACCCTGTTCCAGACCAACCAGTACTATTATGACTTCCCAATATAGTACCACAACCAAGTAGATCTATTACTCTATAATTACTATCCCATGTTCCACAAGAAGAATCACCTAATGTTAATGAACAAGGAGGACTCGTTGTTCCAATACCAACATTACCACTCTTGTTATTAATATAAAGAACGTCTCCAGCACCTCCAAATCCAGAACCAAACACAACAGAAGATGCTCCTCCTGATTCAGTAATAGTATCCATATAACCAAATGCTACTAAATCTGATGAATTACTAAATGCAAAGACACGAGTACGATGTCCAGCATCACCAGTATCTACAGCCAAGTTTATATCACCAAGAGTTTGTGATCCAGCAATACCCGCAACAGAAGTCATTGTTGATATACTGCCATTCACACTAAGTTTAGCATCAGGACTAATTGTTCCAATGCCGACGTTTCCTCCTAAGGTATTAAGTATGATATTTCCATAACTAGAACCACCAGCAGAAATAGCTTGTAAACTAGTATAACCATTAGTAGCAGAAGATAAACTTATAGCAAAAGCTGATTTGCCAGTGGTAACATTATCACCAAGTAAAAGTGAGGAAGATCCACCATCATTAATATTTAATCTGGCTAAGGGATTTGTCGTTCCAATTCCTACATACCCTCCACCATTAGCATTAAACGCAATGGTGCTACCATCAATATATAAAGGTTTATATATGTCCCATGCATCATTTACAGATTGTAAATTTAATACTCCGTTTGTACTCGTAACAGAAAAATCTTGATTTGTACCAACTTTTACACCAAGTTTTGCTCCGGGGGTAATAGTTCCAATACCAATATTATTATTTGCATCTTGATATATACCAGAAGCACCAATAGCATTTGAGGCAGTAAATAAACCTATATATCTGGTTGTACCTGATATACTTGATCCCATTCCTATAGCAGTTCCATTCCATTTTAAAGTGCCACTATCATTATATAATGAATAACTAACACTACTAGGAACGGCATCTGATAAATATATACCAGCAACACCATTATTAATTCCCTGTATGTGCAAAGTATGTGTTGAAGTAGAAGCATTTCCTAAAATTAAATTTGAAGAAACTAAACTGGAAGAAGTTATTTTTGATGTAACAGTTAAATTAGAAGGTAATGATAAGCTTCCTGACGAATCAACACTTGCGCTTCCTAAGTTTGTTATAGTAGAAATTAATTGACTACCTGTATGATTTGCTCTACTAAATGAGTCTTTACCTATTGATTGAGGATCATAAACAGTTTGAAGCATATTACCTATAGAAGCTATTCCAGAATTTATCCAAGCGGAATTACTTACTGCCCATATTGTACTGGTTGCTGAATTCCAAGCACTCCATCCTGAAGATGGTGTGGGATAAGCCGCTACTATTGATGCTTGATTACTAAATACACCCTTAAAAGAGTCTGTTAAATTTCCTAATTTTATTTTTTCAGCAGAAGTATAAGAAGCTTCAGTATTGTCGAGTATTAGCTTATTTGTATGAGAATGACGGACAAATGTATTTAAGGCTATTGCTTGCTCTTGCTGAAACGATAATCCACCTTTCGTAAAATCCCATACTCCACCCATTATCTAATCCCCCGTAAAGAAAATCGTATTATTTGAGTTGCTGAAGTATTTTTAAAATATAAAATACTTGGACTTAAAAAGGTTATAGAAAGTATATCTACAGTTACCTCTGTATATTCTATTCCTTCTATCTTTATATTCTCCCATTGAATATCACTTGCTTCTAAATTATTTTCTTTTATAAATTCGGAAGATTCCATTGCACTTTTTAAGCTAAATGTTGCTCCACTATCTAACATCTTTGTTGATAAAATACAAGAATATATATTACTGTTAACTTGTATATACTTTTCTTCGCCACTTGCTAAATTAAATGTTAAGTTACCAGACAATGTATCATCTATAATTATTGACATTCTTACTCCTTATTCTCATCAGAAACTCCAACTATAGAATCTATATAATTCTGATAACTTTCTTCCATTTTAATTATTGCAGTATTAACTTCACGAGCAGTAAAGAATGCTCGATTAAAAACATCTTTTATTTGACTTTCAAAAAAAGATAATTGTTCTTTATTTTTTTCATAAATTTCAGTGCATGTTATTAATGATCCACGCCAATAGTCATTTATGGATTCTGATATTTTCTGTACTATAATAGTTTTTTTCTTTTCAATATAATCTTGCTGATCTTCTATTGAATAGGTTATATAATGATTAACTAAAAACAAGTTTCTAACATAGGATTTTAAATCAGAAAATATAACTTTTAAAATAAGCATATAGTAGCCATAATCAGAATGAGTAATAAACTGCTCATTATTAGATAATTTATTTGATATTAATTTTGTAAAGATATGTTTTAAATGTCCTAATACTTCTTCTTCAATCTCTTCATAGTATCTCATTTGCTCTTTAATTATAGAGGATTTTAAGTTCTGGACTTTTTCATAATGATCTGCCGTTCGATGTATAATATCCATAATGTCCTTTGAATGAGGGCAACTAGCATGAGGAGATATTTCTTTTTCTTTTTCTTTTCTACCTGCTTGAAACTTTCCAAAAGCTATATAACCAACACGATATAAAATAAAACAAAGTCCTGCTGTTACTACTGTTACACTACCAAATCCCCACGGAGTTTTTAAAAAGTCTAAGTCCATAAAATAAATATCCCTTATAAATTATAATGTGTCACTATAATAGTTATAAGGGATTAAAAATATGAGTATAAATATTTATCTTCCGTTCAATTGAATAGCTATATTTGTTCCTTTATTTGTAAGTCTTGAACTTCCTGCACTATTTATTACAACTAAATCTTTCATCTGCAACGAAAGTAATATTGCATCATAGGCTTCATCTTTGTAGTTTCCATACTGTAACACAGCTTTTTTCACTTCCTTAATAGGACGTTTCCAATTATCTACAGTATAATTACCATCATAAATATAGCTTAAAAAGTTCTTACGTCTAAATGCTGCTTTATACATATGCATTAAACACAAAACATACTCTTCTGCAAAGTCTAAATCTTCTGATACGGGTAATGCTTGTTTATTTATAAAATGACTATTTACTATTAGATTACAACGATTAAAACTTTTAGTATAACATTCTAATATTGCATCTGAATCACCTAATTTATACTTTCCAAAAGGAAAATTACCCTTTCCACCATCTACTCCTGCATCAAAATAAGCAACTTTACCATCATGCAAAAAGAAATAAATAACTGGATTCCAGTAATCAGATTGCCAATCAGTTACAGAAACATGAAAGTTATATTCATCCTGTATCTCTACGCTTATATCAGGGCGCTTACTACCAAAGGTTTCTTTATATTTTTCATATAATTCTGGAAAACTTTCTTGTAAATCTTTGTTTGTAATTTCAAACTCTTTTTCTTGTAAAATCATAACTATTCCTTTTATACTTTATTGGAGCATCGGAGATTTGAACTCCGGTCTTTAGCAGTCTAAGCTTTCGTAATATGGGCCTTTCGTCGCTTCAATCAACCACTAAATCGATAACCAAATATACCCCTACTAACTAATAGTTATAAACTTTTTTATTATGTATATTTATTATTATATAATTCACAAACTTCTTTCATCCCAATACTGTTTTGTCGCGCTGTATCTTCACAAATGGAATAATCTAAGCTATTCAGTCTTGCTATGATTTCTTCTACATTTTTATCATTAATTACTTTTATAAAATGCCAACTACGCAAGCCGGTAGTAGGAATAACTCTTTCTATTCTTCCACATTTTCCCCCATAAGCCAACATAGCAAAGTCAGCATTATCCTTATTAGCTATAGAAACAAATTTAAAATCATTAGTAAAACTTGGTAGAATGACTATGTTTCTTTTTTGCTTTCTATGTTCCCATATTTGATACACACACTTTACATTCATAGAAGGGGTAAAACTATTAGCAGGAATATTTTCTTCATAGATTAAATGAAAGTTTAAGTTTAATCTATTCTGTACTGACACTCGTTTAAAAGTACGAGGTACTATAAAACATATATACTCTGAAAAATTACTTGCTGTATTAAAAAACTTTACAGCCATAGAGCTTACTCTTCCAAAGGGAGGATTACCAATTGTTATATATTTTTTATTACTATCATACTTAAAAGTAAAAAAATCTTGCTCAAGTATTTCATTTGCATCAGGATACAAGTCTAATCCTAAACGCTTAGATTTATCTAAATTAAAATAAAAACTACCACTTCCAGCAGAAGGCTCAAGAAGAACATCAAACTTACTAAAATCTATTTTTGAATTAGTTACTTCTATTAAATGCTTTGCTAAAAGCGGATCAGTGTAAAACTTATCCGCTATCATAATGTCTCCTATATTAACATACCTTATACATAGTTACAATATCTTCTCTATCACTTTTTGATGGATTAAAAGATTTTATAGTTTTACAAGGTGCATGAGCCTTGCTTCCCTTTAATGATTTAAAATAGTCCTTATTAATCAGATATACACCTTTATCTTCATTATTAAAGAATCGAATATAAAGATCATAGTCATAAAAGTTCCCATCATAGACCTGAGAAAATCACCAATTCTTCTGACCTGCAAAACGAACTTTAAGCTTATACCCTTTATATTCAATAATGTTCTGCTGACTAATAAAATCAGAAGCTTTAAGCTGTGACTTAACTACATCATAAAGTTCCTTACACTTCAATTGACTACTTCCAGAATAAAAACTTTCAGAAAGCTTTCTCATCATTGGATTAATAGTTGTTTTAATCCCACGCTTAATCTCATTTTCCGTTTTCATATAAACTCCTTATAAAACATATTCTGAATAAAAACTTTTTTACATAGATATTTTTACATACACTGTTTTACTTATTTTTCAAATTTTCATAAGCCTGTCTAGCTTCAGGAGTAGTATCGGGCTTACTATCCTTTTCGCGCATGAATTCACGAACGATATCGCCAATAGTCTGCTTTGCTTCCTTTCGCTCCTGCTTATTATTTTCCTTATCTGCTCTACTTGCTTTAGTGCCTTTTTCAATCTTTGGAATAAAATCATCAATAAGATTACTAATCAATTCATTTGCACTTGCTGTGTTGTCTCGTGCAAGTACTTTGTACTCATAAAAAGCCTGTAGTGTAGTATCAAGCTTTTCCTTCTGCTCTGTGTCTAATGCTGAAAAATCCATAATAGCACCTTAATTTACAAATCACATTTTGAATTAAAATCAATATAACAATTATTTATTCTAACTATTTCTTCTTTGATTTTATAAAGACTTTCAGCTAAATATGATTCTTTCTCCAGCCTTTTTTCTTCATTAGGTGCCTCTGTATCAGGAACATTCTTTATTACATCATGAAACCTATCATAGCTATTACTAATAATCGCGTCTGATTCTTTCAATGCACTAAAAATATCTTTTAACAATAAAGATATTGATCCTTCTGCTTTCTCACAATCTTTATCCATTCCCATGCTTTACTCCTTAAACTTCTATTTCCATATTTTCTTTTGAAAATACTATTTCTAAATCTTTACTAATTAATGATTCTGAAATTTTATCAAGTGTATCATCAGAATGGTTTGGATTATAATGCATACAAATTAATTTTTTTACATTCGCTTGAGTAGCATTATCAATAGCCATTGAATAAGTAGAATGTCCAAAACCTTGCACAACTATTTTATCATTATTATATTCTTCATCTGTATATTGTGTATCATGAATCATTATATCACAATCTTTTGCAAAAGAAATAACGCGCTTATCACCACCATAGTGTGACTCCAAATCCCATATACACGCTACACTTTTACCAGACAATAATTCAGTTATTCTATAATAATCTGCACCCTGCTGTGGATGGGACGGTGAATATGACTGCATAATTTTTACTTCAAACAAGGCCTGCTCATTTTTTATCATTATGGGCTTTCCAGTAATATCGATATAAAAAGTTTGTCCATCAACTACTTCATAATGAAATCTCTTTGATTTTAAATCTTTATATTCTATGGGAAATGTAGGCTGGTTCATATCTTGTTCTAAGATATTTCCAATATTCTTTTTTAAAGTTTTCATTCCCATTAAGTGTAGTTCACAGTTTGAAAAGAAATTAGGTGAAAAGAAAGGAAATCCTTGTGTATGATCTGGATGCAAGTGAGTAAACAAAAGGGTAGCTATAAGATTTTCTTTTTTAGCAAAATAATTATTAATCATTTTTTTGCCCAAAGGAATTATGCCGTTTCCACTATCTATAATAATACGAATTATTTTATCATTATATACTGTAGAAATACTAACACAAGTTGTATTACCACCATATTTTACAGTAGATAAACCGGGAACAGAATAACTACCACGTACTCCATAAAATTCTATATTCATACTAACTCCTTAATTTTATTTTCTACTTCTATCTTAGATATATTATAATCTTCAATAATTTTTTTAAAATGAAGTATTTCTCTATCTATATGTTTACTATATTTAATCTATGCTTCTTTTTCAGTTACGGAAAAATCTTTAACTAATTCTTCTGAACTAACATGATGACAACTTATTTCTCCATCATTATTAGTAAATTCAAGTTCAACATAAAAAGGAGTATAACACATACAACCTGTTCCAACTTTTTTAATTGTGAACTTCTTCATACCCCAATAGACACTTCCTATAGTTTCATAATGATAGTATACATCGCCTATATCAACACCATAAATTTCACGATTATTTATTACTTCTTTTTTAGTACCAAAGAGGCTATGTACTACTTCACTGTTATCCACTGGTTCACTATTCATCTTGATTTCTCCCATAGCAACTCACAAACATGCTGTTCTAGTTCTTCAAAATTAGCAATATTATATTTAAACATTTCCTTAAAATCGTTAATGGAACTTTCTATATCCTGCTTAGTACAACTACCGTCTGTAAGCATTCTGTCAAAGTCATTTTGAATAACATTAATTGTGTTTTTCATTTTATCACATTCAAATTTCCACTGATTAAATAAATCAGCTTGTTTACTCATATTTGTTCCTTAAAGTATATCTCACTACCATGAATACTAGATAAAGCATATTTTAGTTTTTTAATAATTAATGTTTTTACACATACACAGATTTCTTTTAAATCATCAAAATCTGTTCCTTTCATTATGGAAGTAACACAAACTTCGCACCAAGTAGAATAATTTTCATCACCATTAAACCAATCATCAAGCATTATTAATTCGCCTATTGTATAGGTATTTTCTAGATAGTCTTTTAAAATCATTTTATTTCCTTTTCGTATCTTTCTTTCCAATAGTCAGCTTTATATTTATCTGAAATTAAATTGTAGTAGTCCATGAGCTTTTTACAATACTCTGACTTGTCATTTAGGTAGTTGTAAAATAGTTCTAGTATAGTAAGTATACTTTGATTACAAATGTAATCTTTATCAACATCCCTATAAAAAGCATACCACTCGTTATCTACAAAAGTAGAAATTCTTTTATTATTCATAATATATTTATTCCAGCTTTAAGTCAATTAGTAACTTCCGCAATTCATTCATATGCTTCGATCTATAACTACTTACTGCGTAGGTATGCCAGTTAGCACTATCATGATTACAATAATTTTTGGCATCTTTTTCAAACAAACTAAACACTGCACTAGATGATGAAATATTATGCTCTTCTCTATAATAAACTCTAGATATTGCTAAATTATCAAGAACTTTTTCATAAATAAAGCCATCATCCCAATATTCTATATCATCTAAAAAACTTTGCTTTAGCTCTTCTTCTGTTGGTTCACATTCTGTTTCTTTACTTTCTTTCCAAAGACTAACTAAGGTATCTTTACAGTTTTCTAAAACCATTTGAAATAATTCTAAGTTTGTTTCTATTTCATCGTCAGCATCGACATACCAAACAAAGCCAGTACTATAATTTTCCTCTACACCGTATACTCTTTTATTTTCTTCAATGACATATACTGGATCGCTGGTACATCTTACGTCTTGTTCTACAAGCATTGACTTAAAACTTTTAAGTAACTCATACTGTTCATCAGATACTTCTATTGTTCTACTCATATAATCCTTTAAGTACAACTTGGGCAACGATCTTCCCATTCATCATCTATACACCTGCTTGTCCATCCATTATCTTTATCTTTTTTATAACTTACTGCATCATAAAAACTTTCAAAAGGAATATCTGCTGTATCTCCACAGACATCACAAACTAGTTCAAACATATCTTCACCAAAACCATCAATTTTTTCAATCATTAGTATAATCCTTTTCTATAGTTATACTTTTATAAGAAATAATATTGTGCTTATTTTCATAAGTAATAATACCATCCTTTTTTATATATTCAGAATATACATAGTACCCAAATAAGTTTTTACGAACATCGATACTTATAAAATAAGAATTTCTTTTAATAAAATAATAAGAATAATTAGTACCATAATTTGAATTATTAATAGTTAATTCTGTTGGTGCATTATATAACATAGTATAGGGAATAATTACATCAGATAGACTTTTATATTTGCAACCTGAAAAAAGGCATAGACTTGCTATACCTATAATTAAAATTTTATTCTTCATTATTTTTTATTCCATAGTCTTTAGTAAAGTTTCCACTACGTACCACAATCCAATTAAGATTTCCTTCTTCACCACATTCATCGCAATCAGGTAGATTATCTATATTTTGTGTCATAAACTTTTTAATATCAATATACAATAGATGATCGCATTTCCTACATTGCAAAATAATATCAGGATTTAATTTTGTTTTTGTCTTAGCCATATTAACCTTTCCTTATTTATACTTTTCCTTTATAGCTTGAGTAATTTTTATTTCCATTACATTAGGAAGTACACTTGTATCTGTTATTTCTTCAATAGAAAAATCAACAGTATGCAAAGCATTATAGTAATCCTGCACCGCCTCTTTGCTGATTCCTATAGCTATCCCATAATGCATTGATCCTACTTTAACATCAAATAATTTCATATAACCTCACTTACTATAAATAACTTTATACAACGTTTTAATATCTTTCATGCTATATTTTACTTTCTTTTCTTTACTATTTTTATAGCTTACTTCCATAGGATTTTTACCCATAGCACAATCATAGATAAAATAGCTAATCCATTCATCACAATAGAGATTATCCAAGTACTTATTTATTAATTCCAAGTAAGCTTTTTCTACATTTAGTCCTAATTCAGTAAAAGGTCGTGACTCTGGAAAAATAGCAGACAGGCTATCATCAACTACTGCCATTTGATTATGATAATCGATCAAAGGAGTAATAAGTTTTTCAAATTCTTCATAAGTGATTTCTTTCATTTTATTCAAACCTTTTTACTGTATTAATAAAAATACTATTTAATTGTTCATCATACCCAAATCTACTTTGATTCTTTTGAATAGAAGTCAATATATTTCCATCAGACATACGCTGAGAGCTTGCTTTCCAGTCACACACCATTTCAATTAAATCAATCAAATCCATATCACTTATCCCATTAGCAAAGTGATCCGGATGATGCTTATTATTTGCATAATGATGATCTAAGGCTGGCTTTAGTTCTTTAAGCATTTCATTATATTCAGGACTTCCATAAGTAACATCTTTAAGCTTTGGTGTATAAATATCAAAATATTCTACTTCACCTATTTCCATTTTACTATTATCATGTTCTTCTGATCGCTTAATTAGCTCCTTTATAATTATATTCAAGTACTTTGTAACTGTTTGCTTATGCTTTAATGTATCTTCTATTGAGCTATATTTCATACTATTACCTTATCAACTTTAATAGTGTTTCTACTACACTATCTTTTAATGTATTTTTATGCCAATGAGAAAACATATTATCGTTATCATAAATATTTATAACGGGATAGTTATTAATAACTTTTTCATATTTATTTACTTGAATATTTCCACCACAAGAATATTCTTTAATTTTATCATAGTCAATTATTTTGAAAAAACAAAATCCTTCACTATATTTAAGGTTTAATATAGAAGTAAACTTAGCATTAGAAGTATAAATAATAATTTTATTACTGCTATCTTCTGCATTCATCATACATTGTTTTAATACATTTAGTAATTCAGTATCAGAAAATATTTGAACTAAATCAGTACTATCATATTTTTCAAAATATCTACAATGATAATTATGCTTAATATCTTTTACACCTACAAAATATAATTCATACTTACTATTATAAAACCAATATCCGTTACCTGAACTTAAATCAATAACAGGATTTAAAATTACTTCTTTATTTACTTTCATTATTAATTCTCCAATCAATAGAACGCTGTAGATAATTTAGATACTGTTCGCTCTTTCCCATAAACTTACCCATATCATCAGATAGTTTACAAACAGGAATTCCGTTAGCTTCTGTTATCTTCATAACAATATTTAATGGGTCTACAAAAGTATCATTTGATAAATAAGTTCCTATTCCAAAAGCAACCTGTATTCTGTTATTAAAAGCATTGTATAATTTATCTGCTTTTTCAAAGTTTAGACTATCACTAAATAGCAGTGTCTTAGTACGAGGATCAATATCTAATTCAATATAGTGCTTTATTATTTTTTCTCCCCATTTATAGGGATCACCACTATCATGACGCACTCCTGTAAACAGTGTTGCATTCAGTTTATCAAAGTCCTTCAAAAAGCAATCTGTAGTAATAGTGTCAGTTAGATAAATACCAAGCTCTGTTCCAAACTCTTTATGCCATGCTTCCATCATACGAGCATTACTATAAGCTGGATTAAACTCTGAATAACCTTGTCCAATTACCATTACAGATTCATGAGCCATTGTGCCAATTGCTTTTATTCCAAGTTGTTTAGCAAAAAATACATTTGATGTACCCACAAATAAGTTATTATCTTCATATTCAGAATTAAAATTTTCAGTAAGTTTTATAAGCATATACTCTTGTATATCTTTAGACAGTCTTCGGCGCGTTCCAAACTCTGAAAAAGTTCCTATACAGAATTCTTTGGCTTCTAATGAATCTATTTTTTCAGATAACCTATATCTAAAAGAGCTTTCAAGTTTGCTATAAGTATCTTTGTACTTATAATAAAAATATACTTCATTAATAATAGCAAGTGCAGGAATTTCATAGTAGCTTATTAAAAACTGAGGGCCACGAGTTACAATATTTAAACCACATTTATTATTAGTATTGATAGTAAAATGTTCAAACAATGGATGCCATACAGATAAGAAGCTTATGTAATCTTTTGATAACCATTTTGTTGAAGATAAATAATTAAGTTCATCTTTAGTAAAAGTCAAATTGCAATATGCTTCTAATTGTAATTTAATTTCTTCTACCATTTCAGGAGTAAAAAATACATCACTACGACATTTAAAAGTCCATTCAGTTTCAATATCGGAAAACTGATGCATAAATAGTTGGCCTTGAGAGAACTTATATAAATCAGTATCTAAACAACTGGTTATAATTTGTTTCATTTATTTACCAGCCACGGAGCAATAATTTGAGTATGCATATTTTCTTTTGCATTATTAATAGATTTATTAATATACCAGAAAAAGAATAAAATATAGGTAGGTAAATGAAAAACTAAATACCAATCATAGTCAAAATTTATATGAGTATCAAAAAAAGTCATATATTTAGTTTGATACCGTTTAAAATCTTTCCAACTTATATATGCATGATAAGGAGTACTAACTATTATAAGATGTCTAATAAAATACAACAGCATAAACATACTTACTATTATAATGCAAATTATTAATGCTACTTCCATATTTTGCTCCTTAGTCTTCTAACTTAATTTCTTTAGGATAAGTCACTTGTGGCTCTTTAGTAATTTTTACAGCCTTTGCAATAATAGGATCAGCCGCGATCATTGCTTCAGCAGACTTTTCAAAAGCCTTAGAGTCAAGTACAATAAACATTCCCTTTACTTTTGCCCATGCAAATACAATAGCAGAATCATAAGTAATCTTTTTACGCTCCTGAACACCAATACCACCATAATAAGATTTATTTGCAGTAGTTTTAAAATCTACCAAGACATCGGCTTCAATCAGCACTTTAGTACTTGCAATCTTTGTAGATAACTCTACTTTCTTTTCTTCCAGCTCTTTTATAGATGATTCATATTCAGTCTTTTTTTCATCCAAACTTTTAATTACACCTGCCAGCTCATCTGTTAGTTTTTTTAATTCAGTTACATTATCTTTTAATTTTTCCATAATTTTTCCTTATATCTTTTATAAAACTTATTTTTACTAATGTCAATTAGTGATACACTTACTAAGTGGAAATATATCTTTGTGAATATAACACAAGCCATTTTCTGTAGCTTTATTTTCACAAAATTCACATAAAGGTATATGATTAGTTTTTGCACGATACACAGAACTAGCTACTTTATATATCTGTTTTGCAGTCACAGCATCAAAAGGATAAGCAGTACGTTGCCACATTATTTCATCAAAATCAGAATTAGTGGCTGTTTGATTAAAAGCCTGTTGAATAATTTTATCAACTGTCATATAACCTTCTTTAAAGAATGTTAGTTTAATTCCCTATTTAGTAACTCTGCAATACTTTGTTTAGTAATAAAAGATAAAGTTTCTATAAAGGCTTCAAGTATTGGTGCAGTATTTTCTGAACTTGCCCATCCAGCAAAGCCGATAAAACCATCTTTATTAAAACTAATGCACTCACGATCTATATAATAAGTTCCGCTTACAAACAAATACATATCAGAAATAATACGTGTATTATCGGTAAAATAATAATTAAATCTTGATGATAAAAATAATTTATGATCATTAATTTTGTTATGTTCTTCAAATTTTTTAGTTAAATTATTTTGCAATACAGCTATATTATCGAACATTGTGTTATAATCACAATTGCTATATTTCCACAGTTCTCGAACTTCATCATTTGTCATATACTTTCCTATTTAAACAATTCTGATATACCACTATCTTTTATAATGTGTCCTTCAAACTTACTAAGTATAAGCTCTGCACATAAATCTGCTGTATGTGCATTAGGCATTCCCTTAACAAATTGTAGTTCATAAGCTAAATCAATTTCGGTAACGCAAGTATTCTTTATTTTTTCAACTAAATTTTTTAATACAGCTACATCATAAGCACTGCTATTTTCAATACAATTTTCAAGATCTTCTAAAGCTCTATTCATATTAGTTTCCTTCGTTTACAACAAGATCCTCTTCTACTGGGTCTTCAGTTTTAACTTCCCAGATAATCTCTCTTCCTATCATGCGCTCTGCCATTTTATTTCTTTTTCGTTTTGAACGATAAATATGAATAGGTTCTTTTTGCGTAAAGAGACTAAGATATATATTTATGTAATCTTCAACGGAATAATTCAAAATTTCTTTATCATGATATGCTTGTTTATAATCCCACCAAAAGAATTTGATAGTATTCGGATTATTTCCATCCACTGTTTTCTTATCTTTAGTAAGAATAAGATCAAAGAAGTAATTAACTATATTTGCTATATGCTCCTGCCTACATTTCCTATTATAATTACTAAGCTTTATTTGCTTTACAATAAAATAAATAATAAAAGGAAAACTTAAAATTGCAGAAACTAAAGTAGCATTAAGTAATTGATCAGTATCTATCATAGAAAAATCCTTTATAAATAAACATATAGTATCATAAACCCATATTTTAAATAAAGCAACAACTAATTGCAATATTTTTTAATAATTTCTTCTAAGCCTATGCCCTGCATGAAATCGTTTTGCAATGCAGCTATTGTAACTGGATTAATTGTTTCTATAGAAAACTTATTTAGCTCTTGCTGATTGATTGAATAAAATACTTTAAGAAACTTCTTAAATGTTTCTACAGTGACATAACTGATATGAACTGCTAAGTCTATGCGACCTTTACGCTTAAAAGCATCATCCAATTTATTATATCTATTTGTAGTAGAAATAAGTATTCTACCATTTAATGAAACTAAACCATCAATAGAGTTTAGTATTTCACTTAATCCTATATTTTTATATTCTTCAAATATACTTGATTCCTTATTTGATTTAGGTAAATTACTTTCTTCTTCTACTCGTTCTATAACTGAAGGACAACTATCAATATCTTCTATAACAAGAAAGCAATTTTTAGGCAAAGTAGAAATACATTCTCTTAATTTATAAATTCTTGATACAGGCAGTATATAAATATCTCGTTTGAAATAATGTGCCAATGCTTTTATAATACTTGTCTTGCCTGTTCCCGGCTCACCATACAGCATTATGCCTAACTGATAGGGAATACCACGTTCTAAATACCAGCTTTCTTTTGATAAAAAATCTTCAATAGAAGATATAAGTAATTTCTTTTTATCTTCTTCAATAAAGATTGTATTAAAATCTCTTGATGGTATGTTTAATAGCTTATTCCAGCTACTATCAAACTCATATATACCTATAATTTTTTCATCATATACTTCTGGTAACTGCATTTCTTGTAAAAGTTTATCAAAAAGTTTGTGACTTCTTCCTAGTTTTACTAGTTCAATACAAAGTTTTTCTTCTGATGATTGTGTAGTGTCTGTTTTTGTAAGCTGAATACTAATAGGCACATGATTAAACCAGACTATATGTTTACCTTTTCCTATACCTTTAGTTATGCTTTGATCATTACCCCATTTTCCATTAAAAAACTTAATGCATCTTATTTTATTTACAGTATCGTTTTTCTCAAATAGTTTTAATATATGAAGAAAACAATCATTCATGTTAGAAATTTCTACTCGTGTAGTTAAATGCTTTGCTAAAAAACCAATAAACTTTTTTGGTATATCTTTTAAAAAATAAGTAAGAAGTCCCAAGCCGTATAGACTAACTATACCAGCAATTACAGGACTTCCTTGAGCTAATGTGTTTAATTGTGTATAAGCATGTTGCAACTTATCGAACATATTACTTCCTGATTATTAATCTTGTAAGCGAGTGCGGAATTCCTTATGAGTAACTTCTACCAGATGAACACCTTTATTGCTTTCAACCTTTTTACACTCTTCATCAAACTGCTCTTTTGTAAGCTGTTTACCATTCAATACAAACACTTCTTCTTTTTCTGTTTCCATTATTTTATTCCTTCAAGTTCTGCAAGATTTTTATTCTCTTGATTGATTTCTTCAATTGTCATGTCCTCTAACATAAATACTTTATTTTCAGGATAATAACAAAGTTTCTTTTCAAGTTTTGCTATATAAATTTTCTGAATAAGCAAATTAGTTTCAAGATCATCAGGAAAATTAGTAAGCATACGTGTCTCAAGATCTTCGATTTCAAAATTAATCTTTGAAAGCAAGTTATTATAATAACACCATAATTCTGCTACACTACGCTTATCCCACTCTTTCTGTGCATCTTCATCTTTTACTTTTTTAGACATAGCAAAAAATCTGCTTTTAAATAAGTTAAGTTCCCTATTAAGTCTATTAAAAATTACATACAAACCACTGTCCATCTTTTCCATCTGTTATTCCTCACTAATAATAGTTAAAATTTCTACAACTTCATTAAAAGTTATTTCTAAATTATTTGCTTCCAATATTTTTACAAACCAAATAAAAATATTATAAATAGAGATAGCATTTTCTTTTTCAAACTTATGTTCATCTGATGTATCTATACTAAGAACTACGTCATAGAAATTAAAAATAGTTGTATAAATATCTTCTGATGCTAACTCCATGACACCTGTATCTAACTTAATTCGCACATTTAAATAATTACACAAACAAGCTAAATTCAAGATCATGTTTTTTGAAGTTTGCTTTATCAGAGCCAAAGAAGTTGATCTGCTCTCTTCTACTAAATTATTTTCATTTAATCCTAATAAGGCAGAGCTAATACAGTTCATTATTGCAAGTTTACAATCATCTGCTCTACCCTTACTCATTTCAAACTTTTTAATTTTACTTATTAAAGTATTGAACTCACCTACTGTTATCATAATCCATCCTTTAAGTTCCTGCTATTTGTTTCGATTTATCTGCATCGCGTTTTTCAAAAATTGGTGTTACCTTATTGTATTGCATTTCACATAAGTATTCAATTACTGAACCCATTGGCCCGTCATTATTTTTTATAGTCTGGATTTCGAGTATATCAGGGGTACTCTCAAGCAATGGAAAATCTTTCAAATATTTTTGCATAAAATGTTTTTTTCTATACAAACCAAAAATTACACGACAACGCTCTTCTGCACCTGAACTATCTTTAATATCTTCTGTTGTAGGTCTAAAGCATTCTAGATCATCTATATCTCTAATCTTTTTAGACTCGTCTCGTCTACGCTGTTGCCATGTACCCATAAGATGAGAGTTTGTTGTTTTACTTAAAGCACTTAAATCATTAAACACTGAAGTAATAGCACTAGCTTGATTCATACCTTTACTTACTTTTGCTATTTCATCTGCCATAGACAATAAGTCAATAAAAGCAACCAAATTATCTTTTGAAGTTAATCCCATTTCCTTTCGTGTTGTCCAAATACTTTTTTCAATATAGCTTAAATTAAAACGAGCAGTAGAGCTGAAGCTTCCTTCTTTTATTTCATATGGAAATAAGTATTTAAAATAATTATTTCTGTTAGCCTTACGAATTTCTTCATCCATTATTTCATTTATATAATCAGTATCATAGTCAGGATCAAGCATCTGGTCACGAGTTATTCTTAATCGTGAACATACTTTACGCAATACCAGTGCTTGAAAAGTACGTTCACTGTCTATCTGCAAAGTAGGATAATTTCTAAACTGACGACAATTCGCAAGATAGTCTATCCATGTAGTTTTACCACTACCGGGATGACCCGTTGCTAAACTACATTCACCGGGATACAGACTACCACCTGCAAGTACTTTATCAAGTAAGTAGCAACCAGAAGGATATTTCTGTATTTGTCCTTCACTTTTTTTAATATTTATACTTTTTACTTCTTTCCAAATATCACTTACAGTATAGCTATCCTTTACTCCATGATTTTGGATTTCAATTAATTTTTCAGATAAATTATTAGTAAGCTTTTCTACCTTTGAAACATCAATAGAATTACTTGAATTTAGCGATAATGTTAAATCTTTCAAGTCATTTGAAAGTATATCACTTGCAAAAAAAATACCCATAAGTTCTTTTTCATAAGAAACAACTTCGCTTGCTTTATATTCTGTTTCTATAATTGCTTTATAAAGTACTTCGACTTCTTTATCAATACAAACTTCTTTTTCAGAGAATTTCTTTAATATATTTTCTTCAATGAAGGAAATATTATCGTTAATCAATTCTTTTAAAGCATCAAAACATTGAATAGCTAATGAAGAAACAAAATAATTCTTTTCACTTATAATATCAGCATTATCTATATATGCATGTAGTAATTGTTTTTCCAAAATTTTTACTTGAAGCATTTATTTATGTAGTCCTTATTTTATAAAATACTATCATAAAGATAGAAAGTATTCAATTAGTATTTTTACTAATCTTATATATAATCATCTATATAATATAGTTCAACTTTCTTTGTTATCGATTTAATAGTTATAATCCCTGTTTTCTCATCTATTTTACTTTTACTTTCTTTTCTTTTAACCGTGTCTTGATATAGCCGGTAATCCTTTCCTGAAAGTGACATTAATTTACTATTCATGCTTGGTAATGAACAATTTGTTTTCTTTTTTGAATTAAAATATTCGACTATCTCTGTTAGAGATACACCATCACTAGACTCTATAAACTCATGTAATAGTAAATCGTCTTCTGACCAAGGCTTATCTATACTTGGATTTAATATACTGTCTTCTTCATTTCCTTTCCTATGCTCTGAAACTGTTTTTCCCAAACTATAACCAGTACATAAAAAAGAATTATCAACCATACTTTTTCCTTTACTAAATTACTTTAGTAAATATAGAATAGCATGGAATATATAATATGTCAAATAAAAAAGTTGACAGCACGTTTTTTTAGTGTTATCAACTTACACATTAAGTGTACTGAATTAAGTTATTTTTGCATAAGATAAATGAGTTTCCATCTTTAAAGAAAACATGCTTGTCCTTCTGCAAGAGCTTATGTTGCTTCAGAATAAAGCGACTGGCATTCATGCGCTTTCCATCTTTTCCAATTACCAGCAAATAAGGAGGAACCTTCCTGCCTGTTTCTGATTTGACAAACACTTCAATAGACTTCATCATCTGATAGTCTTCAGGATCAACTTGAATTTCAATGTTTCCTAATCCTCTGTGCTTTACACGTATAATCGACTTACTCATATTACAACCTCCTAGGTAGTAATATAAATATAGATTATTAGTAATAAATAATCAATAGTAAAACTAATTATTTTACTAATAATCTATTAGAGGTTTATAATGAATGGAAAAAACGCTATAGATAGTGGTATCTATTTATATCATACACTACTGGTAGTGGCGTTTTTGCTATCAAGAAAATCAATTTTTTTCATATTTGCTCCTGCTTTATATAATTAGTATACACCCTATTTGCTATAAATCAACTAATATTTTTAATTATTTTAGGATTCCAAACTATAGCATGAAAAACGCCTAAGTTTTTTGGAACTATTACACCACCGTATCCAATATACATTATTGCATTACAATAACCTGCACTATCATAACGATAAAAATCATTACATACTGATTTAACTGCTTCAAACATAGTTTTATTGTATTGTAGATAGTCATTCAAGCAGTCTCTCATATCCTTAGCTGGATCTTCATTACCCCAGTTTCCTAAAGTGGTTTCATAATCATCTGCTAATTCTATAAGTTTTTTTAACTCAATAACTTTTGGCTTTGCTTTAGTACTCATCCATTTAGTAGTATGTAATTCAACTTCATAAACATAGCCCTTATTTTTACTATAACCGCTTGCGTCATCATAATTGGAAGTAAAATAAATTCCTGCACCTTCTTGATCATCACCTATGCCCATAAACTCTGTAGACCAATGAGTTATTTTATCAGGTGATCCGTGATACCAAGTAGTAATATTTACAGATTCATTAATTGTTGAGGATACGCCAATAATAGACTTAAAAAAATGTATAAAATCAACAGAGAAATCTTTTTGTTTATGATAATCTAAAACATAGTACATAAACATTTCTGCAAAAGCTTCCTTCTCATTTTTTGCACTATATAATGACATATTATTAAGTATTATTCGATCTTGAAATAATACTCCACCTAGTTCATGGTTATTTAATATGCTCATAAAAAAATCAATGTCATCTGGCTTGCTAGGAAGATAATCAATTGCCTCTATTTTTATATCATTAAATAATGTAGTTAATAATTTATATTCAGTGGAGTTTTTATTAAACTTAGCTAATAACTGCAAGCGTATCTTATTTTTAATACTATATAAACCATTATGATTATATTTGTTTTCTTCATAGCCATCTTTAATTTCTTTACTACTACAAATTATCTCTAATTCTTTTTTTATATTATTTTTTGTCTCATCAGATATGTATACAAAATTCTTTGGATCACTGTAAAACTCTTGCCATGCGCTTCTTGCTTGTTTTGAAATAACAGTAACTTCATAACAATGACCCACTTCATGAACTAAAGTAGTATAAGATTCTTTCTTATCAGGTAATACAGAAATAATATTTCCTGTTGCTTGATAATCACCACCTATATCCAGAGAAATAGTATTATTAAATTCAAATACCGCATTTTTTAAAAAAGCAGGTGATATAGATTTTGACTTTAAGTCATGTACTAGGTTATCTAAATCTTTTTTGAAATCTTCTACAGAGTAGCTATTACTACCTCTAGAGTTTAAGAAATTGGAGTGAGCTTCATCAGATGTTACTTTAATTTTAAAACCATTATAAGTTATAAGCTCTTCTGATGAACGATTAGGTGCATAGCCATTAGTAAAGGTATCCAGCCAATCTTGCAAGTTATCAAATGCTTTTTTTAGCTTTTGAGAAAACATTGTGTATAAAGATTTTCTTCTTTTTTCAAAAGAGCTATAATGATTTACCCATATATTTTCATCATATTTATTCCAATCATCGTATGCTCTTCTAATTCCAGAAAGTTTATAGGGATCTAATACTTCTCGTAAATACTGATAAAACTCTTGAAAAGGATAAAAGCTAAAATCATTTCCATGACCATCCTTCCATCCAGTATTTTCAATTCTACTATTCAAAGTATTTTCTAAGTAGTCATGCAATTTAATACTATAATCCTGCATAGACTTACTTACTTCATATAAATCATAAGGGGAGTCTATTTTCATTATAGCTTTATTATATAATTGCGCTTCCTTTTGAAGCTCTTTAATAGAATCTTTTGTTATTTGTTCTTTTAATATAGATTCTTTTAATTGCAATTTTTCTTTTAACCACTCTTCTATTTTTTCATAATCCCATTGTCCTTGTCTAAAATGTGATCCTGCTAATTTATTTAAATACTTAGTAAAAGTGTTTCCTACAAGTTCAGAGGTTTCTATCATTTTACCTTTATACTCGGTATAGATATCTTCATTATAACGTTTAAGTAAATTATTTAAAAATAGCCAAAACCAATCAGGTTCACTAGCACCTCTAAAATAATCATCTAATGAATACTTATTTATTTTAGTATATTTAAAATACTCTAAAGTATGCTCTAAAAGAATTTTGTTATATTTTTCAAAATCTACTGATTCATTTAATAACTTATTTATTTCTTTGTCTATTAATTTATTATAATTTATCATAGCACTCTACTGTGATGAAAGCATTAGTAATGCAAAATCTTTCCAGCCTTTAGGCTGAATTTGAATTGATATAATTGTCTTCTGAAGCTCTCGAAAATCCACCGTTTTTACACCTGAAGAAATTTCCTTTAAAAAATCTAAGGCCATTTTTTTTGTTTTCATATCTACTTCAGGCATAAACTCTTTTAAATTATTTTCAATATGATCTAGCATTTGTTCATTAGTCAATGTAATTTCAATAGTCATTGATCGACTGGCAATAGCCGAGTCAAATTTAGCTAAATTAGAAATAAAGATTACTCCACTCGTAAACTCAAGTTTTTTGTCTCGCCACGTTACTATTCTTTTTTCAGAATTCTGCAAAATTGATTTTAATAAGTTCCTATTATCTATAGACTTAAAAACTGAATCGCAGTCATCAAAGCACAGAATTTCATTATCATTATACTTCGTTAAAATTTTAAATAATTCATCAGTATTTTTAAAACCACCACTAAATACCTGTGGTTTTACATGTAAACTATCTAAGGTATCCATTACTGTTTTAGATTTTCCACTACCGGGACTTCCATAACAAAGTAATGATTGTATTCTATTATCCACAACTGCTTCAACCGCAGAAGCTAAAAAATCAAATTTCTTTGTTACTTCCATTCCATCAACTATATCTCGAAGCTGATCTTCTTTTGCCTTATCAACTACTTCTCGTTCTGCACTACCTTTCTTGCGCTTTCTAAATGATGGATTAGTTAACCCTCTTCCAAATAAATAAGTTTTAGCCATTGATTGAAAACTAGCAAAGTTTACTTCACTATTATATCTTTTGTCTTTCTTTAGGAAAACTGTATATACTTCAGCTAATCTTTTATTCTGTAATAAATCTATACTATCATTTTCCTGATCTATCCACGTATTAAATAACATATTTTTTCTATCATCAGAAGTATATTCTAAAAATCGTGCAACTACTTTATTTGAATATCTGTATCCTTCATTTAACTCTGTATCTACATACCCTTTTTCAAGCTCTTCTGTAATAGCTTCTAAACATTGAACTATATTAAAACCATTAAGATCAACAGTAATGGCAGGATGACTATCAGATACGCCATTGTATAAATCTATACTATAGATAGAGTCACTACCACTTAATAAGAAATTAAGGCGAAATAACTGAGCATAACCAGTAACTAACCCATAAAATCCTTGAAACTTTCCATATTTATTATCATACTCTATAGGTATATTAGTTATATTTACATTACCAACTCTTCTGGATAGTATGCTCTCTATTTTTGTTATAATTCTCGGCGCTGAACCAGCTTGAAAAGATTCAGCGAATGATTCTATTTTTGTCATAATTATTCCTTATAAAGTTATATTATAATAGTTATAATTATGAAACAATATTAAAAAGTAATCCTAAAAATTTATGCAATCTTTCACTAAAAGTCTTTCTCTGCTTAAACTGATAGTATAGAAAAGTTTTATAATTTATCATTTTTTAACTCCTCTTAAACGCTTCATAGAAATAGCCAGCAGGATTATAAAATAATTCTACAGGTCTTACATTTTCTCCACGTTCGTAATCATTGTACTCCAATGACTTATAATTTTTAATATTAATAGAAGCGTTAATGTCTCTATCAATAGTAAATCCACAAACATCACACGTATAAACACGTTCTGCTAAACTTAATTCTAGCTTTTTATTCCCGCAATGACTACAAATTTTAGAACTTGCATAAAAAGTTGGAACTCTATAAATAGCAGTATTATACTCTTTTGCTTTTTGTTCTAACTTTGTAACAAAGCTCGACCAACTAATAGTCTGAATTGCATGACTTAATTTTCTATTTTTAATCATATTAGTTACTTTCAATGTTTCAAGTGATATAGTTTGATTTTCACTACACAACTTTTTTATTAAATTCCACTGAAAATGATTTAAATAATTAGTACTGTATTCATAATTCTTTGCTAATTTTAGCCGCGCTTTTTCATATCTTTTTGATCCTGCCTTTTTTCTACTTAAATTTTTATGTAATCTTTTTGTAGTATTTTCAATATTATATAAATCTTGTTTTATACCTTTTATAATTTCTCCATTAGAGCATATAGCAAACTCTTTTAATCCTAAATCAATTCCTATATCATTATTACTAATTCTAACTTTTTTGTCAATAGTTTTTTCTACTAAAATAGAAGCATAATATTTATTTGTTTTAGACTTATAAACTATTACTGATTTAATACAGCCACTGAAGTTTTTATCTAATCCTCTAAACTTTATATAGCCTAATTTTAGTAATTTAATTTTATTATCTTTAATTTCAATACAGTCACTTACTTGTGGCTCTCTATAACTTAAGCGTGATTTATGCTTTGACTTAAACTTTGGAAAACCTACTTTTTTAGATTTCTTTAATCCTGCATAGAAATTAGTATAAGCTGTTTGTAAATCTCTATGTGACTGTTGTAAAGCGCGAGAGCTTACTTCTTTTAGCCATTCAAACTCCTGCTTGTACTCTTTTTCAGTTTTGTATTTATAATTAAATAAAGCTTCTTTATCGTTTTTATATTTTTCATATACTTGAATATGTTCATTCAAAATCTGATTATATAAAAATCGAGTACATCCAAAAGTTTTATTTATGAGTTTAGTTTGAGTAATGTTTGGATATAATCGAACTTTATATGCTTTATTCATTTTTAATTACCTTTATTTTTTTCATAATAATTAGATATTATTAATATATTACTTTATAACACTTTCATTGACGTTTCATTATATCTTGTAACCACTCGTTCTGCTAATTCTTTTCGTTTCATACTGTTTCCTTTACCCAAAAAGCATTCAATAATTGTAAATCACCATTATGAAAATTATAATAATCTACATTAAAGTTTTTGCATAAACTATATGCAAACTCACCCTCTATTTCAAAAAACATACCAGTATAAGATAAACTCCAATCACCACGCATTGATTTTTGTAAACATACTCTACCTAATTCATGATGCTTATTTAAATAATACTTATAGAATTTTATTATAAAGTTTTTAATCATGAATTATCCTTAATAGATTTTATAAATTCCAATGCTTCTTTATAAGCTCCTTTAAACTCTGATTCATTACTTTTATAAAATTCTTTTGTTAGATAACATTTATAACTATCAAAATTACTCATACTGATTTTTGAGATTTCAAAAACTTTTTCTGCTCCTTTATTAGTTATATTTATACTAATAACTTCTGTATCAGTAATCTTTCCATAAATAGTGCAGTCATATAAATCATCACTAATGTCATGTACATAATAATAGGGAGTTTCAAAACTTAACTTCTTTTTCTTTATAATTTCATCTACTTCTATTGTAATCATACTACTTCCTTTTAAAAACTTTTCAATAACTCAACTAAGTTTTCCATTCTCATAGTTGAACAATACTCTAATCCATCTTTTATCATTTTATCATATCGCTTAAACATAAAGTCAGGACATTTATAGTACTTATTAATATGGTCTGCACGTTTTTGCCGACAGGGAACTATTTTGAGTCTATGAGAAATTTCCCAAAAGTTAGCAAAGGAATCATCTAAATATTTAATTAACTTATCATATTTAGATTTATACAGATTATACATTTCTGTATATTCAGGAAAGTATGCTAAAAATTCTCCTGATTCATTAGTCTGGATGAGTTCAAGCATTCGCTTAGGAGTAACGACACCCTCACCCTTCAATCGAAATATTTTTAGATACGCAATGCTCTTAATTTTATTTCTATGAAAATACTTATCTACTACAACAAAGCCTTCTTCACTGAAAGGCATTTCTTTTGTCATAGCAATACAGTCATCTAAACTATGTATATCATAATACTTAGGTGTTTTAAATATAGTACTTAATTCATGCTCCTTTATATATTCTTCTTCATAGGTTATATTATTACGAATTCCAATTAAATAAATATCTATTTCTGGATAAGGGACTACTACTTTAGTATAAGGCGAAACCATTTCAAATATATAAGTGTAGACATGCTTAAAAATTATATCTAAATCACTTAGATTATCAAATTTAATATACTTTTTTAAAGCACACTCAATAAGGTCATAATAATTTTTATATTCGCAATCACTACCCCAGTCTGGAATATCTGCATCATGAGCATCTATACATCCATTAGTTGATATATGCCACGTTATGTCAAACCAGATTTTAGTAATACTTCCGTCTACTTTTTCTAAAACTTTAGCACTTGCCCAATCAATATCATCAGCATATCCTTCTCCTTGATTTCCGAATTTTCTGAAGGGAAAACATACTATTTTTTTATCTCTAAGAATTATTCCTCTACATTCACGAACCAAAGGAATATTAAAATTACTTTCTATCTGATTATATTTTAATAGAGTATATTCATTTTTCTCTTTTACTTCTATACAATAGGGCTTTTGAGTAATACAGTCTTTCCAATGATTATTCTGCTCAATAAACTCAGATATAAGTAATTCCATTATTTAATCCTTAAAACTTTAATACTGATTCTTCAATATATTCTATTGATTTTATATCAATATAAATATCTTTCATAAACTTTGTTAAAATATATTTCATATCTTCTATTTTAGAAAAATTAGATTTTATATAAACAATTTCAGCAACAAATTCCTTATCATCTGTTGATGTATATATTTCATAATAAGTTACTTGATATTGTTTATAAGTTTGCTTTTGTACTAAATCTGATTTTCTAAACATTTTAATCATAAGACTCTATTCCTTTTCTATACTTATTATAGTAGCAGAAATAACTAAGTTTTTCAACCAGTCACTACCTTCAAACATTTCATCTGATAATTCTAATGTATTTCCATCGTCTGTAGATAAAGTAATTTTTGGAATATCATCTTCTGTTTCAAGATCATCATATATGTTTTCAATTGCGGCTTCTATGACAGTAAAACCTAAACAATTTCCACCAACAATTGTTTCAACTATCTTTCGATATTCATGTCTACCAAATACTAATTTAACTTTTTGAATAGTCATGTTATAAGCCCTGTTAGGATCGTAATTCATCTTTCCATCTTCCTTTTTTATTATAATAAAGATTATAAGCATTATTAATAAGTATCTGAGTTATATCATGCTTATTATTTGTAATGTTACAATCAAATGTAAAAGAACATCCACAAAGGCTATCCTCACAAGTAAGTTTTACAAAACAAGGATCTGAATACTGTAAGTTTTCTTTTAAAATCTTTCCACATTTAGGGCATATCATTTTGTTTCCAAATTAGTTACTATTTTTTCTTCATATCTAATGCAACAGGTATAATATTCCTTGTAGCTAATGCTACTATTATAAACTTCAAAAACTTCTTTAGAACCTTGAATTACTTTTCTTAAATATTTGCGAATATTAGGCAAATCATCTTGAACATTCCAGCAAAGAACTAAATCATGCTCATGTAAACAAGGTTCTGCTAATAGAATATTATTATCATAATCATTAATATCCTCTTTAAAAAAGAGGCTATCCATTCTAAATTCAGTAAGACCTTTATTATTAAAAGGATTCTTTGGATATAGCAAAAAGGTTTTATCATATCCGCTTGTTATAAACACATTAAAATAATTTGCTATCTCTTGTATAGTATGTTTTCTTATCATGCTTTATGTCTCTCATCAGGTCTAAAAAATGTTACAAGCTCTTTAGGCATATCATAATTAAGTATTAAATACTTTCCTAGTTCTTCGGGCATGTCATCTTGTAATATTGCGCGTGATACATTAACTAAATGCGAATCAAAGCACATAGCTTCTGTATCAAACACTACTTCAAGATCGCCCTTTCCACTATAATAAGCAGATTTACATACTTGATATAATTGTTCTATGGTCATCATATCTCCTTATAATGTTTTATCAACATTTCCAAAATTAACATTTTCTGTTCCAATAAAACCTGCTACTAATTTTCTAGTTATTCCATCTCGCTTATTAAGAAATGACTTCAATATTATATCACTTAGCTCTGTTTCTTGAATAGCCTGTATGCGTTTCTTTTTAATACTTCGATTACATACTATTGCAAAATTGGATGGTTCCAAATAATCTTGTGAATAAATAATTCGTAAGTACGGGCGACCTCGAACCTTCAACATTGGCTGAATCATATACCCATTAGAGGTATAGTTGCGTGGATATACAGGCTTATACACTCTACCTTCACCACCATTTTCTGTATAATGCTTCCAGTAGTCTACTTCTTTATCAATAGAATCACTTTCGTTTAATTCAATTACAGAATATTCTACTGGTAGAAACTTAGTGCTTGTACCACAAATTTCTCCAATCATATATTGTTTTCGTATATTATCAATACTTGTTCCCATTATCCATTCAGTATTTCTACCGTTAACTGTGCCAAGTGCAAGTATTCCAAATATTCTACAATAAGGCTCACTATCTTGAATATAGGGATTTAGTGCTTTAATAAACTCAAGGGAGTTAGCTAAACTTAAATCACGGCAATACTGTCTATTCATTACAGATGCTTCACCAACACCTAGAAACTTTGTATCAATTAAATTACTTGCTTTAAGTTTCCACGGCATCATTTCACAATCAAGCACAGTTACATCATATTTTAATTCTATACTGTTATAAAACTCATCTTCTATATGTTTTTCTTCATCCTTGAAAAAGAACTCATTCCCATTACGAGTAATAATACTGATACATTTATTAAAACCATGCTGATGAGCTATATCTATAGTCTTAAACAATAATACATGAGCGCGTGAACCCATATACTTATTTTCACCTACAATAGTATTTATTCCTCTATCTTGAAAGTACTGAAAAGCACTCATAGGATGTTCCAAATAATCTGAATACACTCTATCATATTCTACAGGTGGAACAGTAGGAGCCATATAGAAAATATTTTTATTAAACATAAATGACTTAGCACTATATCCATTAGCAAATTCAGCAGGAGCAATACTATAATCACTAATTGGCAGATAGTAACTTGCATAAGCATCTGAACTTCTACTGGATAGTTTCCTGTTCCAGTCCTTATTATTAAATCCAGTAATAAAAGTGGCACCTGTTAAGTTTTCATCTTCTGTAAATTCAATTTCTTTATTTTCATTAATTATATAATCAAGTGCTTCATAATTATTAGCAACAAAATAATCCCGTATTTCACTCTTATATTGACTTTGTATAAACTCTATCTTATGAGACTTTTCACGCATTTCACCATCAGGAACACCAAGTATTTTATTATACTCTCCGTTTGGTGTAGTAAGTATAATTATCTTTGGATTCAATACTTCAACAATCTTAAATAAGATAAACTGACGATCTGATGCATCAAAGTGTTCTATGATTTCAGACAAAATCAGTATATCAATATTAATAGGAATAATATTAAAATTAGGGACAAGTAAGTTCATCTGATAAAAATGTACATGCTTTACCCGTTCAAGTTTTTCTTTTGCTTTGTCATTTGCATCATAACTATAGATTTCAAACTTCTTATCCAGTTTTTTTAACTCATCATTTAATTTAAGACTAAGTTTTCCGTTTGCACAACCATAGTCTACAATAGTTGTAAACTCCTTATCGTCAACAAGTTCAGAAATAGTCTTTGTAATAAAATTATGGCGTACCTGATGTAAAGTCATATAATCAATATAGAGCTGATCTTTTACTTCTTGATTATCTTCAGTATCAGTAATTAAATTATCACACATCTTTTTTTCTATATCTTTTCTATTATTAGAAAAAATTCTAATAATATATTTACTAAACTCATTCTTTTCAAACCATGATTTACTCATAGCAATATACTTTTCAATCTGAGACATTTGAACAGGAAACAAATTATATTTAAAAGTAAAGTACATCGATAGAATAAATATTTTCTGTAAAAAAGAACTCAAGGTATCTAAATTACTATTTATTTTAAAGCTGGTTGCTACACTTTTCTCTTCCTGTACAGATACACTTAAATTAAAAGAATTTAACGTGTTAATGTACTGTTTCTTATTACAAATAAAGGGGCCAATAATACATTCAAGATCACGAGGTTTACTTGCTATATCAGTGATATCCTTGTCAGGATAGTTCATAGTTAATGCAGATCGTAAACAAGCACCAAATATATTATTTAAGTTTATAGGAGTTACACCTTCATACTGATAACTTACATAACTTTCTTCATTACGATCTTTTAAAGTAGATAACATCTTTTTACTATCTGCATTACAAGTTATCTGATAAATGAAGTTATCTATATACTTTCCTTTTACTGTATCTCTATCATAAGTATTTGCAGGATTCTTGCAAAGTAGATAGCTAAACTTATTATCATCTGTTTTGTCTTTCAGTATTAAAAACATATTATCTTCCTTTAGTATAAATCAGATAAATCTAATTGTCTGACTTATACTTTTTTAAATTATTTTACTTGGTGTATTTTGAAATATCAAAAGCAGTGTTTGATCCTGTTACCGCAGGGAAAATAGGAATCTTGTTAACACTTGCAGAATTAATATAACCAATAACTGCCTTCCGCATGTCAATATCAATCCATGTCCGCTCATACTCTACAAGTTTCTGCTTTGCTTCAAAGGTAGCCAACTGATCAGCTACTGCATTCTTAGCCATTTTCTGAATCAATGAATTATCAATTTGCTTTTGAACCTCTGGATTATCAAACTGGATGCCACCTACCAATCCAATTTCCTTAATTGTAATAACAATCTTTTTAAGATTCATCTATACTCTCCTTATTCAAAATCTGTTTCTTCTGGAACATCTATGTATTCTGCGCTTACGCTCATACTACCACAGCTAAATCTTTTTAAGACAATTGGATCATGATATTTTAAGTAATTTTTTAATTCGCCTTTTATGCGAATCATGTCTTGAGCGTAAGTTAGTCCCTCAAAAGACAAATTGTCCTTATACTCTTCTGCTTTATTCACTTCTACGTTATCCAATACTTTTTCTATTTTTTCTATATTATATGAGTTAAACCAAAAGGTATAATCACAATACTTAATTGGAAAATTATAGCTAATTAAACATTTATAGCCAGTATTCAAATATATCTTTAGTACTTGTTTCATTTTACTAATCCTATAATAAATTAAAATATTTGTCAATTAGTAATTATACCATGATTGTATAAAGGAATACTTTTAGTATTAAAACTTTTAAGTATATCCTTACATTTTTCTATATCCTCTGCACTTATTTTGCACATTCCTACTTGCTTGCGGATAGGATTTATTTCAGATTCTATAAACTGTTCAAAGGTAATAACTTCTTTATCTTCCATATTATCTCCCAAAAATAATAAATAATAATTTTCTAAAATTTGATACCTGCACTACACTGCTTTCATGACCAGTATATCGACCTTTACATTGATCTAAGCTTGTAGCAAAACCAATTCTGTTTAAGTCTTTACAGATAAAAACAAACTTATAACTTGCACGTAGTCTATTGTAGAGTTTTAATCTACTTTTCATTTTCTTTATCTTCCTTTATTTGAAAATATTTAACATAAATAAAATTACAATCTTTATTCCTACATCTAAAACAAGTTACATATTCCTTCATATCAGAATTACACTTAGGACATTTCATTTCTTGTTTATCTTCGTTCATTTTATATGCTCTCTTGTTGATAATATATCTCGAATATTTTTATAAGCAATTTGTAATTCTTGTAATTCTGGATAATCTCTACAAGTGCTACAATCTTTTCCATCACACTTATGGGATCGATTATGGCAATGCATGTTTGTTAAATACTTTTTCTTATAAGCAAGTAATCGTTTAGTATTTAACTTTCCCATTTCTTCATAAGTTAAATAATATTTTCTTGATGGAGGTATCATTATACTGCTCATTTTATTTCCTTATCTGAATAAATCAAATGCTTTGTTATAATTTTCATAAACACTTTTATCGAATGAAATTACATTATCAAAATTAAACAATGTTTCACTATTGTAAAACCACTCTGGCATAGTTAGTGCAAATACAAATTGTTTATCATGATTGAACTCAATTAAATTTTCTACTCTATTTAGTAATGAATAATAACTTTCACCTTTTGGAATTCCACCAAAATCTATAAATACTAAATCTTTTCCAAAGATTTCATCTTGAGTTGGAAATTCCGTTATGTAAGTTATAGATGTTGGATCAAATTTATTGATTTCTAGCATATGATGAAACCAAATCTGATCGTCAATGAAGCCAAACTCATCTGAAAAGAAAAGTATATCGCATTTCATCATTCTAAATTTTCACCCTCAGAAACAATATAGTCTTCGCTCTCGCAATCATATTGAAGTACTAAAGAATTGTAAACATCTATTAATGATATTTTATTAGTGTATTTCAATACTTCATCTACTTTATCTAAAGCACAGTTTATTCCACTGTACACTTTACAAAGATATACTTTCTGTATTTCACATTCTTTATTAAAATCAAAATAGTCTGTCCCCATTGCTAATATCCATCTATGACCATTTTCATGTTGAATAGTGATACCAAGCTGAGATAAAGCTATTAATCGCTTTTCTAATAAAGTTATCATGATTCAAAAAACTCCTTTATAGTAATAACTTTTTTATTTTCTAATTCATTTCCATTTTCTACATATCTAATTCTTACAAAACTACCTTTTGGCAAACCCCAAACATTTATATGATTAGAGTATATTTCAAATTCAAAATTTGTATCTATAGGATACCAATTTTCGGAACACCTATGTCTATATTCAGGTATAATTGCTGTATTCAATTTTACATACATAATTGGAAGTGTTTGACAAACACGTTCATATACTTCTTTTATACAAAGTCCAGATTCACTAGGATAGTAATATTCTCTGCTTACTTTATTACCATAATTAATTTTTCTAATCCTAACATTAATATCTTTATTTGTTTTAATATAAAGCTGTGTAAAACAAGAATACACTAGTATCTGATAATAAAACTTATAATTAAAATTGTTTTTATAAATATCAGCTTTGATCCAAGTTTTTCCATTTTCAGATACTTCAATTATATCATTTTTAGTAAGATCACAAATATGTTCTATATTAGATGATCCTTTTTTTACAAACATTCCGTCTGTAGAAGGATAAAAGATGCAACTATCTGCATGGACTATTTTTTCTTCAAGCTTCTCCTTTAATTTTAAAGCAACCCCATAAATTTTATAATCAAAATTAAATCCTGAAATTTGCTTATCACCAAATTCTTTCAAAAGAGTATTACACCACTCTAAACACTCATCATCAGTATATTTCATACTTACTCCATTATCAACTTATCATTTGATTTAATCCAATCAACTACTTTTTTATAACCTTCATATTGTCTGTCAATTACTTCCATAGGTACTTTTGATCTATCTACACCATGCAGTATATCATCATTAACTCTACATTTGCAAGTATCAATATCTACATTAAATATCTTAAAAATTACTATTGCTTTATGCTTTGTATCACTTTGACAATGACGTAAAATACGCTTCATAGTATCAAGGTTTGTACAGGTACTATCAAACACTACATTCTGCTTGTTACAAATATAATAGTCAAGTATTGAAAAGGCTTTATCCCATACTTCATTATTTTTAGTCTGATTACTAATATCTCCTGTAAGCTCTTTGCGCAAGTCATCAGGACAAATAGCAATAAAAGGAGTTTTACCCTCTGTCATTTCTGTAATAAAACTTTTGCGCCACGTAGATTTACCGCTACCGCTCATACCAACAGTTACTACTACATAGGGAAGCATAGACTCACTACTGCCTACTCCATTTTTATCAGCAGTGCTAAACATAGATAATTCTTTAAAATACTTTAACTCTTCCATAGCTTTCCTCTTTTCAGATTTTTTTATTTTATTATCATTATAATCATGCATGCGCATATGATAATATGTTACTTGATGCACACACTCCCAATCAATATCTTTTATTTCATTAAATAAATACTTACGGAGTGGTTCAATACAATTATTACTAATCTCTGCATGACCTATATTTTGAATACGCAAGGTATTATGTTTCACATGAACTTGAGTACAACTAAGCTTTCCTATATCATGTAACAAAGCACACATTTGCATAGTAGGTGTATTAGGTAAAAGCAGTGCTACTAATCTACTATGCGAAAAAACTGTGCTTTCGGGGTGATATAGATGATCCTGATAATGAGTTAAATATTTACGCTGTATATTAGTAACAAACATTGAAAAGTATTCATCAAATAATATATTACTCTTCATATACTGTTTCAACTTTAGTAATATGCTTATAATAATATTTATTTAGATATTTCTTAAAATTTTCTAAACACTGTTTAGCAACTTGCTCTGAATATATTCCATCTACCCAATCTTCTTCACAGTATAAACTTTCAGAAAACATAGTCCAGCCACAACGAAACCACATAACATTATGCCAAAATAAAAGCTCTTTATATTCAACACAATACTTATTATCATATTTCATAATTCTAAATTTCATAGCTACTTCCTATTTATTTTATCCCATTTATTCATGAGTCTAATAATCTTCATATAGATAAGTTCAACCAATAGTAAATCAAGATCAGAAGAACCATATCTTGCTACATAATCAATATCGTTCTTATCTTTCATGAATATTATATTATCATAATGTTCTGCTTTAGTTAAAATACTTATATCTATTGAAGTATCACAAGTCTCTTCAGCAATACTTTTTCTAATTATTGGAAATTGCATATATCTCTGAGGTCTAAACATAATTACTCCTTACCACGGACAGTCATTATCTATTTTAGATTTTGCTTTTGCTTTTGCTTCTTTTATTTTATAAATAACAAAAGCTATAATAATTACAACGCTTCCACATATAAATCCTAAAATAAAATTAGTCATATAATTATCCTTTTATTTAAGTAATTCTTCACTATCCTTTATTTTTTATGCCCAAAAATATTTGATAGAGTTTCACAGATTATACATATAGCAATAAGTCCCAAAAACGCTAAAACCATATACTTATCTTGCATTTTAATACTCCCAATGTCCATACATAAAATGACCTAAATACTCACCACATATACAATACAATGAATATTCACATATGTCATATCCATTATCTGTATAAACTTTTTTGCTTTTTCTGTATTTACAGATATAAAAAATCTATTTGCTTTAACACTAATACTACCACTGGTAATTCTATCATATTTACTGTTTGGTACATAACCATATTCTTTAAAATAAACATATCCAAAACAAGGAACTTTAATTTTATTACGATAACATTTTATTTCGCAATTTTTATCTGATCTAACATACTAATAATTACAATTATTAGTATGTCGATTTTTAAACTTAGGATATTTACCTTTTTTATTAAAAAATCTTTTATAAGCTGTTTCCATATTAATAATGACTTGCTTTATTGCTTTACTTGAAACATTTTTTATCCAAATCATTTCTGGATGTATATCTAAATATATGTTATTTAAATATTTAGAAAAAGTATAAGCAGTTACAAACTTCTTAGTATCTTTATATTCTTGTTCAATTTTATCTTTATATAAGTTAGCAACGAATCTACAAGTTCCTATAGATTTATAATATAGTAATTGTTGTTCTTTATTTAATATTATTTCTGTTTTATATGTTGCCATATTATAATAATAACTCCTTTAATTAAAAATATTTTATAGACAAATAGCTATGATTTATAATTATTGACTATAAAATTAAGTACTTTCCAAAGGCTCATTATAATTCCTTAATAAAATAAAACAGAATATTTATCACTACCTTGATGATCCATTGAAAACTCCAAATCTTTTAGATATTTATACTCATCTTCTGACAAGCTTAAACATAAAGTAATAGCTCCAGCAGAAGCGGCATTAAATATTTTCTCTTTTAACAGATAATATTTGTCTCTTTGATATGCATTTTCATGCGCTAGTTTAATAATATAATCTTTAAAGCCTTCATCAGTAAATCTATTTGTCATTTAAAAAACTCCTCATAGCTCATTAAAGTAATTCCTTTCTTTCTCGCTGACATTAATTTCGATGAATTTCCATCCACATTTTCACATACAAGAATAGTTGTTTCTTTAGTAACTCCGTCACTGAAAGTATATCCCATTTTTTTAATATCTTCAATAAGTTCACTGCGGGTTTTTGCACCCTTGCCAGTCATTGCTACTATGCCTTTAACTTCTGTAGTCATAGCTAACTCCTTTATACTAACAAATTTAAGTAAATGTTCTATTACTTCTTTATTACTATCTCGATAAGCAATTAAGTTTTGACCGGTAACATACTCAAAGTTATTAAAGTTCCAAAAATCATTAAGCGATTTTATACCTAAGTTTTTAACAACGTGTTCACCAACTGATTCAATACCTAGTGCTTTTACAAACTTTTCAATACTGATAGACTTTGTACTTTCAATCTGATTTAACAAATTATCTATTTTCTTTTTTCCAAATCCATCAATACTTATAAGGGTATCATAGGCATCTTTTAAGGTATACAAGTCTTTGATTTCATAAATCAACTTAGCATTATATAATGTTCTGATGGTTGATTCACTTACTCCATCAAATTCAAAAACAGTACACCAATGAGTAATCTGTTTAATATTTTTATCAGGGCAACTTATATTGTTACAATGCAAGTATTGAACAACAGGCTTCTTTGATTTTGTATTTTTACTTTTTGTAATAATACTTAACGCAGAGCTACAACTAGGACAATAAGTAGGGATATCTAAGTCTGTTCCAATGTGAGTAACTACTTCTTCTACATGAGGAATTACATCATTCCGCAAGGACACAAGTATAATATCATCTTTACATATATGTAGATTTACCACGTTGCTATAGTTATCCAATAATGCTTGCTTAACCTGTCGCCCTCCTAATATTACGGGCTTAAATAAACCAACAGGAACTATATCACCTGAACGCACAACACCCCATGTTTTACCAGTACAAGGAGTTTCTTTACTCTCACTTGGCGGTTTCAATGCAAAATTATAATAATGGTGGTGAGAAATTTCATACTTACTATCAATAGCGTTATACAAAGTTTTATCATTAACTTGAAATACTAATCCATCTGTTTCATAATCAAACTGATTTCGTAATGTAGACAAATATGTTTCTCTGATATTAGTTATATCTTTATCTGCACACATTTCTGTATTCCAAATTACCTCAAAACCCATATCTTGCAGTTCAGCTAAGTCATTACTAAAATAATCATTAGGATCATCTTTATATAGCTGATAAGCTACAAATCGCAAATGTTCACAATCTGTTTTATCATCTTTGCGATTAACCAATCCACCAGCAACGTTTCGTAAGGGGCGATTATTTGTTTCCATCTTTGTAGATTTCTTTAAATGAATTTCTCCACGTACTTCTCCAGTAAATCCATCTGTAGCAGTATACTTAATTGACTTAGGAATATTCAAATAGTCTTTCAACCAAGTTTTGTTTTCGCCAAATTTACCATTACCACGAGTACTAATACAAACAATTTCACCATTCTCGTACTCAATATCTCCTGATAATCCATCACCTTTTCCCATACAAATTAAAGTGTCATTATAGCCTATTTTGTTCCTCCACTTAATAACATCTTCTACTGTCTTTCCTTTATCACAACTAAGCATAGGAATTTTATGTTCTACCTTTTCACCTTTTGCAGATATTCCTACAATAGTAAAATATTCATCTTTAGGAAATACTCTTTTAAACGCATTTTCCAATTCATCAAACAAGCTATCTGAAATAACAGGCTCATCATTGTAATAGCTGTCTTTACAATTCATCAAAAAATCAAGTACTTCATTATGACGAGTAACTATGTTTTCAATTAACTCTTGTACATATTCTTCCATAATTTATTCCTTTTTATCCTTATTAGGAAACATTCTATTCATTGATTCCTTTATTCTTTTGTCTTTCTTTCTAATTATAAAAGGATACCACAAATAAGCAACTAATAAAAGTACTGGATAAACTACAGGGTATGCAATAAAAATTATTAAATTAGTAATACAATAAAATAAGTATTTAATTATTTCAACAAAGTTATACACTACTGCCAATCCTGTTTCTTTATAAACCTTTATTGGATGCAGTGTGTGATCTTTAAAAAAACTATTTTTCATATTCCTGCTATTCCTTCATTTATCATACAAACATATACGGTTATCTTTTTTCTATGTGCTTTTTCTATAGTATCCCATGTACCCTTACTGTATTTATCCACAAAAGCAATTATTATATCACTATGTTCTACAATTAAGCTATTTCTATCAAACGGTGCACTATCACCAGTATCCCAATCAGGTTTAAAGATTAACGGTTCTGTATCTGTTCTTTCTTTTGCAAACCTTTCAGCTAAAGTATCTATTCCTATTGCTCCACCACTTACTATAATATCGTTTCTATCAACATATAAAGTTTTTTCAATAAAGTTTTCTACAATAGAATAATCTGTTATTCTTCTACTTCCTACAATACCTATATTCATATAATCCTTTACTGCATATAATCTTTAGGCAATATTGCATATAACTTATTACCAGTTATTCTACTAACTTTGTATCTTCCTAAATTGTATTCAATTAATGTTCCATTGTCAAGAACTGTTTTTCTATTAACTTCCTCTGGCAAAAGTTTATCTTGTACATCATAAGGTTTGAAATCATAGTTTGATTCATAAGGATAAATAGATCTATACCAACTATATACTGTTATAAAATCATTTACTTTAACAGTATAAGCACGTAGATCAAATTCTATTTCAATTTCTTCTTTATTATCAGCTTTTAATCTTACCATTTATTCTCTACAAATATCTACATTATCACATTTTGTACAATCACCATTGCAGTTTATATCACTATCTTCAAACTCAAGATCATCCTCTTCTAGTTCATCATCATTAATAATTTCATCAAAATCATCAATTTCTTCTTCCTCGTCTTCATCTTCAAATTCATCCATTTCATCGTCTTCATCATAAGAAGTGTCAATACAGAAAGAAGTAGTATCATAACTTATTCTAAAGAATCCGTTAATATTTTCATAATTTGATTCAAAAATAAGTTCATTAATTACTTCAATTATTTTTCCACAAGGTTCACTATCTTCATAGCTATTATCATTTATATTAAAGTCAGGACTCCAAAGTTCTTTAGGCACTATTCCAATAATACCTGCATCTACAGGAAATTTTTCATCAGTACTTGCTTTATAATTTCCATCTCCATAAGCAGTGCCATCTACTACTAATTCAAAGCCTCTTATACTAAAGACTGTTTCAAAATTTGATTCAATCCATTTATCATAATCAGCTCTAGACAAAATATAGCTAATATCACCAATAAAATAAGTTCCTGCACCAAATACTTTTTTCATATTTACTCCTTAAACCATCTGTGATTAGGATCTTTGTTATATCCTTTAGGCAAAACAGTAACAAGCATATTTAATTTTCTATTATAGATAACAGGAATCCAAGCATCATATTTTTCTGATATTACATGAACTTCAAATAACACTCTATTATTTGACTGATTTTCAATAAACTTATAATAAATAAAATTATGATTTTCTATATAATCAACTAATGCATTTACTTCACTATTTGAAATTTCTATAGCATATCGTTCAAGAAGTCTTTTCTTAAAATGAATAAGTAAATCTTGTCTAGTTTTTGGTTTCTGTTTAGTGTAAACTTTTTCATAACAAGACTTATTACTCATAATATTCCTATCTTAGTTTATTAAAATCCGATTTTGTTTCTTCATTTACATATACATCATTAAAGATACATACATCTTTAAACTCTCGCTGAACTAGATCAAACAAACTATAATCAAAATCTTTTTCTATATTTTTTATCATGCTATTACTAATCAAAATTATTGGTTTATTTACTATTTCAATTCGCTCTTTCATGAATGGAAATATGTAACGCAACTGCCATCCGCTTTCAAAGTAAACCATTTTGCTTCGTTCAAACTCATCTATGATAAGTAAATCTTTATTTAATATATCTGTTACTTCATTCTGAATATCTGTATCTCTGTCTGCTTTTCCTAACTTTTTAACCAGTGTATCAGCCAATACATAGCTTACTGAAAAACCCTTAGATAGTATTTCTTTCCCAATAATTCTTCCTACTGTACTTTTTTGTGTCCCGTTTGATCCAAAGAAAAACAAGTTTTTAGAATCAGGAAATAGTTTAATGTATTCTTTTAAGAACTCTATATTCTTGTTTTCATCTTTTCCTTTATAATCAGAAAAAGATTTATTAAGTATAGAGACTGGTAATCCTGATTTCTCTACATTGAACTTTAATTCAATTTGCTTCTGATACTCCTGAAACATAATGCATTTCTGTAATCCAATATTCTCATCAATACTTTTTTCTAAGTATCCATTATGACAGGCTTGCTTATATCTACATACTGCTTTACTGTCATACAAACAGTTCATATTACATCCTCATGATACTTTACAGCAAGTTTAGATTTTAAATCAGTATCAAAAATTTTATCACTTACATGATTATTTAGCTGTTCATACAATATATCAAAGCTATCTTTAAATAACATTGTTTCAGGATACCAGACTACACCAACAAAACTACATTTATTAGTATAAACTTCATACTCAGCAATCATCTGATTATCATGCTTCTTGTCTTTCTTCTGCATTTCAATAAAAACAATTTCAATACGATTATGCTTTGCAACTAGAATATTTTTATGCATTGTTACCAAGTCCTACCGCAATCTTAAAACGAGTTACAATATAGTTTTCAATATGTGTTCTAAGCTTAACAGCATAAGGTGAAGGAACTATATAAATTTCTTTGTCTTCACTTTCATAAGCTTTACTATTAAAAAACTTTTCAATTTTCTTTTTATAATCATCAATAGAAATCTGATAAAAATAATCCATATTTACTTTATATGTTTTATCTATCTTATTAAGAAACTCTGCCATAAAACGAACATGCTCAATCTGATTTGCACATTCATTTACTTTATAAAGAAAAGAGGCAAGTCTATCCTTATTCTTTTTTGAACTCATTGCGTTCATAGCATCAATAATATAAGGTAATGTTTTATAAGTTTTACTATCTCCAAAAGTATCGTAATTCATAGTATCTCCTTAATTTTTTCTTCAAGACTATTTGTTAGACTAATACCAATATTAGTAACTGCTACTTGACCTACTGTAGTATTATTTCTAATACCTGCCAATTCTGCTTTCTTTAACCAATACACTCTTCGAGCAATATTTAAGGCTGTTTCATTTATCATACTTGTATTATATTCCTTGATAAGTTATTTTGTCAATTACTAAACTATATTTTTATTTAAACTATATTTAAATACAAAACATTCCTTGTTTGGCAATGGAATTAAAATAGATCCAAATGTTTGTTCTGGATCGTATTTTATCCAAATAATATCATTACCAGCAAAAGTAGTATCAATATCATTTGAAATTGCAACATTAAAAACAGTATCCTCTGTAAGATAAGTAAGTAGTTCTTTGTACTGCTCATCTGGTAAAAACTTTTTTATTACTTCAGTCAGTTTAGAATTATAATCTAACTTTAATGAATGAAGAATTCCAAAACTATTTGTCATTGAATTTACTATAAACTCAAAGCGAGATTTATCTGATTCAAACTCCATTATTTTAATCCTTTATTTATTTTTTCAATTATTTTATCAGGAACACAGATATCTTTATATAAAATTTCTCCATATTCAAGTGGTTCATATTCAAATCTTTCTGCTTTTTTTACTTTAAAAATTGCAGTAAATGTAATTCCACAATTATTACAAGTTTTTATAATACACTGATCTACTAATTTTAATCCGAATAAACTTTCTTTTACTAAGTTTCCACAAGGAAGCATAGGCATTGCACAACAAGGACAATTAAAACTCCTTATAACACCTTCTTATAAAATTTACATTTTTTCTGTAACTCAAAAACTCTTGGTATTCGCATATGTTTATCTATTTTATATTGACATCTGTGAATTATTCCATAAGTGGTTTCCTGAATTATAAAATATTCACAAGTAGTGCATTTAAATTGTAACATATATTTATTATAATCTTCTTCGGCCTGCTCTACGGCGTGACTAAACTCAATTTCTAACATATGGCGAGTCCAATCAGATATTACCAAAAATTCCCATACTGGACATCCATCAATAATATCCTGTTCAACTAATTTATATAGCTCTTCCTCATCATTGCTCCTACTTGTTTTAATAAACTTTTCAACTATTCCTTTTTCAGAAGCAATATAATCCCAAAGCTTTTCATAATTTATTTCAATATCACTGCCTACATTTTCAGAAGCCCAAACTTGTAGTGTTTGAAAAAAGCCTTGAAGTATGTAATACAGTTACTATAGTTTTGTAAACTCATATTATACCTGTTGGCAATTCTGGTTCTTGTATTTTTTCGTCCCACCAAACACCTTTCATATTATAACAAAAAGTATTGTGGGAAATGTATAATATATCATTATTTCTTATAACTTTAAACTGAACTAATTCCAGCTTAGGTTCAAATGGATTTCTACCTTCATCATGAGGCAATTGATCCCAAAAAACATCACCATAAAACCAATAAAATCCAGATTCAATAGGCTTATCTTTTGTCCACATATTATATCCTTTTTATCTTTCCATTGAAATCTTTTGGAAGCTGATATAAGTTTTCTTTATACCAGCTTGTCACTACATTAGCAAAGTTACTTAAACTACTTTTACTTCTAAATTCATAATACTTTCCGCGCCCATTATCAAATAACTTTTCTATTGCATTTCCTTCACTTTCCAATACAAAGGTTCCATGTGAATTAAATTCATCTTCATACAAAGCAACATAGTAAACACCAAATCCAAAGTGTTTCCAAACTTCTTTTATTGTTTTCTTTTTATTATCACTATCAATAAAAGATTTACCAATATATTTATGATCTAAAATATTTACGCTCTCAGAATTCTTTATACCACGAACTCGTCGAGACTTTATTAAAAGATCATGACTGTAAGTTATGTATCCCTTAACAGTATGTCCACAAACATGATAACAATCTTTTTCATCAATATAGCCATAGTTATAACATGATTTAACAGCCACTTAATATCTCCAATATATCAGAAATTTTTATACTGCGCTGAATAGAACGGGTATCATGCTCATCATAATAATCAGAAGTAAAATCTTCTTCTGTATGAATTAATTTGCAAATTTTCTTGTACTGCAAAAAAGTAAGAGTAGGATAGTTTTTCTCAAGCCATTCATCAAGTTCATCAAAATCGTCTGTTATAGCATTTCCATACTTCCAGTCAGAATATATAGTACAGATATCTACATCAGCATAGTTAACTACCTCTTGTTTTTTAACTTCGATCTGTGCATCTTTCAAATAATACATTCTATCTTTGAAGAAAGTACTTTTAAAAGTTTCCATATTAAAAGGTTCAATACCTTCAGTAATTGAATTAGTGGCTTTATTGTCTCTATTGCGCTTTTTATCATTTGATAAGCAAGCCTGTATATTCTGATCAAACTCAATTATGATAATATTTCTAATATCAAAACTTAAATACTTACCTGTATCCCATACTTTTTCAGCTATATTAATAGTTGATTTAAAAAAACCATCTACAATAAGTATGTCTATAGTACGAGCATTTCTGCCATAATTAGTTGTATTACTAATGGTTTTTTTATCCTGCTTATCTACATTTAGATAGACAACTTTTTGTTTATCATCCCCATATTTCTTTTCATTTTCATTGAAGTACTCTTCAAATAGTTTCATAGCCATAGTGGTTTTACCACTGGCAGGAAGTCCATACATTATAATAACCATATTATTTCTCCATTCATAGCTATTTCCTAAAAATAATAATAAGTAAGTAATGATCTATCTTCTTTATGTCCTATTTCAACTTTCTGTAATAAGTTTAAGTCAATAGATTTTAATACTTTTGCTGTTAAAGGTATAGAATAGTAACTATGATATCCTTCAAAACCTAACGCTCGTTTATTGCCTGTACAGAATTGATAACAAGCACCATTAAACAGGATATAGTCACCTGTATATACTTCGTATACTTTTTTCCGAATAGTAAAAGTAGTAATTAAAATAGTCATTACTAAACTTTATCACTGATTTACTCTGTTGTCAACATAAATAGTATAAAATAGATGTGTCAAAATAACGCATCTTTTAGTCATAGTGTGTCAAAATATAGTATATAAATTTTTATCTAATAAAAAGCACATGAAATACTATACTTTTTGTCAAGTTTCTTCTATTATATATACATATTTTAATATAATTATACTATTGTAAAGTTGGCACGATTATTGCTTGTATATTAGTGTCTATGTATGTAGACATAATTTAATATTTTTTGGAGCTATGTATGAACAGATTTACTGGAGTTTCTGATTTTGATGACCTTTTTTCTTATTTAGTTGATTCGCTTGGTAATTATGAAATTACCCATTTTGAAACTAAAGAAAAGTATCCTATGACAATTAAGGAAGATACTGAGGGACTTACTATTGAATTTGAGGTTCCGCGCAAGAAGAAAGAAGACATTAAAGTAACGTATAAAAAGAATATTATTACTGTTTCAATTAAGGATGTTACTCGTAAAGGTTCCATCAGTGAAAAGTATGATATTACAAAGCTTACTACTAAGCTTGATGCAGGTATACTTACTCTGTTTGTACCCCTGAGTGAAGAAGAAAAGAAAGCTGAAGTTACTGTAGATATTCAGTAATTAATTAGTAGCTACTGAAAAGTTTAAATGTTTCAGTAGCTACTTTTATATTTTACTTTCCTTATTACTAACTTGCTTAGTAGTAACTTTATTTACCTGTCTAATTGTTTTATTTATATCATGATGCTTATTTAAAAACACTTCCCATTCATTAAACAGCTTTACTAATCGCTCAAACTCTTTTTGAAGTGCTTCACTATTATCAAAATCAGATAGAATAATATTCTTTGCTTTGAATCGTTCTATAATAATTACCGGATATTTATTACGCCACCATCCACGAACATCTAATCGAATTCCGTCTACAGTAGAAGTCTCTACATACCAAAAGTCTTTTATTTCTATAAGCATACAGTATTATCCCTCATTATTATTTCAGAAAGTGTATATAAGTTTTCTTTTATTCTTTGCATTCTTAAATTATCTTGTACTAACTCTGGATAATCTTTTTCATATAAAGGAATAGCTTGAGTAGTAAAACTCACTATATCAATGATAGCATCTTCATGCTTTATATAGTCACGTATTTTATTAACATAGTCTACATTAGCTCTAAATAAAGGATCATCATTCAATGACTTACTTTGCGTAATTATCCAATTAATAAACTTATAGATATTATAGCAAATATCTATACCTAAGGCAACTAATATAATAATTGCACCAATTCCATTTACTGTAAAACTCATTTAATACCTCTTTTATATCTAAATAATTTTTCAACTCTAGATTGTTCTACTAAGTTTTTTGTTCTCATGTCTGTTTTAGTATTTATTTCTAAAACACACTCAAAATCTTCTGGCATATTATATTCAGAAACAATTACAGTATTATTATAGCTCCATAATTTAATAGTCTCATAATATAATTCATAATTAAATGATTTAAAATAACCATAGCTTGTAGTATCTTTGTAAGGCGGATCACAATAAATTAAACAGTCCCTTGGTTCATGATCTTTAAAATCTCCGTATATAAACTCTACATCTTTAATATATTCTAATTGTTTCAATAAACTATTTTTTGCATTATAACAATAATTTCTAGTATTACTATGTGCAAATCCATTAAACCATTTTCCACTATGACTACATCCAAAACCAACAAAAGCAGTCATAGGATCTTGTTCATTTTTTATTTTTTTATAATAGTTATATTGTTCTAAAGTTATTTCATCAGGAGGTATCCATCCTGATTGTAAAGCCTTATACATAGTTATTAACGCATTATTTCCATCACTTGCAATACGCTTCCCACTCATTTCCTGCAAAACCCACGCACCGCCAACAAACGGCTCAAAATATGTTTGTTCTGGTTTTCTTACGCTTTCAAGAAACACTGATATTTGTTTTCTAATTCTATTTTTTCCACCCATATAACACATTATTTTTTCCTTATAAAATAGTTAATAAGCTATTTTGCTTATCTTCCAACACTTTTTCTAATCGAGCTTTCCCTTTACAAAAAATATCATGATCTTTTTCAATCAAGATATAATTTCTATTTGTATTACAACAAGCTACCCCTGTACTAAAACTTCCGGCGCAATTATCTAATACTAGCATGTTTTCGTTAGTATAAGTCTTTATAAAATACTCTAATAAAGCTACAGGCTTTTGAGTACTATGAGTCTGTTTACCCTCTGTTTCTGCTGTCTTAAAATAAATAACATCGCGAGGTAATCTATCTCCTGTATCATTCTTCCCTACCTTTTCATTATAGTTTGAATAGCTACCGTTCCCATTTTGTGCTTTAATTAATCCTTTATTATAAGGTGTACCTTTAGTCATTTGAGGGTTATAAATATGAGGATGCTTATAGAACACTAAAATATTCTCATGGGCTTTTAATGGAAACTTTTTAGCATTTAAAAATCCAGTAGCTTTGCTTTTTTCCCATATCCATTCATATTTTAATAATTTTAAGTTACTACATCCAAGTATTTTATCAAAAGGTGTTTGAGCAAATAAAAGTATAGCTCCGTTATCTTTTATTACTCGTTCATACTGAATCCAAAGTTTAGGTAAATCAATTAATACATCCCAAAAGTTCTGAGTTGTCTCAAAAGGCAAATCTGCCAAAACCATATCTATAGATTTATCTTCAATTAATGGCAATATATCTAAACAATCACCTTCGTGTATACTATTATTTTTAATCATCTTTTTCCTCTACAATAATGTTTTCCTCTACTATACTTTGTTCAAACTCTTTAAAACATTTTCCACATTTAAATACTTTCCGATAACATCTACGATTTTTCCAATCAGTATAAATTTCTAAATACTTTGGATATACATTATGTTTTATATTGTTACTACATTCAATAACTTGCTTTTCTTTAATATAGTAATAACTATCAGGAGGCCACCATTTACAATCAGGACAACAAAAATCTGTACTCATAAGCCCTGCTTTTCTTTTACCTTTTCTATTAATAAATCAATAACACTTTCATCACCATTTTTTAATCCTTTCCATTCTTCCATTGAAAGCATTTCAAAATTATTAGTAATATTATTTAATAGAAATCTGTCATTCAAAACTTTCTGCTGAAGTATCTCCACTGATTTATCAATAATTAAATCATATCGATATGTCTTTTTAGTTTGTCCTTTACGATAGAACCGGCGACTGAATTGAAAGTTCTTATCAAACTCCCACGAAAAATCCCAATTTATTTGTACGTTTGCTTCTGTAATATTTATTGCTTCACTAAAAATTTGTGGTTGTAAAATGAGCAATTTAATATCTTTATTATGTTTAAACTCTTCTATAGCATCATCGCGCACTTTATCTTTATTACTACCTTTTGTATTTTCTCCATGTAACACCATATATTTATACTTACAACTATCTCCAATCATATCCAATACTTTTGGATGAAACCCGCCTATAGCTATTTTACAATCTTCATCGTCCTCAAAATGATCTTCAATAATTGAATTCATGATGTCAAATTTTGGATTACGCTTTATACTCCATGACTTAAATATCTTTGTATTCTCATCCTGAATTATTTCATTCTTAATTAAGCTTACATCTGATAACATAAGTATTAAATAAGGGAATACGTTCATACACTTTTGAGCTTTTAGATAACCTATTTTTTCTTCAATTTCTCTAAATTTAAGTTCTGTTATGTTATCATACAATTCTCTCATTTCATCAGTCATGGGAATATAAATCTTCTTAGGAATATATTCTGGCAAAGTTCCTTTAAAACACTCCTCTTCTGTCTTAGAAAAAACATACCTACTAAATCGATTTTTATATATCTCTAATTTTTCTTCATCATAGCCAGTTACTGCATACTTATTGTTTTTATTCTCACATAAGCAAAAATCTTCTTTCCATTTAGTTTTTCCATAATTGAAATAAATAGAAGGACTTAAAAAATGAGCCGGATTAAAGCTATCTAAGAAGTCACGAGGTAGTAGTGTTCCACTTCCTCCATAACGCCGAATAAAGCTAGGAGCTATAGCTTTTATATGAGCAGAACGTGCAGAGTCGTTTTTTATTTTATGAATTTAATCTAACAGTATACAAGCTTTATTGTTAGGATTCCAAGGAGTCAAGTCTACCCGAGTCTTTCGTATATCCTTGCTTATTCGTATTTTCTTAAACTTTTTACTATTATCTTCTTTTAGCTTTTTTAATTCTTTTTTAGGCGTATCTACCAAAGCAGTATAATGCTCTGATATAAGTTTGTAAGTATCATAATCAGTTATAAGTATTTTTTTATCTGCATAGATTTCAAATACTTTTCGATTATCTTCATTTACTACAATTTGAATATCTGTTTCTTTTAAGGTTTTACTAAACTTTAATATCTCTCGTTGCCAATTATACAAGCTTGATCGAGTACTGATAATCAATATTTTTTCAATAGTATTATCATTTAATAATTCTTCTATTCCTGTTTCATACACCCATGTTTTACCACTACCACACGGTAAGTTAATTATACCTGCCTCATGAGTTACCATAAACTTTACTGCATCAGTCTGATAATCATCTAAAGGTTTATATTTCCAATTATCAGGATGTAATGCTTTTCTGTATACTTTTATATCAGCAGGTTTAGTTAGATAAGTTTTAAGTGCATCTTCATCTTCTTTCATTAATCTAAATGGTTCTATGTCAGAAAGTGCTTTCCGCATATCCAAAAAGTTTTTAGGATTGCAGTAATTTATTTTAAACTCTTTATCATAACTTACACCATATTGACGAAATACTTCCTGTATTTCATTAAAATATATCGAATTATAGACTTGTATGTAAACTTCATCTAATTCTTTATTATAATTTATTTTTAACATATAACTATACTACCATAAAAACAAATATGTATCAATTACTATTATCATATTCAGTAATATATTTATCTAAAATATTTCTATAAAAGCATCCTGTTACATGATCCTGTATACTTAGCCAATATTTTCCTTTACCAAAGTGAAGATACAAACCGGGATTATAATACCAAGGAACTATCTTTGTTACTATATCATTTCCATAACATACATGATAAATATGCTTTTTGTTTATATACTTGTACACAGATTTAACATATTCTTTATTCCCAATTTTAGGTGCTTCTGCTTGCAATACATAACATTTTTCTTTATCTACATTAAAATTACGAACTATATCAAGTGCAATAATAGAACTTTCTCCACCACCTTTAGATCGCCCTGTTACAATTAATCCATTAGATAAAGCAATCATTAAGGTAGTATCAGCTCTAATTATATTAAAAAAAGATTCCCGATATTTCATCCACTCATTCAAATATCCAGAATGAACTCGAACTTTACTATCTTTCTTTGCATAGCTTGGTTTCTTTAAATGTCTAAACATTGGAAATGTTTTAAGTAAAAAAGTAAAATTAATCAACCAATCAATTTTGCTATTTGATGGAGCTAAGTTTACTGTCATCATATTATTGTATACACCTATATTAGCATCAATTGTTTTATTAAAACTTACTATTTTTATAACAGTAGTATTTGTATCAAAGGCAACATTATATAAATCTTTTAGTAGCATAGTTATAATCCTAAAATTTCATCCATTGAGTTTTTATCAGATAACGCAAGCCTTGAATCTATATCTTGAGATAATCCTAGAGCATAATAATACATTTTCAATGTAGCCAGATTTTCTTTACACTGTACTGAATTATCTTTAATATCAAACTCTGATAAGTCTGCAAAAGAAACCAATGTCCAATTCATAAGTAATTTATCTTTGTCCTTACTTATACGAGTTATCCATCCATCATCTAAATAATCCAACTTACGTTGACTACTCTTTTCTATAAAGTCATACATATCTCTGCAATCGCAAATTACTTTTAAAAATCTATCAAAAGAAAGTTGCTTCATTAAAGCAGTGATGTTATCACTTGCATCTCCATAAAATGATTTAAAAAAACATATATTACTAGTACTTGGTTCAAACTTATATTCTGAATAAAAAGATTCTGGAGTAACAATTATATCCTGCTTATTTTCTTTCTTTAACCAGTGAACAGTATTACTAATTGATCGCGCCCAATCCATATCATTAGATATTAATAGTTTCATGCTATCTTCACTAAGCATTTTCAATACAGGTTTTATATGATCATCTGCTTCAAAAGAAGGGATACGAATAATAGTAGAATTATTTCTATAATTTTTTAAAATTATTTCAAGATAATCTATACCTTTATAAAAGGAAGATGAATAAACTTGTCTGTCCTCTTTATACTCTGGGCATAAAGCTTTTCTTCTTAATGATTTTGATTTAGCATTATCAAATAAAAAGTATACATGACCATCTTGTTTTAGATACAAACTTATAAGGCGTTCAATTATTTTAATTGAACCGCAAATTCCAGATGTTTCTATTTTTTCTTTATTATAACTTACTGTTCTTTCTGTCTCTATCCATGAAGCTCTAAAATAAATATTATATATATCTATTAACAGATAGTCGTATTTTATCTGCATATTATTTTCCGCTACTTCCATAGCCATTTAAGTTACGTTCTGTCTCACCTTCAAAAGAAGTAACTAATTCAAAGCTATCAATATGATAAACAGGAGCATACACCATTTGAGCTATTCTATCACCTTTTTTTATAGAGTAAATATAAGGAGAATGATTTACTAAATTAACCTTAATCTCATTTCGATAGCCACTATCAATAGTACCGGGAGAGTTTAGAACAGTAATTCCATTTTTATAAGCTAAACCACTACGAGGCCGAATTTGTATTTCATAATTTACAGGAATATCTATAGCAATCCCTGTCCCAATAAGATGATGCTCATTTGGAGATAGATCATAATCTTCATTAGCATATAAATCCATCCCTGCATCCGTTTCGTGGGCATAAGTAGGAATAATCGCGGTTTCATTCAATAATATTAATTTTAAGCTGTTTTTCATATAAAAATCCTTTGTACAGAAATATATCTTATTTTAGATTTTATGTCAATTACTAAAGTCCAGATGGCTTTAAAACCTCTCCATAAGGAGAGTATAAAGTAACACCTTCACAAGCAAACTTCATAGTCACTTGCATAGGATCACCTGTTTCATCATCTACCTCAATATTATCAAATCCTAAAGGCATCAAATTCTGTAATACTATTTCAAAAGATTTTGAAAAACCAGAGCCTATAAAAACTTCAGCAGTACTCATTTGTGAGTTTACATCGTAATCGTAAGTAAGTAGTGTTAGTCTTGCATTTCTATATTTGTCTTCTTCAGACTCTAACACCTTAAAACATTTATTTTTATAATCATAAATAATATTTAACCATTCAGTAAAATAAATCAATGGATTTTCGGAGCCTGTAGTATAGGCATCAGGTAGTAAAAAAGTTATTTCAAAATCTTCTACCTGTGTATAACCTTTATAAAACTTTTTCCCAAAAGGAAAAGATTCAACTTCTAAAGTATCCATAGGAATAGAGTGAGATTTAGCAAAAAAATCTATTGATTTTAAATCATCTTTACTATTGCCTTCAATTACAAAATAGTATAAATTATCTAATTGAAAATTATAGCTTTTTAGATAATCATCTAATAAGGGTATATCTGAACTATTTAACTTTATCATATTATAATAGTTACTTTTTAAAACAGGCTTAAAAAATAACTATTAACTTAAACAGGAGCAATACGATTAGTGTATTGCATAGTGACACTAACGTTTAAAGGATCACCGTTTTCTTCATCATATTCTATTCCATCTATAGAACTAGGCCAACATCCTTCATAATAAGTAGGGCCACCTAAAGGAATATTTGCAGTATCCACAGGAGTTACAGTAATAATAACGCGATATAAAGGATCGACTACCATTGTTCCTAATTGTTCATGCTTAATTACATTAGTCCATGCTATTAAACTATTGTAAGTACGTAATTTTTTATCAGGTCTAAAAGTAAAAGTAAATTCCTTTGCAGTATCATCAATTCCACCGGGACGAGTAGACTTACGACCTCGTTTAGTTATTTCATAAGTAGATAACTCACGGCCTACATTTGATATAGTAAGTACTCGTAAGTTTAAACTTAAAATTGATTCATTGGCACCAAGAAAGGCAGGGATAGTAACCATAAAATGATTACTTAATGCATCCTCACCTGTTAAAAGCAAACTCTCTAATTCTAAACTCATACTCTATTATCCTTTGTTAACTACTTCTTTTATATCAACACCAATTGAACTATTGATAAATATAAAATCTATCATTTCAGATTGTGGAGTATACTGAACACCTACAGTTAATACAAACTTTTTAGCATTAAGTATTTCACTATTATTATTTTCCTCATCACACTTTACATAATAGTCATACAGTAAATCAGAAACAGTTTTTAATATTGTTTCTGCGTTTGCCTTAACACTATTACGATGGAACATATCATTCAGCTTTCCAAGCTGGTTAGGTAATACTAATTTTTCTATATTAAAAGCTATATAGTCAGCTAAACCAGAAGGGCCAATATAACTGTAGTCACCATCAGTAATTAAGGTTGTTCTGTCTGATACTATCATCGCTCCAGCAGATATATCCCATTTAACAGGATTAAGTCTTAGTGTATCTAATGCTTTAGAATTAATTTCAGTAACACTTTGATTTAAGCTAGTAATTGCAGAGCCTAGTTGTCCACCAACTTCATTTTCATCGTACCACATAGGGCCAATACCACCATGTTTTTTATTTATACTATCTGCATGACGACCTGCAATTAAACCAACATTTGAACAATTAAAATCATTGCCATAATAACTATCTACATGTGTTCCCCAAGTTAAACAATAAACATAAATACCACGATTACTTAAATTATAACGCGAAGTTGCCGCACCTGAAATCAATTCAGTTTCTGTACTATCAGGAGTAGTCAGTATAAAACGAGAACGATTAAATATACCATTGCGTAGCGTTTCAAAAGCCGTAGCAATTGTAGCGTCTGCATTTCCATCAAAGAAAACTTTAACAGGATATTTATTTTTATCAGTAAGAGCTAGATAAGAAGATGCAATTACCGCATTTGTTACCGTATCTCCACGAGAACCACCAGCAAGATTTACTAAAGCAGTATCATCTGCAAAAGTACTAAATGCAGTTTCAGTATCAAGTGCTTTAAGATATTTACTTTCTTTGAAAACATTCTCTACATAGATATTTTTACCGTTAGCATTTGTTCCTTTAGGATTTAAGGAAACTTCAAAAGGAGAGTTTGTTATTTCAGAAAAATCATTATTTTTATCTTTCTTATAAACAGCAATACTAAATAATCCATTAGTCTTTCCTAAAACTTTTACAGCAATATCATCTACACACTTACTATAATTTCTTAAAACAAAATAACAATCATCATTAATATTTATTGTATAATCAACAGTCACTACAGCAAGTATTGCAGGAGCAGTAGTAAATGTAATTGCTAAAGCACCCGTTGATTTAGTTAATACAGCAGTGCAAAGACTACCAGTAATAGTTTCAATTCCTGCAACAGAAGTATCAAATACTAAAGTATCAGGAGTTCCGTTTATAGAAATTGTTAAACTTCTTGCATTGTACTTAGCAAAATTAGTTAAAGTAACATTAAACAATACTTTAGAAGCATCACCTGTACCTGCATTCATGCTTTGAGGAATAAGCTTTAAATCAAAAGTATCCCAACTACTATAACCTGAATAAAAAGGGATAGTACCTGTCTTTGTTACAAATACACCACCAAATTTTCCATTAGTAGAAGGTGCATTTACATATAATGGAGCTTTTTTATTATAGTCTATTGCATCCTGAACACCGTTACTGTAAGCAGGATAACCACAGCAATCAATAATTGATCCTGCTTGTCCTACATCAAAATACATATAGTCTGTACCCTTTGGGGCTTTTATAACAGTAAAACCCAATGCAGAAGTAGTCGGTTTTACAACTGTTGATTTATCCTCAAAAAAAGTTTGAATTCTCCAATTATCCATTATTTTCCATCCTATAACTTAATCAAAAATTTTATATCTTCGTATTATAATAGTTACTTTTTTTATAAGATATTATTAAGTAGGAGCAACTACAGGTGGCTTTAATTCTTGAAATATTTCTTCATCATCAGAAAAATAATCTCGCAAAAGTATTTCCATTTCTGAATCATATATATTTATATCTCCATTTTTTATTGCTTCTGTATTAATATTTTTACTATTAAAAAAATCAAATATAACTGTTTTAACTAATGGAATATTAATGCTACCAAATGAGCCTATTCCTTCAGAATTTAAAGTATTTCCTACTTCTTTTAAAATATAAGTATCTATAGAGAAAGTCATAGACAATGTGCGAATTTTGTTGCTAATTATATAATCAGACTGACTATATACATCATTATAACTTCCAGAAAAAGAAATAAAGGCAGGAAGTACTATACTTTTACCTGTTTCTAAAGGAATACTTGGATGAATTAAAGTTTCATTACTCATATCAAATAAAAAATTATGAGTAGCATACACAAGCTCTTCATCTCGATTACACCAAAATACTACTTCATACTCTAAATGCATTGGTGCAGTCTTTACCATTACTTCTGCATCTGATAAGTAAACGCCATTAACATTCATATAGTTGTTAAATAATTGACGCTGTGTATCTGTATTTACATCTGTTAATTTGTAGCTAACAAAAGGAAGATCCAAAGTATTTGTTACATCCTCTTGTGCATTACCTCCACGCTTACGCAATGCAAAATCAGAACTTGACCAGATAATTCTATCTAATTGATTTTTTGTTAAAAGCTTTGCTAAATACTTCTCTAGCTCTATTTCTATGTAATAAATAATATTTCGATAGTTTCTTACATTGGTATCTTGTTTGTAATAATTAGAATTTGATATTCTTTCTGAATCTGAAAGATTTGTTTTTGCATACTTCAATATAAAGTCCTTTAATAAATAATTCCTTTAATTAATATAAAATCCGGCACCTATTCCAATTTCAATAGGATAAGATACTTTTGTTGATATAAAAAATTTATTAGCAACTAAACAACTTCCAGATATAGAATACTTATTTATATTATCTGCAATACTATAGCTGTATTCCATTCCTACACCAAATCTAAAAAAGTCATAGGTATTTGATTTTATAATTTTTGTAGATTTTTCTAATTGCTCTATAAGTTCATTACTAGACTTTACTAAATCAGTATTTGAACCAATACTTTCATTATATTTTTCAATAATAGTAGTTATTGTTTTATTAGACTCATCACTATTTGTAATAGCAATTTTTAATTGATCTTTTGTATCTTTTAAACTTGCTAAGGTAGTATTTAAATCCTTCTTTGTATCTATATACATAGTAGCAAGTTCTATATACTTTGCTTTTAAAGTTGCGTAATCTGAAGGTATAATAAGATTATCTATTGATTGAGAAAATATAGAAAAACTACTAAGTATAAATAGTAATATAAATATTTTCTTCATTATTTCACTTCCTTGAACAAGTCTTTTTCCTGTTCATTTCTTTTAGCAATATTACTATCTATTGTTTCAACTGTTTTTTCTATCGTAGTTATTTTCTGTTCAGATACTTTGCTTATTTCATCTGATTCTTTAACTTGAGCCTTTGCATCATCAATTACTTTAGGTGCTTCGGCTATAACTTTTTCAGCACTACTAATAACATCTTTTGCCTTTTCAACAGAAACAGTATTATTTATTACCTGCTTAGTATTTTTTTCTTTAGATAAGAAAAATACATAAATTATAGCTGAAAAAAATCCAACTAAACCAGTTATTATATATGCACCATATTTCTTTAAAAATTCTTTAATTTTAGTACCCATTTTTATTTCCTCACATTATAATAGTTAGAAAATAAAAAAGGACTAACCAATTAAGGCTAGTCCTTGAATATAAAATGTTTTTAGTTATACTCTCAGCAGGAATATCAATTTAATTTATGTAAATATCTAAGACTTGCTTCTGCCTGTCTAGCTTCACTAAAACTTTTAATTTTTTTTAAATATCCAATAACTCTTGTTGCCCAAGATATATCCTCTGATCCACACTTTGCACATTTATGTGTTGTATTTTTATCAATATAACCACATTCAGGATTTTCACAACAGGTAGTTAAACAATTATAAGTCCAATAATTACAACCAGACTTATTTCCAATATCAATAATTTTTAACCAAGTTTCTTTTGTAGGAATTTCCTTAATATTCATATGATAGGCACTGCCACCATCAAGAAATTGAGTTACTTCTTTTCCATGTAGATAAAACTTATCAACGAAATCGAGTGCATCATCCTCAACAATATAAAGGTAAGAATTATAGCAATCTCTAGGTACAACATATCCTGCTTTTTTATCCCATTGAGCATTCTTTGCTCCCAAATTTTCTGCTGGCACAAATTCAGAATTTATTGCTATTTTATAATTAGAATAGAAAGAAAGCTCATCAGATGCTTGTTTATTAGCATCTTTAATAGAACTTAATAATCCAATAAGCCAATCTTTATACTCTTTATTATTAGATATTTCATATCCCAAAAATTCAGCCGCTTCTACTACTCCATTAATTCCAATAGTTAAATATTGTTTGTCTAACGAAATAAAACCAGCATCATAAACAGGTAACATTCCTTTAGCTTGCATCTCTCGAAGAATAGCATCATAGGCAAAAAGATATTTATGTAATTTTTTAACTTCTTCTACTACATTATGATTATCTTGAACCATACGATTTATATTTAAAGTAAATACTTTTTTTGAACCTGTAGAAATTCCAGTACCACCTAAAGTATAAGCAAATACATCTTTTTCAATAGCATTGCGTAAACGACAATTATGAGTAATTATCCCATTAGGAAGTGTAAAGTAAGGATTCTCTTTGTCCTCCATTTCAAGACAATACACGTAATCTTCTTTGTAATTATTAATCTCTTTTATTAAAACAATTTCTTCATATCCTGAATCTGTTTTTAGTTTATCACTTAACATCAAAAATTTTGTTTCTACATCTCCAAACTCTGTAGGATTTAAATGATCTTCGGTAACTATAATCTTTTTTTCAGCTTCAGTAGTTATCATAAACATTTTTTTATTATTTCTATCGATTTTTACTACTTTAGCCTTTTTCCAATAATTATTAAAATAAATATAAATAGAATCAGTATACTTTTCATAGGCATCCTGAAAGTTCATTTCAATAGTTTCAGAATTTTCAGAAATTCTGAACATGATTTCTTGACTCTTATCAAAACAGCAAGAACTTAAACTGTCAATATCATCAGAATGATAAATAAAGAAACTATTACCTTCCGACATTTCCTGTGCCATAAAGTTCTTAAACTCTAAATCTTTTGACTCACCTGCTTCTGTCTGGTACGCAAAAGTCATAACTGGAAAAGTAAGTAAAGCTCTGTTTCGCTCTTTATTAAACCAATGCATAAAAAATACTTGTAACTCTTTTACTGTTTCCCATTTTGGATTAGTAAAATCAGGAAAAATTACATTTGAAAATAATCCTTTAAAATAATTTTCATCAAAAATTGAGGTATTATAAAATACAGCTTGATTACCCCTTCCAACTGAAGGATCATTTAAGGTATATATTACCTGCTTAAAGTACCGCTCTATCTGCTTAGTATGAGTTTTTAAATAATCATCTCCAAAATCTTTTCTAGCAAAATAATCAAAATAAGTCAAAAAAGAAACATCAGCCACAGCACCAGCAAATTGTGAAGCAATTAAAAATATTAAATTAACATAGCTACCACAAAAGGATTGTAAATTAGTTGGAGCTTTGCTTGAGCCACCTATCATCTTATTACCATTATTAATAAAGGGATAAAGATCTATTGCCACGCAATAAGGTTTACAATAAGTAGCTGATTCATCATGACTATAAATTTCATGAGACTCTAATTGTCGATAATACTCTGCTTTTGTTTCTTCTCCAAATAATTCTGCTATCTTTTCTCCTAAAGCATATCTATTAACTTGAACTTTAATATCCTTAAACATTTCATTATCTAATGTTGCAACACTTTTTGTACTTACATTAGCATTAGGATCTACTTCAGATTTAGAAGCGGCGTTACCGTTACTCATATAATTCTTTGCATAGTCATTCTTTTCTTTTAAGTCTTTTTGTGATAATTTAATCATAATTTATTTCTCCAAAATAATTGTGTTATATCTTCATAGTTGCCATTGTCTATTTTGTATATTCTTTGATTGGTAGTCTTTTCTTGAAGACCACCCTTTAATTCATTATATTCACCTAATTTTAAATAATCTATATTTTGTAATATATTAAAAGGAATATCCTTTATATTAGTAAATCCTGAATAAAGAGCGGTTTTAAATCCTTCATTCTTTGCTCTAGTAATTAAATGAGATATTTTAAACTCACCACTAAAAAAGCATATACAAGAGGCTTTATTTTTATAATTAAATAATAAGGATATAAATTTTTCTTCAGTAAGCTCTTCACCATTTTTTTCATTTTGCATTTCAGGACTATGACAACCATTACAATGCAGACTACATCCAGTAATAGGAATAATCAAACTAATTTCATTAGGTACTTCTAATAATCCTAATATTACCTGTTCAGGAATATAATTCATTTTAACCCTAATTTTGAAATTCCATCTGTTGAATTATAGATAATTCCATTAATTTCAAATATGGGAACACTCATAATTCCTAAACTTTGTCCTAAAGCTATAGTTTTAGATTCATCATTAATCTCTGTAAAAATAATATTTTTTTCTATCATTTTCTTTTTAATCATTTTACATACATTACAACTTGTTGTACTATACACTGTAATTTCCATAATTAATTTTCCTTTCCCAATTTAGTGGGATTATAATAGTTAGATAATTCTGTTAATATAGTAACAGAATTAAGGAGTTTAATCAATTAGTAATATTAATATTCATCAGGTTCAGGAGTTAAATTTGCAGTAAGCTCTATAGTACTATTTACTATTACTGGCTCTTTTAAGTACTTTTCTATTTCATTTTTTATTTCCATGTGTGAAGTATTCTTTAAGTTAAAAGTATAAGGAGCTACTATATATTTTGCAAACATAAAATCGGTATCTGCACGAGCTATTAAATCAACTACTTGCAGTATCATTGCTTTAACACTGTCATCAGGCATTATAATTTTTTGAATTATAATATCACTTATTTTTATTTTATCTTCCCATTTACAATAAAACTCTATAGGTAATATGTCATACATATGAAAACTCATAGAATTATTGTTATTGTTATAACTATTTGAAATAGGAATTTCATCTTCGGGATATTTTATAAATCCTAATATCTTTTTTGTATTGGTTAAATCAATTTTTACTTCATCATCATGACTATTATTTTCAATAGATAAAGCAAATAACTCTAGATCAAGCCCTATTCTATTCATATAATTATCATGTAAACGTTTTTTTAATGGTCTTAAATGTCTGCTTATTCTAGTCTGATAACTTTCCATATACTAATAGTTATCAGACTAGCAAGGCTATTATCAGCTCTTTAACTGTCTTCTTAGTGGTATTATAACTTTAGCATCAGATTTATTTACTATTCTATCTGCATTAAGTGTATGCATTTCTACTTTCATATTTTCTGAAATTTCTTTTAGCATAAAACTTTGATTAGTCCAATTCTCTCGTAATCGTCTATATAAATCACATTTTGCTTCCATGAAAAAAAGCTTATCTTCCTGCCTTTTCCACTCTTCTTTATTGTCCACATATGCCTGTGCATCAATTTCCCTTTGAGATAGTGCTTGACTTTTTGCAATATCAGCTCGAAGCTTAGACCGCGCAAGTAAAAACTTTTCATCTTTCCAGTGATTAAACTCTTTTTTAAAATCCTCGCACCTGACTAATTCCTTACTATATTCAGAAAGTAAGGTATCACTTACTTCTGTAAATGAGGCTAAACAAAAGTTTATCCTTTCTGGAGTAACTTGATCCAATTCATTTAATATACTAACACTTTTGCGGCGTTTTTCATAAGCTTGTTCAATGAATTCCATATAACTTTTAATTACATCTATTTCCTGTGTTTCCATTTTTATATTCCTATTTATCATAAAATAGCATAAACATAAATCTTTGTCAATTAGTAATTAAAAAAGCCAGTATTGCTACTGGCTTTATATAAAAAAAATTTTTAATTATTATTTTTTACACTTTTCTTCTTTCTTATCATCTTTTTTTTCATCGTCGTCTTTAGCATCTTTCTTTTCTTTATCTTCTGCATCTTTTTCATCATCTTTCTTTTCTTCATCATCTTCTTTTACAGTTTTCTTTTTACCTTCAGCAACTACACCCTTACCTTCTTCCTCATCCTCATCCTCATCTTTTTCTGCATCCTCAAAAAGATAATCATCAGTTATAATGTAGTCTTCATAATCTAAATCTGCATACGGATCAACAAAAGGAGCATCAATAATAGGATCAACTATAGGATTATCAAAAATAGGTTCATTGATAATAGGGGCATCAATAGAATCATTATACGTAAGGGGAGTATCATAACTAATTTCTTCCTCACCTTCAACAATATTTAGATCATCAATTGCTTTATCAATATCTTCATCATAGGTAAAATCATCAACAAAATCGTACTCATTAGGAGTAACATAATTACCATTAATTAATGAATCTACATTAGTTTCTGCATCTTCATTTCTACGATAAAATCCTTCACTTTTTCTATTCTTTCGCTCTGCAATAAGCTGTGAACTTATATCTGTATCAACATCAGGATTGGTTTCAGGAATAGCCTGTTCATCCTTAAAGTCATCGTTCCCAACTTCGGGAGCATTTTCAAAAGGAGTATTAGAACTCTGACCTGCAAAATCAGGCACTCCATTACTAGACGGATCATAATCATCTGCCACTTCAAACTCTTTTAAGAACTGACGAGCAGAGAACTTTTTCCCCTCAAGAAACTTATCAATAGATTCATCCATTGTGGGTTTCTTATTACGTTTGCTCTCAATACGAGCCATAATATTTTTAATAGCAGATTCATCCAAAGGCTTATTTTTATAAACCTTACGATAAATCTTCACTGCTTCTGTATACACTTCTTTGTTAATAGTCTTTGACATAAAAAATTTCCTTTATAGATTATATCTATATACTAATAGTTACAATAAAAATAAAATATTATTGCAATATTTCATTTATATTATTTGCTTTTGGATAAAAGTTACTCCATATCCAAACACAATTATTAGATCCATGTTTTATTGAATTTAACATAGTATTGTAAGTCTGTCCTTTAAAACTACGAGGACTTGTATCACTATCTTTTGCTTTTACTCTTCTTAAAAACTTAATCATTTGTTCATCAGAAGCTTTAAAAGCTAAACGAGTACCCCCATTTTCAGGAAGTATCTCATACACACCATCGCCGTCTTCATCATAAAATATTTGTGATTTAATTAAAAAACGACCTTCATTAATTATATCACTCATATTCTATACCAAAGACATACTATAAATAGCCAAACTTCTAAACTCACCATTAGCATCCATATCACTAATAACTGAAATTTTATCAAAATAACTTTCTGTATTAGATTTTTCTAGTTCTTTCAATAAACTAGGGTATTTAAGACCAAAAGTTTCATTAACAAACTCTTCGGGATATTTTTCATTGTATCTATCATAAACTGCATTATTACCAAACTTCATTACTTTAATTTTATCTGATTCTTTTAAAATATCATCTGCTTCAAGTCTACTTCCATGATAATCTTTTAAAAAAGATATTTTTAAAGCAATATCATCTTCCTCAAAAATTAAGTTAATTATTTTTTGATCTAAGTCTTTTATCAAATCAGTCCAGTCTACTTCTTCATCGGACTCACTTACCCCTTTATTTAACATAACTTCATCGACCCAAACATCGTCACTCCCATTATGTAATTCTGATTGTTTAGTCATTTCTTTTTGAATTTCTTTTACATTTTTATAATTATGTCTATCTAGTTTTACAGAAAAGTCGTCTGAATTATTAGTAAAAATTAAAGTAAATTCATAGTCACTGGTTGATTCATTAAATCTACTTTCATTAAATCTACCAGTAGATTTATAATATTCTGCTCTTGTCATGCTAATACCAATCCTTATTATATTTCTAATCCAGAGTTATCACCAGTAATAAATGCCTTTGCATAATCCATTAAAGCAATCTGGACAATTTCAACTAGCTCTTCATCAGAAGCAGTTTCAGCTAAATCCTGATCTGCTAAATAATCATAAATATAATTGCAAACTTTTTCAAGGTAATTATTACCAAGTTTAACAACTATAAAACGATATAATGCTTTCTGCCAACCAGATAGAGAACCACGACGACGAAGCTTATCCATAGTTACATTCATATCCTCATCAAACTGATCTTTCTCATCAAGTTCTTTTTTTTCATTAATATGAGGAGTATCATAATGATTTCTTTTAATAAAACTAATCTTTTCCATAAAATTTTCCTTTTATAATTTATTTTTTAAGACTACTATTAAGTAGTCTGACTTCCATAGGCTCTAACAGAAACATCTACTAAAGTTAAACTTGTAGTACTTAAAACTAAAGTTTTTAATGTAGCAATAAAAGCAGAAGTAAGTGGCAATATAAAGGGAAAGTTTGCACTAACTCCTATTTCCATACTAACATTGCTAATATTAGTAATAACTAAGTTTATAGCTGTCTCTGCACTTATAACTAATAATTCTGGAGTAGTAATAGTATCTAATACTATTTCTTTAGATATAGTATCTCGTATCTGAAATGATGACTCTATTTTTTCAACTATGGGTACAGTATAAGTAAAATCAGACTTTGTTATTCCGTCACCATAAAAAGATACTTTTAAAGATGGGGTTATCATTATAATTCCTTAATAAAATCTTGTTTAATATCATTAAACTTTATCATATCTTCCTTACTAATAGTTATATTATTTCCAATATATATAGGTTCATCAATATTTGTATTAAAGTTTTTTTCTATTTCCTCACCCGCATCGGTAATACAATAACTATTCCACTCATCAGAATCTAAAACACTTTCAATATAAACATCATCAGTTAATTCAAACCGCACTACTTCTGTATCAAAAATATCTGCTTCAACATCATCAACTATGCTATCCAATTCTATATTATCATCCATATAATTATCCCTTTATCTAATAGTTACTTTACTGTCATTCTCTATTTTTTTAGTTTTTAATAAATAAAATATAATTGATAATTCATGTTTATTCATAAAAGGTAAATTTATACCAGTAGGTAAATCAGTATACCAACATTTCCCATATAGCATTCCATATTTTCTTAGTAAAGGAGCTTCCCTATAATAGAAATCGCCCATAATTCCTTTTACTTGTGAATTCCAATCACCAACATCTAAATACTTTGCGTGTTTTTTTAATATTTCAATATCTTTTTTTACTTCTGCTTTATCTATTTTTTTAGTCTTTCTATCAGTATGCCGTTTTATTATTTTTTCTCGGGTATCTTTATAAATAGTTTTTATATCCCGTTGAGGGGGCCGATCTACCCATTTTAACTGACTTCCTGTACGTGTTCTATAGAAACTGCTTATTTTTAATTCTTCTAATTCTAACACAAAACTATAAGTATGCTTATATTTTCTTTGTTTATGAACCTCTGTAACTTTTCTTTTAGCTTCCCTTAATTTATGCAAATTATATGGTTTATACTGAGGATAACTTGAACTAAATATTTCATATTTAACTGTTGGCTGATTTAAATGATCTACTGATAATTTATTTATTTTTTTTATTATTACTCGTGTACGAATTACATCTCTATCCATATTATAAAATCTACTACGAACTACTTCACTTCTATAGGTAAACTGAATAACATCATATAAACTTAGAGCTCCATAAGGAATAATTGTTGGCATTTTATTCCCTCTGCTCTAAATACTTTTTATTATTTAACTTAATATAAGCAAACTTTGATATATATGTTTCATTTGTTTTTTCATTTACATAACTATAACCTAATATGCTATCATCATTTTCTAACTTACATATACTAAAATGCTTGTCGGCTTGTATACTATTTCCTAAAAATTCTAATATATTTTTACGAGCATTATAAACAACTCTATAAAAATAGTAGTAGCAAGTAGCTATATTAAAGTCAGTTAATAATTCAAAATCTGAATGATATTTATATAATTTATAAGATAAACACCATTCTGTTAATAATTCTTTATATAACTCTATATCATGTCTATCTCTAGTTGGTATAAAATAAAGAATAAAACTATCTTCTATACTATTAATTTTTAATACAATATTTCTTTCTTCAAAAGATAAATTAGAATAGTTTTTCATAATATATATATCCTACTTAATAGCTATCGTAATGCTACGGCATTTGAACTACCTTCCCAACGCTCTTCTACTTTATCAATTATCTTATTTGCTTTTTCAACCAAGTTATCTAAATTAAAACCAGTAGGAAAATCTTCTACTATCATCTCACGCAATCCCGCAATGTATAATAATAAGTTACTTCCAGTATATTTTAAAAATTCCTGTTTTCGTTGGAAATAAACATCATCTACATTATAGCTAAACTCACAAAAATTTATTTCAATAACTCCTGCCATATTAGAATAAAATTCTACTTGACGTTTATTTTGAATATCTTGAAAATGCTTTACTTGAAACTTATTACTAAATGCATCATTAGTTAATTTTTCTGTAGCAAAACTAGATATTTGTGTTCCAAAGCCATAACGAGTACCATAGCCTCTATTAGTATTTCCATTTATCATTGCCGTAGTATTAAAAACATTCGCGCCGACTACTGGAATCATACCACTCATACCAGCACCCAATTGATTAATATATTTTACTACCTGATATCCACCTACTCCATATGTTGTATCATTAGGATAGTCCATAGTTATTAATGAATTATTTACACCTACTGTTACTTTATTAAATATTGGAAAATAGCTAAAATAGGTTTGTAAACAAGGACGTATTACATATTCTTTTATTTCCTCTTCAGTTATTTCAACTTCCTCTACTTTAACAAAAGGAGCTCCTACATAAGAGTATATTAGCTTCATATCAGAAGCAGAGACTACAACTTCAGAATCCATAATGCGACCTTTAATTATGCTAAACGAGCTTTATTCTTAAAGTTATTTTCTTTAGACCAATAGTCTATAATTTGATCAAGTAAGTTTCCACAACAAGCATATTTAGGATCAGCACGAATGGAACTTAATGTTTCAATTAAATAGTCTATATCATGATACATAAACTCAATTCCTTCATGAAAAGGATAGTTACCTTGTGGAATAGTCCAATCATCATTATTTAAATTATTTAAAGCAAGTACTTCTTCACCTAATTCAAGAGCTTTCTCAGCTATAGTATCATAATCATCTTGAAGCTGTTCATAGTATTCTTTTGCAATTCCATGCAAGCTATCAAACTTATCACCAATAGCATGTAAATGCACATAGCGAACGTCATTGTAAACAAAATTAATTACATTAGCTAAATCTGTTAATACCATAATTATTATATCCTTATAAAGTTAGTTAACTTCTATTATAATAGTTATATATTTACAGAATTATTTTTTAGTTATTATAGCGTAATGCTAAATCTAAAGTAATATATCCTTCAGAAAAACTATGCTCATCAGGATATGTTTCTTTAAAAAAAAGTTATATCAAATCCTAAGCTTCTTATTGCATCAAATAATTCTTTCTGTTTATAGTTCTCTGCCATAGAAAGATCTTCTGATTTATTTTCATCCATACTATTCCTCTTTATATAATAGTTACTTTTGATACTTTTTTACAAAAACTCGTACTCCGCAATCCCAAATTTTATCGTAATTATGTTCTGCCATCATTTCACTTTCTGTTTTAGAGTCAGTATAATCATCAAATAATTTCTTTAACTTACTTTTTTGAAAGTTTTGACGAGAACCAGCAAATATATTATTTTTTGTATAAAAGTAATTTGGTCTGGTAATATGGTCTAAAGTAAACCCTGCTTTTTCATAAACAGAGGACTTAAACAACCGTATTTCAGAAAAGGTTACTATACTTGATGGTTTATAAGCTTTTTCAAAAAACGAAAGTATTTTACTAAACCCGCCTATAACTTGATAGCCTAATTTATTTGCATAACGTACTAAATCATATTCATAATCTTTTCTATACTTTGTTTTATTAAAACTTACTAAAGAAACAAGTTCAGAATCTATGTATAATCCAATAGAAATCATTTTAGAGTTTATACTTTTACTACCCTGAATATGATTAACATAGAAAAATTCTTTAGCAGTAGATGAATCAACTAAGCTAATAATTCCCTTACGAGCATATAGTCGTTTATCGACTATCTTTAATCTATTCTTTATAATTGATTTAACTATATCCTGCTTATACTTCCATTCAAAATCATTAATAAAAATAAGGTCTATTTTTTCTTCTTTAGCTGAATTGTATTTTTCTATATGATAATATTTTCCGCGAAACTTATCATTATGCCAATATGATCCATTATATTCTATTCCTAAATTGAATTCTGGAATAACTATATCTATTTCTTTTCTATTAATTAATTTATAGCTATGAATAATTTCATTAAAATAAATAGATTTAATATAATCAAGAACTTCATTTTCTTCGCGACTTCCAATAGCAGAAGGACATTTAGGACATTCAATTCTACTATCATCTGATACAAATCCATAATTCATATACTGAAAAAATTCAGTATCACAAGTATTACACTTAAATCTGATTGTCTTACCTTTTTCATAAATAAAAGATTTAAACTCTTCAAATGAAGTGAGTATAGAAAAGTTTTGAGATATAGCAAAATTACTTAAAGTAGAATAACTAACTTTTCTATTAAAGTTTCTTTTAATTTCAGTAAAGGAAACTTTATCTTTTTCAGCCTGAGCTAAAGTCTCTTCTAAAAATCCTCTATTTAATAACCAAGTTTTGTCTCGTCTATACCTTATGTCAGATAGTTCCTCTTCTGTTTTATTTTTCCATGCTTCTTTAGTATAATCTACTTTTTCTTTTAGCATAGATGCATATTTAACACCATATTTTTCTATGTTTGTTTTAACTATTTTTTCTTTAATCTCTTTATTTTGTAATGGGGTTATTGTTCCAAACTTCTGTAAGCTTAATTCTTTTTTCTTTAACTTTATAGAGTCTAATTGAGACACATTTGTTACACCAAATTCTTTCTTTAAGCTTTCAGCAGACTTAGCGTGAATACAATTTTTACAACAATTTTTACCAGAACGAGATAATACTATCATATACATAGTTTCATATTCAGTGTGGCAATAATCACATACTACTTTTACTTTAATTTGTGAACTTGCTGATGGAAATACTTTACATAAAGGCATTTCAATAGATACATTAGAATAATCTTTATTTGTATAAGTTCTGCATGTTAATTCATTTACTTTGAGTTTTAAGTTGTCTACATTAAATCCTTGTTTTTCATAATAAACTCTTTTATTTAAAATTGAATGTAAACTAACATTTACAACTTGATTGTAATCTATCATTTTTTATATACCTTTTTTACTATTCTATATTTATTTACTAATGTTGTCAATAACAAAAAAAAGACCGTAGATTTCTCTACGGTCTTCGCTAATTAATTCATTAATCTAAGCGATTAAGTTCTTGAGCTTCAACGAGGTAGCAAACTTTTTGTTATTGATCTGGAAGTCAGCCATTACACCAATACCCTTCTCACTAACAAAGTTAGAATGCTGAATCTCTTGAGATTCAATACCCATCTTCCACATTCCGATCGAAACCGGGGAGTCCACGTTTATGGAGTCATCGCCCTTACCAAACATGTACATCATGTCCTTATCACAAATATCGTTAGGAGCCTTGTACAAGTCCTGACCATTAATGTTTCCAAACTTATACACACCAATACGGGGCATAGAGTTATCAGGAGTAAATAACTTGTGCTTCTGTACATACACGAAAGCACGAGAACCACAAAGAATATTAGTCTTCGGGGCTTCACGACCAAGAGCCTCATACGTTTTAGCTTTTGCATTTTCGATAGCACCAATTAAAGACTGCGCGTTAGCGTAATCACTATCGGCACCAGCATTAGACCAGTTGGTATCAAACTCTTCAGGAGTAGCCCATTTAGAAGCGGCCTTTCCGTAGAAAATAGCCATTTCGTCTAATGACTTTTTAATAAGATCAGCAATACCCATGAGTAAATTCTCACGAGCGCTCATCTTGAGCTTAGACTGCAAAATCTCTTCAGTCATCTGATTCCACATAGCATTAAGGCTAAAGAACGTTGCACGGAAATCATATGCTTCAAGATCCAGTATTGCAGTTCCCTGACGATTATAAGCTAACGGTTCTGAACTAGAAGCATAACGAATAGTAACAACATCAGTACCAGCAGTAATAGACTGAGCAAACGTTAAATTATAAACACCAGTTGCATAAACAAGCGTACCAGAAGTAAACTTTTCATCAGTAGAAACAAGCTTTCCTGCACCATCGTCACGAGCAACCAATGCACCGTTGAGATACACCATAACATGGTACTCACGAATATTTTCGTAAGTAAGATCACCGCTCTGAGCAGTACCCGTACTAACAGTAACAGTATCAGTCTCGTACTCTGATGGATAATCACCATTGTTATACTTCTCGTAGATTATCTGACCTTCCGTAGCTCCACGCTGAGTACTTCCATACTTAGTCGTTAACTTATAGAAGGTATCCTTTACGGAACTCATCTGCCAAACATCGAAAAGATCGAACATTACAGAGTTAGGATATCCATAACGAACTGCCTTAACAATTTCCTGCGGTAACAAACCACCTAAAGAGCTAGTCTGATACTCACGTAAGTTCTTAAAACCACGTTTAGTCTCTTCAAGTAAATTAACCAGTGCAGTAGCTTTCTTTTCACCCATAGCCTGTAAACGACCACCATCAAGTTCAAGACCATCTTCCTGTGACCAAGACTCTACTAACTTTTGATTCTTCTCATCAAGCTCACGAGTATAATCATCATACTGACCCCTAATAGCAGAATCATTTAAACGCTTATTACTTTCTCTAAGTGAACGACCGCGCATTTCCCGCAACGGTCTGCGAGTCTCATTATCAAAACCCATAAAAACTTCCTCTTCTTTTTAAAGAATTTAATTAAAATATTTTTTGAAAGGTTTTTTATAGCCATATACAGCAATAGTTTATTTAATCATTTTCAATTAAATTAGTATTAATCATTTTTAATAAATACTTTTTTCTTTCATTATAATAGTTAGTAAAAATATAAAATATTGTTTTACATTTTTACTAACATCCGATTACTTAATACAGGTGAACCTTATTAACTATAAGATGCACTACATCGCCAACAGACAAAGAAGCAGTACTATTATCTTTTACAGTAATAACTTCAAGTCCATTAGAATCTTTTGAAACCACCACAGTTCCAGTAAATGACCTAAGAGCGCCGGTAGAAGTATAAATCTGACAAGAAACTGCCAAATCGATATTAGACAAAGTAGTAACAAACTTCATAGTGTTAACTACTTCATTAGAACCAGCAGTAACAACAGTAAAGGTCCCAGTAACACCAGTGCTATTAACCACTAAGGCATTAGCTCCCGTTTTTAAACCAGCTACTGTTGCAGTGAAAGTAACCTCCGCACTATTAACAGTGGGAGTCCATCCAGTAAATGATCCAGCCTGTACCAATGTAGCTACTTCTGTAGCCAAATCAGCAGTAGTAGTTACTGCAATAGTAACAGGAGTAGCACCACGCAACGAAACAGTAATATTACCATTAGCAGAACAACCAGTAGCTATAGTAAGTTTTATTACCTCTGCAACTGCTTCTACTTGTGCTATATCAGCAGAAACAACAGTGTGAACTGCACCCCAACTTACGCCATTTGTATTTTTTAAAGAATAAAGATTATCCATTATTTTTTCCTTTTATTAACCTTTTATTATTAGTTCCAGCCGGGGCGCTTTCCTAAGAGACTTGAACCCATTGACTGTTTTACTTCTCTTCCATCATCGATCTTTTCAATGCTCTCGTTAATGGAATTATGTTTCCCAGCTTTTTCATCAAAATCATCACCGTCAATCTGCAAAACCCGATACATTGCATCTTGTACAGTTTTACTATTCAATATCTTTTCTTTGAAACGAGCTAAATAGGGTTTTCGACGAACAGTATCTTCATAATAGCGAGTTACTTCTTCAGTCTGCTTATATTCATCAGGCATTTCAGTATTATAAGAATCTTCATTTACTGATTCTCTAACTGAACGACTACGAGGTTCCTGTGCTTCATTCTGACGAGACATTCGACGAATCTCACGATCTTTCTTATTATTTTCATTAATAAGCTGTTCTACCTTACGAGCAAGTGCTTCATTACGGAATTCTAAAGTATTGTAGCGCTCTTTAATAAGGTCTAATGCTATAATAGATTTTTCTACAAGTTTAGCATTAGACTCTATAAGTTTAGCATTAGCTATAGCAGACTCTTTTAACTTATTAAAAGCATCTTTATTCTTGTCAGAGTTTTCTTTAAACTTAGTAGATGCTTCCTTAAACTTTTTAGCAAGATCTTTAGCAGTAGCAGAAACCTGTTTAAGCTTATTAGCAGACTCTTGAATCTTACCAACAAAAATTTCACGTTCTGCTTTTAAAGCCACTGCTTCCTTAGCAGACTCATTGTACTTTGAAGTAACAGAGTCAACAGTTTTACCTTTCTTTGCAAGATTAGAAATACTTAAATCTGTTTCCTTTAACAGTAAAACAATATCTTTCTTCATATCCTCAAAGCCAGACTCGTTCTTAATTGCACCAAAAGCTTCTTTTAACAAGATATTTTTTTCAGAAAGATCCTCTTTAGCCTTTGCCTCACGTATAAGACTCTTTACATTAAGTCTTAAACTTTTATTTTCTGCCATAGTTTTTTCCTTTATATTTATAGATTTACCTATATTACTAATAGTTACATTTTCTTTTAAATATTCTTTTTTAGATTCCTCTAATTTTTCAAGAACCGGTTCAATAATTTTTTCCTCTATACTTTCTTTTATACTTTCTTTTATATCTGTACTTTCCATTTTCTGAGGTTTATCTGTTATTATTTCATTCTCTTTTGTAGTATAAACTTGATAGCTACTATCCTGAACCAAAAAGTCAAAATATCGTTCAAGGTCATAAGTTTCTGTTATAACTACATTATTATAATCTACTTCACCTAGGCCAGAAGAAGACTGTTGTAAAGGAAACCCTAAATCAAGCATTCTATGGACTTTCTTATCAACTTCCTCTGATACAAAATAAGCATAAGCCCAAAGTATTCCATCTTTAATAACAGGATCTTTTCCGATTGCTATAACATCTGCAATTACTGGAACATAATTATCGTCTTCTGGATGACTATCTAATGATACAGTAACTTTATTTTCTTTAACAATTTTTTCCGCTAAAGATCGGGAATATTTCCTTCCATTTAGATTTTCTTCATCAAGCTTCCATATAGGAATAAGATAACAACTTAAACAATTATATTTATCTCCGTTTATTCCCTCTACTAATTTAGTAGATTCAGTGAGAGGAAAAAAAACAGGCTTTAATTTAGTTTCTTTCCAGTCTCTATTAAATTTTTCAACTAATTTCTGTCTCATTGATATGCCTTTTATATACATAGTTATACTTAATATAATAGTTAGTTAAATTTTAATAAATTATTTTCTTATAAGAATAACTTTTTCTATATTTCTTCCAAAATGGCTTGTATTTTTTATTTCCTCTACAATGTAATCTTTATACTTAATAGTTTCATCAACTACAAATAAATATGACTTACATTTAAAATGAGATAAACATATATCAATCCATTCATCGCAACTTAGATTTTTTTGATTACTGTTATTCCATGTTTCTTTTAAATTATAAGGAGAACAAGTAAATAAACAGTCATATTCTCCATAGCTTTCAAAAATATCTTTTTCTAAAACACTTGCATTTAAGTTTAAAAAATTAATGATTTCATTACTTTCTTTTACAAAAGTATTGTTTATATCTTGTCCAATATATTTTTTATTTAAACAAGTTGTTCCTAACATACGACCGCTAAATCCAGAAAAAGGATCAAAAATTGTGTCATATTGATTTAAATATTTTAATATTAGCTCGCGCGCTAGAATAGCTCTAAACACAGAAACTTTTGGTGCTATTTTACAAACATTAAATCCATCAGCTATAGATTGAGAACTTAGTGTGTTTGCATAAATAAATCTATTTTCAATACATTTTTTTAATAACTCTGAATTCTTCCAAGCTTCAACTGGGGACGGTTTATTAGATACATGAGCAATATAAATTGATTTATGAAAATTCTTAATAATAGACTGACCTACATATGAATTATGTTTATAATCTGCAACAGCTAATTTATTATATTCTTTTTTCATACGCTCAATAGAATATTCAGGATATGGAAAATCAACATTACATGCATCAATTATTTCTTTTATCCAAGCACTATAATTGACATCAAAGTTTGAGCATAACTGTGAAAAACCTTCTTCTATGTTAAGGGAATTACATACTATATATTTAACTCCATCTGGGACTTTTTGAAATCGTTCACAATCTTTTTCTCCATGAACATGAAAACCATCTGAATCATTTTTTAGTCCATGATTATATTCGCCATCAATTTCTACAATTGTATTTATTGTCATATCTATATTATAAATAGTAAAATCAAAGCATTTTCCATTTGTATTAAGTTCATATTTATAAATAAAGCCTCTATTTTTTAACATCTCTTCAAACTTAGACTCAGGTACTGACTTTCCTTTATGCTTAAATACTTTTCTTCGCACTTCTGAATTTTGCATAGGATAGGGAGTGCCATATTTTAATATATTTATTTGTCTAATCTTTTCTTGAAAAGTAGGAAGCTTAAAAGGACTGTCTACACCATATTTTTCTATATTCTTTTGCTTTATTTTTTCTTTTACTTCTGGTATAATAAGATTATTAGTTACTCCATACTCTTTCATAAGATAAGCTTTTCTATTTACCTTTGCTTTTTCTCCAAGTTCTTTATTTTGAAGCAGATACTCTACACCATATTTTTCTATATTCGATTGTTTTCGTTTTTCTTCTAATTCTTTTCTTGCTTCAGAGCCTATTTCTCCATATAAATCAAACATAGTTTGTGTTTTCTTAGCTAATATTTCAGGATTTTTTAAAGCAGAAGTATATCCATATCTTTTCATCATAGTATTTTTTAACTTGTCTGAAACCTTCTTAATCTCAACAGGATCAGAATATTTTTCTTTTACTGTAAGACATCTTTTAGCTATTATATCTTTATTTTGACAGGAATATTCACATCCATATCTTTCTAAATTAGTTTCTTTTGATTTTTGTTGTACTGAAGATAAGCTAAATACACTCTCAACACCATATTTTTTCTTATTAGATACTTTTTTATTATTTTCTGCTTTATTCATTATTTCTTTATTTTGAATAGCATGTTCAACACCATATTTTTCTAAACAAGTTATTTTACTTTTTTCTTTAACAGAAAACTCTTGAAAAACATTAGTTACTCCATATTTTTCTATACAAGTATTTGTTCTTTTTAATTCTTTACAAGAATTACATGCATCCTTCCCTTGCGGTAGTTTAGTATATTTTCTCCAAGTAGTTTCATATTCCTGATTACAAAAATCACAAATCATATATAAAGGTAAATCAGATCCAGAAGAGTGTATGAACTCAGCAGGAATATCTAAGTAAATATCATTTAGTGGGATATTAGGATTATCTTCCTTAATCTTATTTATATTATAACCTAAAACCTCATATCGCTTTTTATGCCTTGATAAAGTAGCTAAAGATAATTTTAATGTTTGTCCTTTTTTAATCATTAAATATGATACCTTTTTTTAATCTTTATGTCAATAATTAAAACTCTAATTCCTTTTGATCACTCTGTATATTTCTTTCTTTTAAGCGTCTTGAAACCATATCTTTTTTCAATAAAGTTAAGCTTTCTTCAAACATTCTATCACCTCTGCTCCAACTTGTATAAAAATGTCTACCAGAATAAATTCCTTCATTATAAGAGTTTTGTTTTTTAACATTAAAAAATGTTTCTCGTATCATATCTTCTGATAACATTCTTTCTTTTATTTTTTCTCTAATCTTTTTTTCTTTTAACTTTCTTTCTTCAAAATTAAACTCTGCATTGGAATCGCTACTTTCTGTACTTTGTTTATCTTTTTCAACTCTCGATTTTTCTATAGACTTTATCCAACCATCTAAGCGATTATCATCTAAGAAAGAATACTTAGAATAAATATCTTTTATTACATCTAATGGAAGGTGTTCATCAGCATCTAATCCCATTAATTCAGTTATTTTAGCAACAAGATCACTAGCTAATTCTAATGAATTCTTTTGACTTTCTATTTTTTCGTCAGTTTCTTCTGTTACTGGAAAGTTCATAGATAATTCAAAATCAGTAGCTTCCAAATCATATTGACCTGAAATAAGTAAATGAACACGATATAAATTACTTATCTCTTCAAGCATTGCAGTCTGAATTGTATATACACGTCTACCAAAGAGTTTTGATTGCTGAATTAACGACTTTCCAGATTGACCAAAGGAGCTTCTATCAGAAAGAATAAGATAACCTTCTGGAATTCCTGTACTTATAATTAAGTCTTCGCGCTTTTTTTCATAATCAGATATCTTGTCAATATCAATATCAGTCTGAATAAGCTCATATTCAAACAAACCATCAACAGTAAATATAGGTTCACCTACTGAAAGTTCATCGGGATTGCGAGTATCTTTAGTTATATTTAAAAACTGCTCACGAACCATATTAACACGATTAAATATTTCTACTAATGTCATTCCCGGTACTGTTGCTATCTTATAAATTTCTTTAGGAAATGTAGCAACACGAGCCATATCCATTAATAGCTCTGTAGTTTTGAAACTTTTATATCGAGCTATACTTTTAATAAAAATAGGCATACCAAACGGATGAAAAACATCATCAGTAGTATATAATCTAAAATGAGTTACCATCCAAGGAGGTAACATATAGTCATCATTTATATTGTATCCAAATAAATAACTTTTAAAAGAACTTGCATAATCTTCATGTCCGCTTTTAGTCATCATATTATATAAATCTTTAAAAGAGTTATTTTTTCCTAAGAATGAGGCAAAGTTTGACATATAACCACTATTCTTCATAAACTCTTTTATTTTTACACTATTGAACTCCATACGATCATAAACATTATAAACAGAAATAGGAACTACTTCTGTTACTCCACCATTATTTAAATCAATTGAGTTTATTAAAAAACTATCACCATATAAAGTAACATTCCATGCAATGTCATGTAAAAGATTTTTAGTAAAACCTACATCATTAAACCATTCATAAAAATTTTTCTCTATCTCTTTTTTTCGAGCATTTATTACAATAACTCTATTTTGTTCATCGCACTGAACTGTTTCGTCAGCATAAATTTGACAAGCAGTACCCATGAGTCCTTCATTTTTTGTCATAAAATCAAGATCAAGATACCTATCAAATCTATCTTTTTTGTTATGAGAAATACTAAAGTAATCTGAACGAAAATAATTATAAGCTTTACGAACATCTGACGGCATTTCAATAGGTTTTATTGTTATGTCATCAATATTAATATGTCCGTCTTTATCTACTTTATCTTTTGGATAAGTAACCTTACCCATTGATACAGTATTCTTATCTTTATCTTTATATATTCTAAAATACTTTTGTAATTTTTTAAGATTACGTTCTTCTTTTGTCATAGTAATTCCTATAAAGTAATAGTTATATTGTAAATACTTTTTACTTTACCAGATTTCTTTATCATGTTTATTCCAATCTATTTTTTGATAATCACCTAATGCCTTAAACTTATCGGGAATAATAATATTATCTTTTAATTTGCTCCAATCATACAAAGCATCAGCATTGCATTTTTCACAAGGTACAACCTTTGGCAATGTTTCTTTTATTGACTGATTTAGAATAGTGATATGCTTACACTTAGAACACTTAAAATCATACAGCATAAATAGTTTCCTTTTAATATTTAGATATTCTAATAGTTATAAATGAAAAATCCCGCCATTTCTGGCAGGATTATATAAAAGTTTTAATCTATTTTAATATTTTGCACCTTTAGAATCTAAATAGGCATAACAAGTTTTCATAATAGAGTTAAAGTCTAAGTCTAGTTCTACTACATCCAGAATATCTTTGTTATGCAGATATCGTTCATCATCTAAAGAAAAAATCTGAAACTTTTTCCAGCTTCCCTTTGGATCATAGAACATGGCTACTTCTTTATTTTTTAAAATAGTTCCTTCCGTTTTTTTATAGTTTATTTTAGACATATAACTACTAAAAAAGACAGTACTAACTATATCTGCATATAAATCATTATCAGATTCTATTCCACCACCACCACTGTCTGTACTATAGCTATATCCTCTATGCTTTTTATCCTTAAAATATTCCTTATAATATTTATCACCTGAAGTATAATATCCTACCAAAAATTCTTCATCAGAATAGTTATTCGATAAATATTCTTTAACTACTTTTCCTTGCTTTATTATATCGCCTTTCTCTGATAAATAAACCTTACCATCATTACCTACAAGTTCCTGACCTTCAGCTATTTCAATAGATTCATCATAATTATCTTTAGCATTATAACTGTCATCTACTAGATCATTTAATTTTTTACTTTTAAGTAAAAAGGCATTACCCCACATAACTGCATACTCGTAGTCAGCTTGTCGTTCCATATCATGAGCATCAGCAGAAAGTTGTTTCATGTCTACATGACTATATCCACCACCAATCATCTCTTCGTAATCTACTAATTGAACTAAATCAAGATCAATATTTTTACTATTATATTCAACAAAATCTTTAAAATCTTTTTCTAATAGAAAGTGAGGGTTCATATCTAAGTATCGATCAATGATATCTTCTATAGTGAGATTATTAATATCAATTCTATTCTTTAAACAGTAATCAGTAAAATTATCATATACATTCATATCCTTAAATAATTCTATAAATAAATCAATAGTCTCATTTATATTATATTTATCTGTTAATATTTCTACTGCACACTCTAAATTAAACTCTTCACCCTTAATATCTTTTTCTTCACCTGACCAATCATATCCTGACCAAGTAGCATCAAACTCAAAATTATGAGAGGTCTGAACTATATCAGCTATAATCTGATGCTTATTTATGAAAACACGTTTAATACTTGTTTCAAACTTTCCATAAAACTTTTCTACTTTAACTGTATATCCTGCTCCCGGCCCTTCATTAAACTTACTCATGCTCTATACCTTCTTTGTTTGTTTGTAAATACTGGTTGCTAAATAGTCTATAACTTTATCTGAAATATATTCCCATCCTATATCTTCAGTACTTAAAGAAACAGCTTCATTACATAAACCACCTGACAAGCTATCATAGGGCTTATAATAGTAATCAACTTTAATTGAAGCTTTACTTTTCTTAAAAGCATAAGTAACCCATAAATCATTACCATAACCATCTACAAAATAAAAATCTATAAAATCTTTGTCTTCTTCATACTTAACTTTATGAATATCTATTCCCGTTTTAACAAGATGCTCTATATATTTAACTAATGCAATAGTTCTTTCTTTTAATGTGGAAAGTATTTCTTTATCATCATTAAAAATATTTTCTTCTATTTTATCACCTTTTTCAGTTAAATAAACTTTTCCTTCTTTACTTACAACTTCTTGACCCTCTGCTAAAATTATTTCCATAAAAAGATATTCCTTTAATATAATCTTATATAATAGTTATAAAAAAAGCAGAATCATCGCTGACTCTGCTTTTTTTAATAACTATTATTTTTTAATTACTGAAACTCGGCGGCACAATATGGGCAAATAGTATAAGTAGAAGGAGTCATAAAGTGACAGCCTTCTTCATCATCAGGGCCATTATTATTAGCACACTCTACAAGCTGGCAGTCAGCACGGAATTTAAGCTCTCCTGAATCCTCATCTACACCAATAATCAGTGCCTTATCTTCATCAGACATTTTACTAATACCAGTATAAATTTCAGGATCAAGCTCTGAAGTATCAAAAGCTGGCTCTTCCTTCTTTGGCTCTTCCTTTTTCACAACAGACCGGCGAACAGACTCCTTAGAAACAGTAGTTTCTTTTGAAGTAGTTTCCTTGCTTGCTGGCTTAGTTACTTTATCTTCTGATTCTTCTGTTGCATGAGCTTTCTTATACTCTGCCCAAAAAATCTTACGCTCTGCTTCTTCTTTTTCAATATAAGCGGTAAAATCGCCTACATAATCGGAACCAAACTCTGTATCAACTTTCTTCACAAAGTTCTTAATGTGATTATATAAACGTTTTGCAGAAGTAGGCAGAAAGCAAGGCATTGTTTCAAAGTTATACTGTTCATATGCATACTCAGCGTCGGTCGGAGCGCCTTCAGCTACAATTCGAGAGGCATAGTCAACACCAATCTTATTGCCAAACTCAATCAAATCCTTTTCAGCACGATCAGCACGAACAGCCTTAAAGTAAACAGTCTGCTTTTTAGACTTATCCTTTGAAGTTGGAATACGCTTTACTGCAATATCAAAATCTTCAAAATGTAATTCATATTCGGTACAAAGTTGTTCCCAAATTATATCATACAAGGTCTTTTTAATTCCAATTTCAGGATAAACTTTATCACCATCAACATTTACACTGTGAATCAGTACCTTAGTATGATTATTAGTTTTACACCAATCATCCATACGATCAATACAATTAATAGCTACATACTTCTGCGGAGAGTCCCATGACTGAGGATACGGGCCATCATCATGATAATTACTATTCATGATAGCAAGAGACGGGCTTCCCTCGTGATCATAGACTTTCTTTTTCTTTCCAGTATTTTCATCATCAATCCATTTACCCTTACCTAAAAAGTATACCATCTTATTAAATGGATGATCCCTGTCTGGATTAAGAATAGTTTTCATCTTCTTTCCATCATCACCCTTAATAAAAATAGTCTTGAATAAATGTGCATCAGTAGGACAGTGATCCTTTGACTGCAACTCATTTCCCATGAGCCTAATTAAACGATATTCATCGTCTGATAGTGCTACATATTCAGGATTTTCAAAACCCTGAAAATTGGTGTTTGCTTCTTCTTTTTCTGCTTTAAGTTTTTTAAACAGATCCTTTCGAGACATTGCTTTTTCCATACTTGTTTCCTTTACTTTGCCTATGGCGTTATTAAATGTGCTATGCACACTATAATAGTTAGTTTATAAATTAATTATATTTGCATTATAATTAGCAATCATATAATCTTTCATGTTATTATTATGACTTATTACTACAATCTGTTTGTACTCCTTTAACATATTTCCTATTACTTCAAATAAACTCTGTGAAGTTAACTCATCAGTAGCACTATCGCTTTCATCTATCAGCATAACACCAAGCTTATTCTTCTTATTAAAGATATCATTAAATGACAGTTGAACTATACATTTTTCTGCACCACTTAAACCACTCTTTGCAGGAATCTTTCGTTTACCTGTTCCATACATTAAAGGAATTCCTGTTTTAGAATTAGCAAGCTCTACATCTAATGGTTTATAAATTGACTCAATAAACCTATTCATTGAACCTTCAATAAACTTAATTACTTTACCAATTACATAGTTTGGAAAATCTTTCTGCAAAATTGTTTTTGCACTTTCATGATTAAGTTTATCAATCATAATTTCATTTTTTTCCATTTGTAATTTTTCAAGTTCAATACTATCGTTTTCTTTTTCTAAAGTCAACAACCTGTTGTGTTCTGTATTAGACTTGTTAACCGCAACTATACTTTTGTAATTATTAATTTTAGTTTGTAAATCAGAGTATTGTGTTTCTGTTGAAGAAATATCGGTAATAGTAATAGCATTAAACTTGGTAATTATTTCTTTTAAGTTATCGGAGTATTTAGATACTTCTAATTCTTTACTGTCTTTTATATCCTTAAATCGGTCTACCTCTGTTTCAAGCAATTTACATTTTGTTTCAAAGTTAGAAGTAATATAACCTTTTTCTGTTTTCTTTGCTTCAATAGCAGTTTGAATATCCTTCTTTAGTGTTTCGACTCTACTTGCTTCTGCTTGTTTTAATTCAGACAATTTTTCATCAGTAAAGTTTAGCAACTTTTCTTTTTCTACAGAAATATCTTTATCAATCAATAAGCATTTATTTCTATTATCATCATTCTGTTTTACTTTATTTTCATGCTCTTCTTTTTCTTTATATAGTTGTGCAAGTGCGGTATTTTGATCTTCAATAGACCAAGTAAGCTCATTAATTTTCTTTTCATGTAATTCTATTTCATTTGTTTCAAATAAATGTCCACAAGTAGGACAATTACCTGACTTACAAAAAGCAAGTTGTTTTTCTTCTGACTGTTTATCAGCTTTTAAACCAGCCAATTTAGTAATAATTTCATTTATTTTTGTTTCATCATATTTAACTAATCGAGTAACAGGATAATTAGTTTTGTCACTAACAAGTGCTTCTATCTTTTTTTCAATAGCTTCTTTATTTGAATTAAAAGATACTACAATGCTTTCAGTAGCATCCTGTACTTCCTTCAAATTTAATACAGAAATTTCAGAATCCAATTTATTCAAAGACTCATTTACACCTGTATCTTGATATGCTTCTAATTCTTTTTGTTTATTGTCTAATTTAGTTTTAGTGTTAGATACTTCAGATTGTGCTTTAGTAATACTTGCATTTAATTCAATAATTTTTTTCTGATATTCTTCTTTCTGCTTTTTTAATTCATTTACTTTAGTAATGTCATTTAAAAGAATTGAACAATCCTTTTCCATTATTTGAATCTGATCTTCGGAATATTCTAATTCTGAAATAGTTTTAAACTCATATTTCTTATTTTCATAGCTATAAATCTTATTATCTAATTCAATTACTTTTTCATTCAACTGCTTAATATAGTTATCAATAGCTTTGATATTGCTATCAAAATCAACTTTCTGAATCTTACGCATAAGTGCAAGTCTATCACCATCATTTATATCCAAAAACGGTCGGCTATCCTGCTTAAAAAACAATCCAGCATCAGTAGTCATTGGATCAAGCAACTCTGATAATACTTCCTTTACACTTGCATTTTCAGCCACAGGTGTAGTCATGTCATTCTTATAAAGCTTTCGGGTAGACTTACCTACTTTAGCTGTATCAGATTTTGTATATTCCAATACACTTTTATATTCATCATTATTATGTTCAAAACATACTTCTGTATAAAAATAATTGGAGTCCCAATTTAGATTAGCTTCCAAACTTGCTTCTGACTTATCAAGCAGATGTAAACTAATTAAATCAAATATAGAAGATTTACCTTTACCTGAACGACCAGAAAGTAAATTTAATCCTGTTGAAAAATTAACAACAGTACGCTCTTTATAAGTCTTGTATCCTTCCATAGTTGCTGAATGAAGTATCATATGTTTTTATCCTTTTTCAAACTCTTAATTAAATTTGTACCTTTTAATTGTAGCTTCTTTTCCATTAATCCAAATCTTTACTTCCATCTTTTCATGTAAACTATCATTATACTCTAATCTGTCTATTTTCTTTTCTTTTACTAAAGCTTCTAAAAAAGAAATTCTTTGTTTAATAGATAACATTTTAGCTAACTCAGGCATAATGTAATTTTCTATATAATTTTTTTCTCTATCTTGAAATAATTCTACAGGTGTTTCATCTAAAGTGTGATATTTAGTACTTGCTTCATTATATTCAGCTTCCATTATATTTGTAACTTTCTTACTAAATTCATTTATTAAATCTTTTAATACTTCATAATTCTGATTACCTAATATTGATGACTCTACTATTAATCCATGTGGATATCTATAACCACAAAACTTAATATTAAATCCAGTATTCACTAAATTAGTTACTGTTTCCAATCGATCTTTCGCTTCATTTAGCTCTTCTAATTTTGACATTTAACATCTTCTTTTATAAACAAATCTATTTATTTTCTTTCCATTTATATCAGTTACTTCATATTCCCTTGATTTTATAAACCATGTATTACAAGTATAAAAATCCCATTTCTTTATAACCTTGCTTTCTTCTAACTTATTTAATTCCTTTTCTATTAAGTCATGATCATATAATTTTAATATATTTTCAATAACTAAATACAATTCCATAGATTACTTTCTATCTTCCATAATTTTATCAAACATAGAAATACAATCATCTCTATATTCTTCTAAGCTTTTATTATTTATCAGTTTATAATTCCATTCCAATAATGGAACTAATTTATCAGCAGATTTTGGATTAATAGGAAACTCTGGACGATCTATATTTAGAACTATAACTTCATGATTACAGCTTTCTAATTCAACTTCTTCTACAGGATATCGAAAGTCAGTTATGCAAACAATATTATTATTTGTGGCTTCTTTTACACAATCACGTATTGTTCCCATTGACCAAATACGCTCACCAACTAATCTTTTAAACTCTGGAAATACTTCACATAGATGCTGACGACCATAGATAGTTCCAAAGTCATCTAAAAACATTCTGGGACTTATACCATATATAGGATCAATAGTTTCCTTAAAAGTTTGATCTTCTATTTGTTCCATTGTCCAGCCAAATATAATACAAGCACAAAGTTTCATATTATAACTAAACTTTTTTTGAATAAAATTATAGTTATACTTATATCTTTCTTTTATTGTATCAAAAAAAGTATCTTTACCTGCATGGCGACCGCCTGATATTGCTAATATCATTTTCTACCTTCTATTTCTTTAAATAAATTATCAATCTGCTTCCAATTAGAAACTGAATAATCTGATCTAGCAGATTCATTGTACTTATAGTTATACTTGATATATTCGCCTTTAAAATGGTAGGTCTCTCCATAAATATTAGCAGGATTATCATCTATAATATAAGTTCCACATAAAGTATGCTTTGGTACATCAAGATATATATGATTAAAATTTATAGTAGGATATACTCGATCAAGCCACTTATACTTTTCTCGTTTAACCATATCTTTAATTTTAATATCTGCTTTAGGTGGAGTCATTGAAGCAATGTCTAGCTGATAACCTTTATTAGATAACTTCATTAAAGTATCATAACTATCTTTCATTACAGGCAAATTTTGCCAAAAGTAAGGCATACTGAATATATCAGCTAGTACTTTTTGCTTCTGATTGTTTGTACCTACCATACAACTAGTTAGGTTATAGTTAGCATACACATCACCTTCAAAGTTCATTTTAAACTTTGTATAGGCTATCTCACAAAAGAAAGGTACAAAATCATTTGTTACACAATCCATATCAATAATAATCGTATTCATCTTTTTTCCTATTTATCATATTTTGTATGAGTTTAGTACTTTTCTGTAAGTATGTCAATTACTAAGCTAGTACTTATATCTTTCTTTATATCCTCTATTTTATTTAAAATATTATCTAAAGGATCAATAGTGCTTTCCTCTGCTTTCAAATCTATTGAAATACAGTCTACACTATTTACTTCTTTTACTACTAAAGAAGTACCTTTACTTATAGCTTTTATACTGTCATCATATTTAGGTACTTCAACAGAACCATATGATGCTAGTCCTTTAAACTTATAGCGCAAGCAACTATGACAAGTTCCGCAAGGTTTTCCATTTATAGGATCTTCACAATACCAAATATTTGAATAAAATTCCGCTGGCAACCCCTCTTTTTCCTGTTGTTTTGAAATTTTAATAAGTGGAAAAGTAAGCGGTATTTCTTTTGTTTTTATTGCATTAAAACTATTATAAATATTTTGAATATCAGGAAGCCATGAAAGGGCATCGTCATTTAGAATATATCCTATCTGTACCTCATCTATTTGTGAGTCAATCCACTGTAGAGCATAAATCCATGTAGGCATTTGTTTAAAGCTTAAACAATTATCATAACCATTTATACCTACTTCAGTTAAAATACCCTTATAAAGAAACTTATTATAAAAGTATTTTTCAAATAAAACTTGCAATTTTTCAATTGCTTTCTTTTCTTCAATAACTTTATTTGCATTATTTTCTAATTCAACATAGTAAGCATATACTGTATTACCTTCACTCAAATTTTTATAAATTAAATAAGTACTATCTAAACCACCTGACCATAAAACACCAATTATTTTACTCATATTTTTTCCCTATATCTATCATATTCTAATTACAAACTTTATTCAATTACTAACTGACTTAGTTTATTTAAATACTCTTCTGAATATTCTTTACAAAGTGATGTTGTATAGTCCTGTCCTTGTCGGCAATATAGAAAACAGTTTATCTTTTCTATATTAAGTGTTAGTAAAAAGTCAAGTACCTTTTGTATGTTTTTTCTAACAACTTTAATATCTACACATATAAAAATTCGTAGATCATATTTCCCACAACTTGCATCAAAATATGACTTACTTAATCTATCAACATTATTAAATTCATACTTTTGAAATTTGTATTCATGCGTATGTATATTATAAAATATACAAGTACCCTGATAAACTTCTACTTTATAATCCACTAATTTTAATTCATTGATTGCTTGATTAGTTGATCTAGCATAAAGAACAGCAGTATCTTCATCAAGAATAATCTTTCCATTATTTACAGAGCCAATTAAATAAGCAATTTTCTCTTTCATATTATTTCCTTATTTTACTTTAATTCATTTAACTAAAATATAATTATTTATATTTTACTTTATAATCTCTTGAATAACACTATTAGCAGTCTTACTTAAAAACTTGGTCACATTAGAAGTAACATATTTATAAGGCTCATCTTTTTCTAATTCTAACAAATTGATTATTCCACATTTTAAATCATTTGCTCCTAATGAATTTACTAAGACTATTAAGCTATCAATACAAGCAGGATAAAAGTCATAACATTCTTTACTATAAGTTTGCTCTTCTGGTCTAGGCCACGGTTTATTTGGCTGTACTTCACTATAATTATACTTACCCATTATGAGTTTAAATAACCCAATACTTTTACGTTTGCTCATATACTCTCCTAAATTAATTTATCTACTATTCCTTCCCAGTTACAAGTACTACAGTTAATGCTTTGTAAATCGGGAAAATCTTTCTGCTTCTGCTTGAACTTTAATTCTGTATTACAAACAGGACATTTATTATGAACTTTGTAATATTCTTTTTTGATATAATTATCATAACTTCCTAAAGTAGCCCATTTTTGCACGTCCATAATTGATGTATTCCAATAAGGTTCATGCCATGATTTATCAAAACACATCCAACACGTTACTAAATTACCTAAAAAGAAGCATCCATCTTCCCTATAAGGGGTACGATAGTCAATCATGCGATCAAAAATATAAACATGTTTAAGATTTCTCCATAGATTCATTTTGGTTCTACTATGAGCCGCAAAAAAATTAGTCTTACCTAATAATGTAAACCCATAATTAGTAATTTCATGACATTTTTCTACTGTTTCAGTAAAGATGCTGAAAGCTGGATTTGTACATATATAATCCACTTTTTCATTACATTTAAGAAAATCCTTTTTTGTAGTTCTAATATCATCAGTAATAACTTCATGGCCATTTTCTATAAGAACTTTTGCTATAGCATTCTCTCCAGACATAGGTTCATATATTGTTTTATATTTAGAAAACTCTTTTGTATCACAAATTAATTGTGTTATTGATTTTGGTGTACTATAAAAATCTGCCTCTGGACGTTCTGATTCTTGTTTTCGATTGGCATATGCTTTCCCATTTCCCATGTTTTAATAATCCTTTTATAAAATTATTTTGTTAGATAACTTACAACTTTATTTGAAATTTCTTCTAATAATGCTTCATCAGCAGATAACACTAAATTTTTATTCATTAGTTCTGTATTCATCATCTGCTGAAACCAGATATGTGTTTCTTTATTATCAATAAGAACTTCTTTCTTATTATTAAAATTAACTACTTCTAATCTATTTATGATATTAAATGTATGATTTTGATAGCACTTGTTTAAGTAATTCATAATATCTGTATCTGTCATATTACCTTCCTTCTATTATTTTACCTCTTCTATTAATTATTTAATGATAGAAGAGGTAAACTTTGCTTACTTCTTTACAGCAGAGGCAACAGCAGAGGCAACGGTATCTACCGCTTCTTTAGCATCAGTAGCTACAGTCTTTGTAGCACTATTAATACTATCAGCTACGTCTTTTACTGTCAAAGATCCAATAAGCTTGATGAGAGTAGCAATCGCGCCAATAACACCAATTACTGCTTCGACTACACCTGCAAGCTGTCCTTCTGAAACACCACCAATAATTAAAATTGAAGAAACAATAGCAAATACAATAATGCTAATCTCTACAACAATCTTACTTTTACAGAAATCAATAATTTTGCCAATCATAATAGGTACCTCTTGTATGTAATAGTTAGCTTTAATAAGCAGATGATTTGAATAAATATTATTAGGTTCAGAAAAAGTCTTTTCCCTGATAATTACATTCTCGCCATCGCAACTAAAACCAGAAACTTTAAACATTTCTAAAAATAATTCAATGCGATCTATATAATATTTAGCATCATCTTTATTCTTACCACTTAGCTTTTTATTAATTAATTCATTATATGTTATAACTGGAATATTTTCAAAAGTAATATCATTATAGTATGAGGATAAACATTTTAAATTATCCTTCATTAGATGACCTTGATCATTATTCCACACTACCAGTATTCCATTATTCTTATGAGCTAACTCAATTAAGCCAATTGTCTTTCCAGTACCTATTTTTCCCGTTAAAATTTGCATTTTAGTCCTCCATATAATATAAACCTGAATACTCATCACATAATGATAGCATTAAGTTTTTTATTTCTTTTATAACATCATCTAATAATTCATCTGAATAAATATTTTTACCATTTTTTAGATAAACTTCATAGAACCATCCTCGTATTTCTTGAAAGAAATAAAAAGATGAAGCAATTTCATCTTTATCTAATCCTTTTTCTATTTTATCTAATAGAAAATCAGTATAATGCAGAATATCAACTACACTAGATACCTCTACATATTCATAATTATCTTCTTTTGCCTTATAGATTTCTATATCAATTATAGTATCATTATTTTCATTTCTAATAAACAAAATCATTTTAGCTCCTTAAACTAAATTTTTTATAGTAACAATATTATTGTAACTACTGTTTTTTACATTATAACGTTCCAACTCATTTTTAATATCATAACCTTCTATAGTGTCTGTATTCTGTAAATCGACAATAGTAGTATCTAAACTTCCATCAGCATTGACAATATAATAATTTTGTGATGCACGAGTTAAGAATCCTAGTTCTGTACTATATCCATCTGATCCACACATACTACCGCTTCGATTAAAAATACTACTTCCGCTTGGAGTGTGATAATGTCCATAAAAAATACCTGAAATTTTTACACCATTATAGGAAAAAGTTTGTAACAGCTTTGCTATATCTTTATCAGGATTAGGCATATGTAATTGATGTCCATGTAAAATAAGAGCATTAAAATTATCAGTTACTTTAACTACTTGCATTGATATATTTTTATCATCATTAAACTTAATTGGTGTTTTACTAAACAGCATTCTCAAGTTATTGAAAATAAGATAGTCATAATTTTGTGTTTGCATTAAAGTAGTAGTTTCCATAAAATCATCTAATCTACTTTCATTACCTACTACACTTGAAATTGTAATATTAAAATACTTAGATAGTTCAATAATAGCTTGCTCAAATAAATAAGTAGCAAGCACAGAGGCTGAAATGAGTGAACAGCATTGTTGCGTTTGTTCACTCAGACGACGATTCGACGTTAATAGATCCCCGGTTTGAAAGATATGCATAATAGTAATTTTATTATCTTTACCAACTTGAATTAATTTACTTACATATTTTTTTAATCGTTTGCTTGCAATAATAAAATCATAACAATTTCCATTACTCTCTGATCGCTCAATTATTCGATTCATATGAGTATCACTAAACTGAGCTATTAATACTTTTTTTGAAGTATCTTTATGCTCTTTAATCTTAAATTTAGTTAAATCAATATTTTCTAATACAGAAGATAATTCTGTATACATTTCCTCTACATTATTATAAATTCTAAACTGCTCTCGGTTTGTTTTACGAACTTGGTTATTTAAATCTTGAAGCTTTTGCTTAGATGCTTCAAGTTTCATAACTGACTCTTCTGTAAAATCTTTTAGATCAACAGTATCAGAAACAGTTTCATATATATGGCAGACTAACCGACGAAAACTATCTTGTAATATATCACTACCAAATTCTTTTTTATAATCATCAAACATGGAATAAACTATTTGCTTATCCATATTATTTTCATATAAATTTTTTATGATCCATTCTTTTTTAGACATATGTACCTTAATAAAAACTTTTTATTAAAAAAGAGCCTTACATACAGCAAGGCTCTTTTTCTATTATGCTCTTTGTTCCAAAATTTTAATAAACTTTGCTTTATCCTTAAAAGTAGCTGATGCTAAATCCTTATCTCTAAACATATCTGATAAGAAAAATACTAAAGGACATTCCATCTTGTACATTTCAAGTTCATTAGTATCAAGATTACGAACAATAATTTCATTATAGGGATCAAGCTTTCGTTCTACCTGATACATATCTCGCTTGACAATGCTTTTACTCAAAATTGTTTCTTCTGAAATCTCACCTTTTAAAAGATCATCAACAGACTTTTCTTTTTCTTCATAACCATAAAGTACGGGGAAGAAATCAATTAAAATTTCTTTCAATCGGCGCACATTCATTTTTTCTGTTAAGCTATAATCAATCTCAAGTTTCTTTCCAATGAGATTGCATACTAATGAAGAATAATAAATGTAATTCCCTGCTACTTTTACGTCTAAATCAAAGATAGGTAGTTTAGATGCAAAGTTATGAAGCTTTTTTGTTAACTCTTTTTTGTACAACTCTTCTGTAAAATTTTCCATGTTTACGTTTCCCTTTTAATTATCGTTTTTAATTGTTACACAATCATACTATGATAGTTATTTTTTATACTTTTGCCACAATTCGAGGGATACTTAAAACAGAGACTTCAAAAATATTTTCTAAAGTAGTCTTTACAATAAGTAGGGGAATTTCATCAGAAAGTTTTAATTCAATATTTTCTCCATCAATAAGCTTAATTACTTTTACTAAATTTTCATAATCAATAATCTTTGTACATTTCTCAGTATTTTCTACACTTTCCATTACCAGTTTAATGTAAGGATTAACTGTATCCTTTAATTCAAAAATCATTTCTTTTTCATTAACTGATAAAGAAACTTTCTTTTCCAAATCTTTTGAATCAAATAAATTTTTTAGAGTACTTAATGTGCTTAAAACTTTATCTCGATTTACTAAAGTCTTATGATCATTGTTTACAAACTCAAAAATCTTTGTTCCAAAGTCAGGAATTATGCAACGATTTACAGGAGTATAAATAGTCAGCCCTGATTCAGTAACTATCTTTCTACTACTTTTATTTGAATCATAAAAGATAGTAAAATCTTTATCATTAATACATTTAATTAAGTCAATCAAAGTAGTATGAAAGTCAAGCTTAATATTTATTTCTTCATCAGATGCTTTAACAATATATCCACGATAATTATTTAAGCTATAGATGTAGCCCTTATCAAAATAAGCAGTTTTATATTTATCTTCTGGCTTGTCTGCATAAAAAACAGTTGTTGCTTTAGTAAGTAAACTAATAAACTTCTGTGTCATTTTAAAACTATTTTCATAGTTATCTTCAATTTCATTGGAAGGAAATACAATAGTATTATTTACTCTAATTTTAAAAATATTCTTTTCAAAGAAAAATGAATCATCTTTATATTCAATTTCACTAATTCCTGAAATTATTCCTAAAAACTGTTCTGAATTGATAAGAAAGTTCTTTGGAAGTTCCTCATTACCCTCAAGTTTAAACTCAAATGGAAAGTTAATAAAATACTTAGTAATAGTATTTTTAATACTGATTTTTGAGTCAGTAAAGTTGAAATACATTCCTTCTGAAATTTCAGAATTATTAGTTCTGCAGTAGTTAATCAATGCTTTGTTGTCTGTAAAAGATTTTGTAAAAATTTTCATATATTTCCCTTTAGTATATTTTTATACTAAAGTCATTATAGAGAAAAGTTTACAGTATGTCAATTATCTAAAGTTATTCATATTTTTTCATGTTTTCTTTAAACTTATTTACATAGTCAATAGAAGTTTTTTTAGAAACTTTTTTATTAATAACTTTTCCATATCCTGCATTATAACACATGACTGGATAATACCATCCAGAATTTTTAAAAGCTACTGAGTTTCTTAAACTCTTGTAAATACGAACTGCCATACGAGTATTATGTTTATAATTATGTACATTAAAAGTTTCTGTTTCATTACACTTTACCCAAAAGGTTTCAATAAAATAAGTCATAGGTTTTGAGTTTAGTTGAAATAATCCAGAATCAGTAGATAAAAGAGTTTTTACTTTATAATATTTTTTTAATTTTTTATTATATATCTTTTCAAATCCATAGTTAGGACTATCAACAAAAGGGTCTTGTTCAGGATTTTCGTTATTTAATATAGATAGCATTTCAAAAGGATTTACTTTTTCTTGTATACATACATCTAATACATACAAGTCAATTTCAGAAGGAATTCCTTTCTTAAACATTTTTTCTAAACAATAGTCTTTATAAGTCATAGGATAGTTACATACTGCACCTGTTTTATAGGTAATACTATTAGCATGATACATACTGCTTATTCCAATACCAATCGGAATACAAGAAAACAACAAAATAAATAAAAACTTTTTTACTGTCATATAATCCTCATTTTATGATAGTTAGATAAATTCTGTAAATCTAACTATAGGTGTATGGCAAAAAATAAAAATAAAGCTTTATTACTAGCTTTAGAAAGAAATAGCAAAAAAGACAAATCTCCAGCTTTGGAACTAACCATTAAACATGATTCAAATATCTATATATTGATTTGTAAACCAATATCAGAACAATACTATTCTATTTCTATCAATGATGTCAATAACTCTGAATTAGTAGATAGATATGATGTTCCACAATATATTGCTGAATTAGCTCCAAAAGTTACTAATATACAAGAGTATACTAAAAGCTTTAAGCAATTTATAATAATGGTTGAAGAAAACGAAATACATTTATTAGAAAATATTGAAGAAGATTTAGAAAAATATTCCTTTTATAAAGATGCAATGAAAAAAGATGAAAAAAAGACTGATTTATTTAGTTCAGTTATTGACAAAGTTTCTAAAATACAACATAATATATTCAAAATATAAAAAGGAAATTATATGGATTCAAAAAAGATTATCCCCTTTCGTAACCCTCATTGTTTTTATGCAGTTTTTGAAATGATCGATGAATCAGCTATTGAAAAAGATATTGCTAAAATTGTAAAGGCAGTAGGAAAGACCCTAACAGTAGGAATTACAAAGAATAATAATTATATTAAAGTAAAGTTTAATATTAAAGTTTTTCCAAAAGGTTTGGAATTTATTGATTTTACTAATCATTTAATTGGAGTTTATTCAAAGCATTCCGAACTGTTTATAACAACAATTTCTGAATCAGAAATAAATGATATTCTTTTATTGTTTAAAACAGACAAAGCAAGTGAGTTTTTAACTATAATCGACAGTAGCAGTATTAAGGTATTCTATCCTGAACACAATACTTCAATTGTTCGGATATATCCATTTAATACAGATATCAAAACAGAAAAGAATTATACAAAGATAAGTCTGTAATTTTATATGCGAATGTCTCAATATAACAGGGATCAATTGACCCCTGAACTATTACAATCCTCTTTACCCTATAAGGTATTTAATTCAAATATACCCTATATGGTAAAATTATTTAATAAAGCAAATAATGATAGAAGTATTGCTACTCTAAAAAACGTTAATGAAAGCATTACTTCTATGGCTTTATTAATAGTATTAGCTAAAATGCAATTAGATAGTAAAAAAAAGATTATTGAAACATTTCATACTAATCCTGAACGAGTTAAAAATTACACAGTAACTGATGAAGATAAATTTTCTATTTATGTTCCGCGCCCGAAAGATGCAAATTATCTACAAACAAAAGTAGTAGAACCAGAATATTATATTAATTTATTTCATAAGTATGAAATTTATAATTTTGCAAACTTTACTATAGCTCAAGATATGCTTCAATTTCTTCACATAATTAATCTAGAAATAGGTGGATTACTACCTGACGGAACTAAGGTATTGTCTCAAGTTACTATAAATCCATTAGAGCAATGGAATGCTGACTTTATTAAGTCAATCGATAGCCTGTATAAAATTTCAATAGTCGCTATGTTTGGTACTAAAGAGTATAGTGATTTTTATAAAAAAATATTTAGTTCTTGCTTAGATAGTCCCGTTAGTATGATTAAAACAAAAAATGAAAAATACGAAATTATTCATGATAAGCACGTTGATAATATAAACAATTATAATAAAAATTTCCCTCTTACTCATAATCTAAAATACTATACTCGAAGCTATGAAAATGTTAATGATATAACTCATGCTGTCTCCCATGGACGATTATATTCAGAAATAACTCATATGAGTAAACAAAATCGAGAACTTATAATTAAATCAGAAAACATGATTGAATTAGATCAGACTGCAAGTAAGATTAATAAATTGTATATAATAAATACAGGTAAAACTTTTGATGATATTAAACATCCAGTCAAAGAGTTTATTAAATATTTATTAAAAAAGTTTGATATTCAAGATCAAATACTTTTTGACTATTTATATACTGTATTGAAGCCTATTATTATTACAGCAGTAAATACAGATATCAATACTTTTAAGTATAAAATTGAAAAAGAATTAGTTGAATTAGGATTATATAATACAGCCAATGATCGATATACTGCTAAAAAACCTTATCATGATAGTCTATGTTATAAATTCACTACTGAATTCGATAAAGAAGAATTAGCAAAAACAAGTTATAGATATTTACAAAATATAAGAAAATCTAATTTTCTAAAAAGTATTAAAACTAATACTAAATTACACAAACATGATTATAAACTTTATTACAAATATTTAGATTATGCTAACACTTATAAAGGCAATATTAATATCTCTGTTGATTATTTAATTTCTTCTATTGAAAGTTTCTTTTTACCTATTAAGAATTTCTTATGGAAATCTAATTGGTATATAGATGAAGAAATTGATTATTATTATAGCATTGAAATATTAAAGTTTTGTAAAAATTATCATATACCCTATATTACTGTCTTTGATGCTTTCTATGTATCTAAAGAGTTTAAAGATATAGCTTCTGTTTTTATGAAACAAGCTACTATTAAAAGCGTTTTAAACTTTAAACAACAATATAATTCAGATAATGAATATATTAAACATATTCAATCAAGCTATACTGAAATTTCTCGAACTAGAATTTTTCATAATTTAAATACTAATGGAATTGATTTTAGAAAGTTTATTATTTCTACTTATTGCACTAATTATAAAAACATTAAAAATATTACTAATCATAATAATCTTGATATCTCAAATTTCTATACTAATGATATTTATTTTAATAAAATACTCGATAATAAGGTTATTCACTATACCAAGTTTATAACTAATTATGTTAATTCTATAAATTTAAAAGATATTGTTAGTTTATATTTTATGTATAGTACTAATACTCGAATGATTAATTTAAATTTTAATAAAATTTATAATTCTATTATTTCAGATAAATACATAAGTTTAATGAAATTACATACTTTTATTAATAATAATCATATCAAAGATAAATTTTTTAATACTAAAACTTGTAATTTACACAAAGTTTCTAAAAATATAAATAATACTAATATAACTAAAAAAAATTCTATAATTACAAAATCAAACCCACCGCCTTTATTAAATATAGGGGGGCCATTATTATCTCTTAATATCTGTTATAGTGATACCGGATGATAAAATAAATTTTGGCACATCTTTTTTTTAAAAAAATTCAATCTCAAAGTTTTCTTCATGGTATATCTGTCTTTTAATATTTAATAAATAAATTTTTCTATTATCAATTTACTAACTATTAGAGTAAGTAAGTAGGTAAGTATGACAGTATTAGAAGAAGTTGAATTAGAAGTATGCAAATCAGAAGCTAAAAGAATAGTTGAAACTATAAATATTAATTTAAACATTCTTTCAGAATTAACTAACAAAAAGTATGTTTCCACTTTATTAGAGTCTCATATGAATAAATTTCAGGAAGATGAAAAATTTATTCAGGATGCAGAAAAAGATAAGGGATGGAAACCGGGAGAGGGTTTTTTCAAAGACAGTTCTGCACAAAAAATCGCGAGCGAAGCTGAGAAGAATCACGATGATTTATCAGGAGCTATAAAAGCTTTACAATTTTTCATCAATAGAAATGGAAAAAATATAGATAAGTCTATTGTTGATAAAGTAGAAAAAGCTAAAGAAATTTTACAAGCAAAGAATGATAAAGAAAAAGCTAAAGAAAAATAAATAGTTTTATATTTAAAGGATTTTATATTCTATGGCACTTATTCCAGTATTAAAAAAGAATCAAGTTACTCAAGAACAGACTAATGAGCTATTAGCTGAAAGGTTAGACGCTTTTACTAAAATGATTAGAAAGTCTGGATTAGATGCTGAAAAAAGTATAAAACGTATGGAAGAAGCTGAACGCCGAGTTGAAAAGGATTTATCTGATAAGAAGAAAGTTGCTACAATAATTAATAAAAAAAATGCAGATCAGAAAATTAAAGAGCTTAATGATGAAGTAAAATTATTTAAAAAAGAATTAGAAATTTCTAACTCTGCTGAGGCACGTTTAAGTATAGAAAAGATAAATAAACAAATAAAAAAACTTGAAAAGAAAGAAAATATATATGATAAGCGATTAGAAAAAATAGATAAAAAGCAAACACGAAAATACTTGTGGGAAACTAAAGGAGTTATAGGTTTACTTAATCCAGTAGCAAAGGGCATCCTTGCAGGTGGTAAGGGAGTAATGGGAGCCATTGGCTCTCAAGTAAAAAAGAATAAAGATGGTTTTACTGGAGCATTATTAGGGCCATTAAGTTTAGTTACTACTGCCGTTGAAGATAGTTTTGGTATAGATATAGGTGAAAAAATCGGTGGGGCTATAAAAAATAGAAAGAAAGGCAGTTCTAAAAAAGATTCTTACAGATCTTCAAGCAGGTCACCTTTTAGAAAGAAAGAAATTCCTGATGATTTTGATGATGAACCAAGTCAAAGTCATTCCTTTGTTCCAGAAGCAATTAATAATTTACTGCCAGATCCAGAAGCAAAAAAAATAGTTAAAACAAAGCCTACTCTTAAAGATGTTGCTAAAATTGGAGATATGGGTAGTTTGTTATTATATCATTTAATAAAAGGAAAAAAAGGAAAAAATGATGAAGAAAAAAAAGGTGGATTTTTTTCAAATCTTTTAAGTACTGCCTTTGGTGGTGGATTAAAAGACTTAGGTAAAAAACTACTTCCGTTAATTGGTGGATTTTTTGGTAAACTTTTTGAAGTTATATTTAAAGGAAACCTATTTCAAAATATAGGTAACTTGCTTGCTAAAAAGTTTCCTTCTTTATTTGGTAAAGAATTTGCTAACTTTTTAGGAAAAGCTGGCCCTAAGGCTATGATTATCTCTGGTCTTATTATGATGGTAATAGACGGGATAAAAGGAATGCTTGCAGGCTGGAAGACCTCTAAAATAAGTGGATTTATTGGAGGATTTTTAGGAGGAGCAGATAAGGGAATAAAAGGCGCATTTAAAAATATGGGAAAATGGGCACTTATTGGTGCAGGAGTAGGAAGTTTTGTTCCAGTAGTAGGTACAGTCTTAGGTGGTTTAATTGGTGCTGTAGTAGGTGGAATAATTGGTTTTATTGGTGGAGAGCGTATTGCCAAAGCTTTAGATGCTATAGGTGGCTTTGCTTATAAGTGGATAATAACCCCTATAGGAAAGTTCTTTTCATTTATTGGAAGTTTTATATATGATCATATAATATCACCTATTGGGAATTTTATTGTAAATGCTGGGAAATGGTTTTATAAATTTTTTATGATTGGTGAAATGATTGAAGGAATAAAAGGAATTGGAAAAAAAGTAGGATTATTTTTATATAAAGTAGTAATTAAAAATATAGTAAAAATGGGTGGTTTAATAGGGTCATTTTTATTTAATAACATGATAGTTCCTGTTGGAAAGTTTTTCACTCGTGCTATATCAGGAATTAGTAATGCTTTTTTAAGCATAGGTACTTGGATATCGACTTATGTATTATCTCCTTTGGGTGGATTTTTCACACGGGCTTGGGGCGGTATAAAGAATGTAGCTAAATGGGCTGAGACTGTTTTATTTACTCCATTAGGAAAATTTATAGGAGATATATTTAATAAAGTTACCACAACTGTTCCCGATTTATTTAATAAATATATTTTAACTCCAATACAAGATAGTTTTAGTTTTTTATCTAATATATTTGGATTTATATTTTCAGGTAAAATTAACATAGGAGATTTAATAGGGTCATTATTTAATGATAAAAAGAAAGCTGATTTAACTTCTAATTTTACCAGCTATGTTACAGATAAACAAAAAGAACGAGAAGCAGCAAGTGGAGCTAAAGCAAGTATAAATGATGGTATTGTTCGTTCTGATGGAAGTTTTGTTCGTATATCTCCTGATGATAATGTTTATGCAACAAAGAAAGATTTAAGTTCTACAAATATAAATAATAATAGTAAATCAACTATTAGTATTGATAGAATACTTGAAAAATTAGATGAGATACGAGAGGCAATAATTAGTAGTTCAAAAATTATAGTAGCTCCTTCTTCTGGTAATGAAATTAACTTAGATATTTTTAAGGTGTAAGTATGAGCATAATGAAAATTCCTCGCGGAAATATAATAGAACTTCGACTTGCAGGTACATTAGTACCTTCTAATGCTACAATTATAAATACAGAAGAAATATCTTTAAAAATATCTTCAAGTTTTAGACAGCTAATGCGTTCAGAGTCAAATCCATTAATAAGTACTTTATCCAATATTGATTTTTTACAGAAATTAGGATCAGGTGTAGTTTCAGTGGCAGGATTTCAAGTATGGGAAAAAACTGATCCAATATCTTTTTCTACTGAATCTATTTTTTATATGAGAACTTCAGGTAAAGAAGATGTAATAAAACCAATGAGTGAAGTATTAAAATTAGTAGTTCCTACTCGTAGTAAAGATGCTTATACCTTACAAGCTCCCGGCCCTACTATACGTGATGCACTTAAACAAGAGCTTGGTGAAACGTCTGGAATAATAAATGGAGTATGGGGTCATCTTACCAGTAAAGGCAATTTATCTTTACGCATTGGAAACTTTATTTATTTATCTAGTGTTATTATAACAAGTGCTGAGCCTACTTATTCTATGGCAGTAGATTCAAACGGATATCCTGTGCAAGGTTCCTTACGATTAGAGTTTCAGACTATTGATATTGCTAATACTCAAATGATAGATAATCTAACTGAAATTCCTAATGGAGGAAGTACTACAAGTGTCTAATAATTCAAATCCTAATAGCACATCAAGTAGATATTTATTTATGCAAGACTCAGATCAAGCAGACTCTGAAGGTAATTTTTATCCTGATATTTGTACTTTTAAAATAGAAGAATTTGATTATACAGAAAAAGTATATGAAGAGCGCTTACGACAAGGAGATGTATATCGATTAGATATTTTAATTTATGATCTTTATAAAGACTTCTTTTTATATGATGAATTAACATTATGGCTTAATAATAGACTTTCTTTATCAAAGGAAGATATAGGTACTACATTAAATTTACCTGATAAGAAAGATTTTGATTCTTTTTATATAAAAAATATTGTGAGTAAATAATGGTATTCAATGATATTTATGAAATAGATTTTAAATTGAATGATAAAGTAATTGAAATTTCTCCTATAAATATATCATTTGTAATGAGTGATTCTATCTATTCTATTTTTCCTAAATGTACTTTATATTTTAATGATTCAGATGGTTTATATCAAGAGTATCTATTGAGTGTTGAAGGTCAAAAAATAGAATTATCTTTTGGATATAAAGATAATTTTATAACTAATGCTTATTGTATAGATTCAGATCAATTAAAGTCAACTTTATCTACTGGAAAAGTAAATGGAATTATAGATATAAAATTAGTTCATTTTTATAAATTAAATCAGAGTAGAAAAGTAAAAAGTTACAATGAAATGATTAGTAAAATTATTAAAAAAATAATTCAAGGTACTTATTTTGATGATAAGCATATAGTTATAAATGATAGTGGAAGTACTGATAAATATTTTCAGCCTAATGTTTATGATTTTGATTTTATAGAAAATTATTTACTACCTGTTGCTTATTCTAATAATTCTAAAGATACTCCTTTTTATTGTTTTATAGATAATAATAATACTTTTCATTTTAGAAATTATATAGCAATGATGAATGATAACGCTAAATATGAATTAAAATATAGTGATGGTAATTTAGCTAACATTAGTCCTTATTCCTTTACTAATATTTCTCGATTTAGAACAGGAGCAGAATATACATATGATAAGCGTCATAGAAAAATATTTAATTTAGGTGATGATAATACAATTAATTTGGAAGAGGATTATATAACAGATTATCCTTCAGAAAGTTATGGTGATTTACCTATTATTGGAGATAAAGAAAATATAACAGGAGTACTTGAATTATTAGATGATACAGAAACAGCAGGGCTAAAAGAAATAAATAAAGGAATAAAAATTCAAAGTATGAGGAATACTTTTGCGCTTGAGCGTTTTCTTATAACACTACCGCTTAATCCATTACTTACAGCAGGAGTAAATGTAAATATAACTATTTATGATAGTACTAGTAGTGATAAAACTACTGCAAGTTTAAATTATTCTGGAGAGTATTTGATAGAGCGTAGTTTTCATACTTGGAATGGACAAAAGAATACTGCTGATACAAAACTTGTTATATCACGTAAAACAATGAAAAAGCTTAATTCTTCTGCTTTTAATATGAAAGATAAACTTTTAAGTTAGGCGGTTATAATGATACAACTTAAATTATATAGAGGAAAAGTATCTAATATAGATGATCCTGATAAGTTAGGAAAAATACAAATACGTATATTACCTGAATTATATGATAAGCAATTAAAAGATGATGATTTGCCTTGGTTTGAGCCTTTTTTCGGAACCAATGGTGATGAAATGAAAAAGCAGACCCCAAAAAAAGATACAATAGTTTGGTGTTTAATTGATGATATTTGGAAACGTAGATATTACTTAGATTATTTTAATAGAAAATCTTTTTTTGACTTTGATATTATAACAACAGCATTAGGAAGTATATCAGAAGTATCCAATAAGGAATATCAATATTTAGATTTTTATTTATACTCTGAAGGAAGTTTAGATTTTTTTAATAATAATACCTCTGAAAGAGGTACAATTTATAAAGATGGAACTTATGTATTTCATGATAAAGACGGGAACTTATTTGCAAATACTGTTAATAAAGCAATAAAAGTTTATAATAGTAAATCAAGCATAGAACTCCCTTCTGATGGAAAAGCAATAGTAAAAAGTTCAGTAAGTATAACTCTTAATGGATTAAAAGTTAATGTAACTGGAGGATCACTAGAAGTTAATGGATCTTGTGCTCCTACAGGAACAGGCGGATTTTGTGCGCTGGTAGTTGATCCTTTTACTGGTACTTTACATACTGGTAATACAATAAGTGGAACATAAAGGAGCAGTCTATATTATGGCAGGAATATCAGAAACAGGAAATGAATTAGGGGATGCTATAGCTAAAGTTACTTGTGATAAAATTGATGCTTTAAATATTTCAGATGAAGAAAAAATAAAATCTAAAAATTTAATTAAAACTGTATGGGAAGAAGATTCAACACAAATTATAGCTCATTTAGTAAAGTATTGCACTTTAGATGTGGTAAGTCATACAGAATTACAGAGTATATTAACAAGCTTTTGGACTTCAGTTGTTGCAGCTCTAACAACAACACCTATAGTAGGAAATGGCTCATTACAGCCTTATCCTTCACTTCCTGTAAGTATTAATATTTCAAGTTCTAAAAAGTATACAATTCAAAAAAATTAAAAAACATAACTATTGTATTATGGTAGAACACGTTGTTTTTGATTTGGACATGTATGGTGAAAAAGATTCACAAGGGCAAGTAAAAAAAATATATGATTCTGAAGCTCTAAAGCAATCATTCACTAAATGGATTGTAAGCCCAAAATTTAGTCGTATTAAAAGTACTTCTGGTGGAACTATCTTACAATATTTAGGAAAGCAACTATCAGATGATAATGCAATAAGTTTTAAAAGAGCAATTCAGGATGGATTAAAAAATGATTTTTATCCTACTATAGAACCAGTAAGTTTAAGTGTTACTCCTGATTATGCTAATAGAAAATGGAAAATTAAATTAATAGGTTATGTACCATTATTTAAAACAATTTTTAATTATGACGATTCTGTAAATAATTTAGGATCATAGGAATAAAGTATGAGCACAGCAAGTTTTAACTATACCGCTATTTTTAATAGATTATATAATACACTAAAAACAAAAGCAGATCATATGGACATGACTTCATATGGAACTAATGTTTTATTATTGGAAGATATTGCTACAGAGCTTGCATATGAAATGTTATATGATGAGTATTTAACTCGTGAAAATAAATGGAAGTTAGCACGAAACATGAGTAGCTTGGTAACTCAAAGTTATTTTCATAACTATGCAATTCCTAGAAAAATAGGAGCTAAAGGAACTTGTAGAGTTTCCATTTCTAAAGATTTTAATATAGCTACTCCTTATGAGTATCCTACTAAAAATATTCCAATTCCCTTATTTACAACTTTTAGTTATAAAGATACAAAATATATATGTATAGAAGATACTTTATATACAACTTCTGCTTTATTTTGTGATGTAAGTGTTATGCAAGGAATTTATAAATCTTATACTTACACTGCTTCTGGATCGAAATTTGAAACTATTCCTTTAAACAATAATAGTATAGAAAATACTGTTCTGTTTATTTATGTAAATAATATACAAGCCAAACCAGTTGACTCAATTTATGATGCAAGTAGTGATGCTTATTGTTTTTATATAGATTCTTTACCTGACATGACAGGTATAAAAATAAAATTTGGCGATGGAATATTTGGAAAACAATTAATAGCAGGTGATATTGTTTATATTCAGTATGTAGAAACACTTGGTTTAAATGGTAATTTATATTCTACAAATTTAATAGATACTATAGATAGTAATATTTATAATGTAAGTAGTGAATTAGTAGATCTATATGTAACAAATACTTCTGAAATTTCAGGGGGAACTGATGAAATTGATATAGATAAACTAAGAGATTTATCTCCAAAATTTTATCAAGCAGGTAAACGCGCTGGAACTTCTGAGGACTATAAAACAATTATAAATAGTTTTAGCTATATAAAAAAAGCAAATGTTTGGGGAAGCTATGAAACAAACATAGATAATAATCGTGATCCTTGGACATTCATTTCAGGTGAAGAAAATTGTGTTTATATAACTGCCGCTAATGATTCTGGAACTGATTTAACTACCTCTCAAAAAACACAGTTAGTAGAAGATATTTATCAAAAAAAACCTCCTACAGATATTTTATCTTATATGGACTTGAAATTAATAAATTTAAAGTTTTATGTAACTGCTTATATAAGTGATAAAAGCAAGACACTTAATTATATGAATTCTTTAATTATAGAAACATTGAAGGAAACTTATATTATTGATAATTTTGAATTTAAACAAAATCTGTATGGCTCTGATGTTTATTCATTAATAGATAATTTGAGTGGAGTTAGATATGCAGATATACAAGTGCTTATACTACAGTCTTTTGTTTTTGATAGTACTTATATTGGAAGCTTTACTGTAACAATGGTTCCAATTAATTATTCAGTCTGTAAAGTTTTAATAAAGCATAAAGATGATGCTTCATATAAACAAATTGCAAAAGTAAATTCTAATGGAAGTATAACTGGCTTAAATGGCTATGATACTACTGGTAGTGCTGTTGATTTAGCAGCAGGAACAGGACAATTTAAAGTTAATTCAGGTTTAAATAAGCCCTATGGTGAGTATAGTCTTTATTTTGAGTTTAATGTGGCTGATACTGAAAATATAATACTTACAAGTAGGGCACAAATAATAAATTATTTTGATAGTGATGTAAATTGTTTGTATTATACAGGAGTTTAAATAAATGATGACAGAAGAATTACTTACTAATAATCTTACTAAACGATTACATCCAAGTATTAAAAATAGTTTTTGGACTCAATTTATTGAAGCTATAAGTTCTGAAATATGGGTAGAGCATGAAGAAAAATTTTTAAAGCAAGATATGTTTAATATAGATACTTTAACATCTGAAGAAATATGTGCTTTGGCTCAAGACATGTTAGGATATACAATAGATTTAAGTATTAGTAATGATTTAGATTTTGTTAAAAAAGTTTTTAGAGCTATTCCTTGGTTAATAATAAATAAAACTGTTTATTCTTCATTCGATTTTATATTTAAATCATTGGAAATGACTGGATATGTTTATTTGATGTATTTTAGTAGTGCTAGTTCTAAATTATTAAGACTTTTAGATAAAGATGCTATTTGTAGAAAAATAGATAACTACTATGATTTTACTACTCCTTTTTATTGGTTTATACCTGATAAAACTACATCAGTAAATCTATTACAAAAAACTCCAACTCTGGATTCTGATTTATACGGCGTAGACGGAGATGAAGTTTACTATCTTGATAAAAGTATAGAGAAACTTACAAAGCATTTAGCACTAGAATATAACTTAATTAATTATGAAGAGGTAAGAGGAGTTAAATATTTATTTCAAAAAAAGTATTTAGACTATTTAAAAAATAATGGAAATTATTGTAAGAAGGTTACTGATATTCCTCATTATGGTTGTAATTTAACTTTTCCTATAGATTTTAGAAATGGGACAACTAATTTTATTCCTGATTTAAGCATGAATATAGCAACGTATGATTTTTATGATAATATATTTGAAGACTTGATGATAACAGGAATAGTTGAATATGAAGATGGTACAGAAACAGAGTTAGGTTTGTATGCAGTAACTATTGAAGAAATTTTATATTATGAAGAGTTTATAATGATTTTGGGACTATTTAAATCTCGTATTGGGAGTAAGATATTTAAAAATATTGGAATAATAACAACATATAGCTCTACGTTAAATACTAAAAATATTGTAGAGTCAAAAGTAAGCGGAACTTTATCTTTTTCAGATGGTAGTAAAGTTACTTTTATTGATGATGGAACAGGGAGCTTATATAATAAAGATAACTTATTTTTAAGTGGAACAATTGAATATACTACTGGAAATTTTACTCTAAATTTATTTAATTATACCTCTAAAAATCCTGTTATTGGAGAAATAACTGATCATTTAACCTATGAAACAGGTTATACTGTTATTAAAGAAGGAACGTTAAAATTAAGTTTTGATATAGATGGAACTACCTATACTGCATCGGATGATAGTAATGGACATATTATATCTCCTTATTTAACAAATAGTACTATAGTCTATAGTACAGGAGTTTTATATTTTGAAACGATTTATACTATAACTAATTGTAACTCTTCTTTTAGCTCTCGTAATGACTATATATATTCTTCAACTCCTACACATATTTGGATAGACTATCAAATAGATGATAATGTTAAATTAAAAGAAGTAAATATTTATACAGATGTTTATGCCACTAATAAACTTTTATTAAATGCTACTTTTCCTTATATAGAAATGCAGGATTTAGACCAGCATGTTTCATTACAATTTTTAATTCGCGCACCGGGAATTAACTTAGATAGTCTGGATATTGGAAAGCGTTTTGATAATACTCCTTTCTTACGTGTTGATAGAAGTAGACGATTTAACTAACTATTATAATGTAATTATAAAAGGAACTTTTGTATGGGATCAGTAAATACAGGAACACAGATAAATACATTTTGTTATGAAAATGCGGCAAGTAGCGCAAGTTTCAATACTATATTACATAATTTAATTTCTGAAGGAATCTATAAAGGTGGGATACTAACTCGAATAAGTGATGTTTTGTGTTCATTAGCACCTACTGTTGTAGTTATTTCAGATCCGGCTGAAAATGTAACTATTCGTTGTCAAACGACCACTAATGCTACATTAGCTATAAGTGAAGAAAGTAATTATATAATTATGAGATTAACTTGGCTTAATCAAGTAAATAATTATGTAGATATAATTCCTGTTTCTGAATCTTACTTGCTAGCTAAGGATATAGTACTTGCACGGGGGGTTTACTCAAGTGGGGTATTAGTTAGTTTTGATTATTCTGTTAAAACATTAAATATATTTGATACATTGACTAATGCTATAGCAGACAATACAGATGCATTAAATACAGCTATTATAAATTTAAATAACTCTATTAACTCAAAATATCCTTCATCAAGTATGACACAAGTAGGTGGTTCAGGTACTTATGGAAATAAAGGAATACTTACTTCAGATTTAGGATTTTTACCTGTTTCTTTTATAGCTTTTGCACAAAACGCTTCTGATCTAGGATTATCAAATGCGGGAAGCTCTAATTTAGTTGCACGAGAAAATCATGTACATGATGTTTGTGTTCCATTTACTACTATAGGAAATGTCTCTGCTGATTATGAAATAAAGCTTAATGTGAAAGAGTCAGTTACTTTAACCGCAACTACTACATTTACTTTAGCTACTATTAATTTTAGAGTAAATAAAGAAAATTGGTTTGATATAACAATTTACAATGATCTTAATAAATTAGTTTATTTTCCGAGTACTTGGAAATGGATAAATAACGTAAGTTCTCCTATAGGTACTTTACGTTTTAATTTGATAGGATGGTGTTCTGATGGAATAAATTGGAATGTTGGTTACACAGTGTTAGGAACATAAATAATATTAGGAACATAAAGTATGAATAATTTCTTTTTTAAGAAAAGACTACTTTTATTAAAAGGCTATACAAGATTTTTTGAAGTTGATAATATAAGTTATTTAGATAACAATGAATCTCCTTTAGATGAAGCAAATGAAAACAGTCCTTTTATAACTCAATGGGTAGTTAGTGCAGGTGATAGTGTAACTTTGCCGTTATCAGAAAATCCGATATGTGTTTATAGTTGCACAGTAGATTGGGGTGATAATAGTATCTCTTCTATTACGGCTTATAATGATGCTAATAGGGTTCATACTTATACTAATGCAGGTACATATAATATAAGTATTACAGGAACTTGTACTGGATGGAGTTTTTCAGATGTTGATTCAAATAGGTTACTTGTTACTAAAATAATTAATTTTGGTGGTGGAAAAAACTTTGATGGATTTAACTACTTATATTATGCATTTAGGAATTGTACTAATTTAGTAGACGTAGGATCTTCTTCTATAAAAGAATATGGAGAAACTATAATTATTGATTATTTATTTTATGGATGTATAAATTTAAAGAAAGTATATCATGAAATATTTAAAAAATTAATTAGTATATCAAGTATTTCATATTTATTTCAAGCATCAGGAATATCAGAAATTCCAGAAGATTTATTTAAGTATAATACTCTTATAACTGTATTTAATAATAATTTTAGTTTTTGTCAAGGCTTAACATCTATTCCAGAAAATTTATTTAAATATAATACTGCGGTTATAAATTTTTACTGGAATTTTGCAGGCTGTACTTCACTTACTTCAATTCCAGAAAATTTATTTAAATATAATACTAAAGCAATTAATATGGATACATGTTTTGGAAACTGTACTTCACTTACTTCAATTCCAGAAAATTTATTTAAATATAATACTGCAATTCAAAGTTTTAAGCAAAGTTTTCAATCTTGTATTGGTCTGACAATTATTCCTTCTGGTCTTTTTTATACTAATACTGAAGTTGTTCGTTTTGATAATACTTTTTATAATTGTAGCCATTTAACATCTATTCCAGAAGAATTATTTAAAAATAATACTAAAGTTCAATTATTTTATGAATGCTTTAGAGATTGTCCAAAGCTTACTTTAAATAAATATATTTTTTATTCCTCTGGAGAAGAATCAACTAAATTTTTAAATAAAACTGTTAATTTTACAAACTGTTTTTATAGAACTTCCTTTACAGGAGTTCAAGGCATAGCTCCTGAACTATGGTTATGTGACTTTGGAACAGGAACAGCTACAAAAACCGACTGTTTTGCTGGTGCTGGAAATAGTGTAACTAGTTTAAGTAACTATGCAGATATACCTACAGAATGGGTTTAAAAATTTGTAACTATTATATAAAGATATTTATATAGAACATAAAGGATATTAGCATGGGAAGTACAAATTACGGTTCACAAACAATTACTTGGAAATATAAAAATCCATCAACTTCTGAAAGTTTTAATCAGTTATTATATAATATATTACCTGTAGGAATTTATGAAGGAGGTATTTTAACTATTTCAGGAACTTCTTTAAATGTAGCTCCGTTAACTGTTTTTATAAGCGATCCAAATTCAGATTTGGCAGTACGTTGCAGTACTGTAAATAGTTATCCTATTCCTATAACTACTGATACTCCTTATGCAGTATTGCGGCTAAGTTGGCAGAATACAGAAAATAATTATGTAGATTTCCTTGCACTAGCTAAATCATCTATACTTACCGGTTCAGATATTGTTTTAGGAAAAGGAGTATATGTAGATAATAATCTAACTTCAATAGATAGTAGTGAACGTACAATTCCTTCTTTTTTGCGCGCTGATAGTACTGCTACGCTGGTTGCAGGAGAAAATTTAACTGCTGGAAAAATTTGTTATTTAAATTCAGATGGAAAAGTTTACATTGCCAGTAATGAAAGTGCTTCTACCAGTACAGGATTGCTTTTTTATTCAAAATATGATATAGCAATGAATTCTCGTGGACTGTTTATGATTCGTGGATGGGTTCCAAGTAGTGCTATTGATGATGGAAGCATTTATTACTTAGGACTAGCCGGAGCCATGACTTTAACTGCACCTACAGCTATAGGATCAGTGAGTCGTCAAATTGGTGTTGCTTTATCAAATACTGAACTTTATTTTTCTCCTGATGTAAATGCTAATTTAATAAGTGCAGATAGAATTACTCCACTTGAAGCAATGAAAGCTTGGAGTTCTACCTATGCTTATAGCTTTAATGAAGTTTGCTGGTACTTAGGACTACCTTATAAATCGCTTACTGCTGGGACAGGGACTAATACTAATCATGTTCCTACTAATACTACATGGTGGGAAGCAGTAGTAACAGGTGGGGGTACAAGTTCGGGTAGTTATAATGTAGGATATAATTTTACTAATGGTCAGTTTGAAACAACTGCTGCTGACTGGATAACTTATAAAAACACTGTAAATCCTTCTGCAAGTGTACCTGATACAGGAACAGGTGGAACAGTAAGTGCAGTAGCTTTTACTCGTAATAGTAGCAATGCTTTAAATGGAAGTTATGATGGATTACTTACTAAAGTAGGAATATCAGGTATAGGTGAAGGTGTAGCTTATGATTTTACTATTGATCGTGGTAGTTTAAGTGTTCCTGTTCAAATAAGCTTTAACTATAAAACGTCTAATAATAGTACTGATGGTTATTACTCTGATGACTATGTAGGTATATATCTTTATGATAAAACAAACAATACTATTATAAATTGTAATATTACTAACATTCCTGCTACTTATGGGGCCGTTGGTTACTTCCAGACATTGTTTATTCCGTCAACTTCTACAAGTTATCGAATTATTTTACATGTACAAACAAGTACTACTACTAAATGGTTATTTAATATTGATAATGTACAGGTAGGAGCAAAAGGTGTAGCAGCAGGAGCGGCTATTAGTACTTGGATAAGTTATTTACCTACTGCTATTAATGTATCAGGAAGTTTTTCTCAAGCTTTTTGGAAAAGAGAAGGAAGTGATTGTTTAATAAAAATAGCTTTTACTTTAAGCTCTGCTCCAACAGGAATAATTGGTTTTAATGTCTTACCCGCAGGTTTAACTATAAGCTCTGATCAAGTTCAACTTATTTCAAGAGCTATTGGAAATTTAAGTACGGTAGCAGGAATAGCTCAGGGAGTTTTAGTTATAACTTCTTCAGGTGTTATTAATATTTATTCTTCTGCTGGTAACTGGAATGCCTCTGTACCGGGAGCTTGGGCTTCTGGTCATACAATAAACTTAGAAATACGAGTTCCAATTTCACAGTGGACTTCTAATGTAAACTTAGCATCAGATTTTTCAGAGTTCGCTTTTAACTCGCAGAGTGTCATAAATACCAGCGACACCAGTAGTTTCGGTATTGGACCGGGGGGAGCAGCAATACTAGCAAACACAGTTCAGACAACTTACGACGCACAGTTTGCTAAAGAAATTCAAGCAACAGACCACGTATTTATAGAGGTACACTCTGTAATCAATGGTGCATGGGTGCCTGTTGAACAGGCTTGCGGTGGATGGTTAGGTTCTTTGGGTCTCACGGCCTACCAAGACTCAGTATATAATCTTGGTTTTGGACTTTCATTCCCTTTAGCAAGTAAAAAAATTGTAAGGGTTATTCAAGGTCAATGGGGCCCTTTTTCTACAGCGGGAACAGGAGTAATATTTTGGTCTGCTGTTATTCCTACATACGACAGATGGCGAGTCCGTAAAGTATCTAATGGTAATATGGCTGAAATACCAAGTGTGGTAAGAGCAGAGTATAGTTCTGCTACTGCTGTAGCATCCGGAGCTTATGAAGTCTATAGCTTAAAAGTAGAAGATACTCATGGTGCTTATAATAGCACTACTGGATTATTTACTATACCTATATCTGGTATCTATGAGCTATCTGGATGTCTATCAGTAGTAGCTACTACTGAGGTAGATATCTATAGAAATGGGATACTTTATAGATATCTTACCACTGCATCAGCACGATCCTTATATTCTACTACTATAAGATTAATACAAGGAGATACCATTGGTATAAAAACTGCTAGTCAATCCACTGTGGCTGATTCATTAATGTTTATTGCATTTACTTGGTTAGGAAAATAAGTAAATAAATAATTTTTATTAACTTATTTCTTATACTAACCGCTTAAAATAATTTAATATTTATAAGTAGTTAGTCTAATTATGACTTATCCTTCATTCGTAGTATTCAATAACTGCTACAAATGGCCTATTTGTTGCGTTTCCTGTTGCATCCTGAGATGCTTCCAGATAAATATTTAATGCGCCAGTCTGCATAGTTACTTGCAATTGTGTTCCTCCAGTCGATTGTCTAAAACCAAATGGCATTTTTGTAACTCCATCTCCTATTGTAATAAGCCCATTAACCGATATTATTTTAGTCGCATCCAAACCATGAGCATAACTGACGCCAGCGTTTATAGCAGGTGTCGTTCCTCTTATAATCTTTTTATGAATTCTTTCTCCACTTGTTGCTGTAATAAAATCATTACGAGTTTCAGCCATATTACCATTAGATACTTTACGGACTTACTTAAACATAAAAGGACAACTTCTTTTTAGTATTGCTTCTACTACTTTATTAGAGCTTTCCTTTTCTTCTTTAACTTTTTTCATTAATTGATTATAGCGTAGTATTATAGTTCCTGCACTCATCTTCATAAGCATTGGCTCAGGTACAGGATAGCCATAGTATTGTAAGTCAAATAGCATTTGTGCTATTTTCTTTTGAGATAAAGGTACAAACATAGCCCATGAGTTTAAGTTAAAATAATTATTATTATGATTCTGTATCAATGAAATCGTTGGGTTGAAAAAGAAACCTCCGAGTAACTTCTTTCTGTAGCTCTGGACTATAAAAAGTTACATCAGGTAAAAGCCCAAATTCATTTTCTGAATTCCATACATCAAACTTTTTCCATTGACCTCTATTAATAAACTTAGCACACTTAATATGCTCACTTATTGTTTTAGGCTTATTACTTCCTGCTTGAATAACGGACAGGCTTGTTAATACAGAAATATAAAGATTAGTATACTCCTCTGTAAACTTTTCATACATCTGTCTATCAGATTCAGGAATTTTTTCATATTCTGCATACATTAATTGTTCATTTTCTATTTTCTTTATGCGCTCTATTTCTATTTCAATATTAGATAATTGTCTTATATCTTTTTCAAAATGTTTATTAACATACTCTTCTGCTTCAAGCAAATCTTTTACTCGTATCATGCGCATAAGTGTAGTCATAGTCTTTCCATTTATTTCCATACTCAAATCCAATGGTTCTGAAAAGCTATCTTTTAATTGACATGTTTTTATATTACCAATAGGTATAGTTGCTATGGCTATATTTTTAGGATTATCTAATTGACCTTCTTCTTTTCCTTCAGGTAAATCAGGGTTTATATAATATTTTTTTTCTATTGTTTTACTAACAAATGAACCAAACAGTGTAAAAGTAATTTGTAGTAATTCATTTAAGTGAAAGTAAGTGCAATCAAAGTTTTCTAGTACCATATCATTTAAACATTTAGTAATACGCTTGATATTATCTCGTTCGTTTTTAGATAATGAAATATGATTAAGTTCTTCTAGACTAAAATCTCTAAAATGCAAAGTCATTGGTGCATTTAATTTTTCCATACTGTCTAAATTAACAGAGATATAACCATAAGGAATATCTTTATAACTTAATTCTTTAACTTTTTTAGTAGAAGTCTCTACCTTATCTATAAATTCTTCTATAACAGGAGTTTCAATAATTTTTTTACCAAATAATTTCTCTTGATCTAATGTATCTTCATTTATATCACTCATAATTTAGTCCTTTATTTTAATAATGTCTTTTAAAAAGAAAGTAGTAGTGTTTAATACACTTCCAGTATACCAGCTACAAAGAACAGTAGCTTCATAAACTTCTTCTACTTTCATAAAAAAGCTTCCATTTATTAATTTTACTGTATTCTTCTTTTCAATAGTAGCATTCATATTATAATAGTTATTTTTCTAAATTTTCAAAAAATTCAGTTACTACTTTATCAACTTTTATTTCAAGCATATTGATAGGCTTCTTTAATCCTAATCCTTCAAATGTACGTAATCTACTTAGTGCTACATAAAATTGACCTGTAGTAAAACTTCCCGTACCTATATCAAGATAAATATTATCTAATGTTAGTCCTTGACACTTGTGAGCGTTTAATGCAAAAGCTAATTTTAATGGAAACTGAATATATTTACCAACAACAGTATGTTCTATCTTTTTACTATTTAAAGTATAGTCATATGATTTCCATGTATATTTAGAAATAGAGTAATGCATACCTGATTTGTCTACAATATATATTTTATCATCTTCTAATCTAGTTACTTCGCCAATCATTCCATTGTAAACACCTTCTGTGTTAGCACATACCATTACTTGAGCACCGACTTTTAAAATTAGTTCTTCAGGAGCAGTGAAATCTTTTGCTTTTACTTTTCCAAAACTTTCTGCATAGTAGGTTTTACTATCAGATTGTATTAAATCCAAATACATTTGATTTATGTTATCTGCTATTGCATTAGTATAGCAAACATACAGGTAATGATTATATTTATCCATATAATCACCCTCGTCGCAAACAAAATTATTAATTTCTTTTATATCATCTATTGTTTGTAATCCTTTACGAATTCTGTGAAGTATATTAATAAAGGTAGTATCTGTTTGTCGATGAATCTTTTCCATTACGAATTTTTTAAAAATACTTTTCTGGTATACATCACTATTGAAAAAGTAAAATCCATTTTGTCCATATCTTTCGCTAAGTACTGTATATTCATTAGAACCTTTTTTAACAACAGGAGGTAATTGATATAAGTCTCCAAATAATATTAATCGTTTTCCAGCAAAAGGGATATCACTGTCTAAATGATGTCGTAAGAATAAGTCTACACTATCAAACATATTAGGATTAACCATACTTATTTCATCAATAATAAAAACGTCAACAGCTCGAAGTATTTGCATTCTCATGCAGTCTTCCTCATCCGACTCTTCACCAAAGCTAAGTAAAGATTTCATACAATCATCATCACTTAATAAACAAGGAGGAAACTTAAAAAAATTATGAAAAGTAACGCCTTCTACATTTACTGCACTGACCCCTGTAGGACAAAGAATTACTACATTTTTATTAAAAATTTCAGGGTCTTTGATTACTTTAAGTAAAGTGCTTTTACCACAACCAGCAGGGCCAGTTATAAACATATTGTCAGTAGTAGTAAATAAGCATTCAAGTATATCTTTAGTTACGTCATCAATAATAAAATCAGGGTATTTTTCCTGTATTGTTTTCATATTGCTTCCTTATAAATAATCTATTTTATCATTTTTACTAAAATATATCAATAACTAACCTTCAGTATATTCTGTCTTAGGATTGAGTTTACTAATTAAAAGATTAATTAATTGTACCTGATTAGCAGGTAGTCCAGAAATTGCTTTATTGATTGGATCATTAGCATCATTTGATCGTGCTTGTAATATAGGAGAAGGAAGATTATTAGTTGCTTTGAACAATCCAAGTATAGATTCTGTTTCTGCTATTTTTAATCGTATGGCAATTTCTTTCCTTTCTATTTCTTGAGCTTCGACTCGAATAAGCTCATCTATTTCAAGTCTATGTTCTGTAATCATGTTAAGTTTTTCTTTTTTTATAGCATCTTCTATATCAGTATCAAAAGAGTCTTCACTCATTTTTTTAAGTTTATCTAATCGAGCAGTCAAGTATCCTATAACTGAATTTCGTAAATCATTTTCAGTCAAAGTAAGAACACTACTATTGTCTAGCTTATGTGCTAAATCATTATTAGTACTTATAATATCATTCATAATTATTCCTTGTCTTTACTATTTTGATCTTCAGAATCATTTAAACTAAACAAGTCTAAAAGTTCATCAGAAATTTTATTATTTAATTTTACTATTTGTTTTCCGTATTTAATACTACTTATATCTTGATAAGGTAACTCTTTTTTAATTTGATCCCAATCCATGTGTTTAATTTCTTTTAAAAAATAGCAGGTGCTTGCAATAATTAAATCCCTAAATTCAAATTTATCAGGAATAGTAATTGTTTTACCACTAAACCGAGTTACTATTTTTCCTAAATTTTCCAGTCCTACTTCTTTATATAAAGTTCCTAATGTAGGATTTTCTTTTCCATATAAAGCAATACTAATTATATTTAGAAATATTTCATAATCTTCGGGTTCATCTTTTGAAAATAAATCATCTATTTGATTTATCCAGACATCTTTTTTGTTCATAAATGACCTTCTTTCTCGTATTCTGTAATATAGTTGCGGATTATAATAATGCTTTTTTCAAAATATTCAAAATAATCTTTTTTATAATAGTTGAAAAACTCTATAAAATAAGAATTCTTTTTATTATTAAAAAACTCTTTTAAAAGAAAAACTAATATGTATCCAAACTGAGGTGATAGCTCTTGACAGGTTTTTTTATAAATAGCTTCAATCAAGTTTAGTAATTCAAATACTAATTTATCTTCATATAGTAATTTATCCATATCATGAGATAATTCTTGTTCTTCCAAATAATTTAATAAAGTTTTTTCATCTTCTGTAGTTATTTTAGTATTACTTGTTTTAAGAGGAGTATTATAACTAACTTCATTTTTTTGATACTCTTTCTTCTTAGGATTATACATAGGATATAAAACTACTTGAGAAAAGTATCCAATGAAAGAATCTTTAATATAAAAGCTTGGTTTATTATATAATTTAATTATTTTTTCTAAGGAATCCAGTATAAGGTCATCTAATTCATCATCTTGAACTATAAAACTATTACTCTTTAATTTACCAATTATTATATTTCGTAATATTTTTTTTACACCTAATAGAAAAGCTCCAAAAGATTTATCATCTCTATAGAGCATATATTGATCTTGTAGCTTATGTAAAATAACTTCATCTACAGGCATGTTCCATATATCACTTCCACAATGAGGACATTCTTTTGGATATATATTGTTTTCATCTGATTTTATTTTTGCTTCACATACATTACACGTTTTTGATCTTGCCATATGAAATAATTCCTTATACTAATAGTTATATAAGGGAATTATGTACCTAATTGACCCAATGTGTCAATATCCTAAATTTTATCTAACTATTATAATAGAGGTTACTACTTACATTTTATGATTATTTATAAGGCTTATAAAGTTAGGATTTATCCTAATACTACACAAACTACTCAAATAAATAAAACATTAGGATGTTGTAGAGCTTTATATAATATGATGTTGTATGAAAGAATACAAACATACACTTTATTAAAAGATGATAAACGTAAACTATATGAGCATAAATATAAAACTGAAAAAGAATATAAGCAGGAGTTTGAATGGCTAAAAGAAGCTGATAGTCAAGCTCTACAGCAGTCTCGTATTAATTTAACAACAGCCTATAGTAATTTCTTTAAATCTTTATCTGATAAAAGAAAAGGGAAGTCTGGATTTCCAAAGTTTAAAAAGAAAAAAACTAAAAATAGTTATAGAACAACTATGACCAGTGAAAAATCTGTAGAGATATTAAATGATAAAATAAAGCTTCCAAAAATTGGTTGGGTAAAGTTTAGAAATAAAATGAAGCCCTATAATGGTTGTATAAAAAATGCTACTGTATCTCGATCACCTACAGGGAAGTTTTTTGTTTCTATTTTGTTTGAATGTGATATTGATATAAAACCTGTTGTACAAAAGTCTAACCCGAAAATCAAGGGTTTAGATATGAGTATGGATAGTTTTTATATAGATGAATATGGGAAATCTCCTGTTAATTTTGAAAGACTATATCGAAAAAATGAGCCTAAGTTAAAACACTTACAACAGCAATTATCTCGTAAGCAGAAAGGATCAAAAAATTGGTATAAAAGTATTCATAAAATTAATGTAGTTTATGAAAGTATTACTAATAAACGAAAAGATTTTACTAATAAATTATCCAAAAAATTGATTACTGAAAATGACGTAATAGTTGTAGAAAGCTTATCATTAAAAGGAATGAGTCAAGCCTTAAACTTAGGAAAATCTGTTATGGATTTAGGCTATTCAGAATTTATTAGACAATTACGTTATAAATCTTTATGGTATAATAAAACTTTGATTGAAGCTGATAAATGGTTTGCAAGTTCTAAGACTTGTAACTTTTGTGGATATAAGAAAAAAGATTTACAATTATCAGAAAGAGTTTGGATGTGTCCTAATTGTGGAAAAGAAATCAGTCGAGATATGAATGCTGGAAGAAATCTTGTAGATTATGGATTACAAGAATTAAATTTAGAAAAAATAGGGTGGGGATCATCCGAATTTAAGCCTGTGGAGAAGAAGACCTCTGGTATAGAGAAATCTATAGTAAGTCATGCTTCGTTGAAGCAGGAAAATAGAAAGATTGACACTTTGGTCAATTAAGTACATAATTCCTTAGTTAATTTTTGATAATTACTGAATCTAGCTTTTCTAATTCAACTATTTTATATTTTTCATTATCAATTGTCTTTGTAATAACAGGTAAAAATTTATTTAGTCGAAGTAGTTCCTCTAATTCCTTTTTTAGTATAGATTTTTTTCCTAAACTTATCAAGGTATTTATATACTCAATATCGAAGAACATAATATTAAAATACTCTCGTGACTTCCATAAGCCTAATACAATTAAAGAATAATTAGGAACAGATAGTTCTTTTCGGATAGTAGTTAAATTGCGTAATTGATGAGGCTCTATTTTATTAAAATTAAAAGCATCAATTTCTTTTTTAAATTTACACTCAATATAAGCAGGTAAATGATTAATAATACCATATCCATCATAAGGCTTTTGAGTTCTACTATCATCGCTTATTTTATGATAGTGTCCGCTATTTATATAGGCTGAATCACTAATAATCTTGTTCAGATCAGTTTCGTTCATAATTTCTCACTTTATACTGTAATAGTCATAAAGTGAGAAAACAGCTATTTCAGCCGTTTTAAAAACTTAGTATTGCCTTGTTTAATCCACCAAGAGGATGCAAAGAAATTATTTCTTTCTTTATCATAAAAAATATTTGATTTTGGTATCCAACTGTTTTCAGTACCCCAACTAAGCATACATGCTTTTTCTGTTTGTCGCACTATACTCTTTGGTGGTTCTATAAGCATAGTACATTTAGTTTTAGTTCCTAAACAAACAGTAGAAAAATTTACTTCTGTTTTAACTTCACTTAGTTCTGTAGGTTTATTAAAAACTCGTTCAGCATTAGGATCATATTCTGGCATTCCGTCTTCATCATACTTACTAATTACAACCGGCTCTTCATGCATGTAAGCATTAAAAGGATTTGTTTTATTAGACACAAACCACAGCTTATATTTTGCACGAGTAACACCTACATACAAGCAAAATTGTTCATCCAATAAATCATAATCAGGAAAGGTAGCAAACTTAGATATATCCAAAAACACATAGGGTAAACTCATGCCTTTGCTTGCATGAACTGTAAACAAACACACTGCTTTTGACTTTGTTTCTGTATCAGAAGCAAAAGTAACTTTCATATAGTTTTCAAAATTAAGTAAGTCACCTTTAAACTGTGAACAATAAATTTCATTTAAAAGTTTAAGAATATCATAGCGCTCTTCATTGCCTGTTCCTGTCTCATCCTTTTTGTTCATAAATTTAAAGTCTTTCATATCCATTGCAGTAGCTATATCCATAAAGATATTTGAACTTTTAGACTCAATAAACTGATAACAATCAAGTATTTTTCTAGCTACTCCTGTAAAAGCCTTTTTACGTTCTTCACCAATATCTTTAATTTTAGTAGTATTTACATGTTCAACAAGATTAAAGATAGTATCACCTTTAAAATCATCAAATAGTTTTGAAATCATAGTGTTATCATAACCAACATTATAATTTTCAAATATAATATCAAGACAAACTATATTTACTTTTTTAAAACACTGTAGTACTGCAAATACAAACTTTACTTCTTTTCGTTGTAGTATGTTTCCTCCTTTTAGTACAGCAGGAATTCCATTTTCCATGAGTGCTTGTGCATATTTACCTAGCTGGCTATTTACTCGACTAAGTATAAATATATTATCATATGGAATTCCTTTTATGTGCAAACTTTTAATCTGATCTGCAACATACTGGAATCTATCTGCTTCTTCACCTATAACAAAAGTAGTAGGTTCACTTGATTGATTGGTTTTAGTAGGAATTTTATATTTATCATCAATTTCCATATCTTCACAAATATTATTAGCAATAGTACTAATGGTATTTCCAAAACGAAAAGTTTCATTCAAATAAAATATTTTACTATTCCATTTGTTTGCAAGCTTTAATAGTTCAAAAGGATCTGATTTATTAAAACGATATAATGTCTGACAGACATCGCCCATGATACAAAAAGTATGATGCTCATCAATAATAACATCAAGCATTTGAGTAACAATGACTTGAGTATCCTGACACTCATCCAGAATAAGAATATCAAATTTATTTCTAACTTCTTCTGCAATGCTTGGATATTTCATGAGCATGATAGTACAGATAATAATCAAATCATTAAAAGTATAACTATCAATTTTTTCCATATAAGTAATTACATTTTCCAATACTTTTTTTGTTTCAATATCAGGTGCTTCCATATCTTCTGGTAGTGTTAAATGCCATCGAACATAGGAATAATATTCAATGATAGTATCAGGACTAATTTCATTATTAATTTTTCCATTATTCATCATATAGCTAATGGATTTTTTAATAATACCTTTTAGCTGGTCTTCTGCCAGAATATTCATGTTCTTTTTTACACCAGCATAAGTAGGATATTCCTGCAATAAGTGATAACAGAAGCTATGAAAGGTACTAATGTATAATTGTTCAAACTGTTCTTTGGTTAGAGTTGAATTTAATTTTTTTCTCATTTCAGACGTAGCAGACCTGCTGAAAGAAAATACATATATTCTGGTTGGATCTACTTTCTTTTCTTTGATTAAGTATTCAATTTTATTAGTAAGTACAAAAGTTTTTCCACTACCTGCTGAAGCCAATACAATAGATTTTTTATCATCTGATTTAACAATAGTCTGTTGCTGTTCTGTAAGCATTTTATAAGTCCTTATATTATATAGATATATAAATTTCTAACTGGTTTTTATATTATATAGATATTAGTAATCCTTTGTCAATTAGTAAATTAATTTATTTTTATAACTATTATAAGTAGATAAGAGGTAAATTATGTCAAAAGCAGATATAGAAAAATACTTTGTGTATATTTTGTGTTCAATAATCTTTGGTTTAGGATTAGTTTTTTATCCTACTATTATAAATGATGTAACGTTAGCTTATGTAAGTATTATAGGTGTATTCTTAGGTATTGATATGGCAAATACTTTAGTAAAAACTAATAATCTACCAGAAGGTCAATATCAGCCTATAAAAAAAGATCGATATGTTGTTTGCTTCATAATTACAGGACTTTTCTTTTTAACAGAAATGATTCTAAAAAAGAAGTTTGATATAGATCTTGAAGGTAGTGCAACCGTTTTAACTGGAGCTATCTTTTTAATTGGTAGCATTTTCATAGCAAATTTGGAAACGAACAAACTTCTTACTGGAAAAGCACCAGAAGCTCCTATTAAAGATAATAATATTATTAAAGAAGAGATAAAATAATGAGTTTACAAATTACAGAAAAGTTTTTAGATAAGAATGAATATAACCGTCCGGGTACTAACTTAGTTTCTGTTATGGCTATAGTTATGCATTGGACTGGTCGCGCTGACCAAACATATGATGATGTTTGGACTTACTTTAATAAAAGTTGTGTAATAGATAAGCATTATAGCTCTGCTCATTATATCATAAATAAAGATGGGAAAGTTTATTATTGTGTACCTGAAAATGAAATGGCCTATCATTGCGGTAGTAGTCAAATAGATCCAGTAAGTAAAGTAATTTATACTGATAAAGCACGAGAAATATTTGGAAAATATGCCAACTTGGAAAAATATAGTGATTCTAAATTAGTTAAAAAATCACCTAATCAAGTCAGTATTGGCATAGAAATGATACCGTCGCAAGCTGATGGTACTTTTAGTCCAGAAACACTTGAATCAGCAAAATGCTTAGTGCAAATGCTTATGAAAAAGTATACAGTAAGTGTATCTGATGTTATAACACATAATCAAATTTGCGGATGGAAATCATGCCCGAAAGCATGGGTAGATCATCCTGAACAGTTTGAAGAGTTTAAGAAAAGCTTGACAGCTTAAATAGTCAATTATAGAATATGAAATATAAATTAATTATAACTATTATAATATGACAACTGGACAACATATAAAACAAGTATTAGGTTTAGAAAAGTATGATAATATATTCATAGCCAAAGGATTACGCTCTGGTGGTAAAGGAATGTATTTCATATTTTTCAATAGTAAATTTCCAAATGCTTCTATTAATCATACTAAAATTCTACGTCATCAAAAGATGGATATTTATCGTGGTGAGCATATAAAGCGAGATATCAAGCAGCGAGTAGAATATTTTCCCTTTGAAAGCCTAGACTTGTTTGATAAAGATATTGCTAATGATTATATTGTGTTATATGACTTATGTGATTATAATCGAAGTTTACGTTATGACTTTTTTACGGAGAGTACAGAAGAGTACACTAAGCTGATGGAGTATGCTTATACTGATGCAATGGCAGAAGATATGCGATTATTGAAGTATTGTAAAAAGTTTGAAGGAAAGCTGGAAGAAATAACAATCCCTGAACTTAAACAAGTCAATTCTTTAACAAGTGATTTAACAAAAAAATATAAAGATATACGTGATGAAGTTCAAGGAAGAGCTAATACTAACACTAAATTCTTAAAAACTGAAATTATAGGAAGCTCTGGATCAATAAGATTTTATTTTATAACAGAGGCTACTTCTGTTTTAGATAAACAAGGAAAAGTAGGACACAAAGTTACAGGAGAATCAAAGAAACAATTTAATCCAGAAACTAATAAGCTTGAGCCAAATCCTTCACAAACTTATACTTTAATGCTTCAGTTAGAAAATGTATTACCTAATAATACTTATAAAGGTGAACCTTGGATATATGTATATGATGGTGAAGCTATAAATTCAAAACTTATACTTGATCTTATCAACGTTGCGGATGTGAAATTATTTTCCACTGATCCGAGCTATACCTACCAAGGATTCTCTTATAAGCTCACTAATCTTTCTGCAAATATTTATCCTAATACAATACCAGACAGTCATTGGAGAGCTAAACATGGTGATGCTGTATTAACAAAACATTGGAATAGCTTACTTAGTGCTGGCTATATCGAGTTTGTTTCAAATCAACTAGCAGTAAGCTTATTTAGTCAATTAAAAAAATTAGGTTATGTTGATTCTAAAACTAAAATTTTAACAGCCCATCCGGAAAATTAACTTTTAATTAAAGGGACAGCAGGTTCCAGCCTGTTGATTGATGTATGATTCCATCAATCTAACCTTTTTATTATAAAAAATAAATTCTAACTATTACTATATAGAGACTGGAATCTCTTAAAAGGTAATAAAGAATCATGTCAAAAAAATTAACTCAAGAAGAATTTATTAAACGCGCAAATAAAGTTCATAACAATAAGTATGATTATTCAGAATCTATCTATACTAATAGTAGTAGTAAAATCATCATTATATGTAAAAAGCATGGAAAATTTGAGCAGATTGCAAATACTCACTTACAAGGTCATGGATGTGAAAAATGTGGATGTTCTTTCAGAGGGTTAAAATGTAGAAGTTCAACTGAAGAGTTTATTGAGAAAGCAAAATTAGTTCATAGTGAAAAATATGACTATTCAAAAGTAGAATATATAAAAAATAATATTAAAGTTAAAATTATTTGTCCGATTCATGGTGAGTTTGAACAGTCACCTGCAAATCATTTATTAGGAATGAACTGCTTTAAATGTGCTCAGAAATTAAATTCAGACTTAAAAAGAATATCTTTAGAAGAGTTTATTATGAGAGCAAATAAAATTTATAGTAATAAATATGATTACAGCCTAGTTTCTTTTTCTAAACTTAGTGAAAAAGTAATTATTATATGTCCTATTCATGGAAAGTTTACTCAATCTGCAAACTCTCATTTAGCTGGACATGAGTGTCAGAAATGTAGTATGATCTCAAAATATGAAGACTATACTTATATTTATACTTATGACTCAAAAGATACTTTTATTCCAAAAGCAAAACAAGTTCATAATAATAAGTATGATTATAGTTTGGTAGACTATAAAAATTGCCACACTCCAGTTAAAATTATTTGCCCTATTCATGGAATATTTGAGCAAACGCCTTTTAATCATATGAAATCAAAAGGATGTAGCTTATGTTCTTATATTGAAACAGGATATAATAGAAGAAAAAATAAAAAATATTTTTTAGAAAAAGCAAAAGAAATTCATGGAGATAAATATGATTATTCTCAAGTGAACTTTAGCACTCTTTCAGATAAAGTTAAAATAGTGTGCAAAGTTCATGGTATCTTTTTAAAGAAAGCTTCTGCTCATTTACAAGGAGAAGGATGCCCTATTTGTGGAGTTGAGCAGTCTCATATTAATATAAGACTTAATAAAGAAGAGGTTATAAAGCGATTTAAGAACATTCATCATGATCTATATGATTATTCCAAAGTGGAGTACACAGGTATGCATATACCTGTAATAATAGTCTGCAAAGAGCATGGAGAATTTTTAATGCAACCTAATAATCATATTCATTTTCAAGGTTGTCCAAAATGTAGCTCTTCAAATTTAGAAAAACAAACAGAATATTATTTGAAAAATAATAATATAAATTATAAAAGTCAGAAAAGATTTCCTAATTGTCGATCTAAAAATACTTTACCTTTTGATTTTTATTTACCAGACTTTAATATTTGCATAGAATGTGATGGTAATCAACACAACAGTTTAGAAGAATTTTCTGATTTTATGAGAAACCGACATCTTACAGATAGTGAAATCCTAAAATTATATACTGAAATGAAAAATCGTGATTTAATTAAAACAAACTATTGTATAAGTAATAATATACAGTTACTAAGGATTCCATATTCACAACTAAAATATATAGAAGAATATCTTGATAACAATGTATTACCTTTATTAAATAGAGTAGCCTAAAAAGTTTAAAAATATACTTTAGTAATTGACATAATTAGATTTATTTGTTTATAATAACTTAAATTTATATACTTTTAGAAGGATAAAAAATGAATTCTGATATTAAAGATAAAGTAAAGGCAATATTTAAAATAGCTCTTACTATAGTTTGCTTAATACAAATTTCCTTTGTTAGTTATGATTTTTTCTCAAGTTTTGGAAATAATAGTAAGTTTTGGTCTTGCTTTTATGGAATAATGGGAGTCGTACTTGATATAGTTTTTGTGTATCTTATTAATTTTGAAGAAAGCTTTCAAAGTAAAATACTTGCCTTTTGTTTACTTACGCTTTCATTAGTAGTCTTTTCTATTGATAGCTATAAACAAGCTCCTGATATTATTATTGCTGATAAAACGATAAGTAGTGCTATTGAGGACAGTAATAAACTTTTAAATGACACTGCAAAGGCTTTAAACGAAAGTATTACTAAAACGGATGGTGGCTATGGCACAAGTAATTCAAAGACCGCTAATGCAGTAGTTTCCATTGTAAATAGTAAATTAAAAGTAGCACAAGTAGCCACTGAATATAATAATTCTGTTGAAAAAAATAAACAGATGGAATTATTTAAGATAGTTGGAGAAAAGTTTAATATAAATGTAAGTCTATTGCTCATGATCTTTCTATTTTTACGAGGTGCCTTACTTGAAGTTTCTCTATTAGTATTAAGTCATAAGCCTAAAGAAAAATCATTCAGTATTTCTCAATATCTAAAGAACTATCTTATTAGTAAGCTTCCTTATATTAAGCCTAAAAAAGGTAGACCTAGAAAAAATCCTTTTGAAGTATCTCCTAAAATAAACAAGGATAATAAAAAAGAAAGTAATAGTGCTGTTTCTACTATTGAGAAGTTCTTTTCAAAAGATAATAAGCCAGTAAAACGGGTATTAAAATCTGTACCAGAAAAGAAGCCAAAGAAATCAGTTATTGGAAAATCACTAATTGCTAAGAAAAATAAAGATACAAAAAAATTACCTGATGAGAAAGTAAAAACATTTTTTAATGATAATATAATTTCAGATGAAGAAGCTGAAAAGATAGTAAGTGAAATTCAGGAAGTAGCTGACATTACTAATAAAGATAGTAGTCAGGAAGAGTATTGATATGGATGTAGAATCTATACTTATTAAAGCTGGTATTGACTATGATAAAAAAGGTGATAGACTTTGGGTTCAATGTGCAGAACATGATGATCATGACTGCCACAACGAATATATTTATGCCTCAAGCGGAATTTACTGGTGCTATGCGTGTCATGCTACTGGAAATCTAAATAAGTTTTTACAAGTTCGTGGAAAGTCTTTAGCTGACTTAGCATCAAAAGATGAGATAAAAGAGTTTGCTAATCAAAAAATTGAACATAAAGTTCGTGATTTAGACTCTGTAGAAATAAAGATGATTAAAGGTAAAATAGAAGATGTGTACAGTAACATGGAAGTATATAGTTATTGTAAATCACTCTATATGATAGATAGCTTTATTGATAAATATGAAATTAGCTATACAAAGTTCGCTCAATTTGAAGCATCTGATTGTATGGATCGTAAACCTACTACTTTTATAAAACGCTTACTGTTTCCAGTCTATGAAAAAAATAGATTAGTTTCTGTAGGCGGTAGAGATTATACTTTAAAACAAACACCAAAAGAATTATACCCATTAGGTGCTATAATCAATCAGCCTTATAACTGGGAAAATATAGATTTATGTAAGCCAGTAATTGATAATGAAGGATGGAAGAACTTAGTTCAGTTATATAATATAACATCTAATGTGATTAGTAATTTTGGAACATCTTCATATAAAGGGAAAGAAGATAGTTCCACATGGGAAGTAATGCCTAAGACAAAAAAGTTATTTGAAATACCGCGATTAATTAAGTTCTTAGATAACGATGAAGCAGGATATAATTATGCTATAGCGTTTCAGAAAATGTATGAATTTTACGGTAAAGGACAAGTTCGGTATGTTCAAGATTATCGAGTACATGATAATGGTAAAGGCTATGACGCTCACGATTGTAGTAAGCAAGAATTAAAAGAAATATTGCACGTAAAAAATAATGGAGATATAGATTTTGATAGTTTACCTACTTTTGATGAATGGTATTCTGGAGCTGAAATAAAAGAGTTATATGCTAAAAAAGATTATGATAGCTTTCTATAACTATTAGAAAGTAAAGGATTACATCATGATATTACAGAATACAATTATAAGCATGAGTGAGTACGAAAAATTAATAAAAGATGTAATAAAGTCAGATTACTATGTGGATATGTATTATTTAATAACTAATTTCAATACAGAGTTTACCATAATTTTAACAATAAAGCCTAAAGGTGAAAATATTTCAGATACAGAGTTTATACTTGATGCAGGAAAAAAGTTAGTAGATTTAATAGATAATAAAAAGGAAAATAAAACTTTACTTGGTAAGAATAGAAATACTGGTTGTTTGGATAATATTACTATTGAAGTAAAGTGTAAGGAAACATAATGAGTGATAATAAAAAATATAAAGTTGGACTTTTTGGAACTTGTAATAACTCTAGTTGGCGCAAGGTAATAATACCGATGTTAGAATCATCAGAGTTAGACTATTTTAATCCAGTGGTTGCAAATTGGACACCAGAAGATAAGTTAAATGAAGAAAACGAAAAAAGTATAGATGATTATCTTTTATATGTGATTACTCCGCGACAAATAGGTTTTTATAGCTTTAGTGAAATAATGGATTCTGTTAGTAAAGCAAACATGTTAAATAAAAAAGTTATTTTCTGTTATATTTTATATGATAACATTATGAAAGATATTCAGCGAAGCTTAAATCATAGAATTGATGGATACTTTTATTCATGGACAGATAGTGAAAAGAAAAGTCTTGAAGCTATTGGTGAAATGGTAGAACACAATAATGGAAAATGGATTAAGTTTAGTGAAAGTACAGAAAACACCTTGCAGAGTATTATTACTTATATTAAAGAAGATATAGGAAATAGACATAATGATAAGGATAGGTCAAAAATAATTGCTGTAGACTTCGACGAAACTGTTTGTGATAATGCTTTTCCCGATATTTCTACTGCGGTACTAAAACCGTATGTAAAAGAAGTAATGACAAAATTATCCAATGATGGATATTATATAATAATTTGGACATGTAGATTTTTAGATAATCATATTCAGGATGTAATTAAGTTCTTGGAATCTAATAATATTCCTTTTGATGTAGTAAATAAAAATTATCCAAATTTAGAATGGCAACCATACCCAAAAATTTTTTATAATATTCTTATCGATGATAAGTGTTTATTAAAAGTTGATTGGCTGTATATGTATGAATATATTAAAACAAAATTAGTAAGTTCAGAAGTTTATACTATTACTGATGATATGAGACAGTGGTATTATACTCGTACCGTGAATCATATTACAAGTGTAAAAAAGTATTGGAATAAATATTTTAGCTTACCAGAATGTATTTTAGATAACCAATATATCACTCAAATAGAAGCACATGACAGAATTAAATTTGAAGATATAGAGCTAGCTGGATATATAGCTGTTGTTTGGAATTATAAATGTAAAGCAGATAATATAGAATTTATTAAAACATCTGAAATAGATAAGCTTATGTATAACTGTACTACTCATCATGTAAAAACTGTACAGCATCATCCTGAATTCTGGTCTAATCAAGAAACAGTTATATCACCAACAGAGCGTGATGGTTTTGATCCACTGGCTGTGCCTACTATTGATTGTACTTCTATGCCTAATAACTGGTTGATTGAAATGGTGTGTGATTGGTGTGCAACAGGAGATGAGAGAGGCAATAGTGCGCGAGCTTGGGCTGACAAAGTTATTAATACTCGATGGAAGTTTAATGAAGAACAGATTAAGTTAATTTATACTACAATTGTACTGTTGCAAGGTTAGTAACTATTAGTATATATTATAAAAGGAACTAGTATGGAAAAATTAGTTGAAGGTTATAGCTATGAGGAAATTTCAAGTTTTCCTTTTGATGTTTCAATGAGTGATCGTGATCCTATTACTTATTATTCAAATTGGAAAATTATCTGGAGTTTCTTCAATAAAGAAAAAATTATTGAAAAAGCAAGTAAACTTTCAGTAAGTGTGTCCAATGGAACAGTACGTTTTGTATATCCCATTAAATGTTTAGTCATGGATTGGGGAGATGAAGATAAGTTTGGCTTTGATGTATTTGATAATGCAATGATAGTTGATATGAGTAGAGGACATTTTGAATTAGGAGTTTTTTATGATGAAGAAAAAGATATGTTTTTAATTCATATAAAAGAAAACAAAACTCTTATTTGCGTAGTTAGTATAAGTAATTACTAATGATAACAAAGTTTTGCGCACATACAGATTTAGATGGAATTTCATGGCTTGTAGCTTTACAATACTATTTTCCTGAACTAACAGAATCAGAAATAGTAATTGTAGACTATAAGCTATTTGAACAAAATAAAATTGATATAGATAGTTTATTAGATAATTGTGATAAACAAATTTGGATTGATTTTACTCCACCGGTAGAAGTATTACAAAAAATGATAGAGCGTAAACTAGAAGTACTTGTATTTGATCATCATAAAAGTAGCATAGATAAAGTAACTGATATATTAATTGGGAATGATAACATAGCTACTTATTTTGATATAGAAAATAATAATTGTGGTTCTATGCTGTTTTATAATTGGTGTAAACAAAATAGTAAAATGCCTGTATTACCTAACTTAGAATACTTTATAAATTTAGTAAATGTATATGATACATGGAAGTGTAATGATCCTTTGTTTGAACGCGCTGTTGACTTAAATAGATTGTTATATAAAAAAATGATATTTGAATTAGAAGGAATAGATAAGTATGCTCCTTTTTTAAGTACAATATGTGAATCAGTTTTTGAAACACCTATGTTTGAATACAGTAAATTAGATAAAGAAATAATTGAAAAAGATCGCAATATAGAAAAAACAATAATGATATCTTGCTGTAGATCTATACGGTTTAATGTAGATAGCAAAGGTATTCCTTTTGGTGTAGTAATGATAGAAAAGAAAATGAGTATAGTAGCATATAGACTACTTTTGAAGTTTTCTGATAGAATGAAGTATTTAATTATTATTAACACCTATAAACCTGATGAATTAACTATGAGCTTACGGAGTTTAAAAAGTAGTAACTTTGATGTAACTACCTTAGAAGGTGTGCAAGGTCATGCAGAAGCAGGCGGATATAAATGTGAAAGCTTCATAGCAGTAAAGCGTAAAGCATTTTTAATTTGGACTAAAAAGATAAATGGTTTAGGATATAAAATTAGTAATTGACACATTTACTATATAAGGATATATTACTAAAATGAATTGTGAAAAATGTGATTGGGACATGATTATTGAAGCCTTACCCATATCAGAAAAGTATAAAGACTCTATAATCGAATATGATGTTTGGAATTATCATTGTTGTATTTGTGGTAAAACCTTTCAAGATAAAGAAATGATTGAATGGACTAAAAAGAATAAAGATAAAGCAATAAAAGAATATGAATATAAACTAGCGCATCCCGAAGTAAAAGGAAAGCATAAATGAATAATAATCAAGCAATAATTAATAAATATTATACATGGTTAGGAAAGCTACAATCAGCTTTTGATGATCCTTTTTGTTGGAATACAAAATGTGCCAGAGTATTAGAAGAGTTTGAAGAAAGCATACGAGAAGATTGTAAACCAAAATCTATAGAAGAAGAGCGCAAGTTATTTAAAGCATATGCAGAAAATTTAATTAATAATAAGGGCGATATAATGGATTTATGTGATTATAATACTATAGATCAGCTAACTTTTTATAAAGTTATAAATGCATTAAATTATTACAAGCAACTAAACGATGGTGACATAGAATTTAACTCTGCTTATCCTATATCTCAAGAAGAATATATGAAAGTTTTTAATTATATAAAAGCATTGTGCTATGATTTTATTTATAAACCTGATTCAGATTTTACTGACTATAGATTTTATTTTACTTATAAACAAAATATGGTATATGCTTGCAGACTTTTAATTGGACAAGGAAGCGTTTGTCAGATGTGGGTAGCAAATGAAGAAGAAACGAAAGATAAGTATGTAGTAGTAATAGATTCAAGCATAAAGGTGTAAATATATGACAGAGAAACAATATAGAAAAATGATTTATAAATTTGATAAAGAAACAGATGATTTAGTAGGAAAGATGTTATTAAAAAATCTTGAGTGTTTTGATTATCGTAAGTATAACTTTTTAGTATTAAAATATAATACTTTATATTTAAGAATCAATTATAGTTTTAGTGGAGATTCTGAAAGTTATAGGACAAACTTTAGTAATTTTATCTTTGTTGAAGATAGAAGAAAAGATACTAATTTTGGTTTAAATGATATGATTCTCTATTTAGATGAAGATTACGGAAAAACTCTTTTTATTAAGTCTGAGGTAAAGATAAGCTTAAAAAATATAAATAGAATTGAAGAAGTAGCTAAAAATATCTTAAACAAAGATTATCATCCAGATCATATACTTAATTTATTGGAGCAATAAATTGAAAAAATATACTGACAAGCAATTAATAACTTATTGGATGGCAAGATGTCCTGAATGTGGCTGGAAAGGATTATCTTGTGATTGCAATGGATTTAGTGCTATAGCAGATACAGGGGATTATGATGATGGTTATTGTCCTAAGTGTAATTCAACAATAGATAGCATCGAAGATGTATCTAAAAAATATTTACTTTGGCTTTTTAGACATATAACTTTTTGGAATTACAGGAAAAGATATTTTGAAAAATTAAATAAGGAAAAATATATTAAAAATATGGAAGAAGATATAGATGATAATGAGCCATATATGGAAGTATATCAATTTGGAATGGGTGATAGTTGTCCTGATTGGTTTATGAACAATTTAACTTCAAATAGTATTATTACTCGTGATCCAGTAGATAGCTCTCCATTTTTAAAAATAAGCAATACTAAATTTGCAGAAGTAAAAACAACAATGAAAGGAACTATAATAGCTCATCAAGGCGATTATATTAGTTATACAAAAATTAGTGATACAAACTATTTATTAGATGTATTTACTTTTAAAGATATGGATGAATTAGTTACTAAATGGCATAATGATAGGCATACTAAGTTAACGTTACAGCAGTATTTAGGTATGAATGATATACAGTTTCAAAGATTTATAGTAGAAGGATAAAAATGAATAAAATATTACTTACTGATTATAATAAAATATTACTATCGTTGTTTAAGGAACATTGTAATGTCTGTGCAGGTTGTCATAGAAATTACTATTGCACTACTGAATGTATAGTAACCAGAGAGCTAATGAGAAACAATAATTTAACTATTCAAGATATTGAAGAACTTAGAAATTTAGAATATAATGAAATTATAGAGGAATTAAAATGAGTAAACTAATAATTATCCCTGATATGCATGATCGTATTGAAGAGCCAAAGCATAGTGCCTGTAATGACTTTATGACTTGGTTTATAAACAGTGAGCACAATATAGTAAATAGTACACTTTTGTTTGAAGGGGATCTAGGAGAAAAACCCTCGCCCGAAAGCGATATAAATGATGAGCTACATGATTTTATTGAACGCGAGTGTAAAGCAGAAAAAAAGATTATATTAGTCGGTAATCATGATCTAAGTATTAAAGGCTATCAATATAAGTACTTAGGTAGTAAGTTTATAACCATAGTAGATAAGCCTTGTAGTATGAAAATAGGGAATTTAAATTGTTTACTGTTGCCACACTATGATTATATCCAGAGTGAGATTAAAACTCCAATGTATGAATACTATTCTAATTTACCTGATGAATTAAGAAATCAGAAGTACGATTTTGCATTTTCTCATTGCATGGATGAGTCGCAAGTAAAGATTGAAAAGCTTTACTGTGATTTAAGTTATCTTGACATAACTGTTCGTATCTTTGGGCATAATCACTTATTTGATAAATTATCAGGTGGAAATTATTTAGGTTCAGTATTTGAAAATAGTAGTAGTGAAAAAAATACTGAAAAGTATATTGCTGTAATTGATACAGATATTAAAGAAGTAGAGTATGTAAATATACCTAAAACACTTGAACACTTTTCAATTAACTATCCTGATGATCTGCCAAACAGTAAGTATAAGTATAATATTTTTGATATAAATGAAGTAATAGATGATAAGGAATGTATTGAGTACTATACAAAGCAAGCTTCTATTAAAGGATATACTTTCTGGTATAACAAGTTAAACAAGAAGCAGTTAAAAGAAATTTCAGATGTACGTTCAGAAAAAGAAAGTTCTATTACTGATTATTTTGCTGAATACTGCAAAGAAAACAAAGTAGATAGTAAAGTGGAAGCCATAGTAATGGAACAACTAAACAATGTTTAAAATTTTTATAACTATTATATAAGTAAACAATAAAGGAATTTATATATGAAAAAAGTAATGTTAGCACTAATACTGGTATTGCTAAGTTCAGTATGTTTTGCACAAAGTATAGAGATAGAGTCTATTACTGGTAAAGTTTTATATCAAAGTTCTGATGTATGGAATTTTGTAACACCTGATGTATTGCTTGTACAAAATACAGTAATCAGTACAGGAATTAATTCAAAACTTGTTTTATTAATTGATGAGAAGCACTTTATTATAGGTGCCATGAAGAAAGGAACTATTAAATCATTGCTATTTGAAAATAGAATTACTTTAAATAGTAAAATCACTAATAGTAATATTGATAGTAAAGATATTCAAAATAGGGTAAGTGAAAACACTGCAAGCACCCGCGCTAGTGAAGCAACCAATGATATAGAGTGGCAGTAATACATTATAAAAGTATTTTATGAAATTAAAAGAACGACCAATGACTCCGACTGAAGCAATGAAAGTATTTGATATACAAGAAATTCCTGATAGTGTTGAATTAAAAAATTTATATCATAAGTTAGCCAAACAGTATCATACAGATACAGGTGCTAGTAGCACTGAAAAGATGCAGGATATTAATAATGCTTATGAAGTATTATCAAAAATAAAAGTTAGCAGTAATAGTAGCTATCATTCTGAAACACCTGAAGAACGTAAAGCGCGTGAGAAAGCACAATTTGAAAAAGCAGAAGAAAATTTCAATACTATGAGAGATATTTTTTATAACTCATTTAACGATGAAGAATTAATTGCTTATTTAAGCCAGTTTAGTAGCGATGCACTCGATATAAAGATAACTGAAAATAAGTTTACAGATGAGTTTAATCGTAAATATAATCTATATAGTTCTGGCTCTGCTTATTTTGAAGCAAATGTAGAAGTATTTAACGAGGATCGTTCTTTAGTTTATTATGTTCAATTTTCTATATCACGAGATAGAAGTGCATCAGGGTTAGGATCTTCAGATATAGATGAAGAAGATGTTTTATTTAACTTTGGAATAATTACTAATATATTTTATAATAATAGAAAGCAAAAATTAACTCAGCGCGATTATCAGAGTAGAAAAGGAAAAAAGTTCTAATAGATTATTCAATGGTGTTTCCAGAAGCCAAGCTTAAAAAACTTTTTTCAACTGGAGGAAAAGCTTCTTTTCGTAAGGCAGATTTTGCACTTGGTTTAAAAAGATTATTAGATGATTGCTTGTTTAGTTATAAGCAAGATATAACTTTTATTTATCCTTTTGGAAAAAATACTGATTCTTTTTTTAGTCCTTATATTTATATAACTCGTATGACTATGATGAGGCAAGGGAGCTATTATTATAACGGATTTTGGGGATATAATAAGTCTACTGGAAAATCTATGTTTTATAGATCAAAAAATAAAGTGCATAGTTATGAAGAAACAGAAGCAGTAATGTTAGGCATGGTAAAGGCAATAAAAGAAGTTCAGCAGTTAGTAATTAAAATGAAGCTTGACCCAAAACAGGATAGTGAAGAGATATCAGACTTGTTTGATAAAAGTTTTGATGCTTTTGTACCGAAGAGTTATTAAAATAGTACTGATATAGTACAAAGAAACATAATTGTACTATAAAGGTACTGTCACATAAAGTGCATAGTTTTCGAGACATATTAAGTTACTAAAAGTAAGTTTGGTTACAGCCAAACGAAAAGATTTTTCCATGAATCTTTTCAACTTTTAGTAACTATTATTATATCTATATAATAATATCTATAAAAATTAAATTATAATAAAAATTATTTGTATTTATTTTTAAAAAAGTTATTGACAAAATCTAGTAACAGTAGTAATATAAAAACATGCAAGAGAGAAACAACAAGTAACTCGAAAGCATAGGTTTTTTGACAGTTTAGGGAGGGAGAGTAGTAAGAAGTTTTATTGCCAGAATGGTGAAATTGGCAGACACGAGGGACTTAAAAAAAATTTGAGTGCATAGAGATATACGTAAAACTCTAGTGTAGAATTATCCGAAATAAACGGTAATAGCAAATAAGATTTATTGTAGTGATACATGAAATCAAATCAGCTACTAAGAGATTCTAAATCCAGAAATGGACATGAAAATACCGTGATGAAGTTAATTAGAAATAATTAATGATTGTAGAGACTGACGGATGATCCCTGTAATAAAACAGGGAATGATACAGTCCAGACTTCAAACAAAAGATGCAAAGCAACTTTTGGTAGTGAAAACTATAGCAGTAAGAAAATCCCTTGCCTGTAATGGGCGTGACGGTTCAAGTCCGTTTTCTGGCAATAAAACCTTTTGCGCGAGATTGGTGAAATTGGTAGACACGTGTGCCCTAGGAGCATATGCCGTAAGGCGTGAAAGTTCGAGACTTTTATCTCGCAGAACAACAACTTGTAAAATGAATAAGTGTTGTTTTTATTTTGATAGTTACATAAACTATCTCGGGAAAGTAATGCAGATAAACTTTTCTTAAATTATTCTGTAAGTTTTTAGTGCTTGTAATAAAAGCATATAGCGAATAAAGAAGTGGAAAAATGATTTCACTTAAAGTATTAAAAACTTTGTTTGGCGAGTTCGTCTAGGGCAGGACAAGAGATGAATTAATCTCTAAATATTGGTTCGATTCCAGTACTCGCCTATAAGTCAACAGTTTAATTATAGGTTTACTTCCTAATCCTTGTCCGTTTTTCTGTTGACTTTTTTATTGATAGCTTTAGTGTGTGCTGTTTTTGGTGATTTCAGCATATCTCCTTGATACATTAAAGCTATCAATAAACTAATCTTGTTAGTTATAACAGTATCTCCCACCCGTTGTTATGACAAAGCAAGATTAGTTTTTTTGAGGACATAGCTCAGTCGGTAGAGCAACAGGCCGTTAACCTGTAGGTCAGAGGTTCAAGCCCTCTTGTCCCCGATTTAGGAGTGTAACATGAAGAAGCTTATTATTTTGGTTTGCTTGACTGTTTTTTTATTCACAAGCTGTAGTGTGGTTGCAGATGCAAAGAAAAATGCTAATCAAGCACAGTATCGTTCTATAACTGGAAAAGATGGAACAATTATCAAGCATAAACTTTCAGGTGATGAAATAATCGGTAATGGACATATTGATTATGTAGGTGTTGATAACGATGATCTGTTTTATACCACTTCTGATGGAAAATCTCATTATTATTCAGGTAGTTGTAGTTTTGATTTCTAATCTGTTGAGTGGACACTCAAGCGGTCAAAGAGTATCTGCAAAACTAATAATCGCAGGTTCAAATCCTGCTCTGCACTTTTTATGGATAGATAGGTAAGGGGTTAAAACCGGCGGTCTGTAAAACCGTTGCTTCGGCTTCGGAGGTTCAAATCCTCCTCTGTCCAATAGATTTAGTAGTACGTTGTATTGCTGAACTAAGATGCTTGTATAACATCTTTAATGCAAAGAAAAAATTTTATCCATAGAAAGATTATGGGCAAGCATACTTCTTTGCATATTATACACTTGTTTTTTGGGCCTATAGCTCAGTTGGTTAGAGCTGCGGACTCATAATCCGTCGGTCGTTGGTTCAAGTCCAACTAGGCCCATAAAGTTTTTACTAAACACTTATCAAGTTTAGTAAATGTATTTAGTATGGCTTTACTTTTGTACCTTTGCCAGAGATATAAAAGGTTTCACAGGATTAAAGAAACCTGTTGCTGGCTAATATAGATGAAATGAATCCAAAGGTTTACTATCGGGTAAGTGCAGGAAATATAGTATGGAGCATTCTGTGTAGTGAAACATTGCTTGTTCCAGTTATTCTTACTGGATGGTATTTGTGGGAGCCTGTTGATCTTAAAGAAAATATTAATTTAGGAGAATAATATGTCAGACAAAAAACCAATAACAGTTGTATTGGAAAACAACAAAATTATAATTGAGCTAAACTCTAAGGAAGACTGTGAAGTCTTAGAGGGTTGCTTAAATAGTGATGCCTATCGTTGCTATGATTATATAAAAAAGTCAGTAAAAGAAATATCAGTTTTAGTAGACGCTAAAAAGAAACAGTTTATTATCGAAAATAATATGGGAGAAGGAATATGAAAAAGATTATTACACTTATTCTGCTTGCTTGCACTCTATCGCTTACTTTTGCAGAAACATCAAGTGAAACAAAACAAAAATATGTAAATGCATCTTCTAAGGTAAATACTCTTTCTAAGGTGCAAGATAATGTAAATATTAAAGCAGAACAAATTATTATTGACTATAATATTTTGCAAGACCGAAACATTTCTGATCTTGAAATTCAGGTAAAAAACTTGATTAAAATTGGTTGGGTTCCTCTTGGTGGAATATCTGTAATTTGTCTTAGTTATAGTTATGAAACTTTTTATTACACTCAAGTCATGATTAAATATCAGGATACAAAATGAGTAAGTGTGATGAAATATGCAAAGATATTAGAAATATGTCAAATGAGGAATATATTGAATCATATGAATCTATGCTGGGATATTCTTTATCAGAAATTCCTGTATCAGAATTTAAGCGCATAGTAAAAATAAACAGGTGTAAAGACTGTCCTAATCTTCATTCTGATGGTGAGTATATGGTTACTAATTATTATAAATGTGAAAAAATGAATAAAGTAACAAAAGAATGGAATACAGCTTGTGTTCCTAAAGAAATTATGATAGAACTATTTAACTGGTTTGAAACTTGTACTGTTCTGGATAAGGAATAAGTAATGGACAAGGAAATTAATGGAACATTGATTAATTCCATTGAAGACTATAAAAAGTTTGTAGCAAAAAAACATGTAAAAGATTGGCTTACTTCTAGTGATACAGAATTATATAAAGTATTCGGAAAACCAAAAAAGTATCCTTTTATTTTTATTGAAATGATTATTGATACAGAGCCAGACTGGGGAATAATAACTAAAGATTTAGTAAAGGTTTATTTTTAATAAGGAGCAAATATGCTGATTAAAGACATGGCTAAATCAAATAACTTTCCTATTAAGGGATTGCAGATAACAGACAAGCTTGCACAGATAGGCGAGGAAGCAGATTCACCTATGAAATGTGACATTATAAATATAAAAATAAATGATCCTACTGAGGATGTATATTGTTTATATCTTGATTTTAAACCATATGAAGAGTTTAATAAATCTGTAGCCATTCCTTCTTTTTGGGATAGTAATAGAAAACCTACTTTGACTTGGTTTAAATCAGGTTATTACAAAGATGGAAAAGTAGAAGTTTATGTAATGGGTACAGATGAGTTTAATGACTTCTTTATAAAGAAAACAGTAGAACAACTACACGATGAATTTTATAATACCTTTGGAGTATTTTTTGAAGCATCTACAAGTCAGTATATCGAGTGGCTTGAGAAGAAAGTTTTAAATAATTAACTATTATAAAGTGTGCGGTATTAGTTCAGTTGGTAGAACATTAGCCCTCCAAGTTAATTGTCATCGGTTCGATTCCGACATACCGCTTTAAGGAACATACATGAATGAAAACTTATTACAAAAGTTATTAGATAACATTAGAAAAGGTATTACTAATCATTTTACTACAGAACTGAAAGATAAAATGAAAGAATATTATTTTAATGCTATTGAGGAAAATGAAAGAAAATTAAAAGAAGTACTTGCAGAAGGTTATAGAAAACATTTTATAAGAAACTTAGATTAAGGAGTCTATATGAAGAAGTTTATTTTGGTCACATTGGCTTTGGTTTTGCTTGCAGGTATTGGCTTTGCCTATAGTGCAGGTTATTGTTTGAAGTGTAACTGTCATCAGTATTATGGTGGTAGTAGTTGGAATGATCGATGCACTACCTGTGGGCATGAAAGAGCAGAGCATAGTTAAGTAATCTTACTTTTATAACAGGTTTGGGATTATAGCTCAGATGGATAGAGCAATTGCCTTCTAAGCAATAAGTCATTGGTTCAAGCCCAATTAGTCCTAAGAATAGTAATCATTTACCGATGATTACATATCAGGATCTTTAAAATCCAATAGGTTATCTATTGGTGAGTAAGATGTGCCACAATAGTCACCTAAACTATTTCATCTTACTTTTATTATTAAATCTATTCGTATTAACGTGTCATTACTTTATAACTATTTATAGTGACTAACTGTTATTGATAACACAAGTGAGTAGATTTAGTAATAAAGTTAACTAAGGAGATTATATGGAACATTAGGTGAGGTAAACTTATCTATGGGTAAAATTATTAAGTGTAAAGATAGCTATAGCTATAGAGAATATAAAATTATAGCTTTATGTTCTGGAGAATGGGATGATGATTTTCTTTCAAGGAAAAGTAATTATTCTCATAGAAAATGTGCAAAGCAATATAATCGTGTATATGCTTCTAAAGTAGGAGACTATCGTAGCTGGAAAAATTACAGAAATTTTCAGTACAAGGATTAATTGCTTATTAAAAAGATAAGCAACTATTTATTTAGGTAAAAGAATATATAAGGAGCAAATTGTATGAAAACAGAATTTTTAAAAGTATCAAACTCTAAAGAGGACTTGAATAAGTGTCCTTTTCCTTTAGAGGTAATTCCTAATAATATGGGAATTAATCTTTGTTGTGTAGACTCAGTTTTATGGACTGAACAAAAAGATGGACAATTAGTAAATATTACTATAAATTTTATTCCAGAAGAAGTATAATATTATTTGGAGTTATGACCGAGTGGTTGAAGGTAACAGTCTTGAAAACTGTACTACCTCGAAAAGGTAGCGAAAGTCCGAATCTTTCTAACTCTGAAGCGAGGCGTTCAAGCTTGTCTGAACACGTAGCAGTTGCACTTGCACTTAGAATGCAATAAGTGTATAATGCAAGTCGTAATCGTATGTTTGAGTCGTTAAAAAAGCATTCTCGCTGACTGAGAACAGTCATTGGAGCAATGGCACAGAGGCTACTGCAATAGGTTGCTAACCTATCATACCAGAAATGGTATCACAAGTTCGAGTCTTGTTTGCTCCGTTTTTAACTATTAGACTATAAAGGATTTAATTATGAAAAAATTTATTTCGATTATTGCATTTTGTTTAGTTAGTGCTTTACTTATAGCACAGAGTTTATCAATTGCAAGTTATAATATGTTACGATTAGGTGATGGAACAAAAGATTATAAAACATTAGCTTCTGTAATTAGTACATTTGATGTATGTGGTGCAATAGAGGTAATGAATGAAAATGGAATGAAACAAACATTACAATATCTTCCTGATTATAAATATGTGATAAGTAAAACTTCTGTAGGAACAGACAAATATAAAGAATACTTTGGAGTATTTTATAATACTAAAAAAGTGACAGTTACAGAAATAGGTTTATATCCTACTACTGGTTTTGTTCGTAATCCTTATGGTGTTACTATTAAAGATTTAAATTCTGATTTTTCAGTAAATTTAGTTATAGTACATATTATTTATGGTAGCTCTGAAAAAGATAGAATTGCAGAAGTAAATAATTTGGATGAGTTATATACTTATTTTAATAAAGAAAACAATACTATCATTAGTGGTGATTTTAATTTAGAAAATGTAAAGAACTTTGATATTACAAAGTACAGTACTAATGTAAGCGGTGTAAATAAATCAACATTAGGAATGAAAAGTGCTTCTAATAGTTATGACCATATGTTTGTCTCAAAAGAATTAGTGAATAAAATAATAAAGTCAGATGTAGACTACTGGACACAAGATTGGAATACCAGAAAAACGGTATCAGATCATTTTCCTGTTTATTGCATTATAAGTATTAAGTAATTGACACAAAAGAATTAGTATAGTAAACTTATTAAGTACTTTCGGATGTCATCTAATGGTAGGATTACGGGTTTTGATCCCGTCCATGAGGATTCGAGTTCTTCCGTCCGAGTAAATAAAGAGCTGAAGACTCTATTCTTCATTAAATAAAAGGAGACAATATGGGAATGCCAGCAGAAGAAATTATTGAGAAAGAAGTAGTCACTGAAAAAAGTGAAGCTACTGTAGAACCAGTTGAAGTAAAAGATGAGGTATCCAATGTCTGATGAAAAAGAACTAGGTGCATTTCAGGTTTCACTTCAACGCAATAACACAAAGATCCGGGCTGATCGTGCCGCCGCTATTTCCGAAGATACAGAAGTATTGTACAAACGGACAATCGAAGATCTTGAATTGTCTTTGAAAAAGATGAAGAGAGAACAAGAAAATATGCTTGATTTATCTCCTTCTGATTCAACAAGTTTAGTACTTGCTTCTGATTTTGATTCTACAAGTTACGTAGACAAAGATCTTTCTATTGCTGTTAAAATTCGCAATGAGACAATCAAACTTGAAATTGCGAAAGAACGCTTTGATTATCTTTTTGGGAGCAAGTAAATGGGAGTCGGTGGATATGATTTTAGTGCTTCATCAAGTCGATCAGCCGCTTATATATCTAAATCAACAGCTCAGATTTTTGACAAACGATCTATTGATAGTCTGATGAATCCTGCTAACACTGTACGTGAATGTAGAGATAGCTCTGATCATCCTTCAACCATTCCAATTATTATTGCACTTGATGAAACTGGATCTATGGGATATGTACCAGATCGTTTTATTAGAAACGAAATGTCAAAAATGATGCAAGCCCTATTTGATGCAGGAATTAAAGATGCTCAAGTTTTGTTCATGGGAATAGGTGATCATGAATGTGACAAGGCTCCACTTCAAGTAGGTCAGTTTGAATCAGATGATCAGCTTATGGATAAATGGCTAAAATCTATTTATCTTGAAGGTAATGGTGGTGGAAATGCAGGAGAGAGTTATCTATTAGCTTGGAAGTATGCATCAGATCATACTTTAATTGATTCTTTTGAAAAAAGAAATAAAAAAGGATTTCTTTTTACTATCGGTGATGAACCAACACTAAAGAATCTTCCTAGTTATAGCATCAAAAACATTTTTGGAACTGGTCAAGCTTCAGATACTACTGCAAGTGAATTGTTAGCTTCTGCTAGAAAGATGTACAATGTTAAACATATTCATTTAACTGAAACTTCTGCTGGAAGTAGACAGTCTACTCAAGATGGCTGGAAGCAGATAATGGGAGATGATTTAATCGTTCTTTCATCTTATGCTGAAATTGCTGAAACTGTTGCTAGAATTGTTAAAGATGAACAGAAAAATGATAATTCAGTACAGTCAGAGCAGAGTGTAGACAAAGAAAAAGATCCTGAAAAAGAATCAGAAATGATGCTTTAATACAAAGGCAAAGTAGTACAAAAATACTTTGCCTTTTAATTTGATAATATGCTTAAATTAATATATAGATGATGAGGTTGAATATGAAAAAGGCTAGTATTTGCATAGGGGCCAATTACGGTGATGAAGGTAAAGGACTCATGACTGATTACCTTTGCAGAAAACATAATGCTGATATGGTGGTTAGATTCAACGGCGGTTGTCAAGCAGGGCATTGTCAGACAAAAGATACTATTATTTATACAAACACAGGATTAAAGTATTTAGGGAATATAGTAGGGAATGAAACAAATAATAAAAGTATATCTATTTTAAATATGAATACAGAAATTGAGAATACTTCACTTTTATATAAAGAAGAAAATAAAAAAGTTAATAAAATAAGTCTTAAAAATGGAGTAGAACTTAAATGTACTGATGCACATAAATATTATGTTTGGAATGGATTAACTTCTAATAAAGAATGGGTTAGCTCGATTGATTTAAATAAAGACATTCATCAATTTATCTTTCCAAAAGAATATAATTTTTATTCTGGTAATAAAGAATATAAGATTAAAAAAGTTAGTAGTCTGACTGATTTTGTTCATAATAAAGTAAAAGTTGATTTAACAAAAATAAATATTGAAAAATTAGCACAGTTTATAGGAATATGTAATGGGGATGGATATTATGTAAAAAAAGTAATTGTAATAGTAGTTAATGTTGAAATAAAACAAGATGTGCTTGATTGGTTAGAGCAGTTTGCTATTGAAATTGGATTAAGTTATACTATTAAACAACATAGAAGATCAGTAAAATGCAAAACCATTACTATAAATTCAACAGACTTTTTAAATGTATTAACTGCCTATGGATGCTATTTAAAAAAGCTTACTGAAAAAAGAACTCCAGATTTTGTTATGGAGGGTACTAAAACAATTATAGCAAGATATATAAGAGGATTGTTTGATACAGATGGAGGAATAACTTATTATTCAAAAGGTAAAAATATTTATGGAAGAATAAAATTCTTTAATAATAGTCATTTTCTTATTAAAGAAACCCAACAGCTACTTTACCTTCTTGGTATACATTCTGATATTTCTCAAAATGAGTTAACAATTTGCTCTTTATCTAACTTAGAGAGGTTTAAAGAGATAGTAGGGTTTGAGGCGTTTTATCATAGAGACAGACTTGATTATTTACTAAATGAGAAAAGAAAAGTATATAATGAAAATAATTCAGGTCAAGACTTAATTATAGGACTATCAAATAAAAGAAATATTCTAAAAGAAGTTAAGGGGTCTTCAAATAAAGGAAAGCAAACAGATAAAATAACAACAGGATTTATTATGAATAATAAAAATACTATTTCTAATAAGTTTTCAAATATTATTTCAGTGTGTGAAAAATATTTTATTGTAGATATTGAAAACATAGAACTTGGATTTGATATCGAAGATGTTTATGATCTGACAGTGGATAGTACCCATAGTTATATAGCTAATGGTGCAATTTCTCATAATACGGTAGTAACTCCTGAAGGTCAGCGTCATGTATTTTCTCATATTGGTTCTGGTTATTTTGCAAACGTTCCCACATATCTATCAGAACATTTTATTTTAAATCCTACTGCTTTTAAAAAAGAGTTTAAGGAATTAAAAATTCCTGATAATTATAAAATTTATGTTAATCCAAATTGCGTAATTACAACAGTATGGGATATGATTGCTAATCAAATTAAAGAAGAGCTACGTGGAAAAGCAAGACATGGAAGTTGTGGTTATGGAATTGGTGAAACTATTGAAAGAGAAGAAACTATAAATTATATTATTTCTCAAAACTTTGATTCAAGATTTGATAAAAAGTTTAATGAAATAAATCGCTATTGGTATAATCAATTAAAAGAAGTAATGCCAGAATGGGCGCATGACTTATTTAAAAATGAAGAATTTCAAGTAACATTTTATGATGATTTAACTTTTATGCTTAATCACATTATTATTGAAATACCAGAGTTTGAATATGCAATTTTTGAAGGTGCTCAAGGTTTAGCACTAGATCAGTTTATGGGTAATTTTCCTTATGTTACTCGTTCTAATACTGGTATGCGAAATGTAGTAGATATGCAACGTAAAATGAAATTTGATATTAATGAAATTGTTTATGTATCTCGAACATATGAAACACGGCATGGTGCAGATCCTTATTTTGGTGGGAGTACTACGCCTTTGCCTAATACATATGATAAAACAAATGCACCTAATAAATGGCAAGAAACTTTAAAATATAAAGAATTAGATTATGCTAAGTTAAGTAATAGAATTGCGCTTGATGTTAGATCAAACGGTTTATATTTTGAAAAAGTTAAATATGCTTTTACACATAATGATCAAATAGAAATTGATGATACTAAGGCAACTCTTAGCTGGGTTAATTGCGACTATTTAGCTTCTGGAGAAACATATAAAGATGTAAAAGAATTATAATCAGGTTATTGACAATTATTACTAACTTTAGTAATATGAAGTAATAAGATTTAGTAAGGAGAGAAAAAATGGGAAAGCTTCACCAATTGGTTGCTTGTGAACAGGATTTAGCTAAACAGGCTAATAACATTATGGAAGAAACGGTTACTACGTTTACTAAGAAGTCAGATCACTTTGATGGATTTCAGATTATCTATGCACCTTTTGATAAAGATGGTGAAGAGTTGGCTGATGAAGTAAAAAATATTATCACTACTGTTGATGAAAAACTTGAGTATACAAATACAAGTTTTGTTAAAGCTTTGAACGCAACATTAGCAAAAGAAGAAACTAATTCTTCAGGAAATGCAAAAGCAGAACTGAAAGTAAATGGAGTTTCCTTTGGAACATTTAGTTCAACTAGCTTGATTGCATTGGAACGATATCTGGTAAAGTATCGGGATATGCTTAAAACTGTTCCGACTTATGATCCTACTCGTTTGTGGAGTAAATCAGATACGTCAGGAAAGATGCTTTATGTTGCACCTCCTGAAAATCGTTTCAGATCAATGAAGGTAAAAAAGGTATTGCAGTTGACTCCTGCTACTGATAAATTTCCTCCTACCAGCACTGTACATGATGATACAACTAATGTAGGAAAATATACCACTAACTATCAGAGTGGAAAGTATTCTCCTCTGGATAAGAGTAAAATTCTTTCAAAAGTGGATGAACTTATTCTTGAAGTAAAGTCTACTCGTGAAAAGGCAAATGAAACAGAGGTAATTGATGTTTCAATCGGAAAGGAATTGATTAATTTTATTATGAATTAAGACTGTAACAGGTCTTTAAATAGTGGCAGTTTTAGTAGTAGCATACTTCTTAGAAACCGTGGCTGTTTCTCAAACAGTTACAAAAAATTAGAGTATTACCACTACAGTAATAAGTCCTAAGAAAAAGGAAATATAGTAAACTATATTTATATTACAAATCCGTGTCGTGCGTTCGACTCGCATCTATCCAACTAAAAGATTTTTTTAAGATTTTTTAGTTGGATAGTAGCTCAGTGGTAGAGCAGGATTATAAGAAGTAAATAAATATGAGATTGAAATATAAACCTTTAGGCAACTATCATCAATAATGATAAACAATTTTGTACTCCGCAGTAGGTTAATTGCGGGGTACTTTTTTTAATTCTACTAATTGACTTTAGTAATTTAATAGTATAATATAATTTAAGGAGAAATTATGAAAGCAATTTGTGAAAATGAAATAGTAAATCTAAAAGAGATTGGTAATCTTCTAGGTAATGCAATGTATGTAATTAATGAAAAAGAAAAGCTTACTTCAAAAGAATCTTACAACTTATATACACTATATAAAAAGCAAGCTATCAAAAGTTTGAATAGATCACTAGCTATTTTTTCAATGGAAGAAAAGCGTCGAGCAGAAACCTGTAAAGAAGGACTTGCTACGCAGGAATTAATTAATCTTGCCTTTAGATATTTCAATAATAGCTACTTAAAGGATTATAGAAAATCTGAATATATTGATATGCTTATTAAAGCGCGCCCTTCCACTTATTTGCTTACACGTCCAACTAAACTATTTAATTCAACTAATCGTCCTTATTTTAATAAGTATTTTGCTTCATGGTGGTATAAAAAGAACTGGAAGGATATTGTAACTAAATGGATTGATGGGGATAAATAATATGAAAAAAATAATTATATTGCTTTCTATTTGTATTTTGTTTACTAGCTGTTTTCCTAAAACCTTTTCAGAGTTAAAGGAAAATGAATATGAACGATATGTGGAATTTCGTACAGAAACTTTTAGTAGTTCTTCAAGTTCCTCTTTTGATGGAAGCCCGCTAAGTTATACTGTTCTAAAAGGTAAAAATGAATTTGCTAATTATGATTGGAAGATAGTTACTTTACGTGATTGGTATAATACTTATTATGCAGGTGATCCAACATTATTGATTAATAAACTTTGTCCAAAAAGTGATACAATTCTTGGATATAGAAATTATTATTATGTGGGGACAAAAAAAAGATGAGCAGTAAAGTAAGTGTAGTAAATATAAAGTCGGAATATTCTGATATTAACTATGGTGATTTATTTGAATGGAAAAGTGGATCAGACGATCAGCTAAAAGCTGGTGTACTTATTTATAGCTATGCTGGACTTATTTCTTTATCAAATCCAAGATTTACTTGGTTTAATAGTCAGAATGTGCATAGTCTTACTATGAGTAGCTTAGCATTGGGTACTCTAAAAAAACTACCTGTTAGTACAAAAGTAATTATCGAGCAGGAGTAATTATGAAAGAAGAAATTGAAGAAATGTTTAAGGAAATAAAATATTCTATTAGTGAGTTTTTAACTAATGAAAAATATGCTGAAAATAATGAAGCTATAGAAGATTTTTGTGATACTTTAAAAGATGACTTGCAAGAAATAGGATCAGAAATAGATGATCTGGAAGAAGAGATTGAAGAAAATAAATTTAGTCTAAATTATCAAGAAAATCTTTATGAAAATAGTTTGGTTTCTTTATTAATTTTATGTAAAGAAATATATGAAACAAATACTTTTAGTAAAGAGAATGAAAATAGAGTAAATGAAATTGCAATGCAAACAGATAATGATAGTAAACTTTTATGGGAACACAATAAAAAATGAATGCAAAAAAAGAATATAAGTACTATACTAAAAATCTAAAAGAAAGACTCATTAGTTTAAGTTATACAGATAAAGTGACGACTTTAGAATTAGAAGTACTTAATGAAAACATATCAAGCTATGAACTATCAGAAGACGGAACTGTGCTAAAAATAATGATAATTCCTGAATCTGAAAAGATTGAATTTAATTTTGTATTAAGTTGAGGAAAATATTATGGTGCAGGAAATAACAAAAGTACATGTATATCAGTGCGGTGATTGTGGCTATGAATGGAATAGTACCGAAAAATTAGATAATCCTACTTGTCCTAAGTGTAGCAATGGAAAATTACTTAAATGGGATATTACTTTTCCTGATGAATATAAAAAGTTTTTTATACCAGTAGAGTTTAAAAGCAGTATAGATTACAATGATCCTTGTATAAATTGTTCTAATAATCCTAAAAATGGTGGAACAGGTATATGTCATTGTACTTTGCCTAGTATGCGCGGTCAAATTACCTATACAGCAGTAAATTAATAATTATTTTTAAGGAAGGTAACTATGAGTATTAGTATTAGTGTCATGGATAAAATGTCAGAGGAATTAATTAATAACTATGCTACTTTAATTTTTAATGTGTATGGATATGAAATATACAAAAATGAATCTTCTTTAGAAGAACTAAAACATATGAATTTATGTAGTATTAGAGATTTATTTGAAAGTTTAATTTTAAGTTATCTTGTTAAAGAATCTAAACTAAAATTAGATTATACTGATAATGAAAAATTAAAGCTTGTTAAAGTAGAAAATAAATGATACCACCAATAGATTTTACTATTCAAATTAACTCTGAAGAAGAACTTGATAAATATATAGAGTTATATAATTTGAAAAAGTATGTAAACTATAAAGCAGATATTTCACAATTCATAAAAGAACATCCTGTATTGAACTATGCTTTTTATTATGTCCCTTATGGCAATATAGGAAGAATGTTAACTGGATCAAGTATTAAGATGAATGAATTACTTAAAGCTGATATAGTACCAGAGAAAGCAAAACTGAGTAGCTTACTTGTAAATTGGTTTTTAACTAATTATTATAATCTACAATCTGATAAGGAAAGTATATGATTACAGCATCAGCAATTAAATTAACAAATGGTGAAATATATGTGGGTAAGCGTCATTGCGAATGTTTTCATAATGTAATTGCTTTAAACAGAAAAACAGGTTTATATTCAGAAGAAGAACTACTTAAACTTCATTTGAATTGTACTCAAGGTTTTATTAATAGTAGTTTACGTTTTTTAACTCGTGATGAAGCAGAGTGTGAAGCCTATGAGTGTAAACAGATAAAAGGTATAGAGTTTGGTGAACTTATAAGTGAAGACTTATGGTAGTAAAAAGTTTACTAATTATTAATTATATAAAAGAGTATAACTAATGATAATAGCTTCTGCAATTAAACTAAAACGTGGAGATGTATTTATAGGTAAGCGTCATGGTAATTGCTTTAAAAATTATAGGGATATAATGATGAGCAGTGAAAATAATTGGAATGAAGATACATTAAAGAAAGAGTGTAAAGAATGTGAACAAGGATTTATAACAAGTGATTTAAAGTTTTTAACTAGGGAAGAAGCTTTAGATCATGCTAAAGTTTTTAATTAAATTAGTAAAGATGTATTTTATGAAACTTTATTTAGTGAGGATTTATGGTGATTGATAGGAGTAATAGTATTGCACTTTGCAATGAAATTTTAGTAAAGTATACCTAACTCCATAAATGACAATGAATTATTATCAGTTGCCTTATATGATAAAAATACTAATGAAGTTGTAGCAAACTTCGATGATGATGGAAATTTAATTAAGCCAAACTTTATTATCAAGTATGGGAAAGTTAATATACATACAGGATGTTTTTCAATAACAAAATATAAAGGGTTTGAAAAGATAATTCAGAAAATTAAGGAAAAATTATTTGAGTATAATTTTAATAGAACAATCAGAAATAGTTATAGGACAAGTAAATGAAACAATTTGATGAGAATAAGTTTATTGTAATTAGTCGAAAGAGATTAGAAGAGCTAAATTATTTTTCTTTAAAGGCAGTAGATGATTTTTTAGATGCTTTAGAACAGTTTAAATTTGATTATGAAAGTTTTACAGGAAAAAAGCTAGATCAGAACTATATTGTCTGTAATCAAGATGAACCGTATGCAGAAGAAATTAAAAATATAATTTTAAGTAATTAGTTATATGCTTTTACAAGGTTCTTCGCGTAGTGTATTATTAATAGGAAAATATGTTATAAAATTTCCAGTAACTTTTTATAAAGGAATTAAATATAGAAGGTTTTGGTATAGATTACTACATGGAATGATTGCAAATATTCATGAATTAGAGTATAAAGACTGTGCAGATTGCTTTTATAAAGATTATGGAATTATGTTAAATGTTCCTATTTTTGGATTTAGGTCTGGATTGTGTAATGTTTATAAACGTGCTAAAGTGTTAACTACTTATTCAGGTTATTAAAAATTTCCTGATATTATAGAAAATAAAATTGACAGTTTTGGAATTGTCGATAATAAAATTGTATGTATAGACTACGCATAAGGATGGATTAAGTATGTTGATAAAAGAATATTATTATAATGGAACAAACTATCTATTTAATACAGATAATGATGAACTAGTTATTTCTAATAAAGATTTAATACAATTAATTGCTGATAGCTTTATTGAATCATTAAATAAAGCTTATGATAGTAATAATGCACCTACACTTTCTTTTAATTTAATGAGTGTAGCAACAGATGGGAAAGAACATGTTCATTATAAACTAAACTTTGGAATAACAAGTGTAATAGAAAATATACATAATTCAGAAACTAAAGAAAAAATAAATAATTTTACAAGAACTGTTTCAATTTTTATTCTTATAGAACTTGCAAAATGGGAGGATTAAATGCATAGAAAATATGTAGTTGAAGGAACTTGCAAAAAGCAAGACAATAAAGGTGTAGTAGTAGTTTTTGAAAATACTAAGGAAAATGGATACAAGCCTAAGTATGAAGCTACTGCTGAAGAGCTTACAGAAATACTCGATGAGTTTTATATTGCTCCAATAAAGGCTTTAAAAGAGGCGCGTGACAGAATTTTAAATGATAAAAAGATTTTTGTAAATTGCGGAAGAACTAATACTTTAGGCTTTGATAGAAGTATTATGCTTATTGATGAATTAATAGAAGAAATGGAAAAAAGTGGCTATGCCAAAGTATAGTATTAAACGAGGTAAAGAATACTCGCCTTTTCTAAGAAAATTAGAAAAGGAATACAATGAAAGTGGTACAAGTGAATATATTAAAGAGCAGCAGAGCGATGGATCACTACTATATTTTGAACACTATGTAGATTTTTTAGTAGGTAAATTCTCAAGTAAGTTTTATACAATATGTACTCCAGAAATAGATTTTGAAATGGCTAAATCTCTTTTAGAAAATAGCTATAATAAAAAAGTAAAAGATGATAAATCAAACTTATATTATGAGGATTATGTACTTTGGTTAGAAAGTAAAATAGTATGAATTATTTAACTACTGCTATTTATCCAAACAGAATTGATGATAGAAATAAAGTTGAAAAAGAACTTAGTATAAACGAGTTTGGAAATAATACAAAACAATTTTTTATAAAAAACAATTTATTTGCTATTGGTTATAACAGAATAGTATATGGTGATCATGGGCCATATATTGAATTTGAAAAGTCTGATATTAAATGCAAATTAGTAAATAGAGTGGGATTAGAAGTAAATGAATTACTAGATGAATATACTGCAAGCTATTATATATGGCTTACTCCTAATTATGATCCTACTGTTAAAATGTACTGGCAAATAAAGCCAGTAACTAATTTACGGAATGCACCTATTAGAGAAGACGGACTACCAAGTGCTTTCAATCGCGTAGAAGGATATGCAGATTACAAGCGAAATAAATATTATGTAAATCCATTTAATTTTGATAAGGAGAAAGTATTAAAAATTTAATCACTTATTTGAGTGCAACGTATAGGCGTAATAAAGAACTAGACAAGCTTATAAAAACTGTTCTAACTAAAGTATATAAGTATTCCTTATATGACGATACTCTATGGATATGTTATAAAAACTTAGCAATTAAAACAGTATATGATTATTCTTTTTGTATAAAGTTTGAAATATTTAAATATAATAATGAGGGTGAGGAAATTTTTGAGTATTCCACACAAAGAAATTGCCCAGTTACTTTTGAGTGTGTTAGTTTAACTACTTATTTCAAAATATATTTTATATATAAAAAAGCCAAAAAGACAAGTAAGGCATTAAAAGTATCTGTTTTAAATAAAAAAGAAAAAGAGTCTAAAAATAATTTAATTGAATTAATTAAATTAGTGGAGGCATTATGATTGATTCATTTTCAGGTGAGTATAGGTTTTTATCAAATTTTTATCCTTGTATTGTAAAGTATAATAACTTTATTTTTAGTTCTGTTGAAAATGCCTATCAAGCAAGTAAGTGTAGAACAGAGTCAGAACAACATCAGTTTTTAAATATATCAGCAGGTATGGCAAAACGATTAGGTAAAGTAGTTACTTTGCGATCTGATTGGGACACGGTAAAGGTAAGCATAATGTCTGATTTAGTTCATCAAAAGTTTTACAATAAAGAATTACAGAAAAAGTTGATAGCTACAAACTATGAGGAAATTGTTGAGGGTAATAATTGGGATGATACTTTTTGCGGCAGGTGTAATAATATTGGTGAAAATAACTTAGGTAAAATACTTATGAAGGAACGAGAACAGTTACAGAAAAATGTAATAGTTTAGTAATTGACATATTAGTAAATTAAGATACTTAGGGGTTTATATATCTTAGTTTTGATATAACTATTATATTATAAGGACTAATATAATGGATGATTATTGTAAAGGTATAATTTATTGTGTTACTAATTTAGTAAATGGAAAAAAGTATATAGGACAGACTATAAGAACTTTAGAATTAAGAAAGAAACAGCATCTAATAACTTATGAAAAATCTTCTTTGCCTTTTCATAGAGCCTTATTAAAGTATGGTGTTGAAAATTTTTCTTGGAATATCATTGATACTTCTAGTTCAAAGAATGAATTAAATGAAAAAGAAAAATATTGGATAAAAAAATTAGAAAGTTATGCTTCAACTCAACAGGGCTACAATGTTCATGAAGGAGGAAAAGGAGGAAATACTTTTAAATGGATGACTAAAGATAACTATGATTTAATGATTGAAAAGCTTAGGAAAATAAATATAGGAAATGATATTCTTCAGAAATGGTATTTATCAGCATCAGATGAAGAGAAAAAAGAAATGATAGAAAAAGCAAAAAGAGCCAATTCAAATAAAAGTAAAGAAGAAAAAGATAAAATAATTAAAAAAAGAGTTTCAAAATGGAAAGAAACTTGGAATAATAAGTCTGATAATGAAAAGCTCTTGTTAAGACAGAGAAAAAGTACTATTATGAATAATAAATCAAATGAAGAAAAAGCTATTAGTATTAGTAAAATGGCAAAAACAATGTCAAAAAAATCTCAAGAGGAAAAGAAAGCCATATCTAAAAAAATATCGAAAGCTCTATTAGGTAAAAGTAAATATGAAAATAAAACAGAAGAAGAAAAAAAAGTTATTTTTAATAATTATTCTAATGCGGCTAAAAATAAAAAAAGCTGGAGTTTTGAAAAAACAGAAGAAGAACTAAAGGCTATAAGTAATAAAAATAGAATAACACGACAAGCTTGGTCAGATGAAAAAAAACAAGCTTTTTCTATATTATGTTCAAAAAATTCAACAGGGAGAAAAAATGGAAATTGGACATTAAATAAGACTAAAGAGGAGATGGAAAGTTTTTCTAAAAAAAGAAGTAATGCAACTAAGGGATTAAATAATCCTAGATGTGTTAAAGTAAAGTGTTTAGAAACCAATATTATTTATAATAGTATAGATGAAGCTTCTTCTTTAGTATTTAAAGATGTTAAATACAGATTTAGAATTTATTTATCAATAAAAGAAAAAAGATCAGTAAAAGATTTTACTTGGATAAAAGTGGAGTAATTGACTGATGCATTTAAATATGCTAAGATTATTTAATAAAAATATTTATTATTGTAAATAAGGAGTATTAAAATGGAAAAGCCAAAAGCATGTATAGAATGTCCTGCTTGTAAAACATCAGAAAGCAATATATCTACTGATGGATTTGATAGAGGTGACGTAAAGGTTTGTGGTTTTACAAATAAAGTAATAGACAGCTTTTATGAACATCCCGGTAGTGAGTTTATAGATCATAATATTATTGAAGGATGTCCACTATGAGCAAAAAGAAATTACGCTATTTTATAAAAGATAAAGATGGTTGCTATTTAGTTAAAGGAAAAATAAATGATAAACCTTTTGATGGTAATGGAAAGCCTTATCAATTTACTCGCAACGAAGCATTGTGTGTGACTATGAGTTTCGATAATTATGAAATGGAGGAAGTAAATGAAAGTTGATTTTGATAATTTAAGAAAACACTTAGCCTGTAGCTATAACAAAGCTTTTCATGATTTTACTAAGCTACCAGAAAGCTATGAAAAAGAGCAATTAGCAGATTCACTAAATGATATTCGTACTTATATTGGAACATTACTTGCTTGTGAATCAAGTGGCGATGATGTATTTGATTCTATTGACATAGAATTAGAGCCACGTGATGAATAAGAAAATAATTGTTGAAAGACCAGATGGCAAAATGAATACTTATAAAATAGAATATACTCCCTCTTTTAAAAGTTACTCTTTTTTATCTATAATTTTAGGTATAATATATATTGCTATAATATATATTGCAATAGCATCTATTGTGTTGTTTAAATAGTGAGGAAATAAATGGACATACTTCATCCAGAAGAATCAGTCAGTGTGATAAAAGATGGTCATAAGTTTACAACATATAAAGACTCTTATATAGAAAATTTAGGAGAATTCAGATGTCCTTGCTGTAATAATAAAATGGGGGGGGTATAGCGAAGGAAAGCATATACTTACACAAGGTTATTTTGTAAAGTCCTATAGTGTTAGTTGTGATTTTTGCAGTCTTTCTTTTTATGGCTATGAAGGCATAGAAGATTTGGGATTCAAAGATCGGAATGATTTTCTATTGTTTGTTAAGTCTAGATTAAGTATGAGGATTAAAAAATGACAGAACGATTATTAGAAGAAATTAAATGTAATGGCATTAAGTTTGTAGTTAAAACATTAGAAGATCAAAACGCAGGTTTGACTAGACAGATTAAGTATAATAAAGATATGATATCTGAAGTATATAAAAGTTGTAGGCATGAATTTGAATCAGTACATATATCAGATAATGACTATATGTATACCTGTAAAATTTGTGACTATAGCTATATAATGGAGTGACTATGAAAAGATATGAAGAGCTTTTAGATAATAGCATTGATACAGAACAGGTTCAAAAAACAATAGAAACAATTTTTAATGCAATAAAAGCTAAAAGTGATTTAAACAAAAATATAGAAATTTCTGAACAAAATTATAATATTCTTAAAACTGATACTTTTTTTGCTAAAAATTATGTTGAAGAATATGGTTATGATTTTATTACTTTTTATGATAAAGTAATGACTGATAAAAAGTATTTTATAAAAGTATGGCATAAGGAAGTATAATGACACATATAACTAAGCGTTGCAAACACTGTAATACAGTATATGGATATCAAGCATCTGGCACAGGATGTGATAATAAGGACAATGATCCAATTTATTGTCCTGACTGTATGCATATTATAAACAATGTATTACTTAAAGTTCCTATTAAGTTTGAAAGAAAAACTTTACCTACAAAAGAAGTTACTATAGAAGAGTTTAAAACTAAGTATGCTGACTATAGAAAAAAATTAGAGGCTGAAAATCCTTTGGCTTCTATTATTCAACGAGTAACATTTGGCCCTAATAATTTTGAGTATAAGTATATGGATATAAATAATGTAGACTATATACTTATTACTAATAAAACAACAGGTGAAGAATTACTTGAAGTAGAGTATGAACAGAATTGTAAAACAAAAGAATTAACAGGATTATGGTATAAATATGAAAAAAGCTGATTTTAACAGAAGAGAATTACAAAATATTCATGATGAATTTTATTCAAAAGCAACATATACAAATTGGAATGATTATGATATAAAAGATATGTCCTTACCAGTAGATAAACCTTTTTATTTAAAGACAGTATTTGGTAGAAATACTTTAGAAGAATTAGGCGAACCATATGATTTTAATTTTAAGGAGTAACTATGAACACAGAATTAATGATTGAATCTTTTAGAGGGTGTATTTCTAAACAAGAAAATTTTCCAAAGTTTTTTATTGTAGAACATTGTAATAAAGAATATAGTGAATTAAAAATGGACTGGAATGATAAGGCTGTTCTTACAATAGTAGTGCATAAATTTGATGAAATAGACTCTTTATTGGAAATGCCTATAGTTGGTTTTGATTTTAGAGGGGAAACTATTAGACCAATTTTATATGATAAGTCTTTGGATAATAAGGAATAATTATGAATTACTATCTAAGTGATCCTCATTGGGGACATAACAAAGAGTTTATAGTACAGAAGCGCGGATATACTTCTATAGAAGAACATGATCAATGCAGTATAGATAAAATAAACAGTGTGGTAAAACCAAAGGATGTATTATACATGATTGGTGACTTTTGTTTTAATACTAATTATAACTGGTATTTTAATCAGTTAAATTGTAAGCTTATACTTTTATATGGTAATCATGATAAGGATTTTGATAAATGGTTTTATAAATCTAATGAATGTACATTTAAAAGTAAGCTAGTAGAATTACCCCGAGCTGGTTATATAGATACAAAGATAGCTCAAGAGTATCCTGTAACACTTTGTCATTATCCTATGAGAGCATGGAATAAATCTCATTTTGATAGTTTTCATTTGTATGGACATTTGCATAACAAAACAGATTTTGGTGGAAAAACATTAAACATTAGTGTAGATAGTTTAGATGGAATTCCAATTAATGAATATCAAGTAATTGACTATATGCGCGATAGAAGTCATAATGAAGGATATATAGAAAGGGTTTAATATGAAAAAAATTACCATTGTAGTATCTGAAAACAATGAGCAGTATGCTATTAATTTAGAAGACACTGATAGCTATAAAAATGATGAAGGATATGTAGAAGATCTGCAATTAGTTAAATCTAAAATCGATAATATTTTGTTTAGTTTTAAGCAAAAAGAAGTTACAGAAAGATTTAATATTTCTATGAAAGAAAATCCAGATTTTGATGGAAATAACTATTTTATAGATGATAAAGAACGACTTACTAGACAATGTAAAAGAGTGTTTGATTTGATGAAAGATGGTAAATGGCGGACACTAGAACAGATTAGCTTGATAAATAATGATCCACTTACTAGTATATCTGCTCGATTACGAGATTTACGAAAGCCTAAGTTTGGAAATTTTGTAGTGAATAAAAGACTTGTAGAAAAAGGTTTGTGGGAATATCAATTAGATATGAGGGCATAATGAATTCAAAATTACAAACAGCTTACGAAGATTATATAGACTTATTAGAAGATGAATTAAAAGATTTATCTGGATTAGCATATGCTCATGGTTATAAAAGTCCAAGAGTAGAACAAGGTGAAATATGCCGAAATAAAATTAAAGAATTAAAAGATCAGAAGAATATTGTATATCATGTATATGCTGATTTTGGTAGTTCTGATGATACCTATGAAATTTCAATTGGGTGTTGGGATAATATTGAAACAGCAAAATTAGAAAAAGAAAACTTTGAAAAGTTTATAGAAAAAGTAAAAGCATATGAAACTCCTAAATATAAAGAAATAGAACAAGCTATGAACGATGCAAGCAAAGATAGCTTAAATAAGTTTTCAGATTCAGAACTAGCAGAGTATAACAAAATCTTTTATGATAAAATGAGAGTACTTAATTTTAATTTTTGTGATATTCATGAGTATATTGTTAATAAAAAAGATACTGATACTATTCTAAGTTTTGAAAAAGAATACTAACACAGTTATTGCAATCTAACAATTAAAATGTTATAATGCATAAATAAAGTTATAAAAGGAAACTTGTATGATAAAAAAAGCATGTTTGGTTATTGTTATATCTGTTGAAATTATTTTCTGTTCACTGTATTCTTTTTCCTTACATCCTATGGAGCGGATTACCCTGTCCAAAATTAAAGAAAATAACAAGGTAGAATACAGTGAGTGATTTATTTGAAGAGCTACTATCTAACAATGATAAAATACCTACTAAGCGAAAACTATCTGGAAAAGATTATTTAAGTCCTATACTTTTTAAAAAAGGTAGTATTGATGAAGTAACAGTATTACTTGATTATCCAGTTAGTAATTATGAGCTTGAAATACTGAAGAGCAGAGTAAGTAAATCAGTTACTAATTTTAGCATTATTCAGGTACTTCCTTTTACCATTACAGAAGACAATCTAAAAAAAGATATAGTAAAATTGTATGCAGAAAATCATATAAACTTTCAAACGTATATTGAACCACATAGTAAAATATTGTGTGTTGGTCGCTCCATCTATGCAATAACTGAAAATGATATGTTTGTTAAACCTGATCACTTTTGGGATACAATTACTTTTCATACTCATTTTTATTCTAAAGAGCTACAATCAGAAATATTTCCAGTAAATGCAGTTGACACATGGCTTACTAAAGACTGCTTTGAAAACTTCTTTTTTAAATGTCAATTACAATATGCTAAAGATTTTGAAGTACTAGAGCATAATCCTGTTGAGTTAATTTATTCAGTAATTCCTTTTGAAAAACTTGATGAATATTTTTTAAAATATGAAGATGCTGATATTGTAGCAGTTGATACCGAAACAAATGGACTTGATTTTGATACAGATAGACTTGGAACTATCCAGTTAAGTTGTGAAGATAATATAGGACAAATGTTGTATGTTCCTACTAATGAGTTTAAGAAGAAATTATTTTTTAAAAAGTTAAGTAAATGGTTTCATGGTAAACGATTAGTATTCCATAATGGAATGTTCGATATTATGTTTTTAATAGAAAATGGAATACGCCGATCAGACATATACTATTTTGCAGATACTATGCTTTTAGGTCATATATGGAATGAAATGCAAGTAGCGAGCTTGAAGGGATTGCTGTGGATCTTCGAGCCAGACTATGCAGGTTATGATAAAGAAAAAGATTTGTACATGAAAAAATATCCAAAAGCAAACTTTATGGATATGCCACCTGCTATGTTAGAAAAGTATGGTTGTTATGATGCAATCCTCACCCGTAAACTTTACTTTGATCTTATGGCAGAGTTTAAATTCATGGATGAGAACTATCCTAACACGTTTAATCCATCATGGGGAATTCAAAGATTAGTAAATGAAATAGCAATGCCATCATTAGACGCATATGTTTGTGATATGAAAGTAAATGGTATTGCTATTAATTGGGAGCTATTACAAAAAACTTCTGATGAAGTAAAAATTATTATTGAAGAATTAAAGCAAAAGTTATATGACTTTTTTAAAGTATCAAAAAATACTATTAATCTTTCGAGCGATGAACAACTTGGACTTTTAATTGAAAAGTCTGGATGGAAAATTACTGAACGTGGAAATAAAATAAATCCAGAGACAGGTAAGGGAGTACCACTTACAGGAAATCGCATATTGCGAGAATGGCGTAAACAAGGTCATGATATTTGTAATACAATTATTTCTTTACGTGAATACGAGCAGTTGTATAAAACATTTTTAGGTGCTGGTTCAATTAAGTCAGATAATGAAGATACAAGTTTAAGTGATTTGTTTGGATTAAATAATTATGAGGAAAAAGAAGACACTGATACTGATTCAATGCTTGAGGAAACTGATGGAAAAGGGTATGTAGCTTATAAGAGAAAAAATAGAAATACAGTACATGGTTCATATATGCATGGGATGACCGAATCTCTTCGGAGTCGCATGAAAGCACCCAATATGCAACAGATGATAACAGGTAAACATCCTGATCAATGTATGCTTTTTAGAAGAAATATTATTCCTTTTAATAAAGAAATAATATTTGCCAGCGCAGATTATAGTAGTTTGCAAATGGTGGGTGCAAGTGAGATGTGTGCCAAGTTAGGTATATATGGAAATTTAGCAAAAGTTGTAAGAGACTATAATAAAGATTTTCATAGTAAAACAGCAAGTGGAATCTTGATGAACAATAAAGTATCATTTGAAGAATTTAGAAAAAAATTAAAGGAAGGAGATAAGGTTTATAAAGAAGCTAGACAGAAATCAAAAAGTATAAATTTTTCTCAACTTTTTCTTGCAAGTTACAATAGCCTTTATAGGAACTCTATTGCTGACCCGGATTTGGGATGGACACTTAGTGAAGTAGAAGATTTTATTGAATCAGAACAATTAGATGTTACTCCTTTTAAAAAAGGAAATGATGAAACAAAAGCAAAATATCTTTGTGTTTCAAGCGAAATTCATGAACGATTTATGAAAGAATATTCTGAATTAATTGTTTGGTCTGATACTTATAAAAAATTTACTTATGAACATGGCTTTATTAGATCACTGTATGGATCATTTAGGCGTTTACCTTATTTGCAATATCGCGGTAATGATAGTGATAAAAAAAAGATAGCTAATTTTGAATCTATATGTGTAAATTCACCTACACAAACGCTGGAATTCGGAGTAGTTTCAACTTCAGCAATAAAAATAGCTAAATTTATTAAAGAAAACAAAATGAAGTCTCAGATTATTTTACTCATACATGACGCTATTGAATTTGCTGTAATTAAATCAGAAAGAGATATTTTAATTCCTAAAATAAAAGAAATAATGAATACTGAGTATCCTGATATAATGTGTGGATTACCTCAAAGCATTGAATTGGCTGAAGAGGATTATTATGAATCAAAAGGACTGCATTTGTTTGATTATGAAACTAAGAATAATGATTGGTGGGATAAGTATAAGGACATTGTTATGAAATATGCAGACGATGATTTTATACCTGCTTATTTAAAATGAGGAAAAAATGATTACTTATTCAATTGGAGAAGTTGTTAATATAAATAATACTTCAGTAACTATATTAGATTATTTTAAAAAAGGTAATACTCTTAAATGTACTTTTAAATGTAATATTTGTGGATTTATAGATACTAAAGGTTATAGATCTTTTACAGATAAAAGATTAGTATGTGATTGTTGTACTTGTAAAAAGCGATTACCGGAAAGAAATTCTGTATGGGTAAAATATCCAGAATTAAGAAAATTATTTCAAAATCCAGAAGATGCAAAAAAATATATGAAGTCAGATGGAGATAAATTACAATTTATTTGTCCTTTTTGCGGAAAGCTCAGTAAGCCTACTGCAATAAGAGATATATGTCGAAATGCCTTGGAGTGTAAGTGTAAAGATTCTATATCATATCCTGAAAAATTAATGACTTATATTTTAAATAGTCTAAATGTATATTTCTATTCTGAATATAATCCTGAATGGTGTACTTATATAATAGACTCTTCTATTAGACATGGACGTTATGATTTTTATTTTGAATTAGACAATAAAAAATATATTGTTGAAATGGATGGTGCTTTTCATTATAAAAATAATGATATGAATGGAATGTCAAAAGAAGAAGTTAGGGCTATTGATAGGCAGAAAGACTTATGTGCAAAGAATAATAATATAGAAGTTATAAGAATTAATTGTTTAACTTCTAAATTAGAATTTATAAAAAATAATGTTTTAACTTCTAAATTAAATAATATATTAGACTTATCTATAATAGATTGGTTTGAAGTAGATAAGTTTGCAACAGGTAATTTTGTTAAATATGTATGTGAATTATATATGCAGGGAAAGTCTAAAGAAGAAATTTCAAAAGAAACAAGATTAAGAGAACGCACTATTCAAAAGTATTTAATTAAAGGCTATAAATTTGGGTGGTCAAATGTAGTTAAAGAAGAATTAGTTCCTGTAGGGTCTTATAAAAATGAAAAGCTTATAGGTGTGTTTGAATGCGCTAAAGATTGTGCTAATAAAAGTTTTGAAGCATTTGGACTTAAATTAGATGCTGGTAATATTTCTGCCTGTATAAGGGGAGATAGAATTATTACTAAAGGACTGTCTTTTAAAGCTTTATCTAAAGAGGATTATGAAAAATTTAAATTAATTGAATTTCCTAAAAGTATTATATTTTTTGATAAAGACTCAAAATATTTTAATAGAACTCCAATTGAAGTTTGGTTTAAAAATAATTTTATTGGGTATTTTAGTACTTGTGCAGAGTTTATAAGGCTATTAGAAACTAATTTTAATATAAGTCTTATAACAAATAATATAACTGATAGTATTAAAAATAATTCAGTGCATAAAGGATTTTCTTTTAAAGTAATGAATAAAGATGAGTTGGAAGAAAATAGAAATGAACTAAATCTATTTAAAAATACTAATATTATAGATATTCCTAATAAGCATCGTCCTATTAAAGTGTATAAAGATAATAAATTATTAGGATATTATAAATCAGCTAATTACATAAGTAAAAACTCAATATCTATATTAGATATTTCCATTTATTCTTCTAATGTAACTAAAGGATGTAAAACGAAAAAATTTGTAAAAGGATATCTGTTTGAATTTATTTCTGATGAAGAATATTCATTAGTAAAAGATAAAATTAAAGGATAGTTTTCTACCTTTTTTCAAAATACTAACTATTATATAGATACAGAAATATTTTTAAGGATTTAAATAATGGAAAACCTTTTTATAAAAGAAGATACAGAATTATGGCTTAAAGCTACTGATACTGGTATTAGTAAAGTAACAGAGCGAGAAGTAACTAATATAGCAATTTATAGACTTGATAAGTTTATTGATTTATTTTTGAAAAAGAGAATTGCTAAGTTTAGTCCTATATTTACAGTAATCCGTACTCAAGAAGATTATGATGAGTATAGAAATATTTTAGATAGTTTTCCTGATATAAAAAAAGATTTAAACGAAAGTATATCTGATAAGCAAGTTTATATAGAAAGTGATAACTATAAACCTTTTACCAAACAGGATATTGATACTTTCTCGAATATGATTGAAGAGGCAAAAGGTATTGAATTAAGTTGTCCATTGTTTTATTCTGATAGCCGTAGTAAAATTATGAGAGTAAAATCAGTGATGGTTTCTATACGAACAGTTATATTATATACTAATAATGGAAACATACTACTCGATATTGATAAAATTAATGATTGGTATGTAGCAGAAGAGTTTTTCATTGTTAGTTATGACTCTGATACTTTTATTAAAATCTGGATACAGTAATGGCAAAAAAGAAAGTAGAAGAAGTTATAATACCTGAACTAATTGTTCGACCTAGAGTAACAATAGCAGAGCGAGAGTTAAGAAATAAAGAAACACAGCGATTAGTAGAACAGACTAATGCAAAACCTGTAGTAGATTATTCAAAACCTTTTCCAGAGGCAGAATGTAGGGTATGTCATACATATACTCCTATTTATATGGTATGTAAATATTGTAATACGGTTGACCCACATAGAGATATAGAAATAAAGGGTAAGGGTAATAGTAATGGAAAATAACAACAGGATATTTACTATTTCTGATAGAGAAGATTTATATTTTATAAATAAACTATTTAATACTAAAGTAAGTAGAATATCTTTTCAAGGTATGTTTACTATTAAATCGTCTGGCGTTTTAGCTTGTAAAAACTATGCTATTGAATTTAAGTCAAAAGATTCTGAAGCATCTTTTTCTTTAAAAGATGTAGAAGAAATTTGGTTTACAGATGGAAAAGAAGACAGTTTAATGGTATCATTAATATTTAGGAATAATAGTGCAGTCGTATTTTCCATAGATGATGGTAAAGATTTTGTAAATAGCTATGAGAATAAATAAAGGATAAATTATGAAATTAATAGAAGACGCAGAAACGGCTAAATGCCCTAAATGTGGTTCAAAGTATTTAGTAAATACAGGTTATTGCATGAGTTGTAAAAAGAAAGTTGCTGATCCTAAAAAGGATGATAAAAAAGATGACAAAGATTCTGACAAAGAAAAAAATGATAAGAAAAAAGAACAGTTTATCAGACAGCACAAAATAGATAGAATTGTAGAAAAAATTACAGATAAGTTTAAAGATAGAAAAACTTTCTTTGTATTTCATGACAAAGATACTGACTATGTAATGGAATCTATAGATTATGATGATGCTTTTAAAGAAGTTCTTACTCAATGGGACTGGAAACATGAGGGATATGATATACAAGAAGCTCAAGAATTTATTTCTAAGCAGTTAAAAGAATATTCTGTAAAAGATATTGAAGATCTTGTTACTAAAGGAATTGATTGGCCTATTGATAATGGTATTGCTACACGAGAACCTGATTGGAAAGACTTGGAAAATCAAATTAAAAAGATGCGCACATACAGTATGTTTGATACTCAAGGATCAGGTGATACTTTTAGTGTAAAATCTATTGTTGAATATATGAAAGAGGGTAATTTTGATGACTACCTAGATCAAAATAGTGACTATATTGAAAATGTTAAAGATGGAATTTTGGAATCATTACTACGTCAGAATGAATTACCTGAAGTTAATGCTTTAATTGATGATTATTCTGATGAGATACAAGAGTTGATGGATGCTATTGATGCTAAAGCAGTTTATAATTATGATGACTTAATGCCAGTAAGTCTTTTTATGAAGGATGCAACTGAATTTGAAATTCCTGATATGAGTGATCTTTATAATGAAGATGGATCTTTAGCAGAAGAAGTTCAAAAGTTTGTTGATTATGTAACTAAGTCTGGATTTAAAGAAAAAGAAGCACTTGAAGTAATTTCTAATGCTACTTATGGGGGCATGGGTGGAGTAGGAATAATCGTAAGTGGTCAGGATTTAGCAGAAGCTATTAAAACTGGAAACAGAACCTTGAATGGTGATAGTATTGTGTATATACATGATGATTATAATGGAAGCGGCCATTATATTATTAGTAATAAAACTAATGAAGTAAAATATGAAAAAGATTGGTATACTAAAATTGATAGTGGTCAGTATAGCCTAGGTGCAGTCTTTAACACTCGTGACTGGTCGTATAAATAAAGATTAAAAAGGAAAAATTATGAAAGAAAAAGATACAATTAATGAACTATTAGATCGTAAACCTGCTAATGTTGATGTATATGATGTAACTACAGAAACTTTTGAAGTTTTTTATAAAATGTTTAAAAAACAGAGTACTATGATTAATGCATTAACAGATGAAATAGTAGAAAAATACCCTATTGTTTTTGATGCTGGAAAAGATCTAGGCGGTCGCCAAGAAAATTATGAATACTTTTATGATGCAATACAAGCCGCGCTAAGAAAAGTACTTAATGCAGAATGTGATATAGCTGAATCTAAAAAGTATTTTATTAATGACTATAATGTATAATTAGATTTATTTTATAAAGGATAATTATGGCAGACAAAGATTTTAATATTGATAGTTTTATTAACTATGCTGATAAGCAAGGTATAGAAAAAGATCAAGCTACTGCCATATTTTATGCAAGCCGTGGAAGTGTTATAAAGGATACTAAAGGGGATAGTGAAAAAATGACCCCTGAAGAGATGGGTATGCTATGGGGAAAATTTAAAGATGCTATAAAAAGTGCAAGTGACGATAGTAAGAAGAAAGAAAGTTATCCAGAGAACTTACATAAAAATAAAAACATTCAGTACAGTGTAGGACTATATGACGGAATGGATGACTATAGTGTTTATATAACAATTGAAGAAAGCAAAAAACAATTTAGTATAAATAATTATACTCATGAAGGAAAGCTTTTAGGTAGTTCTGATATAAGTCAATATAAAGAAAATAAATGGCAGAAACCATCCACTGCTTTTATTCAGGATCGATTAGAAGAAGAAATATTGCAATTTATAGATACCTTTGTTGAACCGTATACAGAAGAAATTGTTAATACTCTAAACTTACATATTATACAATAGTCACTATTATTATATGAATAAAACATTTAGCTATGTAAAGAAAACTATTAAAGAAAAAGATCATAAACTAATTAATGCTTATGTAATAAAATCCGCTTGTCAGAGCTATTTTCGTTCTCAAGGATTTTTAGTATGTAATGAAGCAACCTATGGTACGGGCTATCGTATGGATGTATTAATGATCGAGCAGAAGCAATGTACAAGTCCGTATACTGTACCGGTAGAAAGCAGATTATATAAAGTAAATAAAGTGTGGGAAGTAGAAGTTAAATGTAGTAAAAATGATTTAACGAAACTTGAAGTAAATAATAAAAAAGAAAAGCATGAGCAAGAATTAAAAGAAGGAACCTATACCCAAAATATAAAATATGCCTTTGGTAAAGGAACAGAAAAAATAAAAGATATTGCTAATCATGAACCTGATGTATTTTATTTTTGTGTTCCGACTTCATTAGTAAAAGATGCACTAGAAGTAGTTAACAAGCTTAATCCTAAATATGGAGTAATGGAATTCATTGAAAACTGTCAGTATAAAGATAAATGTATACGGATAATTAGAAGGGCAAAAAGTTTATTAGATGAGAAAGATACTAACTTAGAACGATTTACTTATTTTCAGCGTGTTATGCTCCATCGATTAAGTAATGAAATTACCACTATATATAATGACCAATTTTGGAATAATTATGTAAAAGAATTGCATATGCAGAAAGTAAGCATTGAACAATTAAGTAAAAAGTAGTATCATAATAGTATGAAGTATACTGATTTTATAGAGAACATTGTCCATAAGCTTAATAGTAGTCATATTGAATATATGATTATTGGCGGTGGTAGTGCTTTACTACAGGGATTTAATATGATGACTCAGGATATAGATATTTATGCCGATAAAAATATATCTAATTGTGAAAAACTTGTGGAAGTTTTGCTTGATTTAGATTTTAAGCTATCCGATAAAGATATTCATGATATATTGCATGGCAAGGATTTTATACAGTTTAATGATCCTTTTGATCTTGATATTATCTTTGCACCTGATGGATTTGAAAATTATAAGCAAGCATTTAAATATAAAAAGTATGAAGGTGATTATCCTGTAATGTCCATTGAAGGAATAATTAAATCAAAAAAATCAGCTAATAGGCCAAAAGACAAAGCAGTACTTCAATTATTAATTGACTTCAATAAGTTTAAAAAGAATGAAGGTATAGAATACGACTTAAACGATTATTATACAATTCCTTATGGTTTTAAGCTTGCTGATAATCAAACGCTAAATCGATGGAAAAGAAATTCAAGGCGCTCATTAAAGGAACGCCTTGAAGCAGGTTTATTTAGTTAGTCTTTTTGCACCTGCTTCTTTGGTAGGAGTAATGCGCAAAGTCTTTTCCACTACAGTGAAGGGCTTATCCCATTTTCCTACTGAAAGGTTACGATACAAGTTGCAATTGAAGTAGTCAATCATTGCATCGGAATCGTCACGAGTATAGTCAACTAAAAAACTATCAATGTCTTTGAACATCAATTTTGCAAAGTCAGTGAGCATATAATCTTCATCAATGTGATAATGATTTACCTGAGAAATAGGAGAGTCATAGTCACGAGTAAGACATTCAAGCATATAAGCCTCATCATTGTTGTAATAATTACTAAGTTTTCCAGAACTTCTGATTTTTTGTTTTGCCTCTTCCATTGGAACATATATAAAAAATGGCCCTTCCATGACATGAACATCGATTGAGTTGTAGTCGGAAGTAATAGAGAACTTCCAGAGCGGATATACAAACTTTACATATTCGCGCAACAGCTTTGCAATATCTTTTCCATGAAGGCTGGAATCATACTTTTCACCCTTCCAGCCGTTTTGAGTATAAAACTCAGAGCGATAGCTGGTAGAGGTATCACTGTTAGTAGAAGCTTTACTTGTTTCAGGATAACTTCTTTTCAGGAACTTGAATACCATATCAAATTCCTCATTGATTTCTTGCATGATCTTTGTTGCTTCAGGAGATAGGCTGATATCAGGATGATTTGCCATAGCAAGCTTTTTGTATAAGCTTTTTGCTTCTTCGATTGTCTTTGCTTTAGTAAAGTATTTCATATAATCTCCTTTTGATATTATTAGTTTACACTAAACTAATAATATATGTCAAGCCATTGTAATGGTTATTTTGCCATGTATGCTGAAATCTTTTCCAGAATAATCGTATTTTTCCCATACATTTTTATCATAATTAAAGCAGAAGTTACTCATATGGAAGTAATCACGATAGTTATAAGTTTTACCACTCGCTTCATACTTTACTATCTTTTTGTTAGTAAAGTCATACTTCAAAGTTTCAATAACTTTAAGAAGGTTTTTAAGATCCTCGATAGAATAGGTGTTATCAGTAAAGCAAGTAGTGTAGTTTTCTAAGACGGTATAAAGCGGATATTTCAAGGACTTATTATTAAAGCATTTTAATACTTTAGGAAGATCATCTCCAACCAAAGATTTAATGCTTTCTTTAATAGCATCTTTTTCCTTGGATGCTTCAACAAAAGCATTTACATCCATCGGAATGATATTATTGACTTCAAGTACTTTTTCGATTTCGGCTATCTTTTTGGTTAAGTAGCTTATATATCCGCGAAGGGTTTTCTTTGCAGGAATATCTTTTTCAACCAGACTTACCATAGTATAGACATCGTGGCTTACCCATACTTTTTTTGACCGCTGTTCATGATAGTAGCTAACCAAGGTATCTGACAAGGAATTATACTTGGTTTTCAGTGTTTCAAGTTCAGCAGATTCAAGCAACAATTTGGCTTCTTTCTCTTCTTTTTTTACTCGTTCAATAGTTGCCATTAAAGATGCAAAAAGTTCAGGAGAATACTCTTTGAAGTTGTTTATGCAGTCAGACCCTACAACTGCTTTTTTACCATTAATTTTGTTAATAAGTTCATATTCAAACTGGATAGGATGACCGCATACACAATATCCTTTGGGAAATCCAAGATCATTTACTATTCCATTATGATCCCAATCTTTTACGTCACCAAGCTTTTCAATAAAACGGGCAATAAACTCTACCGAATTAGTCATCTGTTTATCTCCTATTCATATTATTAGTTTACACCTAACTAATAATAATGTCAAGCAAAAAAGCATTTTTCTTCTATATATTAGCATAAAAATAACTTTAGAAAAACTGTAGAAACTACAGTATATGTTAAAAAATATATGATACTTTAGTAAAAAATTAGTTGACAATAGAGTAATCTAGCTATATAGTAATTATATGAACTTTTTCAGGGTAGAAACATTCGATCATCAAGGCCCATATACTAATAATTTGGAACTTACTATTATGCAGTGGCTTGAAAAGGAAGATGTATTAGACAATACTGCCTGTGATTGTCGCTATGAACAGTATATGAGAACTCATCCAACCCTTTTTGGAGATGATAATACACTTTTTAAATGTTATAAAAATGATATTTATTGTAGTGATAAACAAAACTTTGTCTTTGGATTTATATCATTAGAACAGTTAGATAATTGGTTTTGTCTTGAACAGGAACGACAGTACTTAAAACACTATAACTTTTCCATAACTCAATACAGCTCCAGCTTAGTTTATTCATCTGAATATCAAGCCATTGCAGATAAAACCTCATTAAAGCTTATAAATAGAATAAATTTTTGATTGACTTAAATAAGTAGTTTAGTATAAAGTAAACTATAAAGGAAAACATGACAACAGCAAGTATAGTAAAGCAATTAAAAGAATCTGATACAGATTATGAATTTTATCCTACTACTATTCAAATGATTGAAGCCTTTGCAGATTATATTAAAAATAATTCTGATTATAATAGACTAGATAGAATGCTTGATGTTGGTTGTGGTAATGGAAATGTATTTATTAAACTGGATAAAGTTATTGAAAAGTATGATAGATCGGATGTGTGCTTTTCTGAAAGGTTTGGAATAGAAAAAT